CTCTACATATGCTAAATCATGTAGAGATGTAGCAATGCCAGATATAGATATACAAGAAAGAGCTGCTGTTATAAGGGATAAGTACAAAGTTAAGAAAGTAATGTGTATGCCAGTGTTTAAAAAATGAATTAATAATATTATTTTTAATTGTATAATATAGGAGTAATAAAGTAGTATGCATTATTAAAAAGGAGGAAAATAAAATGAGAAAAGAAAATGTAGTAGATATTGCAAAGAGTGCAACATTAAGATTTAGCAACGCAAATGTCCAGTTTGCAGATGAAGTACAGGATAGTTATAGAGAAGGTAAATTAAATATTGCTTCTGTAGCTTTCAGTATCAATAATGCATTAAAGAATGGTGTTGATATCGTTGATGCATTTGCATGTCTTGATAAACAACTGGAGAATGTACGAGTTATTAGCTTATCAGAATTTTGCAACATTGTTTATTCTGTTCTTTCATTTATGGAAGAAGAATCTAATAATCAGGGAACAGTTAAATTGATTACTGATAAGTCTTTAGAGAATCAGTATAATGAGGGGACAAATAATCAGGGAACAGTTAAATTGATTGTTGACAGTGCTCCAAAGGATCAGCCTAAGAAGGATGAAACTAACAAGGCAGAAACTTCTAAGAAGAAGGATGAGCCGCTTAAAAAGCAACAGTCCAAGCAGGAACCATCTAAAGAAAAAGAAGCCGTTGTTGAACAGCCTGTAAGCAATCCTAGTATTGATCAGGTGATTAATACGGTACATCAGAATTCCAGTGCTAACAAGGATTTAGGAGGATTAGGATTTAATATCAATAACTTCATTGTTAGAGAAGATAATAATCCTCCACAGCAGTCTGCGCATGTAAATCCATGCTGCGGACACCATCATCATGAACATGCTAATTCATGTCAGCAGCAGCCTGTACCACAGCAGTATCAGCAGCAGGTTATGTATGATGCATTCGGTAATCCATATTATCCGGCACCAATTAAGCAGTTTGCACCACAACAATATGGAAATATTGGTAAACTTAATTATTCAAACTACAATCCTACCAATGCAAAAAGGAAGGATCCAATGCCTGGAGCAACTCTTGATAAGAGAGTTAATAAATTGAATAAACATTATAAGTTTATCAAAGGAAGGCATAATGGTACAACCAGAGAACAGGTAGATTGCCTTCTCTGGTTACTTACAAATGGAGCCGTATCTAAAGCGTTAAAAGAATGGGATGCTAAATGTACAAAAAAGAATATATTTATGACGGAGATCGAAATTCCTGAAGATCAGAAAGAAGAGTTTGATTTCTGCTTCAGAATCGACTCTAACATTGAAGGGAAGTATATTCGTGTATTGTATAATAGCAAAGACGAATACCTTAAAGAAGTTGACAGTTTCGTTAATCTTACTCTTGTAACTCTTGAGGACGATTAACAGTTTTCGGCATACTACTACTTTGATGGATTTGGGCAAGGTTAATCCTTGCCCGATCAATCCATCTAACTATAGTATTATTTTTTTGATTTTATATAGTGTAAAACTTTTAAGTAATGATAGTATTGATAGAGGGTGTTATGATGGCTGAGATGGTTACTATAGTTCATAATGATTATGACCGTATTTCAGATACAGTATTTTGGTTGAACAAAGATTGGGTAGTTAAGTTTGTAGTAAGACTTAATAGATATACAGAAAATAGAGGTAAAGAAAATTATCATAAAGAATTTGGATATTCTGCTAAGAATGGATTTGCTGTAAGCATAAACAGAGATTTTGATTATTTCTTACAGATAGAATCAGTAAGGAAAGATAATAATGGATTCAAAGATCAAATTCAGATTACACAGAATGACATATATTTTTTACAATTTAAATTGAATAAAGCATCAAAATGGTTTACCGGAGCCAAATCAATATTTGCCAAAAGTAGTAATGGAGCAATGGTACCAACTAAAACATATAGTGAAAAAATAGATATATCATTTGGTAAATATATTGAGATAGAACCTGCGGTGGTAAAGTATGATAATGGTAATTATATAACTGGAGTTAGATTTTATATGAATAGTGATGCAGTAAATTTTTTTATTGATGTGAATAAATTCTTATCGTTTAATTACTTTATATCTAATTTCAATATGTATCTTGCAGCTCAAGGATTATTATCATATTTAGGCAGACCAGAAAATGGAACTAATTATGTTTCATTTAATTCATTACCTAAAAATGGTAATAGAAATAATTACAATAATTCAAATAATAGTTCTTTCTTTAGCAAAGTAAATGCAACTGAAAGATAATACAGGTGGGATTTACCCACCTGTAATTTTAAACTGTCATAATTAATATCTGATCTTCATTTGCTGTAGTGGTATGAGCTTCATCCAATCTACTTATAATATCATCCCTTTTATTTTTCCAATCCTGAATAGTCTCTAATTTAAGACTAAGGGTAAGGAATGAGGTTTCAGTATCATCAAAGTGTTTAAGCTGTTCATATAAGAAAGTTGCTACATCAGCAGTACATAAATCTTCAAATATATTCATCATTGTTGGTGATATAGTCATAAGATTAGATGGATGCTGAATAAATACTCCTAGTGGAAATGATCTAAATCTAGTAACAGATGATCCATTTACTGAAACTAATTTAATCTTGTTAGGAGGTAAAAATTCTATATAGATTCCTAAATTAAAGAAAGACATATAATCTGCTGATACCTGAGTCAATGCTACTTCATCAGCTCCATATGTAGATAAGAAGTTATACCTATCATATCCATTATTACAACGATAAGCATTCCAATCTACATCTTTAACACCTAAGATTATACTACCTTCTGGTAAGTCTTTATCAATAAAATAGAATCCATCTTTTTCACAAGTATGGTCTATAATTGTAATAACTTTATATGGGAAGAATCTACTAAACACTGGGAGTGAATCATCTTCAATTATACGCACCCAATAATCTTTTCCTATAGTCTCAGGAAGATTAAGCAAGACTGTACCAAGTCTACGTTCTATTTTATCTAAGAGTTTAGACATTCTATTTGCTGGAACGTTGCTATCTTTATACATATTAAGCACCTCCTTTAATATTATTAAAGTGTTTAATCTGGCAATATTACTTTGAAGGATATATTATATATTAAAGTGAGGTGATAAAAAATGATAAATAAAGAATATGTTGAAAATTTTATAAGGAGGGTGTTTAATTATTATAATGGCAAAATTAATACATGCAATATAGCAGTACTAAAAATAAACTGGTTGTGCTTAGCGGAATCTGAAATAGGTGGATCATCGTTCAGTCCTAATATTGTCGAGATCTATCCTCAAGTAATATCCAGATTTGTTAATTCTGAATATGAGTATTATTGTACTATAATAGAGACAATCATTCATGAATTATATCATCAAGATCAAGTAGTTGATTACGTGTTGATTGCTTCTAATCGTTCATATAGATTAAATATAGAATCAGCAGTTGAAGTAGAAACAGTTATATATCTTGCCAATAATCAGATTGATATTCTGAATAATTTTGGTATAGATATGGCAGAATTTATAGCATTATCATATAATAATCGTTTATCTGTCTATGATCCTGTGAATCGTGGATATAAAAGAAGATCCATATTTATGCATTATCTCATAGTGATAAGAGAGATCGTATATGACTTTAAAACTTTCTCTAAGATTGAGGATGATTTACTTAGCATTGCCAGTGATAAAAAGAAAATACGAATATCAATATCTTTAAATGGAAGTAAGATATATATACGTAATTCATATGACATTAACAATTGGTACTGGATAGATATAGAGTCATTTAACAGATGGGCTTATGATAATTTTTATAAGTATTCTCTACATTATTATAATTCTATAGAGTATAACAATGAAGGTTCTGAATATTCTATAGTTATAAATGGTGGTCAAAAAAATATAATGTGTATATAGAAAGGAGATGAATAAGATGGCTGAAAAGTTTGAAGAAAACAAGAAAGAGAAAGATTATTTATCAGACAATGATAAATATATTTCTAACTCTAAACCTAATGTTGATGTAGTCAAAGTAGACGGACAAAGGGATTTAGAGTATAACAGATCTGCTTTAGAATCAATACGTAGAGCAATAAGTTTAAGTTTCCATTAAAAACTATTTAAAGGAGAAAGATCATGATTATTACCAATATTAACTACACGGCAATAAAAAATGTAACAAAATGTATTATTAATGAGTTCAAAAATACACCAATAAGCCAATGGTCTACTGATATGATTAGGCTTTGTGACTATAATGTTTTAATGAGAGATTACGACCACTATGCTCCAGATATTAAATTTTATACTATCAAAATTAATGATGATTGTATCATAATGATAGAAAGAGTTAAATGCAGTACTCTTGATGGGATTGCAAATGGCTACATTGTATCTTATATGGATGCTAAATATATGGATCATGTAGAGAGCTGCTATATGAGTGAAGCTGCATTAAGACTTCTCTCATTTAAAATTTGTTATATATACGAAGAAACACCTGATGATGATGAGTAAACAGTCAAAACATAAGCCATAGGGAATTACCCTATGGCTTAAATTTTTTTATTATTTTTTACATCTTAAATACATAATCCATAATAAGATTACTAACGTGTTGCTCTAAATTAACAATAATCTTATCTCCATATCTTGAAGTCATGCGTAAACTATTCTCATTTAATAGATCAATTCTATCATAAATACCATCAAATGTTTCAACAATCGTTGTTAAGTTTGCAGACTCTCTCTGAAGACGATTAATTACTTCCATAGCATCGCTATTAGTAATAGTAATAATTGTTCCGGGATCATTTTCAGGTACAACTATCTGATTCTCAAATGATGGTTTACCATCTATAGCAGATTCAGTAACAATCTTTTCAGTATAAGCTACCCTATGTGAAGGATAAATTACACTATCCCATGTAATAATTTTGATTCCTTTAACATAAGCTTTGCCCTGTATATTATCTATAGTGCCAAGAGCTCTTAAAGAGAATGCTGGTAAACAACCCTCACGCAGATCAGCATCAAAATAACTACCATAATCATTATTGGTTCCCTTAAATTGGGCTTTAATCAAATTACCTTCAACCCAAACTTTTATAAATCTAACACATACAAGCTTAGGATCAATAGTCTGCTGTCTAACTAAATCATCAGATAATGGATGACCATATTCTCCACAGAACTGTTTAGCTTTAATAAGCTCCTTCATACGATCACCATTAATCTCAGGTACTAGATCAGCTTTGGCATAAATTCTTCTATTTCTATTCTCTTTATCCATATCTTGAAGTGTTCCTTCGGCAATTACCCTTTTATTAGAGCAATCTGTAATCACTGCATCTTCAGCGGTGCTGGCTCCTTCCAGAATAATATTGCCAATAGCTCTATCATTCATATTCATTACCTCCTAGGATTTTTATATGTATCGATACTTATATTTATGTTCTAGAGTGGGTACCAAATCTGTTAACTTTATAGTAATACTAACCGGTGAAAGGAGGTTATGATATGAAGATTACTATTGATGATATCAATAGACGTCAGAGTATGAGAACCGATAAATTTAAAGCCAAAGGTTCTGTAATTGGTGAGTCTAGAATCTATACTGAGAATGGAGTATTTTGTGAGAATAATGCAATAAATACCATTCAGAATTTAGAAAATCTTTCAGAGAATTCTAATGCTGCATTTAATAAAGCGTTAGATGTATTTTCAGAGTTATTCCTTAATTCTAATGAGTCTGTAATTAGGACTCAGTGTTATTTTTTGTTAGAAAATGTAGATAAAGTTAGAGATGCTACACAGTTAATGAATTCTATTAAGTATAAGAATTCAAGATTAAAAACTAAAATAACTACTAAGATTAATAATAAGCTTGGTAATGTAAACAATGCTATTACATCTGCTATAGGAAATATTACTAATACCATTACTAAAGCTGGAATAGCTTCTGGTGGTGGTTCTACAGGAGTTGCTAATGAGCAAGTAGTAGATAAGTATTTTAATATGCTATATGAAGCAGCATCTAAAGCTAAACAATGTGATAGAGTATTAGAGAATTACTCTAAGATTTCTAAGAATTTTGATATTGATTACATAGTAGAATCTAATGAGGGAGATATTTATCAGACATGCTATGATATAGCAGAATGTGTCGATCAATATAATTCTTCATTTAAAGCAAGATATAGTGCCGCATTAGAGACTTCATATTATAGTCTTGCTAAGAATCATATCTATACTGAACCTGAGAAGATAATTGAATCTGTTACAGATTATTTTATTTTCCGTAAAGGATTAAGTGAGCATGATATCTCTGATATTAAATCACTTTCTACATCATCTGTATTATTTGAAGAATGTGATTTTAATGATTCTGCGTATATGTGGCAAATTCCTGTAAGTGATGAAGATACTAGTATAGATTTTATAGATCCTGATAGATTTGGAAATGATTTAAATATGTTTACTGAGAGTTTGGAAAAGACTCTAAATCAGAAGAAGAATGATATCAAACATGCTAAGAAGCAGGTTAAGAAAGATGTTAAAGAAGTTAATAAAATGCTTAAATATAATGCTAAGCATGGTAATCCAGAAGAGAAGCGTGATGAAGAAGTTAAACAGATGGTAGATGAGTTCAGAGATAATTGTGCTAAAGAAAAGGATGGTAATAAGAATATTATTAGTTTGAAAGGATTAGTTAATAAGATCTTTACTAGAACTCCATTTCAGATTATTAATGAACTTCCATCTATCTTTAGTATTATTAGAGCTTCATTCATCATAAGTACTGTAGCAATTAATCCTATCTTGGGAGTAGTTACATTAATTACAGATCAGATTATTAAACTTACTCTTGAACGTAAACAGATGGAAAAGATTATTAATGCTTATACAAAAGAATTAGAGACTGTTAAGGGTAAGATTGATAAAGCTAAGAATGATGATGATAAGGATCGCTATACAAAATATAGAGATGAATTAAAGAAAGATCTTGAGAAGTTAAGAGAATATGATCGTAATAATTTCTCAGAAGAAGAAAATGATGAGCGTGGAGCTTATGATTACGATGATGATTTTGACGATAGCGATTATAATTTAGATGACGATGATTGGGACTTTGATGATGATGATTGGGATACTGATTTTGATGATGAAAAGATGGATGAAGCATCATATACTACAGGAGCATCTATTTGTGTAATGGCTAATCTTATGACTACACTTTCAGAAACACTTATAGATGATAACTTAGATGGTATGGTTTGTGATAATATTCTCAAGTTATCAAATGATGATATTGATGTAGCAACAGATTTTGTTATCACTGTTCCTGTATTACATGAGCGTAAAAAGTTATGCGAAGCTCTTACTGTAGAAAGAGATAATCTTCGTAGATTAAATAATCGTTCTGTAGAGGAATCTAAGAGAATAGATTGTCTTAATGAGAATATCTATAAATTCTCTAATATTGGATCTACTCATGAACCTAAGACCATGAAAGAAAATATGATATATATCAAGTCATTACAAGAGTTGGCTAATATTAATGGAGAAGAAACTTATGTAACAGAAATGGAGTTTACTAATACATTAAAATTAGCAATCAATAATCTTAAACGAACAGCTCTTAAATTATCTGATAAAGAAAAGAAAATATCTAACGAAATAGATGTTTCAGTAAATAATGTATCTAAGGGTATGGAACAAGCTGTAATGAATGGTAATAGAGAAGCAGTTATTAAAGGTCGTATTATTCCATCTGCTTCTAAATGTATTAAACTTGCTTTAGCTACAGGTGCGGCTTGGGCTATTAATCCAGCTGTTGCTGTTATTGGAGCTCTTGGTACATTTATCTGTATGAAAAAGATGCAGAATAAAGAGAGGCAGTTAGTTCTTGATGATATTGAAATTGAGCTTAAGATGTGCGAGAGATACATTTCTCAGGCAGAAAACAATAATGATCTCAAGAAAGTAAGAGACTTAGAAAAGATTCAGAGAAATCTAGAAAGACAGCATCAGAGAATTAAGTATAAGATGAATGTAGAGCATGACATGAGAGTTCCTAATTCTACTGATAAACCTAATGGTGCTAATGATTGATAAGGAGGTTCGATTATGTTATTAAATTTTAGTGGATTAGACGAATCTCGAACTTTCTTTAATGAGTTAGAGATTAATGGTCAAAATGTAGACGATGATGATCAGACTGATTATACAGCAGATCAGAATGATGACAATGGTGAAGAAACAACTGACGATACGCAAGATACAGATCCAGCAGAAGATGAATCTCCTGAAGATGATGAGGATGATTTAAATGATTATACTGCTGAAGACATGGATGATGACGATACTGATGATACAGGAGAAGATGATGAATCAACCGATGATGTTCCAGCAGATACTGAAGATGACACTGGTACAGATGAAGATAGTGGAGATGATACCACAGATTATACTGACGAAACTGATGATGATTTAGATACTCCAGATGATGATACTGGTACCGATGAAGGTGGAGATGATACAGAACCCACAGAAGATACTGATGATACAGGAGAAGATGATGAATCAACCGATGATGCTCCAGCAACAGATGATGATACAGGTGGTGGTACTGGAGGAGATGAAGATGATCTAACTGATTATACTGCCGAAGATATAGATGACGATGATACTGAAGCAGGAGGGGATGAAGGTACTGACGATGCTGGTGGTGATGATACAGGCGGAGATGAAGGCACTAACGATGAAGGTGGAGGAGATGATGGAGAGACCACTGACTATACAGCAGAAACAGAAGATGATGGAGATGACACTGGGGGGGATGAAGGTACTGACGATGCTGGTGGTGGTGGAACTACCGGTGGTGGTGGAGGAGGTGGAGAAACTACCGACTATACTGCCGAGACTGATGATGATGGTGGAGACGACACTGGCGATGACGATAATGCTGATAATGGCGATGATGAGAACAATGATGATTCTGAAGGGGATAATGCCGAAGATGACGACAATCCTAAAGATTTAGCATCAATGGAAAAGAATCTATTCTCTGATTTAACCCCACAACAGATGGCTATTAAGAATGCTGAACTCTTAAGAAACTATATTGATCTATATAGAACTGTAGACACTATAATTCAGGATGTAGAAAAGATTAATAAGACATTTGATAATATAAGGATTATTGATTTTATAGAGGAAAAGTTAACAGAGCTTAAGGATATTGTAAATTATACAATTACCACAACTTATGTTGCTAGAACTTATGTAGAAAATTTATCCAACTATAAACAGTGTTTATTAATGCTCCAGCAAGTTAATTCAATGCTAAAAGGATTGATACAAAAACCAGTAAAACAAACAAATCCAGAACAGTAAATTCTAACAATATAGTAAATATTTAGGCAAGAATAACCTAATTATTTATATAAATAATTAACTTTATTCAATAATTACAAGGAGGTAAATTTAATTATGCCAGTTGTAGGAGAAAGAAAAAATCCTAACATGGGTAATATGTCGAAAGATCCCATGTATGCATATGCTGCTTCATTTATGGATACGCAGCAGAACATGCTTCGTGAAAATCGCGTAGATTATGGATTTGAGCCAGTTCGTGCACTGTCCATTCCTGGTAATCGCGACGCTTTGCAGAGATTCTTCGTAGAGAATTCTGCAATTTGTAAAGAACAGATGAGTACTGAGGAATATGAAGATCATCAGAAGATGATGAATGAAGCGTTCGCCTCAGATATGCAGGCTGTACAGGAGAACGGAAATATTGGTATGGCTAGTTATAACCCGTTGGTAGGTCTGTCACTTCCGATGCATAAGTATCTTATGCTGAATTGTGTATTTGCTCAGGCAGTACCGCGTTTTGTTGCTAAGAGTCCGTCATGGACAGAGACAATGGAGACCAGATTTATGGTTACTCCAGAAGGAAAGAAGATTGATATTGCTAACCAACAGAATCAGATCTTTGCAGCTTGGAAGTCAGCTAATAAGCCGATCGAGGTTGAGATTGCTCTTCCTGAGATGCAGACAATTGATATTCTGAATGAGTATTTCCATGTAGATCGTCATAGTCACAATTTGTCTGTAGCAACTCATATTTCTGCTGTTGCTATTGAGGATTATGTTGAGGCTGGAACTGAGGTTATTACCATTGATTCCTCTACCGGTGAGATCACTGAGAGTGAGGCATCTGAAGATGGTGTGGCTCTTGTTTGGAAGCCATGGATCGCCGAGTTCAATCCGGGATATGGTGAGTACAACAGAATTATCACCAAGCCTGTAGATATTCTGGTAACAAATGCTGATGGAGAGCAGGAGGCATTCCATGACTCTATCTTTGCTACTCAGATGGATAATATGTTTGAGATCAACTCTGGTGGAAAGATCAAGGCTGTTAAGCTTTGGGCTCGTTATGATGCATCTTCTCGTATGCTTAAGACTAACCGCGTAGAGTGGTCAGAGCGTACAACGTTCGTACAGATTCCTGAGAATGATGGAATTACCATTCCGATCACTCCTGAGGAGGTAAAGGATATCGGAGCTTCTTATGGAATTAATCAGGTTACTAAGTACATGAGCATGATCAAGGATATTCTTGAGAATGTTAAGGATGATGATATTCATGAGCAGCTCGATGAGTCATTCATGAGATTGGATGATGAGCATAAGCTTGCTAAGACAATTGATTTCGCTCCGAGAGAGGGATATTACTCTGATCATCTTGAGTGGTTACAGCGTACATTCATGAACACTCTTGAGCAGTATATTACTGGCTTACTTACTGTTCTTCGTGACCCGAATATGCAGATTTGCATTATTGGTCGTCCTGCAATTATCCGTCAGATTACTCCTGTAGAGTATAGTTATAGTACTCCTACAAGTGTAGGACCGATTGAGCTTGACTTTAAGAAGACTGTAGTAAGCTCTGATCATAGAGTTTACAACTTCCTGTCATCAGATAAGTTATTTACAAATGATAACCTTATTGTACTTTTGATTCCGAAGAATACTGATCGTATCGTATATCGTCTGTATGATTATCAGATGTATATCAGTAATGAGATCCGTGATGCTGAGAATCCGGCGCTTCCGGCACTGACAGCATTCCAGAGATATAAATTCTTTAGTTATCAGCCGGTACAGGGTAGATTGTTTGTTGCTAATCCGAGTGGATTACGTGAGCATCTTCCTGCAATTGATCCGATTGGACCGCAGTATGCTAACAACGATCTTGGTTCTGTATATACACATTATGATGCAGCAACAGGAAAGAATGTAGCTACTCCGAATGAGCTTCCTACAACAGATTAGTTTTTAGATTTAGATATCCAGGTAGGTATTATCCTACCTGGATATATTTTATACCAAGAGCATAGATTGAACAAATAAATAAAACTTATTTGTTTGAGGAGGTGTTAAAATTGTCTAATATAATAGATAAACGTTCTGTTGTAAATATGGATTATTCATTAGAGAAACCAAAGAATAACTACCCTATGAATGATTTAGGATCTGTATATACTCATTATGATCCTGTGTTGCATAAGAATGTTACGACACCAAATACATTATCGTCTAAGGAGGATATTAATAATGGAAAAGACAGCAAGTAATTTTAATTTTTCTATAATGGAAAAGTTATTGTCTAATCTGGATGCAGATCATTCTGGTAGTACATTATCTAAATTAAAAAATGAAATAAACAGATTCTTTTCTAAAGCAAAATGTAGAGATATTCTGTATACTGTAAATACAGATAAGATGTTTTTCGGTATGAGAGTATACCCATTATTTAATGGTGATGATGCTTTAGAGATGATTGGTAATGAAAAAACAAAACCTATTGAGCAATACTATCTTGAATTAGATTCCAAGTTATTTGATCCAATGCTTGCTTTGGATGAAAAAGAGCTTACAGCAATATTATTACATGAGATTGGTCATATTGTATATGATACTGAAACTATTGATGAAGTACGTAAACAAGTCGATTTATATTTTGCTGCTACTGGAGATTATGCTGATCTTAGAGCATCCAAGGGGTATAAAGAATTACTTGGTTATGCATTAAAGGATGCAGTAATGAAAGCTGGTTCTTTATTTACAAGATATAATAATGATGAATTAATTGCTGATGCATTCGTTACTAGTTGTGGGTATGGACCATATCTTGAAACGGCTATGAGAAAGATCATGCATTCTTCTGTATATATGAATAAAGATATAGATGATCGTTTTATTACTCTTAGTTGGGTATTAAGATTAAGAACAGAATTTGGAGTAAGAAGACTCCCTGCAATTCATACTCTTAATAAAGCTAAACAGCTTACGTCATCTCAGTTAGAGAAGAGAGAAATTGATTATGCTTTAAGATTACTTAATAATATGGATGATCCTATTTCTGAAGGTGTTATTGATGCAGTAGCAAGCAGATTCTCAAAGAAGTTTAATGAATTTAAAATTAAAGGAATCAGATCAATTAAGAATGATGTGTATGAACTTAATTTAAGATTAAGATGTGCACAAACAGAAGAGGATCTTTTATATATAATTAGAACAATTAATTCTGATATTGCTATCCTACAGGATTATTTATCTGAAGATTTATCAAATGAAGAACGACAGTCGGTTGTGGATACATTGCAGGAGCTTTATGATGTAAGACAAAAGGCTGCTAAAGAGAAAAGTGTTAAAGATTTAACCAATTCAATGCTTACAGTTATATACCCAGATTGATAAATTATATAGGGAAGCATTAATTGCTTCCCTATTTATAGTCACTTTATATAACTTTATAATACTTTAGATCTTGTTCATTATTATTTGTATTATTTTACATTGTATATTACATGGAATTAAATAAAAATAACTTAATAATATTATCTAAGGAGGATTTAACTATGTCATTTAAAAGCTATAGCAATAATAATAACGATAATCAGCCCACTAATACAACTTATACACCTATTTCATTTTCTAATCCAGAATCAGAAGTTAGTCAGACAAGAATCTCCATTAGTTACTTTAATAGATTAATGAAGATTTCTATAGCTAATAAACTTTCTGGAGGATCTAATGATCAGTATGCTTCATACGATAATGATAATCAGGCATCTGTTTATATCTCATTTACTAAAGCTAAGATTCTTCTTGATTTGATCAAGAATAAATTACTTGCTGATGATGATGTTCATAATGTATGTATTGAAACAAAGCAGGGTTTATTTAAAGTATCTGATGGTGTAGAGTTTGGATCTACAATGCCATGTATTTCTATAAGTTCAGCAGATGCTTCTGGCAATGTAACAGAGACAGTATATCAGTGCAAGAATGATTTCTATACAGGAGCCTATAATTACAGTGATGGCAAGTATTCTACTATGAAATTTGATGATATGGAGTTGAGTACATTCATGATGGTTCTTGAAGAGTATTATAAATCATCATCTTATGCTATAGCTTCATCTATAATGGAAGCAAGTATGTATAAACGTGAAGGTCATTATAGTCTTACTAAGTCTATTGCCGATAAAGTAGGAGTTGTTACCAATAATACTAAGTCTGGTAATTATAACAGTAAGACATTTTTAGCTGGAGATGGTAATATGACAGGATCATCAAGTGGTTATGAATCAGCAACATTTGATGATATTGCCAATTCTATGGTTTCATAAATAAGGTGATGTTACATGAAGAAAGATAATGTAATCTTAGCTAATTTTGAGTTTTTGGTTGATCTTGATTTGGCAATGTATAGGTTTATAAAAGATAAGTTCTCTAATTCTAAGTATGTAGATCAGGAATTTATAAATGAACCTAATGAAGATAAAGTTATCTATAAACTTCTTAATAGAATTCATATAAACCCATTAGAAATCATAATGCCAGAGGCAGATACAACTAGTTTGTATTATGAATTATTAGACGAGAACTATGAGGAATTGTTATCATATGCAACAGCATATGATACATTCCCCTTACTAATTACTCTATTGAATAATGCTTCATCATTAGATATAGTAGTGCGGTGTAAGAATAAGTTGGAAAAGGAGTTTATAAACAATCTAAATCCAAGAATTAATGCTAAGATTATACCTACAAGACATGAAATAGATCTTAAAGATTATACTGTAATATATGAAAAATATTTTGCTAATCTTATAGAATATAATAATCTTGCTGTAAAGCATATTTATATTGCTGCTGCTAAATTTAATATGGAGCCTGATAGAGACATGATTAATGGTTCTCTAGCCATATTATTTGGTGATGTAAATATAATTCATTTAATGGATTTATATAGGTATGTAAAATTTAGATTTAAGAAAACGGAGGAGGATGCAACAGATGAAGATTTACTCTAATATTGTTCCAGAACAGAAAGTGCGGGAAGTTCAGAGAGAAACACTCACAATTATAGCAGATGCATTAAAAAAGTCATTTGGTCCAAAAGGTTCAACCACTGCATTTGTTAGAGATATGGATAAGAATAGTTATAATATATCTGTAGAGCATACTAAAGATGGTCATACGATTATAAATAATATAAGATTTCTTAATCCAATTGAACGATCAGTTCAGAATTTGCTTAGTGATCTTACTGGGTATATCGTAAAGGAGGTTGGTGATGGTACAACATCAGCAATTATTCTTTGTAAGACTGTATTTGATGCTCTTTGTGACAATACAATCATATCCAATGATGCACCATCAGACATATTACATGATTTTGGAGAGATTGTAGAGGAAGCAAAATCTAGAATCTTAAAGAATGGTTGGGAATGCAGCATTAATGATATTTATGATATAGCTCTTATATCTACCAATAATAATGAAGAGATAGCTGGAACTATTAAAGCTATCTATGAAGAGTTTGGTATGGATGTATATATTGACGTAGGAATTTCTAATGAAGTAAATAATCTGGTTAAGAAGTATGATGGTATGACTATTGATACTGGATTTGCAAATACATGCATGGTTAATAATCATACTAATAATACAGCAAATATTAATAACCCTAAGATTTATTGCTTTAATGATCCCATTGATACACCAGAGATGCTTGGGTGGTTAGATGCTATTATTGAGAATAATATTATTAGGTGCTATCGTCAGGGCAGTGTATATGAACCAGTACCAACAGTAATATTCTGCAAATCTATATCTCCAGATACAAGTTCTTACTTTGAGACTGTAATTAGGCTTATGAATAGTGTACCTAACGTACCACTTCTTATTGTAAGTGATATTCATCAGGAATATATGTATGAGGATATTGCTAAGATGTGTGGTGCTCCATGGATTAAGAAGTATATTAATCCTGATATTCAAAAGGCTGATATAGAAGCTGGATTGGCTCCTACACCTGAAACAATATTAGATTTCTGTGGAAGTGCAGAACTTGTAGTTTCAGATCAGCTTAAAACTAAGGTTATTAATCCATCTGAAATGTTTACTGTTGATGAGAATGGTAATCGTGTATATTCAGATACATACAATATGATGGTTAATTACTTAGAGACTCAAGTAGAGAAAGCTAAGAATGATAATGCAGGAGTAACAGAAGTACAACATGCTAAGAGAAGGTTAAACAACTTTAAGGGCAATATGGTAGACTTCTTAATTGGTGGAATGACTCTTGCTGATCGTAATAATCTTAAAGCTTCTGTAGAAGATGCTATATTTAACTGTAGATCTGCTGCTAAATATGGTGTAGGATATGGTGCTAATTTTATGGCATTTGATGTATTACATGATATGCTTAGAGAATGTATTGATTTTAAAAGTAGACGCTATGTTTATATACATATTTTATATGAAGCATATACAAACCTCATATCCATCCTATACAATGTAGAAGATGGTTCTGTTGAACAAAATGGACTTATTTCAGATCTGTTTTATAATGAATGCCCTCTTAATATTCGTACCAATATGTATAATTACGATGTAAAATCATCCATAAAGTCGGATGTTGTTATTCTTGATACTATTAATAAAGTTCTAATGCTTATGTTTACAACTAATCAATATCTCGTTCAAACACCTGCTCACAATGTGTATAGTGCTGATGATTAAATCAACAATGGGACTGGATGGCTCCAGTCCCTAAAAAGTAATAAGAAGAATAGTAGTTGTGAGGTGAATGGTAATGGAGATGACTTTTAATAAGTATATAGGTAATCCAACTGGGGGTACATCTGCTATAACCAATAGAAAGATGTATAAAAACTTATATACTGAGAAATTTGATATTTTGATGGTGAGGGAGAATGGAGAGTTAAAGTTTAAAGTTTATAAGGCAAAAGATTTTAACGATACTCATTATATCCATTTTAAAATGCCATCTGAAACTTGTAGTGGAATATATTATGACACAGTAATCCAACTTAGTACAACATCTAAAGAGGCTAAGTCTAGTGCTAATCTTAGAGGCTATAATATTAAATTCTATTCCAATGATCCAGCATTTGTTTATTCATTTGCTCATGCTTTCAATAAGAATGGATTATTCATTCAAGACTTAAAAGATAAGATGAGCAGACAAGCATTAAGAGATGTTGCTAAAGTAAGAAATCCTAAAGATGATATTTTCTATGTAAAATCATTATATTTTGCTTATTTAGCTATGGATAGATATAATCTATTTGATAGAAAAACTTTAGATGATCGTGCTGAAAAATATTCTAGAGGCGTTATGCGTAGGGACATAATGCATTCAGAAGATAAGTTAGTAGAGATCAATGATGCCAAGGAGAAGGCAAAAAAAGGTAAGCAAGATAGTAAAGCTAATGATATAAAAAAATATAACGATAAAAGAAACCAAGATGTAAAGTCAAAGCAATCAAATATTACAAATACATCTAAGGTTTCTAAAATTATAAAAAAGACACCTACAACAAAATCTAGTAAGACCACAAAGATTGTTGGTATGAAAAGGAAGTCTTAATGTATATTTTCGTTGTATACTATATAATTAGCAATATGGTGGGAGGTGTTTATAAACCATGATTATGTGTCATATTATAGACAGGAGTAATTTTATACCTGTCGATGAATGGGGTTCAGAAAAGTATCCAGTAGACCCAAAAGATGTTATATTCAAAAATATTAAAGGGGAGATTATACTTCCTATAGCAGAGTTCTTTTCAGTCGATCAGTCTGATGAAGCAAGACAGTTAGACTACTTTGCTATGAATAGTAAGCGTTCTTATAATTCAGATAAGATGCGAGATCATATATGTCAGTACATGAACTATTTTGAAAGGTTTTATGATTATGACAAAGAGCTTCTTATGTTAACCTATAATATGAAGACCATTATAGATTATGAACGTCTTTATACAAAAGATGCTTTCATGAATGATATAAATCGTTATATTATTAGGAATAACTCTATATCTAGAAAGATCGTTCATTTTGTAGAAGATAACTACAGTATGAAATTGTCAAATAATGGAGGCAGAACTCCAAATTTACAGTTTACAGACGGTCATGCTAAGATATTATATGAAATTTCATTAATGATGGATATGTACATACCACTTGCTACACACTATATGTATATGCATATGATAAGAAGTTCAGCAGAAGTACAAGACTTTATGCTTGAATTATTTGATATGTGTATGGTAAAGTATGAAGAGGAGAGGGGTATATACATTTATGATAAGATTTATGAAACTGCATTATCTGTAGTGAATAAATCTAAGAATCCTGATAAGAAGTTATGGGATAAGAACTTCATTAGAGGTAATAATCCTACAACTCATACTAAGGATTCTGTAAATGACGTGATTTTACAGATCATGCCTAAATATTCATATGATAATAATATCATTAATTTCAACTATTATTCTAATAGAAAATCTCTTCAATATAAAATTACTGATATTGCATATGAGTATCAATTAAATAGATTATCATCATCTGAAAGAGATGAAGATCAGAACTCAGAGTACGATCAAAAATACGGTCGCCATATAATAGTAATATTGTGTGGAAAAGCTTTCTAAATGCTGAAAAATGGTAAAGCTCTGGAGCTCTTATTATAAGAGAATCGAAAGATAGAAACAAAGTACAGAGATGAGTCATGGTGAAATACAAGCTTTGTATATACGCCTAATATACAAGGTCCTAAAACTTATTAACAATTCATGATCAGCAGCGAAGACTAATAATTATACATTGGTTGCATTCATGGAGGTGATTTATATATGATTCTTCCGGAATACAAACAAGAATACGAATGTAAAAGGATGTTACCAGAATGGGTATTTCCAGACGTTATGAGATACTATTCAGTTAGCTCATATGGTTATATTCATAATTTGGCAACTGGAAATTACTTACCAAAAGCAACAAGTTTTGATAGTAACGAATACGTGTCAGTACATTTAAAAAGACACGATGGAAGTATACTTAGTACATCATTGCATAGAATAATATTAATGACGTTTTTATACATTGATGGATGTGAGTATTTAGATGTAAATCATAAAGATGGTATAAAATATCATAATTGGATATGGAATTTAGAATGGGTTACTCGTGAAGAAAATGTACATCATGCTTTTTCTAATAATTTAATATCTTTAGGTGAAGATAGAATTAGTTCTGTGCTTACCAATAATCAAGTTCATGAAATATGTAAGCTAATAGAATTAGGATATTCTACTAAAGATATTTGTAACATATTAAATTATGATAATTGCGATCTCAGAAGAATAATATGTAATATAAAAGCAGGATTAAGTTGGAAATCAATATCGTCTTTATATGATTTTAGTTCAGCATATAAAAATAAATATTTATTTACTAATGATCAAATACATTTTATTTGTCACTACTATCAAACTTATGGTAAAGATATTATAACAGCAAATAGCATTTTGAAATTAATAGGTATAAATACAGATATTCTTACAGATAAAGAATTATCTAATTATTTTACCTGTATATCAAATATTAAACACAAGAAGACTTTTAAAGAAATATGCAATTTGTATAATTATTAGTAACGTTCAACGACTATATATGTAGCACCCAAGTGGGTCTGGCACGCTCAATAAGTCCAGGTAAGTCGAAATGGAAGCATATCCTGCAAAGGATAGTGATATAGTCTCCTCTTCTAGCTAATTACTAGAGAAGTTCATAAGAGAACTGCGAAGATTAACGACCTTCGTGAAGATTTGGAGGTATGAGGCAAGGTTAAACAAGAAGGATGAAGCATTGTTCCTACAGAATAAAGTATCTAGTGAACAAGCAGTAAAAATAATTGAAAATGCGTATGGGCCATTTTCTGATGAAGAGATTGAGCATTATAGAAAAGCATTAACCAGAGGGGGATCTCAAATTATAAATAAGACAACTAGTACATTAGTTGGATATGTATTTTATAAAGATTTGGGTGATCCTGAGACATGGAAGAGCATTCCTAGCTCTATTGATTATATCAAGCTTATTATAGCTGCTAAAAATATGTTGTTAGGAATGGGCATGATATTATTGCCTTGGATAATCTCTTCTAAGGTTGTACGTCAATCAAGCAAAAAAGCTATCACTAAAAACAATGCTACAGAGATTAGAAATGCAGAACTTTATAACGAGATTCAAAATAAATATCAGAACCCAAAAGTATTGAATACACTATTTGAACTTATTGGTACTATTAAATCTTCCCAATTTGAAATTATTGATTGGAATAGAGAGAATAATTGTCCTGGTAAAAGGGATGGTGAACTTGTACCTATGATTAGTGATAATCTTGATGATGAATTACTAATGTTTTCACTTTATATATAAGGGGGATTGTTATGAATAATACAGAAGCTATGATTAAAGATAAAACTTTCCGTATGCAATTAACTAATGCTAGAAAGGCAAAGAAGTTAACTCAAAAAGAGGTTGCCTTAGAAAGTGGTTTATCTGAATCATGCGTATCTAATATAGAGTCTGGTAGTGATTCATCTCCTACATTAAGGAGTCTTATTAGATATGCTAATGCTGTTGGCATAGAATTTTATGTTGGATTTGATATTACAAATGAACCAACATAATTATAAAGTGTGTAACTTATTAATCGGTATCTTTCTCTGTCAAAATATATTCAGGTTGTCTTTATGACAACCTGGAATATTTTGTGCGATATTATTTTTTCTAATACATGCAATTAAGAAAGGTGATGAAATATGTATGATCTTTTAGGAAATAATTTTATAGATATGATCAAATCATTTTACCCAAATGCTAAACCAGCATCAGGTAGATCAGAGGTAGTTGTAAGATGCCCATTTTGTCAAGATTCTAAAAATCCAAATCATGCTCATATGTATATATCAGTTCCAAGAACTGTTGAAGATTTATCACAATATCATTGTAAGTTATGTTCTGCACATGGGATATTTAATGATGATGTGTTAAGAAAATTAGGATGCTATAATAGTAATACATTAGTAGCAATATCTAAACACAATGCTGATATTATGAAACTTCCTAAATATAAGACATTAAAAAATATAAATATATATCCGCTAAAGAACTCTATGATTACAGATAATAAATTCAGTCAGATGAAACTGAAATATATAAATGAACGTATTGGATCAAACTTTAGTTATAATGATATCTTATCTCTAAAGATATTTATTAATCTATATGATGTGATAAATTATAATAAATTACAACTTAATAGAGATCAAAGAATATGTAATCAACTCAATAATAGTTTTATTGGGTTTATTTCATATGATAATTCATTTGCTACTCTTAGAAGAGTATTATTTACTAGAAATTTAGATAAATCTATTGATAAGAGATATATAAATTATAATCTTATAGATAAGATAGATGATAACAAAAATTTCTATATTATACCTACAAAGATAGATACAATGAATCCTAATAAAGTAAAGATTCATATTACTGAGGGAGCATTTGATCTACTATCAGTATTTTATAATTTGAATAACTGTTGTATAGATCAATGTATTTATATTGCTAGTGGAGGGAAATCATATAAACAGGCATTACAGTTTGTATTACATGAGACTGGTATAATGAATTATGAAATTCATATATATCCAGATAAAGATGTAAATGACTATGAATTATATAGACTTATAATTTTAGGTATTCAGATGCTTCCAAGTAATATATTTATTCATAGAAATATGATGGATGGAGAAAAGGATTATGGTGTTCCAAAAGAAAGGATAATAGATTCAGTTAATATGATTAGTGACGTATATGAATAATATGGAAAAGAATAAATTCTTTAAAGAGTGTATTGATTCTATTAAAATAGATCTAAGAAGTCCTAGAGAATTGTATGAAGATTCTATAGCATTTAGATACAACGATAAAGTTCCTATGGAATTAAGAGAGCATAATATAAGAAGAATAATGGTTAATGATGCTAGACACAAAATAGAGTCAGGTTATACACAGACAATAAAAGCTATAAGTAAAATGGATAAATATAATAGACAAAGAAATTATACTCTTTATAAGAACAATGTACTTCTCAAGATAGCAGAAGCTTATCCATTCTTAGAACAAGAATGCAGATCTCAGATGAGAAGAGAAGATATGGTAAGAATAGTAAATAATAAAAAGAAGCATTATTATTAGGAGGATAAAATGGGAAAGAAAAAGAAGAAAAATAATAACACCATGTCTATTTGGGACTATACAACCAAATCTAATTCAGAGAAATTTGCACAGGCATTTTCTCATAATGATAATAGATTCGCATCTTGTTATTGTGAGAATTGTTTTCATAAGCTAGGAGATATAGAATTCAAACAGACTTATTTTGTAAAGATAGTATCTAAAAATATCCCAACTAGCAAATTAGATCAGATGATGCCTAATGTACCACGTCTTGAAGAGTTTATGACAGAATGCCCAAAGTGCTCACCTGATAGACCTACAAATCATGTAATATTAGATTACAATATTGGTAAGGTTATTCAATTACTTAATAGACTTAACCTTAGAACTATGTTCTGTTGTGAAGGGCATATAACGAACACAGGATTTGAGCAACCGTATATATTATTCTATGACAATGTATCCAGATATTTTGATATGGATAATGAATTACTTAAATGGTGGAGGATTGAGAACTTCATTACTGAAACTCCTGCGACTAGAAGCAGATTATGTATAACCTTTGATGCTCCAATGAGTTATGTTGTAAACGGATCTCATATAGATGACTTATATAAATATATTAAGAAGTATATTAAGGAAAGCAAATAAGGGAAGGCAGGCAAAATATGGAAGAAAAATATTATAAAAGGTATTATTATTTAGGGTATTTATTTGTAGAACCAACACAAGGTTCTGAAGGGTATGGTCATTATGAAGATTATGCCTTATGTTCAGGAACAACACCATTAGAAGTAGTTACAGATTATTTTGAAAAGGCAAAAGAATTGTACGAAGAAATAGCATACAGTGATTTTAATAAAGATAATATTATAGTTAAAGAAAATGGCGAATTCTATTATAATGATTATTTTAATTTCTATTTCATACAATTACCTAATAATTGCTATTTAGCTCAACCATTAGATATAATCACAAAGAATGAAAGAAAAAACAATAATAGTGCACAATTTTATGATTATACATCAAAATTGCATAAAGAGGAATTTGTTCAAGAATTCTTTAATAATGATACTAGACATGCGTCCTGTTATTGTTCTAAATGCTTCCATAAATTAGGTGATATAGAATTTAAGCAAGCTTATTTTGCAAAGGTACAATCTAAGAATATTTCAAGTGAAAAATTAGATACTATTATACCACCCGTACCAATGTTTGAAAATTTTATGATTGAATGTCAAAATTGTTCACCTGATACTCCTACAAAACATATAGTCTTAGATTACAATATTGGCAAAGTTATTCAATTACTTAATCAACTTGGAATAGAAACTAAATATTCATGCGAAAGCCATTTAAATGCAACTGGGTTTGTTCAACCATATATTTTGTTTTGTAATGATGTATCTAATTATTTTGATTTTGATAATAAACTTCTTAAATGGTGGAGAATTGAAGAATCCACACCATCAGGTTCAACCGATGTATTAAGTAAATTATACATAGATTCTGAAGCCCCAATAAGTTATATACAAGGAGGGATTTATATTGATGATTTATATAAATATATAGAAATATTTGTTGTAAATAAACTTAGATAAATTATTTATAGGGTAGGGTTAATTCCCTGCCCTATACTATTATTTTTGTGTAATATGGCTTAAATTGAACATTTTAATAAATTATTATCTCTAGAAAGGAGGTAGATTAATGGCTGGAAGATTCACTAATACTGATAGAACTGGAGTATTGACTCAACACTCCATATCGAATAGCATTCAAACTACTGTAAAAAATATATTAAATAATCCATATTATTTGTTCTCTGATAAGAGAGCTTCTAAATGCGCATATTATAATCTTAATAGTACTATGACTACATTTGATGAAGCAACCAGAGGAAATTTTGGAGAGATAAGCACTGATAGTCCTCTTAGATATAATAAAGTTTCAGACTTTTATATTTATGGAATGACTAAAATTGAACCTAATCTTGATGTAGGAGAATATGGATTAGAGGCTAATGATATTAGTGGAGATGCTATTATATTACCATATACATTGGTTCCGTATCCTGGAGATTTCTTTTATCTTGATCAGATAGATGGTCCTCTTTTATTTAAAGTTACAGGAGTGGATCCTAATACTTTAGATACTGGAGCTGTGATGTATAAAGTTACTTATACATTATCCTCATCAGATGGTATAGAGAATCTTGAATCTCAAGTTATAAATAAGCTTAAGTTCATGATTAAGAATATCGGAACTAATTTTGCTAGTTTTATAGATGAAGAAACTTATAATGATGCTTCAGAGATGGAAGAATTATCCACTCTAATGAAGGATTATTATATATCATTATTTTATGATGCAAAGATTCAATCTTTTTCATTCAATTATAGTAATAATGGTACAGTTGGAGGAGCAATGCGTAACCAATATGGCTATAATGAATTTATGGGGTTTAAAGTCTATGATCCTTATTTAATTGAATTCCTTATCAGGAATAAGATTGTTAAAGGATCGACCAACTATATTGCTGTTCAGCATCAAATGATATTACCAAATTCATTTCCTATAGACTATGATAGAACGTTTTTTGCATCTTTAGAAAGACATGATATAACTAATCATCATGGTACATATATAGGAAATCTTCATAGATGTGATCAGCGTTTATCATTATTATATGCTTATCCATTTGATTATTATTATATGGAGTATAGAAATCTAAGTAGAGCTTTTTATACTATTAATATATTTGATGATCCTGATTTTACCAATATTATCAAATCTAATTCTCAAGTAGATGATGATAGTTGGGTTATGAGGAATATTATTATCAAATATTTTAATGATGAAGAAATTACTTTAGATTATTTAAAAAATCTTAAGCATATTGATTATGCACAGAATAAAGAATTATTCTATCTTATACCGATGGTTATTTTCTGCATTGATAAGACTGTAGAAGGTCTAATGTCAGAAACATCTAGTTAATGGAGGTGTATATATGATAATTGCTAAAGAGGGAGTGGTACGCACTCCTATAGAACAATTACTTCTAAATGAAATGGAAGAAGATGACATGAACTCAATAATGAGAGAAGAATCTGAAATTGATGCTATTATAGATTCATCTACAGATAAAGGATTATTTAATAATACTATATCTGGTGATGGATTAGAGCATATTGATGATTTAGAAGATGCCGATTATTTATTCTAACAGGAGGTAAAATCATGGATGAGTTAATCAGAGAAGATAGTGCTATAGCTAACTACTTGGATGATGAAACAGATGAAATACAGGCAGCTATGGATGATGTCTTAGAAGATGATGGAAGTGATATTGATGATATTGCAGAAATCACAGATGAAGATGTCGATAATTTTGATTATGATATTGACGCAGAATCTCAATATTATGAAGATATTGATACCAATGATGTTGGTCCAGATGGTACTATTGATTATGAACTAGATGACGAAGAAGATGATGAGAATTATGATATCGAAGATATTAATAATGCATTATTAGATGATGATGAATATTAAAAGGAGGATTAGAACAATGCCAAATAATAACTATCCAAATGTAAAGAAGGTAAATATTATTCCTTCTAGACCTATCACTTCAGTTAACCCGCCAATTAGAAGTGCTGTACGTAGAGTATATAAAACTTTAGATGAAATCAGACAGTGTATGATTAGTCGCGCAGTGGTTCAGGAGATTCTTGAAGATGGATCAGTTTTAGTACTTGATTTCTCTAATTATGCAAGTGATAATAGATTGAGCACAAAGCAGGCTGCTATTGATGCTGCTAAGAAGAAAGCTGAAGAGCAGAGAGCTGCTGCTATTGAGGAAACTAAAAAGAAAGCTGCTGAGGAAGCTGCTAAGAAGAAAGCTGCTGAAGAGCAGAGAGCTGCTGCTGAGCGTAAAGCTATTGAGGAAACTAAAAAGAAAGCTGCTGAGGAAGCTGCTAAGAAGAAAGAAGCAGAAACTGTTAAGACAAATAATATTGAAGACAATAAGTCTGAGAATACTACTGAACAGTAAGAGAAGAAGTAATATTATAATAATTAAATTGCATATTATATACTTGATGGAGATAGCTATAAGCTATCTCCATACTATATCTTCAGAAAGGAGGTATAGGTATAGAAGATGAAAGCTGCATCGGCGTTGAGAGTTGAGCAATAACCATGAGGAGGTGTTTGAATGATACGCCAAAGCTTATTATCAGAGCTACCAGAATATGGAATCAAGTATGGAATATTTAAATACTCTATAGCTAGATTATTAGATTATCTTGATGATCATGGGCTGAACCATAACTATGAAAACAGATGGTTCAAATTCTGGCAGTTTGAAGCCTATAGCTATCTTCTTTATAAGCCATCAGGCATACTATTATCCTAGTTGACTATTGGAGAAGATAGCGATATCGTACAGTCAAATGTGATGTTGTACAAAGAAGAGTACAACAAAATCATAGAAACGTTTTTAGAAACGATATTGTGCGATAAAAACTGAATAGGAAGAATAACCCGTAGGCTATTATGCCTACGGGAAATCTTCTGTTTCATTTTTTTTTTAAAATTGTGGATCCGTAAGTTTAGTTCCTGGTAATACCATTGTAAGACTATATATTGCTTGTATTGCTTCTTTATCTGCTTTACGTCCATTGACGCCGCCTAATGTAATATATTGAGCATTAGAGTTCATATATTCATTAAGTTCTTTATTTGCTTCTACACTATATGCAACTTTACAAGTAACCTGATCACCATCAAAATCGGCTCCCATCAATATGCAATATGGATTACAAACTTGCATAGTATCAATAAATTTATTAGCAGTATTAGAACCTATATCCTGCTGACGTATTTTAGGATACCATTGGTAAAATACACCATTCACTATCATAGGTTCTGTTCTAGTCATAGAATTAATATGTATCTTAGTATACAGTTGGTTGAAGTATGAATCTCAATGTCTTCACATAGGTCGTTAATCTATGCAGTTCTCTTATGAACTTCCTTAGTATTTCTCTAAGAGTTGAGACTATATCACTATCCATTATAATGGATATTGCTTGTTTTGATTTAAAGGGTTCTCACCTACTCACTTGAGCCCTACTCCTGTTGCTGAATTTCACAGCCCATATGGGGATAGTCGTTGAACATCAATAATTATTAATGTGCTGATCGTACATTGTTAATAGACCTTAGGACCTTGTATATCCTACTTCAAAATATACAAAGCTTTTATTTCACCATAGCCCATCTCTCTACTTGTTTCTATCTTTCGATTCCATATAGGCAAGAGAGCTTTAGCATTTTCCAGCTGTTAAAGCAATTTTCGACACACTATTACTAGTATGAAGCCACAAATTTACTTATGGGGTATCTGCTTATAATAGCAACTTTATCTTCAGCAGCAGCACATGCAGCAATATAGAACAAATCCACCCATGTCATATCACGTTCCATTATATTGCCTTTCTCTCTTATGCCTGCCGCATATTCATCTTTAGTGATTGAATATCCTTTAAAGTGTAGATTAATATCTTTATTCTGTTTATTAGGAACTTTTATAGGTTTTAATCTATTAGAATACCCATGCACAAATTCATTCAATTCTTTATCTAATCTATCATCAGAAAATTCAATCTGGATATTATCTAATTCTACTTCCTGTTGTTTGCCATTCTTATCTATATATGGGTAAGTTGCTTTACCTCCAAATTCATTATTAAAGAACTGCCTTAGTTGGTATATAACAAATGGATACATTGTAACTAGAGCTGCTGGTAATGGTATAGCTGAATAATCCATATCTACCATTAGATCTTCTTTTTTATTAACGTTAATTTTCTGAGAAGATAAAACCAATCTAGTAGAGTTATCTACAGTTCCAGACATTACAGAACGTCTCATTACACCAAACTTTTTAAATATACCACTTCCAGTATGTTCTCCACCAACAACAGATTCACCAAGAGTAAACCAGTTAAATATTTCAAGCATCCCATCTTGAATTTTTCCTCTAACTCCTCCTGCTAAATCTAATCCATATTCTGTTGTTTCTTTAAGAGCTTTTATATTATTTAAAAGATGCACATACAATTTATTAATTTCACCAACTCCAACTCTACCACCATTAGTATTAACATCTCTATAGAATGGAGGAATGATGATAAATTTAGTAGTAAATAACTTTTTGTTATTTTTAGCATAATGTAAAGCTGACAAGAATTGATCTTTTTTAGAGTTCTTGAAATTAATTTTATCAATATTTTTGATAATGAATTTTATACCTGTCTCTCCATCATAATCTGGAACTAAATAGCCATTAGAATCTATCTTAAAGTTTTGTGTCTCATATATACAACCTCTAAGATTCTTATCTATCTTTAACCAGATTTTATAATAGTATGGATTGATAAATTTTTCACCAAGATCTACATAAGCAAATATGCCAGATCGTTCAGCTTTAGTAATACCAAAGATCTCATTACTAAGTAAACCATCTGAAGTTGGACCATTGCTAGAATTAAATAATGCTGAGTTTGTAATTTGTTGCAAATCATTCTCTTTAATTAATCTAGGCTGATCCAGCTGATCAATTTCAAAATGTTTATTACTAGCCATTTAATTAGCCACCTCCCTTTATATATTAATTTACTTATTTGTTTTTCAAATGTATTAATAATGGAATCAATTATATATTATAATGGTGTAGTAGTAGATTAAATATATTATATCTAAGGAGGAAAAATAAATGAGAACACTTACTGAAATATTTAAAGAGGAACTTAATCGTTTTAATAGTACTGAGGCTATAGAAATGGCTGTAGAAGTACTGGATAGTAAAATTGATTGTGATTATGATAAGTATCAACATGTAATATTTTTAGCGCATAAATGTACAGAGCATTATAAACCCACCATTAAAAAGTGGTATTATGATCTCAAACAAAACCAATTAGGTTATGACAAATTAAAAGAAGCAGTAGATAGTGGCATGTATGATATTAGTGATGAAGAGTTCAATAAGATTGCTAGTATCTATTACCCATATGCAAAGTTAGCTATTACCATTGATGATATTATACAAAGTATAATAGATCTTGATATGGATGATCACTTATATCTAAGTCTCAAATTAATATTAGAAAATGATGTCTTATTTGCTATTGGTAAATGCATAGTGAAAAGTGAGCTGAGAAGATATGTTAAAGAAATCAAAGAGCGTGAGGATGATAAAGCTGATGAAAACACTGACTCTTACATGTCAACTTCAAGAGCTGCGCAATGTATGCCAAGTATGAATGAGAGTATTCCTTATAGATATAGGAAGAGAATAATTATGCCTAAAAATGAGGAATAAATATTAGAATATAGCGCGGTTTATCACCGCGCTTATTTTTTTACTAAAGGAGGAAATTATGAAAAAGATTAAATGGTACTATTCGCGTACAAAGAAAATGCTAATAGAATTAGAAAATATACAGGAGGAAATTGCAAGACTTAATCTTACCATCAATAAACCAAAATTAGGCAATTATGTTACTACTACACAAGCATTTAATTGTCTAAAAGATAATGAAACAGTTAACAGGGCTGCTTTATCTTATATTGGAGATGTGATTGAAGGGAAAGCAGATCCAAAACATATTCCACATGCTACGCCAGGTTTTAATGATAAATCATACCACAAAATTCCAGATCCTGAACTTTTTTGGCGTACTTTTGAAAAATATTGTCACGATATGACAGTATATGTTTCTGTAAATGCTGAAAGAAAAGAACGTCTCATTGAACTTAAAAATATGGAGACTGATTTAAAATATATTTTGGGAATTGATAGGAGGTATTATTGATGTTTAATTATGAGGAGTTTATAAATAATAATAAAAAATTAGATGAAGATGTAGATGTGCAAGTTCTTGCTTACATATATAACTTTCTCACATGCAAATCAAAAACTAATGATGATATCGAATTAATACGTTCTTTATTTTTAGATGAATACGGTTATTATTTTGCGTATATGCTTAAAATTGCATTTAAACGTGGAGATGTTTGTTGTACTGTAGATAACCATTTTATATGGTTGGATGATGATTTTATTGCTTATGATATAAATGGTGTTTCCCCAGATGATACTATTTTATTTTTAGCATCTAGTATTGCTGATTTAAATAGACATAAGCATATTCCAATTGTATCTTCTCGTAATAATACTTCTCATAAATGGTCTTTTGATGATATATTGATGATGAAGAAATATAAATTGATAAAGAGGGTAGGAGTTGTATTAAAGCATCATTAAAAATAGGAGAATCATTAAATACTCTTGGTAATAAATTAAAAGATGTTTTATGTGATAAAAATGATGATATGTAAAATTATATTTAATTAATGATATATTATATTTATAGATAACTAGTATAAAGAATAATAAAAAATAAGAAAGGAGGTACTAGTTATGTTTAAATTAATGGCAAAGATACCATACGGACAGAGCGTTTCAATTTCCACCGTCCCATGTGAAATCAATAAGGTAGACACGTTGATAACGTTCCCTGAAGGATCAGAAATTTCCAGATTTCCTTCTGGCGAATATACAGGATGTCATGGTCATTGTACTAGGTTCCCTTCCTATTACGGGGTTGATCCGGTTTCACTCTCATACCAGAACGCTATGATGCGGACCATGACGATTCCTGGACAGAACATTGGGAATGATGCGCCTATGCCATCATATAGTGATTGTATGAAAACCATGCTCATGCATAACAATGTGGAAATCGGCAGATTACTTAAGTTTAATTTTGCTGGTAACTGGCTTTACGCTGTCATTACAGACATAAACGATGATGGTGAGATTCAGGTTATAAGTGTGGACTCTATTCCTTATGAGCATTCGCTCGATCCAGCTACATCTAAGCAGAGTGTAATGGCAAAAATTGATAGTCTGGTTAGAGCTAACCTGATGACCGATTACATCGGGATTGTCGTGAAAGATGTAGGGGTGCCTAAAGTTACTGATATTTTTGGGGATCCAGAGCACCCTCTTAGTCACACACCTATGTCTGTTGATGCGCTAAGAAAATCAAGAGAATTAGGCACCAATAGAGTGGTACCATATGCTGTTAGCAACGATGATTTGCCGGAGGGGTTTATGCTAGTTACCAAAATTGGCGACTTGTCACTTCTTTTACATGATGATCAGCTTGTTGATAATAGCAAACTCGGGTTCAGAATTAAACTTACACTCGAACCTTGCAGCATGATCGAAAGATACATTGTCTATGATATGAACGAAATCAAAATTGCACTTCATATCTAAGACGTGTGAGAAAATAATGCTGGTGTCAAACCCAGCATTATTTTTTTAGTAATATATTATAAATGTGTAAATAAACAATAAACAACTAAAGGAGGAAAATATGAAATTTGAAATTAATGTTCCAGAAAATGTATCAAAAGTATCTGTAAATATAGGTGGTAAAAATACTGATATTTATAATGATGCTGCACCCGTTCAATTACCTAATAATCATAAAAAACTTAATCTTGATAGACTTGATTATATCGGTAAGTTAGTTAAATTTAATTTTGCTGGTAGTCCGATTTATGGTATTACGTTAGGTTATACAGACACTAGATATGCAGAGATTATAACATTAGATGCTATAGCAAAATTTCCTATGGTTACAACCGATAATGTATCATTGATTGAGGAACTTCGTGGACCATTGTTTGTTGACAATCTTCAAAATAAACTTGTAAAAAAGTTAGCAACTGTATGTGATGATGTCACACATTTTGTTACTGTGCCACAGTATAAGGATATTTTTGGCGATCCTACTGATCCATTGTTCCCTACACCAATGGCTACTAGAGATTTACAAAAAACCAGATTTATCAGAACAGGTGATTATATATCATATTGGCTTGAAGATTTTGAAAATTTTGACGAGCATAGATATAAAGCTGTAACATATGATGGTAGAGAATCTTCATGTGACGAAACTATTCATATGGGGGTGCGTGTCAAATTTGGTCTTATGTGTAATATTTATGATGAAGGGCTTGTTGTGCAGGATAAATCAGAAATAAAGAAAGCATTACATATAAAGTAATCTAATACAAAATTATTTTACTTCCCTCAGCTTACAGTTTATGATAGTTTAGAATACCATAAAATGTCTAGAAGATAAATATTGTATTAATCCACATCAAGTAGTGAGAGTAATTATACAGGTAGCCTAAATTGGCTACCTGTAATATCTTGTGTTTTATTTTTTTATTGTTATGCATAACAAATCGCCATTTAGGAATATTTCGGGCGTATATGTTTTGCCATATATCATCAAAGAAGCCGAAGCGGATTGGAATCTTTTAATTAATCTATCTTTGTTCTCATCGTTTAATTTGATTGAGTACATGATAGACGCTTCGTTTATGGATATGTCGTTTAATGATACGAAATCCACTCCTTTGAGTAAATCATATACAAGCATGTGTTGTTCAAAATAGTCTTTAAATACGGCAGCAACAGTACTAGCCGGAATATCCTTTACAAATTCTATGGTATTCATGTTAATGCCGCCTCCATTTCATCTTCAAGAACTTCAGCATTATGTTGTTCTTGACCTTCTTTATCTTTCTGTTGACGCTCAGCGATCAAATACAGTGAGTTTATATATGATAGAGGAAGATACATCATTTCAGTAAATGAGCTTCTCCCTCTATAATATGTGCAAAGCATTTCTATTTTAGTTATAAACTCTTGATTTGGGCCAACTGAGCTCGTGTAAAAAGCAAGTTAAGCATTGAATCAACAGCCTCCTCAGGAATTTCCTCTCCGCACTCAGGACATTCAGCTGCTGGATAAATATAAGTAACCTTTGGATCTTCAATAAGGTTCTCAAGTTTACCAGTTAAAATATTATACTGATCTGTAGAAAGAGTCTTAAGGAGTTTTACATAAGTTTTAAGCTTAGAAATGACTGTCTTATTAATATTTCCAGGATATTCTTTAATAGCCATTCTTACAAGTTCCTTAGATTCTCTATCAATCTTAAAGAACTGATCTACATAAGCCATAGTGTTAAGAATATCAGAATACTTCTGAGTAATTTCTGGTTTTAATGTAGAGTACTGAACGAATGTACTATATAATGTAGCAGGTAAGAAAGAGATAACGTAATCATCAGAGATCTGCATAAGTGTTCCTTCAATCTCTTTAGTTGGTGTAGTAGAATCCATAGAACGAATAGTGTCGAATTCTGCTTTAACTTCATCACTTTCAAACTTAACCATCTTATATACATCAGTCTCAATCAATGATGTCTTATTACAAGTCTTACTATCATGCGTACGAGCCATAAGATTTGAATCCCCATAGCAAGCTAAATATAAACCAAAATATAGAGACTCAATATCTTCTGTACGAATCATTTTAGTCCATGCTTCAAATGAAGGTTTGTCTGCATCAATGATATGATTATAGATAAATCTTAATGAAGCAATAACTCCATTGACACCATTACTATTTCTAATAGTTTTTCTAAGAGCATCTAACTCTGGACCATCGCATTCAAAGAATGTTACATTCCTCTTAGTGTAATATAGTGCCCAATCTGCTTTCTTTTTTGTGGCTTGAACGTTATTATCATCTAATAACCTAGATGCTGATACTGGCTTTTCTCTAATCTTATACTGAGAGAAATCAATAGGATCTTTAGAAGATACAATAGAACCCATACGCTCTTTGAACTTTGCTCTAAGTTCCTCAGGTGTTTCTTCCTCATCATCCTTAACATCATATGCTTCATCTGCTGCATTAAGATCATTTAATAAACCATCAAGATCATCATCCCCATTATCATTAATAGATGCTGGAATCTTAGTAGTTTTCTCCACTACTTTTGGTTTATCATTATCAGACTGTTGTGCTTCTTGAGAAGCTTGCATATTCACTGGAGCTGGTTTAGAAACTTCTGGTTCTGGCTGCTCTTCTACTGAAGAATCTTCATCATCATCTAATAACTCATTATCGAGTTCATATTCAATCTCATCTAAACTCTTAGTATTATTTTCAATTGATTCTTCATTTTCTTCAGTATCTTTTTCAAATTGCTCTTGTTCTACAGCTTCTTTAACCTGTTCAACCATTCTATCAGCATTAGCCTTTTTCTCAGCAATAGTTCTATCAAGAGAACTAAATGCGTCAGTTATAATTTCAGGATTAATTTTCTCTGAAGCCTGCTTTTTAGCTGCACTTTCTTCAGGATGCATAATTTCTAATTCCTTACCAAGTTCAGCCATACTTACTGGCTTCATGGTTTCTGGTGCATGAGGAGTATTTTTAACCTCACTTTTTTGGTTATTAGTTGTAGTCTTCTGCTGATGTGCTACAGATTTACTCAGAGCGTCCAATGATATTTCTTTACCCATCTTTAATTCCTCCTATTAAATTAATAATTCATCTAACACATGGGTTACCCCAGCATCAAGATCATCAGTTTCTGTATTATAAGCCAATGTATAAGCTCCTTCAGAAGTATTGATTATAATTCCAATAGAATGATCCTTAAGCATACCCACCTTAATCTCAGTAGAGTATAACCATGGTAAATAAGTTTCTATTTGATTACTTATGTTATTTTGTAATTCTTGGATCATATTCTCTTCATTATTGAATCTATACTTACTCTTTATACCTACACCCATTTCTGGATGTGATTGGAACTTCCCAGGCTCTAATAATATGATATACATAATATGTACGTATGCCGCATCTGCTTTATCAAATACTTTTGGCATACCAAAAACATTTTGAGATAATACATGAGCCTGCATATTAAGTACCTCCTTTAGATATTAATTTAAAGTTGCGGTAGTAAAAATTTACACAGCACAAAATACTATTAAATTATATATTATAATAGTGATCATAATTTAAAATCAAAATAAAATTAAGGAGGAAATAAATTATGGGAATGATATTTAATCCAAATATAAATGATAATAACGCTTCATTATCATTTATTGTAGAATTTACACAGGAATGAGCGTTATTAGAACAATTTAACGTTAAAGAAACTATGGACGATAAAACTAAAAAGAAGATTAATCGTAATATTATGATCGATAATCAGATTAATCAGCATGGTCCAAGAATGAAGGTTTCAAAAGAAAATAGTAGGGTAACTACAGATCATAAAAGTACCATATCCATTTATGTCTCAAAAGAGAAGTATGACATCAATGGAAATCCAGATTTCGAATATGGTCATATTGGGAATTTAAAGAATATAAAACTAAGTAATAAAGAATATAAATATTTGTGCGATATGTACGGTAGGAATTACAATTTAATCAAGATGGTAAATTCTAATAATGCCAAACAATGCGAAAAAGCAATGATAAATGATGAGCATCTTTATCATAAAGGAACGAAATATAATAGAGATGAGAATGGAGTTTTAACAGTGTATGATAGCAAAGGTAATATACATCACAGAGAAAATTTGGAAGGAGATATAATATGATAGTATGTGACAGCCTTATATGCACTAGTGGTAATCATATGTATTCGCAAAATAGTCCTTATTTGTATATAGGAGATTCTCTTCTTGAAACTGATGAAGATGGATGGAAATATCCAAATAAAGAAGAATTAGAGTATAGAATACAACAAGCACGACTTCTTGATACGCGTTGTGCATTAATGAATGCTAGAAAAGCAATGCCTATATTTAGATTTATTCCTAAAAAGAAAATAAGTATTTTTAGTTTAGTATGGTTTATTTCTGATGAAAAGAAAGATGCTATACTTGTATATTTTGTAGATATTAAAACTGGTAAGTATATTCAGTTATTTACATCATGTGCAAATTGGTATGCTTCAAAAAAGGATTATTTTGAAGATAAATGCCATAATGATTATGACGATATAGTAGAAGAAAAACTTGGTATTAAATTAAATTAAGGAGGTAGAAGTTATGATATTTGATTATAATGAATTTCAAACAAAAATTTTAACGGAAGGAGAAATAGTTAATTTATTAACAGAAGATATGCAGCATGGCATAATTCTAAAAGCTACTTTAAATGAGAATCAGATTATATTAGAAAAATTGGAATCTGAGGATTTAGGGTTGCCTGTAAAGGGTGGTAAATCTAGAATCATTATGATAGGAATGACAGGAAATCAGCATGGTCCTAGAATAAAGATATCTAAATATGGAAAAGGAATAAAGCGTAACGATAAGAAAAGCTATGTTGGATTATATACAAAGGATGAGCCTACAGGTAATGATAAGTTTTATTTTGAGGGTGATCCTAAGAATGTAGATCTGCGTGGAGAAGAATTAAAGTCTTATGAAGATATATTCATACGGAATTATAATCTCATTAGATTAGCTCAGGATTCTAGTAATCTTGATGATTGCGAAACTGCGTTGCTTAATGATGAAAAGCTTTATCGTGATGGAGTTAAGTATGAAAGAGACAAATTTGGTACATTGATTGTTTATGATGATAAAGGTAATATATCTTATAGAAAAAATTTAAAGGATGATAAAATATGAAGGTATTTATACAAACTACTTGCTCATATAAGAGCCATGCTTATAATAGCGAAATTGACGTTCAAACAAAAGCAGATAATGAGGGTACTGTTATAACTATTGATAATAAAAAATACCCAACAGATAAAATGCTTAGATATTGCATGAAGCAAGCAGATATAACTGCTAAATACCATTTAGATGAAGCTAGAAAAGAAATGTTTTATCTTAGGTTTGTACGTAAGAATAAACTTAATTTGTTTTCACTAATTATATTTGTATTTGATGATGATGAAGAATGGTTAACAACATACTTTTATGATCATAAGTCTAAGAAAACCATACAGATATTTATGTCACATAATGATTTTATGTCTTCAGATTTATCTGAAATTTATGGCAATATATCAGATGCCGTTACTCAGTATGGAGTAACGGTAAATTAAGGAGGTGTAATATGGTATATAAGATAGAATTATTTTGTGAAGGTAAGAATAGTCTATTTACTGCAACTTATGACCCAATGCTATTACCAGATAGTATGATAGAAATAAGAGATGGTATGCAGTATCCTACAGATTTCGGATTTAGATATGCTACTAGAGATTATATAAACAAAGGGGATGATATAATAAAAGCTGCCAGAAAAGAAAATTGGCGTATGAGATTTATACCAAAAGATAAACTTCATACTTATATGCTGCTATATTTATTCTCTGAAGATAAAGGTGGAAAAGTATTAGTATATTACTATAATTTTACTACAAAGAAAACGCTTGAACTATATACTATAGATACTGACTGGTTTACAAGACCTTCAGAAGATGCTTGGCCATATCCGTGTTTAAGTTATATATTAGAATCTGTTTTTGGAATTAAATCCAAGTAATTAATAGAGCGTGGTATAATAACCACGCTCTTATACCACATTTATTTTTACCCAAGACATCAAAGTAAATTATTTTTAGTAGGAGGTGTGTTATATATGTCTAGTAAAAGATATAAATGCCCATATTGTAATGAGCGATTAGATAGAGCTAAACTTATAAAACACGTAGATAAATCGCATCAGGAATTAATTCCTGATACTTTTACCGCTACACAAGTAGTATATAACTCGGTAAATAAAACTACTGGAGGAAAATGTAGAGTATGTGGTAGACTTACTAAGTGGGATGAATCTAAAGGTCGTTACGAAGTATTATGTAATGATCCTAGATGTAAACAGAAGTTAAGAGATGATTATAAGAAGAATATGCTTAGAGTTAAAGGCACTTATAATATTCTTAATGATCCTGAACAACAGAAATTAATGCTTGCCAATAGATCTATATCTGGCGAGTATCAATTTCAGGATGGTGGTAAAGTTGGTTATACTGGAAGTTATGAGAAGAAGTGCTTAGAGTTTATGGATGTAGTCATGAATATTAAGTCTGACGATATCATGTCTCCAGGACCAACGATGGAATATGAATATAATGGTGAGAAACATGTCTATATTCCTGACTTTTATTATATTCCGTATAACCTCATTATTGAGGTTAAAGATGGAGGAAGTAACAAGAACGCTAAAGACTCACCAAGTATGAAAGCTTCTAGAGAAAAGACTATAGAGAAGGAAAGGTTAATTACAGATAAGGGAGTATATAACTACGTTAGATTAACCGATAATCAGTTTGCTCAATTAATTGAAATATTTATGGATATTAAAGAGAAATTGATTAATGGTGACCCATCTAAGACTGTTAGAGTAAATGAGAACACTGCTGATATATTAATGGAGAATGTATTTGAAGAGGCTGGGTTTATTGGTGGAAAAGAGCTTAAAGAATCAGTATTTATAGAATCAGAAAATCCTACAAGATATTTTGTATCTGATAAGGAATTATCAAATGCTCCAGTAGGAGGAAATGAAAATCCAGTAAGTGCAATTTGTTTATATGCTAGTAGAAATATTGGTAATTCTTATTCAACTAAAGACGGTATAAATACTACAGTTAGGTCTAAATTTAAACAACAGGTGTATTTCTATAAATTCAATACAAATGATAGAAGTTTTGATTTGGAATACTCTGGAACTTTCGAAGATCTCTGTGATAAGAAAGGTATTAAGATTAAAGAAATCAATGATGCCAGAAAGAATAATCATATTAATGCTTATAAACAAGCTGTACAATTATGCAAACAAGAATTGCAGAAGAATAAAGCTATAAATAAGCATGTTAAGTTCCCTAGTACTGGTGATAATTTAGATAGATTTTCTGCTGAGGTTGGCGATATAACAATTTTTTGTATAAATTCAAAAACATCAAATAATGATAATGATGAATTTAAAGAGAAAGTTATTAAGCCAGTAGCAAAAATGATGACTGAAGTAAATAAACAATTACCAGATGGTTATAGCATGGATATTAAGCCATGCTATATCAAAGGTGAAGGTTATACGTATGCACTAAAGACTACAAATAATCTTAAAGAAGCTGCTGTTATAACTGAAGGAGTAATGTTTGCATTTGCTGGAATTGTACTTGGAATAACTGTTTTAGCAGAATTAGAAAAAGCATTTAAGAAAGCTGTTAATACGTACTATGTTTATATGGTATCTGATAAAGAGCTTAAAGAAATTCCTAAGTATGGTTGTGATTCAAAAAGAGCAGCATTAGTACAATATGGATATTATAATCTTAATTTCCGTAAAGGAGATAAAAATATTTTATATGAAGATAAGAGTACGGGAAATGTATCTAAGAAAGTTTATCTTTATAAATTTAAGAAAGACTCTCTTATTCTTGTAGACTATGGTCCATTTGATATCTTATGTGCTTCAAATAAAATCGAAATAGAACCATTTGATAAATCTAATAGTACAAAGAATAAAGATACCGCAGATAAAGCAATAAAATATTTGTATAATTATATTAATTCTAAATCTGATATTATTTGTGGTGAAATAAATTGGTGCAAAGTTCATAAAGATTATAGTTGGAATAATGCTAAAGATAGAGACACAAAATTATTTCATCTAGATCTTACCAATAAAAATTTAAAGCAAGTTAATGGAGATATCAGAAATATTCTTAAATCGTGTGTAAATTATACTAATAAGAAACTTCCTAAGGATTATAAACTAATATTGAAATATGGTACTGGAGACGTTGATTGTTTATTATTATATGCCGGTAAGAAAAGAACTGAAGAATCATTTAAAGAATCTTTGCTTGAATCTAAAAATGAACCATTTTATTTCTATCATTTAGTACCAAAGGGCGCTAATGTATCTAATGGCATTACTAGCTTAGAATATCAATATAATCATAATATAGATGATTTCTTAAATAATTCAAATAAATACAGAGCTAGATTATGTAATGGCTGGGGTATTTATCCAGGAATCAATCCAAATTCTTTATCTTATAGTGATATTCATGATGGCATAAATCAACACAGAAATTCAGTAGATGGATGTAATAAAATTTACTTATTCAGATATGCTCCATATAAAGAACTTGGTGCTCAAATGAAGAAGATTCTATCAGGAAAAGATATTTATAGAGTCGATGTAGATAGACTTTTAAAAGATGGAGTAATAACTTCTATTGATTATGGCTATGTAGATTCTAATACTGATAATGATAGATTAGATGAAGATTGGTATAGGAATATATCTTATGAGGATTATTTTAAGAATTATACAGAATCAGATCCTGATCGTCTATTATTTAGTTATATGAATCATATAAGTGTTACACCTAAGGATGGAGTTATTCCTAAGAAATATTTAACCAAAATCAATAACTATAATAAAATATCTGAAGGTGCAGGATTAATGATTCAAAATTATACATGCTATGAATGTAATTATACTGCTGATGAGACTGAAGTACAATTTGATCAACATCCAGATTATAATAGGGTAAAAAGACTGCACCCTAATTGGAATTTATCTAAAGGAAAACTTGCTTATGTTGTATGCCAGAATTGTGGTACTCGTAATGATATTCTTATAAATAAAGAACAAACTATAACCGAATCACAATATCCTAAAGCTAGTAAATCTATCAAACTATATCATGGTTCTACAAAACAAGGATTAAAATATATTAGTCCACGATCTATAAATATAAAGAAAGAACTTGGTAAGAAAGATTTAGTTTTTGCATCTGATACTAAAGATTTTGCTGCATGTTTCTGCGGTAATTGGAATGATTCTATAGCAAGACAGGGTTCTTGGGATGGATGGAATACTGTTACTATTGGAATTTCTGATAAAGTAGATATGGATAAACCATGCTCTTTATATGAATTAGAGAATGATGGAGAATTCGAGCAGGTTGCAAGAAAAGAATTTGTATCTGACCACAAAGTTAAAGTGCTAAAAGAAACACAATATAAATCTTATAGAGAAGCATTAAGAGCTAATGGAATAGAAGTCATATCTTACCAAGAATATCAAGATAGATTAAAAGCTACTAAGAATGAATCTGCTATATTAGAAAGCAGTAATGATTTATCGGCAATACTTAAATTTAATCAATATATGCTAGACAAAGAGTATGTAGTAAATTCAGGAAATGGTAAAGTTATTGATCAAGAATCACCTGAAGATTTTTGCAAGTATTACAGATTAATGAGCCCGAAAGAGTTTGAGAAATTTGGTGGAGGAGTTTGTTGGGATTATGTACCATATGAAGCTTATTATTTTAGCAAGAACTTTCCAAATATTAAGTATAAAACCTTTTATCATGTTTTTAATGATAATCATAATTGTCCGACTCATACATTTTTATTATTCTATATGAATAATAAATGCTATTGGTTTGAAGCAAGTTGGAAGAAGTATGCTGGAGTATATGAATTTAACTCTGAGATGGATGCATTAAATTATATAGTTTATAATCTTAGTCTATTTGTGGATAATAATAAAGTGGTTAATGATTACACATGTGAATATAATGCATTAAATCAGAAAATATATGGAATGAATACGATTGAATTTATGAACTATATGGATGCATTACCAAAGTATAATTATCAAAAATTTAGTATGTCAAAACCAAATACTATATATAAACCCAGCTCTCCAACTAATAAACTATATAATGAATTATCTCTATTAGAAGAAGTTGCTATAAATAGTAAATATTTAGAAAGAGATGATTATTGTTACAATCTTGACTTATGGGATCCATTCTCAAATAATATACTTTATATTACTGGAGTATCTGGTTCTGGCAAAACTACGTTAGCTATAGATATTGCTAAAGAATTTAACTGTAATATAGTTGAATTGGATGATATTGCTAATTATAATTACACTAAATATCTTAATAATGGCAATAAGCAGTCGATTATTTATAATTGCATTAAAAGAAATTGTGCTGGAGCTGAAAGATTCTTTGATACACATAAGTATGAGCCATATAATAATCCCAATATTGGTCTTAAAGTATGTAATGACTTCTTAAAATGGTTTATTGAAAATATGAGTAATGATGGCAATCTTTATGTCATAAATGGAGCACAGATATATTACATGGTTGAACCATCTTATTTTGCTGATAAACCTATAATAATTAAGAAGAGTGATTTATTTACCTCTATCAATAGAAGGAGTCAAAGAGAATCAAAAGACCTAAAAACTTACATAAAGAAATATATTGATTTTCTTGCTAAGAGTCCATATAGAGATGCTCAAAGAAGTGCTGTTACATTTGCAAAAGATATTGGTAGATTAACTAATGAATCATCTATAGACTATCTATGCTTAGATGATGATGAGGAATAAGAATATCATAGTTAATAAAAATTTATTAGGCTAGGTTAAATCCTAGCCTAATCTTTTTGTATTTATAGGAGCTTAAACTTAGAGGTAATAAACTATAAAATATTTGGAGGTGATATGATATGGTAGACACCCAATTACAAGAATTATTAAAAGAATTAGAATGCATTGTCATTAATTCAATATGCCATAATTGTACAGATTATTATCAATTTACGGCTCAATATAATGAAATATTGCATAATTATGCTGAATATTGGAATAGAATAAATTATGGGGAAGAAATTGAACTGGTGTTTAACTTAGATGAAGAGGCTAGTGAAAGATCACATGTGATAGGTAATTTAACTATTACTGGGCCTGGAGCTGATTATTTTAAATCTATTATTCGAGATGGGGTTAATTATAATAACTAAAATGATTATATATTATATTTTTGTAATAGTATAATAAAATTATATTTAATAATGAGGTTTAATATGGATGATAAAGAATTTATTAAACAAAAAGTAATTAAAGCTATTAAGCTTAGAGCAGCACTTATCAAAGATATGCAGGATCTTGGTATTAAATCTTTATGGGAAAATGTACCAAAACTAAATCATTATAATAGTGCAAAGCAGTATACTAGTTTAGTAATTGCGTACTCTAATCGTTATCCTGAAAAAATCTATACTCCGATTGGTTATATTAATATCACAACTAGTGACACTGTATACGCCACTAATAAAAACTCCAGTACACAAACTATGAATCTTATTACTAGCAAATATGGATTTGAACTTGCTTACGTAATGCAAACGTATGATTTCGGATCTTTTGGTCCATGGTATTCTGAGGATGGTGAAATACATGATGTTAGTAGTAATTTAAACGACTATGAATGTGAAGATATATATGAAGAAGCGTTACAGGAGGCTGCATATGATAGCACCAATACGTATTGGTAATCAATTGTTTGAACAGAATTGTAGAATTTATATAATAAGGAGGATATAAAAATGGCAGTATGTGAGTATTGTAACAATGAAATGCTTAGTGGTTCATCGTGTCTCTCGACGTTAGTTATTAATGGGTCAAGATATCAAAGAATAAAATATGGAGATCCAAATGATTTGTATCCAGATATTGCTGATAAAACTAGTTGTCCTGATTGTGCTTGTCTTAAAGGTGCGTATCATCATTGGTTGTGTGATATGGAACGATGCCCAAAATGTGGTAATCAGTTACTTATGTGCGATTGTGATGTGTATATGGATTCAGGACACATGTGTACTAAAGTCACAGATAAAGAATCATAATTTAAAACTGGAGGAAAATATATGATACTGGTAAATAGAGACGAAATTAGTAAGGTATATGATATGATGAATCTTATGAATGAATATTTTGATGAAACTAATCATATCCCGCCACAGAATGTTTTCTATTCAACATGTGTTACATTTTTGGATGAGAATGATACTTTAGATTTAGAGGGATTCTTTAATAAGATTATCATGCAGATAAATGTATTGTATGATATGGTATATAATTTTAGTGAAACTAATAATGATTCGAAAGAATCAGAGATGGATAGAATTATAAATAAATATTCAAAAGAAGAAATCTTACCGATAGCATCAGAATTATTTGTAATTTTTGAATATTTATTACCATCTGAGTATGGAATTTTGCATAAAATGATGCATCGTTCAGACTGCGAGAGATTGAAAGGATGGTTGGATACGACTATCAAAGTCAATTACGATTATGATCCAAAGAGGGATCTAGCTAAGTGTATTCATAAGCTAGTAAGTCAATTGCGTTATTTATCAATGCATACAAATGGTTATGTAAAAAATGATTACTATAAGTCTGTTTCATTTAATTATATTGAATGCTTAAGAGTTGTACTTAAATACATAGGTATGGGAAGTAAAGAGTTCTTTAATATGGTAAGAGCTATATGTGCTTTGTATACCAAAAAGTTACAACTGTAAAACACAAATTATATACCTAAAGGAGGATGATTAAAATGAAGGTAGAATATAATATTAAGGTAAAAGCATTAACTTATGATTTAGGATGTAAAATCTTTAATCAGACTTACAGCACATTAGAATCAATGTGTAATTCTTTAGAGAATATGAATGTAAACTTTTATCATAAGATCAAGAAAACGAAATACGGATTCAATTTAAAAATCTCTGAAGGAGATGTTTATCCGTCAATTGGTTTTATTAGAAAGTATGGTACTCATACAAGGTCGACATACTCTGCTGATAACAATTTTGTTATTAAAATTGAATGTAATAATGCTAAAAAAGCAGAGTCATTATCAAGAGATATTTATAATAGACTCGTAGATTCATTTGACTATGAACTTGGCAAAATCACTTATGATGTAGGGTATGACGCAACGATAAAAATAATATTCAGAGCAGACTCAGATTGTATGCCAATCTTGTTACTTTTACGAAACAGAGAAAACATAAGGGGGTAAATGTATGAAGGTGCAGTATAGTATTATAGCAAAAGCAGAAAATGCTGAATTGTTGCATAGAATTGAGAATCAGGCTTTAAATGCTATTAAGTCTATTTCTAGTGATAATAAATTGGGTATTGAAACTGGTGCATTAAATGAACAAATTGGGTTTTATTTAATAACCACTCAAGAGGTTGAAGATGACACCAATATTATATGCCCATCAATTGGGTTTATTCAGGAAGAAGGAGTCAATAGAGAGCATGGTTCTATTTATTTTAATAATTTTGATATAACGATTGCTTGTTCTAATCATGAATTGATTAATAGAACCTATATTGGAATGCATAATAAATTATGTGGATTACCAGACTATATGGATAATAATGTTATACTTCGTATGGAAGATAAAATAACTGTACGGTTTTTACCGGAGTCAAGATGTATACCAGTATTTTTATTCCTACAATATCAAAATCCTATGTTTAGCGTATAAGGAGGCGAAATAGTATGTTATTATGCAAAAACGATATCAATGAGACTTTCGATACAATAACTATTCTTGATAATTATTGTACCAAAAATAATACAATATTGGACAACGCTGCATTAGATGCATGTAAAGTAACTTTCGGAGGTAGAAAAATATGCTTACCAAAATTATTTAAATATCTTAATAAATATATAATGCAAGTATATACTAACGTATGTACCAATTTAGCAATGAAAGAATCGAGGATTATAGATTATGAAATCAATGCTTATGCTTTAAGAAATATATTGCCAATAGCATCAGAATTATTTGTTATATTTGAAATTGGACTCCCATATATTTATAATACATTAAGAATACCAATTCATGACTATATCTGTAATATCGATATGGATAAATTTTACAATATGCTCCATTTTTATAATTGCTCTACTAAATTAATTAATGAATTACAAAATGCAGAGCGATATACAGATACAGATAATCCTAATGAATATATAGATTTAATTAGGCGCTATTATCTTAAATGGATTGAAATTATTATAGTTGTTACAGGAATAACCAACAAACAATTTTTCAATATGACATGGGCTGTATGCATTAATTATTTGAAGTTGGGCAATAAAGATATTGACAAATACTTGTATGATGATATATTGTAGATATCTAAATACTAACAAGGATAGTGTATATGCACTATCCTTACTTGTTTTTTGTTTATTTTTAATTATATATTATATATGTAGTAGTAGCAAATAATATTCAATATAAGGAGGGAAAGATATGAAGATATTAAACTATACGCCACACGAAATTAACTTGATTAAAGAAAACGGGTACAGCATTTCAATACCATCAACAGGTATAGCTCGTGTATCAAGTACTGAAAAGGTAGTTTCTACCTTGGATGGTATTACAGAAACAGAAACAGTATACGGTGAGGTAGAAGGTCTTCCTGCTCCGGCAGATGATACTATTATCATCGTATCCCGCCTTGTATTATCAAGGTGCCCTGATAGATCTGACTTTCGGGCTCCAGGTTTACAGGTACGTGATGATGAAGGCAGAGTAATTGGTTGCAAGTCCCTGGCTCGCAATTAATTACAATAAAGGGCTCGCTTCGGCGGGCTTCTTTTTTGTCTATTATCTACGTTCCTGAGGTTGAAATTGTAAAAGTTGTAAATTTCAGCTATATAATATAATGATGTAAAAGTAGTAGTAATACATATTTTAAGGAGGAAATTCTTATGAGAAAAGAAGTTAAACGCATTTATCAAACAGCACAGAAGTACATGACACATGAGAACAAAAAAATGAGGAGAACATCCTCGAAGCCAGAATACCCACTGGTTGACGACATGCTGAACGGGGCTAGACATCTTAGTTATTCAACAGACGGCATGGAGTTAAACATCATCGTCGGTGAAAAATACTGTATGGTATATGTATCCGATGATGAAAGCATTGAATCACTGAAGCTCACAGCGTACGAGTACAAACTCGTAAAAGAGCACATCAGGAGGCAGAGGGATGATGCAATCATGCGGCTCCAGCAGATGAGAGATGACTATAAAATGAGCAAAATGATCGCATTGATTAACGAGCAGATTGATAAAAGGGAGGCTGAGAAGTATTGCAGGAATCTGCCGGCACTTAAGAAAAACTAGCAACATGGGGGTCTCTTGACCCCCTAATATTTTTTATTAATTTCGTTTATTTTTTATTACTTTATTCTATGATCCAATTGGGCGATAATAATAAAAATTAATTGTATAATATTATTGTGTAGTAGTATAAAAATATAATATATCTAAAGGAGGGAAGATTATGAATAATACTACAGCTGAGGTATTGATTAAAGGTATCGAGAACGGCACTATTAAATTAATAAAGTTCGCAAACACGGTATACGAGAGAATATCTGAATACGTATGGATGTACAGAAAACTTGACGATGGTAAGTCTGAAGGTGTAATGCTAAGTGATTATATTATCAAAAATATAAAGATATTTAACGAGAATGATTTTAAATTTGTGAATTTTTATCAGTTTACGATGAATGACATAATGTGCACTCCAAACAGAATCATCTCACCAGAAATTGCAGAGATGATGGATAGTATTGTAATGCATCGTGATAATGTTGATTCAGTATCTGTAGGTGATGGCGAGTCAGTGTTTACATGGTATAACGTTGAAGGTGGTGATCACTGGATTGAGAGGGAACAGCATTTCGTAGATGGTGATGAGGTAAGTTGTAAAAGACGAACCGTTGATTCTGTTAGCATTATTGAAACTATCTATAGGATTGAATATGCTAAAAAGGAAATGCAAGAAAAATTAAACATGTTTGAGAATTCAATAGCATACTCCTCTTGAATATGTTTATGGCTAGGGTTATTCCCTGGCCATATTTTTTTGTTATATTATAATGCAAGAGTAATAGTATAAAAAATTAATTGCATAATATTATTGTGTAGTAGTATAAAAATATAATCAAGGAGGGAAATATTATGAATAATACTACAGCAGAAATACTTGTAAAAGGCATTGAGGACGGAACTATTAAAATTATAACATGCGGTAATATGACATACGAGAGAATATCTGAATACGCATGGATATATAACAGGAATGATGTAGATGGTAACATCGAGGGGGTAATATTCCGCAACGACCTGATTGACAGAGTAAAAACAATTGAAGATGATGATCCTGATGTATATTTTTATCGGTTTACCATGAATGACATACTATGCGCGTCTGACAGAATCATATCTCCAAAGAAGGCGGAGATTTTTGATGCGGCAATAATGCATCATGATCGTTTGGATTGTATATACGGAGGAGATGGTAGAGTAAACTACACATGGCATAGTGTAGACGATGGCACAGATCATTGGCTTGAGATTAGGGAGGAATATTATAACAATAAAAGAAAGCCAATTACAGATCTCACAGTAACTACACTTCATCTCGTGGAAACAATGGTGAGGATGGAGTATTCGAAAAGGGAGTTGGAAGAAAGATTAAACCTGTTCGAGTCAGGAAGCATACGTTATTCTGAATAATATTTATGGCTAGGGTTATTCCCTGGCCATATTTTTTTGCTATATTCTATGATTCCGAATGGTATTAGTCTGTAAAACCTATTAATTTCAGCTATATAATATAATGGTGTAAAAGTAGTAGTAATAATATCCTAAGGAGGGAAAACTATGTTAAACGAAAAAATTATGAGGTACTATAATAATGTTAGAGGAGTCATTGCAGACGCAGTAGCTAAAATAACAAAAAATGATTGGAAGGAGCTAAGTAAATTATTTGCATCATCGTCAACATATAGCACATACGATTCTGATAGATTAATACAACAGATCGTATACTTTTGCAAAATTTATTTATATGATCTGACGTCAGGAGCGGTTCCGGAGTTTAATGATTTCGAGTTAAATTTTATGGTTAGGATGTTTATATTGGAACATCTCGACTAGAAAAATGAGGGTAGCAAAAGCTATCCTTATTTTTTTCACTAATATTATTTTTTATCTTATATACTCTAATCTACAATTAAGTATACTTTTAATTATATATTATATATAAGTATAAATACAAAAGAAAGGAGTAAAAAATGGGGGAAACAAAAGATGAAACCATTGAGAGATGGTCAACTAAAAACATTAGCGATGAGAAAATTAAAAGCATTACAGATAAATTAAAATCTGGAATGAAAAAAGTTGATATCGCTGAATCTGTTGGTATATCATATGTAACAGTTTATAGATACGCTAAAAAGTTAGGTTATGTTAAATGTAGGGGAGATAAAGAGGTAACCGAACCACTAAAACAAACAAAAAATTTAACAGAATCTAAACCATTAGAAGAACACAATAACAGAGTACTACTAACTACAAAGAGGGAGACTTTAGAATGTGCGCTAATAAAAGATCGCCATACCGGAATTCCCACAGATAAGTATATATTTAGTAGTATTAACCAACAAATAATGTTTAATTACAAACGTCTTGATGACATTGTTAAAAAATTCATAATTTCAAATATGGAATTTGTTAGTAATGAATCTGGAATAATGGTTGGGAGTAAGGACTTGGTTGTATATGTTACTGGGTTGGCATGTACCCAAGCATCAGTATTGAAAGTATGCCAAGAACTCAGAGTTAATTTAACTCTAATGCATTGGAACAAGCGTAGTAAACAATACTTTCCACAAGTAATTTGGAAAGATTTTGGGAGGCATAATATTAGAAGCATATTCCCGCTTACAGATAATATATGTATGCGTTGTACATATAAAGATCTTGAAGCCAATGAGTTCTATTATACAAGTGTAGTAGATGATGGTTATAAAGACAACATAATGAGAATGTATGAAAGCATAACGATCTGTAAGTCCGAAGAAGATATGTGGAATCAATATGGAGCCCAGTTCAGTGAATTAATGCCTGACAAAAATGCAAAGAAAATAATACGTGCTTTTAAAGCAAAACTCAAATCTGATGGTATGAGCAAACAGTGTTTATACCAAATGTCTACTTATTAATAATAACAAGTCTATATGCGGTGAGGTATAATCCTCACCGCTATTTCTATTCGTTTTTATTTTTTGTCTATAATTAAATTCTAATAGAATTGTATACTATATAGGTATATAAGTAGTACGTATTATAAAACTATATCTTAAGGAGGGAACCAAAGATGGAAACAAAACAAAAATTTTTCAATTTAATCATTGCCAATGGTCCAATATTTAGTGATAATGACATTTTTAAATTGACCAGAACCAAAGGAGACTCAGATATTGAGTACATTTATGATGTACCAATGAAGGAATCAAATGGACTATACTTATACTATTCAAGAACTAATGGTAAATCATTATTTGAGAATGAATCACTTAAGAAATTGGATAGTGCTTTTGTACTTATTTCAAATGAGCTGGATTATAGTTATATAGACGTGAATGTAAAGACAGGCTTTGAATATATTCCTTTTGAATCAATTGTTAATTCAATCAGTAAATGGGAAAAGTATCCAGAAGCAAAAAAAGACTTTTATAGTATTCTCGATAAGATAACTGATTTGTTTGAAGTAAATAAGTTTTCTGATTCTGATAAGAATTTCATATCAGGAGCTTATATTACTGACATGAATATCGTAAGAGAGTATGAAAGATTATGCTGGATTGCTGGTGCTGATTGATAATGATAAGCCCATGGATAAAACCATGGGCTTTTATATTTTATTATTTTTTGTTAAATTGTAAAGACTCTATAACTTTGAAGTAATATATTTATATAAGGAGGAATGATTATGAAGTGCGATAAGTTAATAGTAGTTATCAATGGTAAAGGCGGATCTGGTAAAGATACTTTAGCTAATTTTGTTGCAGAGCAAATGCGGGAAGGATCAGCGGAGGTTGTAAGTAGTATTACACCAATTAAAGAAATTGCATACAAATACGGATATAGTGATGATGATAAGAATTTAATGGCTAGAAGATTCTTATCAGAGTTAAAAGCAGTATTTATAGAATGGAACGATTTACCACTTATGTATTTAGGCCCAATTATTGATGATTTTTTAGATACACCATCTAAAAAGTTGTTATTTGTTATGATAAGAGAACCTGTGGAAATAAAGAAGTTTAAAACACTGGTTGATAGGAAGTTAGTAGATTTGACAAAGGAAGGGAATTGTCCATCTACAGAGATAGTCACTTTATTAATTAAAAGACCAGAAGTAGATAGTATAGATTTCTGCAATGAATCAGATGATTATGTAGATAACTATAATTATGATTATATTTATAATAATGATGGAGATCTTTTCAGAGAAAAGTATAAGTTCATGTTATTCTTTATAGATAATATACTAAGTGTATATTAATTGCTATTGACTAATAAATGAAAGGAAGGATGCTATAGGTGTTGCATAATTTATTAGGGGAGGTTTTATCATGGATTAATGATCCTAAAAATAAAGATATGGTAATTGATATTTCTTTGGGTATATTTACATTCTGTATGATAATGTGTGCAGTCTTAGCAATACTCATTGATCAGAATTAATAGGTATAATTACAGGAGTATATGAAAAGAACGGAGGTTAATTAATGTCTAAAAGTAATAAAAACGAAAGTGGGTTTTTGATTTCGATGGAATTCTTAATTATAGTATAATAGAATAATCCATTTTGTATTTTCAGTTATATAAAATTGCATATACAAAATAATCATACGCCGTACTATTAGCGTAAACTAGCAAGGGCAAAATTGTAATACTTAGCTCTTGGAGAATACTTATTATGTAGATTACAACGAGACCGGCTTAACGAGACAATTCTCTACAAAAAAGTTTAAACCTTCTATGTATCAATTAATTGATATACACTTAATTATAAACTAGAAAAAGAGAGGGAGTGATCCAAGCTTGGTTGGGAGAAAATAAAAAATGTGAATAATTCATTATCTTTAACAATGAATCTTTTGATATTAAAAATTACTTTCCAATACTTTAATTTAACTTTAAGAAATGATAAGTTTGCTAGAGTTTAATATGTAAATTTTTAGTTAAACTAGAAGTATATTTTATTTACTTACGGGATAGCATTTATTAAAAGTATATTGGAGGTAAAAAGATATGTTAGTATTAATGATTCAAGATAAGCTTGAGTTTGACGTGGATGGAATAGCTATATGTAAAGATAAAATTAGCCCTGAAGTTAAGGGGTTCTTTAAAAGAATAAATGATTATTATAATAAAGTATTTGATACTAATTATAGTAGGAATTTTTTCTGGGGATTTAACAATCTTAATCCCCTTATTAAAACAATAGACTTATCAGTAGAAGCAATTCAGAGAGCTATGGCTATGGCATGTAAAGATTGTGATAATATCTACCTATTGGATGTACCTAAAGAGATTGCTTTGGTTACTGATTATTACAGTTTTCAGGATGCTATATACACATCTAGAAATTGTAACTCTGTTGATTTAGATTGGGAAACAATATTGCAGCTTGATAATGATAGAGAGCAACAAGTATTAATCCCATATATAAATAAATCCTGGATCATAGAAGAAATCACATTTGCTGATCTTATTAAGAAAGTAGTATTAGAATTAGCAGATAAATATAAAGGTTATGATGCAGAATTTTATAAAGCACCAATTGGAAAACGTATAAAGAGAGGAATACAAAGAATGACAATTAATGTAGACCCAAGGCAAATTATTGAAGGAGACACTGTTTTATGCAAATTAGAGGATCTTGGTAAATTAGGTTCTGATATTGCTGACAAATTTGATTTACGTATATATGATTCTATTTATTTGTATATCAATACAGAGCATCAAGTTTATGGTGGAGCACTATTAAGTGGATTACATTTAAATTTTTCTAAGCTTGATGTAAACTATAGTGATTATTATATTAACTATTAGAAGCATGTAATACTATAAAGGTATAGGTGGATGCCTATACCTTTATAATTCTGATTTTGGTAATATATTATACTTATGATTATAGAAACTAATGATATTAAGGAGGAATAAAATGGATGACAAAATATTTGAATTTATTGTAGGTGATGGAGCTGATCTAAAAGATATAGTTCGTAATGAATTATCAGATCATATTAATAAGATTATTCTTGATGGTCTTATCAGATGTTGGGGAGAAGTGGAGTATACATTTGTAAATCATTTTATTATAAATGATAATAAAAACTTCACTATTAATTTCATTTTTAGTGACATGGTAATTTACATGTTTAAAGTTGATGATGATACTTTTAGGATGATTATAAGATATAATATAAGTCCTAATACGAGAACAGAATTGGTTATAGAAAATATACGCATCCTTACAGATCCAGATAAAATTCAAGCGTTAAACAATAAAGATAGCAAGGAGGACAAATAAATGACTTGGATGAATAATATTGTATTAAGTATTTTAAACAAACTTAACCATGAAGAAATCATATCGTTCTATAAAAAGGTTTATTGTGAGAATGATATTGTTATGAGTGAGCTTCTTAGGAATATGAAGCTTAAGTATTTAACACCTGAAGATATATCATATCTATTAGAGTGGGCTGGAGATTCTGAATATGTAACAGCAGAGCAACTGATAAATGAAGTAAAGGAATTAGACGAATCAGCATGAATCAATTATAAAAAGTAATAATAGCATTGACAAGAAGAATAAGGAATAATATATTGGCTAGGGTTTGTGCTCTAGCCATATTATTTTTTGGTTATATATTATAGTGGTGTAATAGTAAATATATTTGTAATAGGGAGGAATAAAAAATGCAAAAAACCAGATGTAGAAATGACGCGTTAAAAGATTCAATTGAACTTTTAGACGAGATCAAATGTGTACTTCAGGAAGTTATAGAAGGTGAGAATCTTACTGATTCTTGTAGAAATCATAATCTTGATTACATGAGAATACGTAGATTTATTATGGGGACTAATAGATTTTACGTAGATAATAGATTCACGATAGATACATGTGATATAGATTTTCCTGTAGAGGATGGTTATCACAGGCTCTATAGAAAGATATTCAGTTTACCGGCAAAACAGAGAATTAATTTGCCGAAAGATTTGAGAGAATCTATTGATTTTATCATAGACACACAGTTAACCCCAATACAGGCAGATATTTTAACTAATCGTTTTGCTGTTCATGGTGTAGAGGAAGCTAAAACCATGAAGTACTTAGCCTATAAACATAATATAAGAGAATCTAGAGTAAGAGATATTGAGATTAAAGCTCTTAGGATTTGTCGTGCAGGTAGTAATAGCAGTATTATAAGAGATGGTATGTCAAAACATTTGGAAGATGTTTCAAATAAGAAATTCATAGCTGCTAGAAAGAAGGCTGGCGAAGAGCAGAGAGCTGCCGCTGAGCGTAAATCTATTGAGGAGTTTTATGAGTCATATCTAAATGGATTATCAAATTCCGAAAAAGAAGTATGGGATGCTATAATGCATAATCTTAATTCTCGCAGAATATATGATTTAGATAGAGATGTATTATCATCAAGAGCTTTTAATGCATTAAAAGCAATACCGAGCCAGTATGATGATCCTGATCACTATACACAGTTTCCGTATGATACTCATTCATATATAACTCTTGGTGAGCTTATATTATTAACTGACGATAAGATATTATCTTTACATTCTTGTGGTAAAGCAACCACAAAAGAAATTGGAGAGGCTATCGAATCAATCATACATGAATATGGTATTCCTTACACAAGAGAAGAATTCTTAGATGCTTATAAGAAATATTGTGAAGGCTAGGGTTAATCCCTAGCCTATATTTTAAGATAAATAATAAGAAAGGAGATTTATAATTATGCATATGTTACCAGATGATTACAGAGATGATATGTTGCTTGGTAGATTATTATTTGATATTATTGGCGTTGCAGAAATAAGAGTGTACGGATCTGAAGGAGATATTGAACCACATTTTCACATAATAAATAATACAGTAGATATTGCTATATGTATTTTTGAAAATAGTTATTTGCCGGCTCACTCAAATAATGTAAAATCATTAACAATAAATGATTATAATATGCTAAATAAATGGTTAAAAAAGAATGTATCTAATTTACCATTCACTGTTAATATGACTAATTGGGAAAATATATGCCTTACCTGGGATTGCTGCAATGATGGAGATACAGACCCAAATGCTCCACAACCAGAATATTTAATAAGGGAACTTATATCTAATTAATATATTAATGCTATGGTTAATCCCTAGCCTATATTTTAAGGAGGATTTTATTATGGATAATAATTCTGTATTAATAGGAATAATTAAATTTGAAGATGAATTAAACGAAGCTGAAATAATTGCTACAGGTGGAAGATTCAATCCGTCTCGTATTGGTTTATGCAAAATAAATGTATACTCTAATGAAGGTCAGAAACCTCATTTTCATTTATATAAATTAAATGGGAATGATGAATTTGAAACTTGCATATGTATTTATTCAAATAATTATTTTTCTCATGGAGGGAAATATACATCCAAATTAAACTCTAAACAATGCAAAGAATTAAATGATTGGTTGAAGAATCCAAATAAAACATACCCAAATCTCAGCAATTGGGAAGCAATTGTGTATGAGTGGGAACGTGGTAATGGAGGTAAGAAATTCAAAAATAAAGTTTCTGTTCAACCAGATTATGATAAAATGAATATGTTCAAAGATTAAATAAAGGAGATTTATATGATAGTTAAGCATGGAAGAGATGAAAAGTTTGTAGGAGAACTTAATTTCGACAAAATAGGAGTCGCTAAAATGTGGGTATATGGAGATGAAGGTAACTTACCACCACATTTTCATATTATTAATAACGAAACAGATTTAGCTATATGTATTTTTGATAATGCATATATACAAAAGCATTCTAAATATATTAATATGATAACAGATAAAGATTGTAAGATGCTTAATGAATGGTTTACAGATAATATATCAGATATGCCATTTAAAATTAATAATTGGAATGCAACCGCTGGATTATGGGAGTCTAGTAATGGTTTAACTGGCAGGGAACGTAATCAAACAATTTATTCTATAAATGAATTTAAAGCCATTTAAAAATTACAGCTAGGCTATTATTGTCTAGCTGTATTATTTTTTGCTTAATCTAATTCCTTGGACAATCTATTAATGTAAGAAAGGAGGTCTTATAAATGGCTTTAGAAGAATTTAAAAGCTCTAATAATCCATCTGATAAAAGGGCACTACTTGTTCGTACTGCTACAGACACTCTAAAAATTTATGGTATTGATTATTCTATTACTGTTAAAGATAGGGATGATTTTATTAGTGGTAAGAAAAATGACTTTGGAGATATATCATTATGCTTTATGCTTGGAAGGAATATAAATAAAGCATGTAGAGTTGTCAATAAAGCAATTAAGAATTTTGGTGGGGAATTTGAGCAGGGTAATCATGGGATGGCTTTCTTATATCTAAATAGAAATGATGATGATTTAGAATTACCAGAGGATGAATCTCAAGATATTCATTTTATTCTGGATAATACAGATCCATCAAGAGTATTCTTATCCTCAGATTGGCATATATTTGGTGATCATTACGGTAAAGGTAAGAATCATGTAAATATTAGAGATATTGTATCATGGTGTAAGAAAAATATTAAAGATGATGATGTGTTTATTTTTTTAGGAGATCTTACTCATAGATATTGCAATGAAGAAGATCAACAGAAAGCATCAGCAATTTATAGATCAATTCCAGGAATCAAAGTATTAATTTTGGGTAATCATGATATTATTACTGGAGAAGACTTCTATAACAATTGTGGATTTGATTTCATATTTAATGAATTAATTCATAATGGAGTAATATATACTCATAGACCAAAGAATATTGATATAGAGCCTGAATGTTATCTTAATATTCATGGTCATAAACACAATGTAAGAACTTATAATGTTACTGATGGCAAGAGTTCTATAAATGTATATCCTGAATTCTTTGATAATAAACCTACTACATTGAAATATTGTTTAGCTCATGTAGGAAAACTTACCAAAGACAATATTCAAGATTATGGTTCTAATTATAAAGAGAGCACAATAAGTGAAACTAAAAGATCAGAATTACCAAGTTCATCATTTGGAATTCCAGAAGATAGAAAATTCCCATTAGATACAAAACAGCATATCAATTCTGCTATTAAGTTATTTGGTCATGCTGAAGAATCTAAGAAGAAATTATTAGCAAAGAGAATATCTAGCGCTGCTAAGAAGTATAATATTTCTATTAAAGATGATTCTCAGGTTGCTAAATATTTATCTGAAGCATCTGATGTAGTTTATCAGAAGGATTCTATCATGGTTAATAATGATGGAGAACTTATTGAGATGGATATTAAGAATATTTGTCATTGGTATGTAACTGCATCAAGATATCCAGGAGATATACCTGAAGAGAATTATTCTAAAAATCTTATAGATGCAATAGAAAGTTGTGAAGATATAACTGAAGAAAATAATCAGTTATATGTATTCATTTGTAATGGATTAAGAAGAGATCTAGATCATTGTTTTAAAGGTATTTGTGTTGGTATTATTACTGTAGATGAGAATAAGCAATATGAATGGTTAATTCAATATCCAATAGATTTAGTAGATGGAGAGTATAAAGGATTAAGCATTAATGAATGGGCTATGTCTTCAGTAAATCCTATAGTAGGGGTTAGTAAACCATTTATTATGAAGATAGGAACTATGGATTCTACATTAAATCCTAAACAATATTTATTCTCTCCAGATGTAGTTTCTGATAAGTATTTAGCTATATCTGAAGATGCTAAACTTACTATAGTAGATGCTAAATCTGTTGCTAATTATTATATTGAATCAGAATATGAATTTGTTGGTGATAGAAGAAAACTAAGTAAGATATATGAAGCTTATAAATCTGGTAAGATTGTAGATAATACATTCTTCTATACTGCTCTTGCTGGGAAACCATTATTAACAGAAGATCAAATTGATTTTGATAAAGATTTTAGAAAGATTAATTTTAAAGCTTTAAAAGAATCATTTATCGGAAAACTTGCAACTACAGAATCTCAATATAATTCTATATCTAGAATAAGTAATAATGTTATAGATATTGGATTGTCTGAATCTATATATGGTACGCTAGATACTAAGTATGGTATTAAAGCTAAGTTTTCTTTAGATGGGTATTATTTAGAATCGTCAGTATTGAATACAAGAAGTCCATATTATGATACATTAGAAGAATTGAAAGAATCAGATTCTAGTTGGTTAAGACTGGATTTTCAGGAGGTGATATAAAATGAATGATAATAAAATTCAAGCAATGATAGAATCGTTTAAATCATCCAATTTAACTGAATCACAGTCGGTATCAAAATATAAATTCCCAGGAATGTATTGTCCATACTTTACTCCTAATGAAGTTGCTTCTTATACAGGGTATTATTCAGATCATATAGATGAAGAATGTGTTTCTTTATATGAGGAAGCTATCAATATAAATACACATCATACTCCAGATCATGCATTTCAAAAATCTTGGAATTCTAAGGTAGGGGAATTACATGATAAACTTAAAAATACTGAAGATCAGGATGAAATAGATCAGATCAAACAAGACATGATTTCTTTAGGATGGAATCCAGAGATAGAATATAATACTGAGAATCAGATTATGGCTAAAAAGAGATTTGAAAATATAATGAATGAGATGTATAATAGGGTATTTATTTCTAATATCACACCATTAGTTGAATCTTTTAATGATGAATACATAGAGGAATCTACTTCATCTAAAAAGAAATTATTCCCTGTTCATATAGTTTTAGTTAGAGGTTGTTCACCATTATCTAAACTAATTACTAGTGTGACTCCTGGAGAGTTTTCTCATTCTGCTATATCTTTAGATAATAAACTTGAAAAGTTATATAGCTATAACTTTGATAATAAGTTTAATTTTGGTGGTGGATTCTCATTAGAATCTATTAAAGAATATCCTAAAGAAAATAGATTAGCTGTATATACTGTATTTGTTACAGAGAATGCTTATAAGAAGATTTCAGATAATATTCAATATCTTCTTGGAGATATTAAAAATACAACGTATTCTATTGTAAATCTTATTACGTTTCCTATAAAGAATATTAATATAAATATGGGAGAAAATATGATTTGCTCTCAATTTGTAGATTCTATTCTTAAGTTAGCAAATACAGATTTTACTAAAAAAGATTCATCTAAAGTTTCACCTAACGAATTGAATTTTGCTTTAAGTAATAATCCTAAAGCTTATAAGATATTTGATGGTGTTGTAAAAGACTTTGATGGGAATAAAACAAATAAGTTTATTAACAAGATTTCAAAAACAGCTACCTCAGCTAACGAATCATGTAAGTATGAGAATGCTATATTTGAAGCTCGCAAAATTCCTGTAGAAGTGAGTTCAGAGGGTGATGTACTACTTACAAATCCATTTCCTGACTATAGTGAAGAATATTTTTCATCTCATAAGTTATTATTAAATTATGAGAAGACTGGTAATATTGATGGTATGAAATATGAATTGGCTAGACTTTATTATATGAATTATACATTAGAGAAGAAGCTATATCATAATAAACTTCTACCGAAGAAAAATGAGTATATAAAGACAAGAGCTAGAATACTTAATGATTTTAATAAATATCTTAAATATGTATTAGATAAAGATAAGAAGTTTAACTTTGGTGAATATTATGAGCAATCGCCTTTCTATGCTAATACAATCGAAGTTAAAGGATCCACTATAGGACAAGTAAAAGATATAATTAAGTATATATTATAAAAACGAACAAGAATCCCATACTCTTTCGAGTATGGGACCATCTTGCGGAGGACTTTTACATGAAAAAAGTAACAATTTTAACCATAACTATTACTTAAATGTTATCAAATAAAAACAGCATTATCATTTAAGTAATACAAGTCTAAGGAGGGAAACAAATGATATTAACAGGTACAAAGTATTATAAGTACGATGAAGATCAACTTCAGGTATACCGTGTAGTTAATAATAAAGACGACAAGTATACTCTGAAAGAATTATTTGGTAAAGGTAAAAGAATTGTAGTAGAAGAAGAGAAACTCAAATCTGTATATATAAAGTTAAACAATGATGCATTCTTAAATATGATGATTACTGCAAGCAATGGAGTAGCTAACGAAGATATTAAAGATGTATTTGCTTGTGTTAATAAAGTCGTAGATATGCAGTTAGATAAATTAGTACCGTGCTTGATAGTAAGGCAAAATTGTATGTCTCAATCTAAGAATGCATTTAATACTGGGATAGAAACATACGTTGGGGATTGTTTTACCAGTAAGAATATTCAATTAGATATGAGTATGGAAGAGGTAATGGAGTATGATGAGATTAGTTATACTTATTCTGTAGCATTGTATATTGATGATACGATTAATGATATATTTGATTCTATACCACCACATATACTGGAAGAATTTAATAAAGCATTAAAAGAAATCAAATCATCAAATAAAAGTTCTTTAGTTAAAGGATATTCTCTTACATTACAAGATTTATTTAATGACAATAACTTTATGTATAATTATAGAGATATCTTTGGCGTTGTTCAATTAGATTTCCCTATATATTTAGGCAAGAGTTCATATAATGAAGATGGGGATATTGTATTAAATGAAAAGCAGCATAAGAAGTTAGAAGATCGTATGTATCAATATATCAATATTGTTGCAGTTCTTAAATATGATAGAGATATAGATGTATCTAAAATTGTAAAATATGCACATATAGTTGTATCTGACAGTAATGGAGATATATATCTTATTGCTTATCAAAAGATAGGTGATTATAAAATTGATGATGATGTATTAAATGCATTCAATTTAGTTAAATAAGAAAATATAACAGAGTAAACAAAATTATAATCGCATAATATATTGGTGTATAACGAGTATGACAGCTCGATATATAAAAAAATTTATTAAGGAGGAACTCGATATGGAGACCTTAGAAAAATTAAACAATGTCAAAACCGTAACTACAAAAGATGGTGAGAAAGAGCCGAAGATGATCGGTAACTTACCGGAGAACTCAGTATTTGAGTTTGAGCCTACCCCATTTGATAAGGTAGGTGAGTTCACAAGAACAACAAACAAAAAGCTCTGCATGTTAATCAAAGCAAAGTTCTCACAAACATTTCATGATCTTCGCGGTGTGATGATTCATTTTCGCGGTGGTCAGTTTATCACTGAGTTTTACTTTGAGCAGAATGCAGATCCGTTAAAGCCGGGACAGATCCATAACCTTGAGAATCTTGTTACTCAGGTTAATAACAGCAAGTCATTCTTACCTGGCCAGCAGGCTATCTCAAACAAACTTAATGGCAGAATGTTTACGCTCAATGACGAGACTAAGTTGCTGTTGTCTGATTTCATGATGGGTGGTAGAAGAGCAAACCATCCGAACGATAAAGGCAAGTGGGATAAGAATATCAAAATTGTTGACAGTCAGATTAGGGTTGGAGGAATGAATCCATTATATCCGACAACTGCACATGAGGTATATGTGATGGTTACAGGACTTGATCTTCGCAGATTACTCAAAGGAGTTGTATACGGAGAGACAATGGTAACAGAAACCAAAACAAATGCTGATGGCAAGACAGTCAACTTAACTGCAACAGCTTTTTATGAGCCTCGCTATATGAGACCGTTGCCTAGTGTTGATGAGTTATTTGCTATCAACGTTGATCGCTTTGATAAGGCGGCTGTAGAGAAGTCTATTATCGAGGAGAACCCAACGATTTACAATGCGCCAAATGGTGTTGCTTTCTATTAAAGTATTGGCGCGAGATATGTCGGGATGGACTTATGTCCATCTCGGCATTATTTTTATTTTTTGGAAATTGAGGTTGTATAATGATTAAAGTGATATGTACTATAATTTGGGTATTAGTAATAATAGTAAACATTGTTACAATTATTAATCTTAATAAGGCTAATAAAAATTTAAAAGAAATAGAAGATTTAATGTATACTAATAGTTATTTAAATGATCTTATTAATGATTTTCATGATGATGAAAATGATGAAGAGTAACATTTTATACTAAGCATTACTAATAAGTAATATAATAATATAAAATGGAGGAATAGAGACATGAGAGGAAATAATAATTCAGATTTTACCTATGAAATTAACAAGAAGTTTGATTTCGTATTAGAAGAAGGAGATAACACATCCATTAATCTTCGTAAAATTTCATGGAATGGACGTCCAGAAAAACTGGATATTAGAAAGTATGTATACGAAGATGGTAAAGAGAAGATGATGAAAGGTATATCATTATCGGATGAAGCTGCTAATGAATTAGCAAATAGATTGGTGGAGAATAATTATGGCGATACCAATAAACTTATTGATTCTATTAAAATGAGAAGTGATTTTACCGAAGCATTAATCAGTATGCCGAATGATGAAATTTTTGATCCTGATGAGGATGAAGAATACTATGATCCTAAAGAACTTTTAGGGTAGAGAGGAGTATATAATGCTAAAGAGAGAAATTATTCCAAGAAGCAAACCTGCAAAAATAGAAAAAATATATGCTGATACTACACCATCTGCAAACAAAGATAAAATGGTTAATACTGTAACAACACAGTCTACATCTAAAGAGAGTAATAGTGTTAGTCTTAATGCTGTTGGTGTGGAGGTAGCAACAGATTGTATGATTTGCTCCAACCCATTTATGCAAGATTGGCAGCACCCAGAATATAATATTTGTCCATCTTGTAGGGAGAAACTTAGAAATATTATAAACGGAGTGTGATATTCATGTCTTACGATGCTAAAGTTAATTTAGAATCTCTATTATATAGTAATTATATAAAATATGATAGATTAAAACTTCTAATAGATTCTATACCATATGATATAGAATCAAATAAAGTGGATATTTATATAGACGTTTATGATATGCTAAAACCTATATATACAAGAGATGTGTATGCTGAAAAGAAATTTCTTATAGTATCTCAAGTAATAAATTTAGCAGCACATATGAGAGGATTCTTCTGGACTAGATACGGTATTGCTACAAGAATATATCTAGTCTATGGAGAAGATATTACAACAAACCATCGTAAATTCTATCAGTCATTTGGAAATGATAAATTCAAAGATACTGTAGATTTTGATAGGAATAATGCTGTTGTAAATTCTCAATTAGACATGGTTAGGTTATTGTGTGCTTATATACATGGAGTATATTTTATTAGAAGATCAACCAATTTTTCTATGTTTACTTACGATAATATAAGCAAGAATCAACCAATACCGTCTATCATAATAACCAAAGATAAATATGCTTATCAGATACCAGCACTATTAGATAACGTATATTTATTAAGACCAAGAAAAACTGCTAGTGGCGATGAATCTTATATTATATATAAGAGAGTAGCATTAATATCATTCTTTAATAAACTATCTGAAGCTTCAATAAAGAATTTGTCATTAATAAACCCAGAGTTATTGAGTTTATTAATAGCTCTAACAGGATTTCCGTCTTATAATTTGAAGACAGTATGTAATATAACTACTGCATCAAAGATGGTTATTAATGGTATAAACACTAATAGGATTATAAATGCTTATAATACTGATATTGATTATGTATATAATCAATTATCTATAGATAGGCGTATGGATAGTACAACTTTCAAATTCAGATTTAATGCTGTAGATTTAGTGTATCAGCATAGGTTATATAATTCTAGTGCTGAAGCTAGAGATATATCATGGATTATAGATCTTGAAGACAAGTTTACTATACAAAGAATCAATAATCAATATTTTATTGATAATTCATTGGACCTAAACAATTTATAGTGGAGGTAGTAGCGATATGATTAAATTTAAATATACATTGCCGAGAGAACTATTACCATTGATCAGACAGGTTGTCGTCGATTATACAGACGATTTCATGTATGGCTGTATGAATGAGGGCTTGGTAGGGCAGTTAAAGCACTGTACATTATTCTTAGTATGTGAATACGAAGAAATAAACAGTCAGCAAGTATACAGAAACCCAGTGGTAGTAGTAGCTCGTAATGATAGTGCTGCGGTAGAAACTTATAATGAAATGACCAATAAGATTGGATTCATTCTTCACCGTATCACAGAAGATTGTTCAACTCTTACTGTTGAACCAGTAGATTAAAATGGAGGATTATTAATGATTCAATATTTAGTTTCTCAACAAACCAGCATATTAACAATTGATGATATCAATCTTGTTAATTTTATTAAAAGGACTGATGATAATAAGTCAAAAAATTATACTGTCTTTAAGAAGATCAGTAAATTAAATGCTCTTACAAATGCTAATAATTTTTTTAATATTGCTTCTGTTATTTCTACAGTAGAAATAACAAGTATTTTACCTACAGTATCAAGATGGAAAAACAATGATGCTCCATCAAATACTAGAGTATTTGGCTTAATGTATAAGAAGTCATCAGATGTCAATAATGTATATTACGTTGAGCCTGTAATATGTGATGATATTGTTACCGCTTCAAGTATATTAAATACTAGAATTGAGGGGTATGATAATGTCATTAAAGAAAGCATATCTGTATTCCAGATTGGAAGTATTATTGGTAGTGATGAGAATAAAGAATCCATAAAGGATAAGAGATTTTCCATTGCTATAAATGAACAGAAAGTACCTAGTATGCTTATAAAGGAAGGGTTAGATTCATTTAAAGAATTTAATAGAAAAGTTTATGTTGCTGAGTTATCAATATCCTATGTATCATCTAATGATGAAGGGAATGATAATGAATGATTAGAAGGAAAAATAAAACGAGTTTAGAAAATGTTTTAATGAGTCTTACTCTTATAGGTATAGAAATAGTATCATTTAGGGAAGTAGGCACACACCCAAATAAAAACCTTGTCATAAAGTTTACAATACCAGAAAAAGTTGTTGTTGATAAGAAGTACATAAAAAAGGTTGCAGGAATTGATATAGGCTTTAGTGAAATATCTCAGGAAGAGCTTATAAATTATGTAAAGAAATACATAGTTTCTATAGTAAATGCTGATAAGGGATCAAGCTTACCAGAAGAACAAATTCTTAAGCATTGTAAATTCTTATGTAAAGTAAGGAATGGAGATATCTGGGATGCAGAAAAAACTATGTCAAAGTATAAAGAAATTCAATCTAAAAATCCTAATAATATGGAGGAATGATTATGTTGAATACAACTTCATATAAAGTAGATATGAGTAATGATTGCTTAAGAAATCTGGTTGAGCGTTTTAATTGGGATTATAAGAATGCTGATATGCGTATTATAGATTGTGCTATTTCAAAACTGGATAATAATAATGGGTCTGTATATAATGCTAATATAAAGGCTAATGCATACAAATCATTCTATGCTAGTTATTATCCATTAGACTATTATGATACAGAGTCAGAAGCAATTAAAGAAGCATTTGAAAAACTTGTTGTAAGTATTAATACTGGATCAAGACATATAACGGCGTATTAAATAAATAAAAATATTGGAGGGATATAAAATGGATGAAATGATTGATAAGAAGTCTTGGGAAGAGTTTAGAGATTCAGGATTATTATGGTTTGTTAATTCTATCCTACAGGTATTTGGGTGGAGTATCATTACAGAATATGATAAAGACACTAAGCATATAAGTTCAGTTTATCCTGCTAGAACAAAGTTTAGAGGATTTGATAATAAGACTAACGATATAGGCTATGTTAAGGTTAGTGAGTATATGAAAGAGAATGCTGACACTCTTTTACAGGAAGCAAAAGAGTAATCTATTATTATTTTTTATCAATACATTCACATTCTAGTATTGTTAGGGGGGTAATAATATGACTAAAACGCATGATAAGAAACAAGATTTTATAGATAAACTTATGGTTATGACTGATACTGAACTTAATGATTATATTAAGCAGTATGGTAAGAAACCTAAACCATGTATTATGGTTAGAATAGTTGACAAAAGTAAGCATAAAATGGATGCTCAAGTTGTATAAATATACAACTATGATTACATATGAGTAATGTAGAATAGGTTTGGTAGCAAAAACTTAGATATGTTTAGGAGGTAAAATAATATGAGTGATGTAACTAGAGTAATGGATCTAGTAAAATCAATTGATCAGAATCGTACACAGGTTTCAGCATCCAATAAGGATGAAGTTGCTGTAATGAGAGCTATGCTTAACGATGATACTTATAAAGTAGACGTTTATGGAAAATCTGGAGTTGAAGGACAGTATTGCCCATATGAAGAGTCTAGAGCACTCGCTGCTAGTATTCTTAAGGGAGCAGCAAATATTACAAGTAATGAAGCAATTGAGCTTGCAAATAAGTATGAATTCGGTAAGCAGGATGCTATTATTATGATTGGTATTTCTAAAGAATTTGTTAATACATATCTTGAGACTGGAAGAAAGTTACCGCTTGGAGGTAGAGCAACATCAGACATCTCAATTCAGAGAAAGATTAAAGAAGAGACTGTAAGTAGTTTCCCGGTTAAGACTGGAGTGAATGATGATGGATCTGATAAATATGAGCACACTCAGGGTAGAGTGATTCCGGCTCATGGAAGTCTCAAAGTAAGCTCACCATGTCCACCATGGGTTGGAGCTAATAAATAAGCCCATCACGTTTAATACTATACATGCCTTTATTTCTCTTTACTCCCATGGTTAACGCCATGGGAGTATACGTTCTCATTTTTAAGACATCTTAGTAATCTATAATATTACGTTAGGAGGTGAAACTTAATGAAAGGTGTTAATAACTATTTGAAGAACGTCACTAAATCTATAGCATTTTCTGCCGCTGATGTTAGTAAAGAGGAATTTGCGCCTGAAATAGTTGAATTCGCCGAAGCCAATAAAGAGATATTCGTAGAAACTTATGCGATGCTCAAAAATCCTAAGGTAGCTATTAAGAAGTCTGTTCAAGCCATACAACAATCTAAAGTATATCAAGCTTTAGATTATGGTTCAAAGAATTTGTTTGAGGATTTACGTACTGGTAATTTCTACAACAAAGAACGTATGGAGAAAGACGAAACTAGACTAGCTGGACTTAATGCCGAAAACTGGAATGATTTGTCAGAGTTTGGTGTAGACGATGACTGGGAGAAAAATCTTGGAAAAGATAAGAATGATAAGTCTAATGTAGTTACTGCTGGGGATAAGGCTGTAGTTAGTGCTATAGAAGATACAACTAAAGCATCTAGCAGTGCTACAGTTAATGCTGTTATTGGTGGTGCTAATTCTATTAATAAGAATAATAGAACCAATATGGCTATGCTGTATACTCAGAATGAGAAATTATTTGGAGGATTGCATCAAGATGTAACCGCTCTCGGTACTACTATTAACTCTATGGCAAAAATGCAATCTACATCATTGCATAATATTGACGAAAATACTTCTAAATTCTTCACCGAATCATTAAAGCTTGATAACGAGCGCAATGCTATCCTAAAAGAAATGCTGGAGATGCAGCGTAATATGTACAAGTCTGCTGCTGATAAAGAGAAAGAGCAAGCAGATAAAAGAAGAAGCAATAATAAATTTAGATGGAGTGATATTTCAGCTAGTGGAATGCCTGATTTAAATAATTACTTTGAGTTAGTAAAGAAGAATGTAAAGAATCAGGTTTCTTCTTTAGGCATTGGTGGGTTATCTGAAGACTCTAATATGCTTGCATCATTCATGGTTAGTCCAATGAAGTATGTAACTGACTATGTTGTTAGTGGACTAATACCTGCAACTATTAAGGAAGCTACTAGGGAATTAAATGATAGTGTTGCCGGTATATTTGGCAACATTATTGGTCGTTTGGGAAATGCTAGAAGAGATAATGAGGGTGGAATACTAGGAGTACTATCTAAAATATTTGGTATTAATACTGGAGTAAATAGAAGTATTGATGTGTCTAAATATGAGAAGGGTCCTGTACCATTCGATGGTTTAACACGTAAAGCTATTATTGACGTAATTCCTGCTCATTTGAGAAGGATAGAAGCAGCTTTAACAGGAAGACCAGAGCAAATGTTTAACTATGACTCTGGTAAATGGGTTACTGTTAAAGATATAGAGAAAATGTATAAAGATATTAAGAAGAATGCCACTGCTCAAGGCACTGCTGAAATATCTAGAGTTGTTAAACCAGCATTTGATAGGGTTAAAGCATCTAATAAATACGATAATGATTCTCTTGATAAAGCATGGGAAGAGCTTACAGAATTCTTAATGGAGAATAATGGTATATTTAACCCTAATGTATCATCTAGCAAGAATAATATTAACCCTGGAAAATATCCTAATCTGACTAATAGTAAAATCTATAAAATTGTTTGTACAATATGGAAGGAATCTATTACTCATACTACTGAAACTGGAACAACTAGAAGTAATTATTCTAAATTACTTAATGTACCACAACAGGTATTAGCAGCAAAAGATGCTGAAGAGCGTAGATATAGAGAGATAGAAAGTTCTCAAACAAACGTAATTAAGCAATTAATGTCTGAGGGTGGTTTAAATAACTTTGATAAGCACGGTAAATGGAAAAAGAAGAATGGTAGAGATGATAGAGAAGAATTTAAAGTTTATAATAATCTTAATGATTATAAGGATGAATTTGGAAACTCTGTATTTAACTATCTTCAGAATATCAATAAGGAACTTACCTTTGTTAGACTTAATGGTTTAACTACAATTACAACTTATTCTGGAACTATTAATGCTAAAATTAATGGTCATAATAACAAAGGCAAAGGGAAAAATAAAAATAAGAAATTACAAAATAGTCTTATTAATACCCCTATAAACCAGAATATAGATTTTAATAGTATAAGTATTGATAATCCTCATTTATCTAGAGCATCATCTTTATTGAGTCATAACGATCCTATATCACAGAGATCATTAAATAGGGCTATAGAGAAAATTAATAAAGGTGAAGCTATCGATCTTAGAGATTTTGATGATGATGAGAATCAAGCTTTATTAGCTCTTACTGCATTAATAAGAGATGCAAATACTGATGAAGAAAATAAAAAGATTCGTGATGCTATCAATTCTAATGAAGTATCTGCATTTATTGATAAGAATTTCATTGGTACTAATACTACCACACTTAAACAGGTTAAAGAAGCTCAAAGGAAAGCTGATAAAGAAGATTCTGATAATGACAAAGACGATAAGTATGATGATCTTCAAGAGAAGAATTTCATAGATAAGATTAAAGAAACTCTTAATAAATATGGTTCAGTAAGTAAAGCCATTAATGGAGCTGGAATTGAAGCCTTTAGAAATACATTATATGCTGCTGATAAAGCTATATATGAAATGATGTATAAAGCTGAATTAAAAGATGAAGATGAAGAAGGCAATGAAAATAAATATGAAGGTTTCATGGATATGATTGTTGGCAAAACTAAGGAAACTTTTAAAGGTTTAAAGAGTAGTATAGAAGAAAATATTATTAAACCTTTTAAAGAAAGACTTGGCATTGGTGATGATTTTAAAACTAATTTCTTTGATGCTCTTAAAGATTTAGCAGGTAAAGGAACTAAGATGTTTCTTAATGCTAATAAAGAGGTTTACGGTGGCGTAGTAAAATATGGTAAAAGACAAATACAAAATCGTGAAGATAGAAAGCGAGCAGCAAAAACTAAAGAGCGTTTGTCTGGAATATACTATAGGAATGAAAATATAAATTCTGATACAGATTATATAGATTCTGATGGTAAATATATAAATTCTGATGATGAATATGAGCTAGAACAGAGAGCTAGAAATCTTGGAATTTCAGAAAGAGATCTTCAGAAGTTAAGAGATCAATCTGTAACCGAAGATGGTCAATATTACCCACAAGTGTATGTATCTTTACTTAATCAATATTGTAAGAGTAACTCTAAGAAGTTTTCTAAAAAGATAACTCCTACTGATTATGATGAGCTTGCTAGTAAATTTAGACGAGATAATCGTCTTGATGCTCTTGGAGCTGGTCAGATCTCTGTTACTAAAACTAAGAAAGATAAGAATGGTAATGTTATAGGAACTTACCAGAAAAGAACTGTTGATAGAGATGCCTCTGATAAACGAATGCTTGAATGGGGTCAAGATAATAATTATCTTCTTGAGAATGAAAAAGATATCGAGGATAACCTTATCAATAATGGTCTTGTAACTAAAGAAAAACTAGATACTATTAGAGATAATTCTTATAATTTCACATACAAATATGAAAAAGGTGAAGATGGTAAGAAAAGACGTAAAAAGATAAGAGGAGATTTTAATTACGACAGATATAGAGCTTCGTTAATGAAAATCTATGATAGAGATTTAAATAAGAATCATGCTAAAGGCACTTTACCATTCATGGGTAAAAGTATGCTCTCTAAGGGAGAATTGCTTTTTAATTCTAAAGGCATGAGTTTAGTTAATAAGACTGATGCTTATAATATAACTGAGCCTACACATATTCTTAATTCTGAAGATTCTCATGATTTATTAGAAGGTTTAGGAGTTAAAGGTATAGGACCAAAAGTTTCTATACAGCAGTCTCTTGGTAAAGAGAAGATTGCTGAGAAAAAACTATTTGGTAATAAGGGTGGAATTTCTCATAATGCTAGTGGTAGTGTAAAGATTACTGGAGGTACTGATATTACATTAGATGATCTAATGGAAAATGCAAAGAAGTACTTACCAGAAACAGCTGCTGGAGGAACTATTGGTGGTATAGTAGGTTTATTATTCGGAGGACCACTCTTAGGCGCTGGTATTGGTGCTGCTTCTTCACTCATTAACAGTAGTGAAACTCTTAAGAGTAAATTATTTGGTAAGATGGGTGAAAATGGTGAGCGTAAAAATAATGGTCTTATTTCTAAATCTATTCAAGATACTGTTAAGAAGTACTTGCCAGATGCTACTAAATATGGTTTGGCTGGAATTATTCCTGGATTATTAACTCCTCTTGGACCTCTTGGTGGTCTTCTTATTGGTGGAGCTATTGGTATTCTTAAGAATAATGAAAATTTCACTAATAAATATTTCGGTGAGAAGGGTAAACTCACTATTAAATCTAAAGAGAAAGCTATAATTGAAAAGCTTGCTCCTGGAGCTATTAAGGGGGCTGGAATTGGAGCTATAGCTACACTATTCATTGGTGGGCCATTTGGTATTCTTGGTAATGCTGTTATTGGTAGTGCTCTTGGAATGATGACTACTACTGATGAATGGAAGAATATGATCTTAGGTACCGATATAAATGGTGTTCGTCAGGGTGGTTTAGTAGGTGCTCTTAAAGATGCTTTATCCCCAATAACTGATTCTTTCGTAAATCTTAAAGATAAATTAAATAAAGTTATTGATGATAATATTGTAACCCCATTACAGAAGTTTTTAGTACCTGCCATTCATTCTATTCCTAGATTATTAGGATTAGTTCCTAAGAAGATAACAGAATTCTTAGATTCTAGATATGGTAGATCATTTAATAAGGTTCTTCAAACAGCATTAAAACCTGTAAACTTTATTGGTTCTAAAGCTATTGATTTTGCGGGTGGTGTTGCTGATGTAGCAACAAGACCATTTAAACTTCTTGGTAAAGCTGGAGATGCAATTAGAACTAGCGATATAACTCATAATAGAGCTGATTATATGACTGCTAGAGAAAGAATTAAGTTCTTGCAGGAACAGGAAAAGGATTATCTCGTTTCACCAATGGAGAAAGTACTTGCTAATATTGGTCTTGGAGGTGATAATCTATCAGTTGAGGATGCTAAAAACCTTAGAGATAAGCTTAATATACTTAGCGATAATGAGAAAGATATAGATAAAGCGCAAAGAAGCTCTTTTAAGGATATAAGATCAAATCTTGAAAATTATAGAATGGGTAATGGAAAATCATTATCTAATAAAACTCTTAAAAAAGTAAATAAAGCATTAGAAACTAATGATGTTCCTCAGGTTGTTAAAATACTTGAAAATTCTGGTATGTCTAAAGAAGAGCTTAATTCTCTTATGTATGGAGATGTTGGTCTCAATGATAAATTAACTAAATTTAGCGATCTCAAAGAACGTAAAAGAAGATTAATTGATAATAAGGGCGATAAAGCAGGAATTACTGATGAAGCTAATAAAATGCTTGAGAAGCTTGGTATTAAGGATATTGACCTAAGTAAATCCGATGATGTACTAAAATTATCTAGTTTATTAAATACTGAGATTACTGATCGTGAAGCAAATCCTAAATCTTTAGAAGAAAAAGAGTTATCACTTAGCGAAGATAGAACTGAAAATGTTAAAATTTTGGTTGAAGATATTAATACTATTACTGATATCATGAAGGAAGGTATCAGTATAAAAGGTGATGACTTAGCAAAACTCTTTAAAGATAATGTAGAGCAACAAGTATCAGAAGCTATGGATGAAGCAAACGAGAATTTTGATAAGGTTGCTGGTAAAGAGGTTTCTAAATTTAAAGGTGAAGCATCTGATAGTTTAATAGATGAATTAAGCCGCCATAATACCAATTCAATTGCAGCAGCGGCTAAGACTGGATTGGATCATCTTAATAACTCTAAGCAAGCAAAAACATTAACTGCTGAGCAAGCTTCTGTAGATCCAGATCAAGAAACAAGAAAAATAGCAGCAAAATTTATTAAAGATACTAAACTTATTATTGATGATGGAGTTATAGAATTATTAGCTTCAGAATCAGAACAGAATGATAAAACTTTAGAATCATTCTTTAAACAAGCATCTGAATATAGAGATGTATTTAATAACGAAATCAGCAAAGAAGATGCAGAATGGGTATTATCATTAATGCCTGTAGAAAGAGAAAATGTACTTAATAAGCTTAAATCACTTGATAAAGCCGGAATACAGGTAGAAAACATTAGAGAAGTATTAGAAACTAATACTATGGATTACGGAAATAGTAGTGCTGGAAATTTAACTAAGCACGCACTTAAAGTATTAGGTGGTGTTGGTACTGGAGCTGGTAAATTTTTATTTGATAAACTAAATCCTCTTTCTAAGGAAAGTGCATACAAGACTTTTAAAGGATGGCGCAATGATCGTAGATTAGATAAAAACTATGAAGAAGTTAAAAAAGAAGAAGAAGTTAAAAAAGAAGAAGAAGTTAAAGAAGAAAAAGAAGAGGATACTGGTGCTGAACCTGTAGCTGAGAATGGTTTAGGAACCATGCTTCTTAGAGGTGCAGGTAAACTTGCTAGTGGAGCATTTAAGGGTATTAAATCATTACTTGGTGGAGGGAATAAAGAAAAAGATTCCGGTAATACTGAGAAAGCAGCAGCTGCAAATGCTGTAGAAAAAGCTATTGGTGAACCTCCTGAAGCCGCTCCTGCTCCTGTAGGAGATACAGATGATATTGATAAAAAGGGTGATGGTAGAAGTGTAGTACAAACATCCGCTGGACCGGTATACGCTAAGTTAGGTACAGATGGAAGTATAGACTATGACACTACTGATTCAAAGACTAAAGAGGTTGTAAATAAACTTACTACAAAAGAAAAGATAACAGAAAAACTTCAGAAGGCACAACAAGCAGCATCTGATTCCATCAATAAATTATTTAAAGAAGGTAAAGAAGAACAGAAAGGTACTAAATTATCTTTAATTGATTTAATATTTGGTGGAGCATTATTAGCAAAATCTGGAATCTTGACTAAATTATATGAAGGTGTTATTAAGCCTTTATGGGAAAATAAGCTCGAACCATGGATTAGCGATACAGTTATACCATGGGTAACAGATGATTTAATCCCTGCAATTGTAGATGTTGGAGGCACTGTAGTAAATGGTATTGTATCTGCTCTTAAAGATGAAATTTTTAATAGTGGTGGGTTAGTAGCTCAGCTATTTAAAAATGTATTAGACCCAAATAGTGATGATGAAGAGAAAGATACAGAAATACCTCTTGATGATAAAGATCCTAATCAGATGACTAAAATGTATGACGAAAACGGTAATTATTTGACTTATGGTCAAATAAAGAACGGAGAATACAAAAAGTTATACAGTGTTGATGGAGAGGAAATCTACGTTGACGACAATAATAATATAATAAATAAGGCTGAAAACAATTACTATGGTAAGATAGCCAGTATCATTGGTAATGGTGCTGCTCATGCATTCGCTCAAGGCGGAGTTCCATTTATTAGTAAAGTATCAGAAGGATTAACAACCCTAAGTACAAAAGGTGGTATTGCTAGTAAAATCATAGGTGATACTGGAAGTGCTATATTAAAACCAGTTACAGCTGCTGGTAGTTTGGGTGATACTATTGCTAATTCATTAGCTGAGACTTCATTAGGAAGAACAACAGTTAAAAATGCAAGAGCCGCTGGTACTATAACTGAAGACGCTGCTACCCTAGGACAAAACTTATTAGGCAAAGTTAAAAATGCAGCATCTGGCACCAAGATTGGTCAGTGGTTACAATCAGGTAAAGATCTTAATAAGGCTAAAAGCTTAGGTGGAATGTTTACAGAAGATGCTGGATTGAGTCAGAAAGTAGCTTCTAAAGTAGCAACAGCAACAGAAGCGGTTAGTTCTAAACTTAGCAAAATAACTACAAAAGCTCATGGAGTTATTGATAATTTATTTACTAATAGTAGAGTAGTAAGTAAGCTTAAATCTGTAGCTGAAGTGCTGCATATAGACGATGTAGTTTCATGGATATCTAAATTCAAAGATAAAGTAGTCAGTGTATTTGATGATGCTCTTGCTAAGGGTGTAGAAAAGGTTAGTTCTGAAACTGTAAAGAAAGTAGCTTCTAAATTAAACTTTATAGCAACAATAGCATTTATTGTTAAAGACTTTATAACTGGTTGTGATCAAGCAGAATCAATTCTTGGAGTTACTGATACTACTATAGTTGAAGAATTGGTTGCTGGTATTGTAAATGCTTTATGTAATTTACTTATTATTCCTGCTATATTCCCTGGAATTGCTACTATAGCTAGATCATTATTAGAATTCCTTGGTGATGATCTAGATGATCGTCAGAAAGAAGCTGATGAAGAATTAGAGCAGTATAAACAGATAACTGGTAGTGATATAAGTAAAGAAGAATATCTTAAACAGAATTATTCTGTTACTGGAAAAATAGGTTCAAAAATTAAAAGTGTTACAAGCAAGGCAAAGGATGCTGTTGTAACCAAAGTTAAATCTGCTGTTACTACAGGAGTTAAAACTGTAGGAGATGGAGTACTTGGAGGTATTAGTACTGCTGTAAATGCTCTTGGTAAACTTTTTGCTGTACCAGCAGCATTTGTATCTAAATGTATTAATTCTATTGGAGATACGTTCCAGAATTTAGTAAATGAAATTACTACAGTTAAAATTGATAATAATACTGTAATTGAGCAAGCTAAAGCTGGAAATATATCAGTATTCTCATCAGATTATTGGTCAGTTGAATCAAATCACACTGGATTTGGAGCTATTGGTAAAATATATGGTTGGTTGACTAGAGCTATGAATGCTCCAATAATTCTTTTATCTAATGTATTTTCTAGTGTTGCTGACTCATTCAGCAATATTAAAGATTGGTTAGGTGATAAATTTAGTGGGGTTAAAGATTTCTTTGAAGATCCTTTATCATTTATATATAAGAAAGTTACTGGTAAGGGTACTGATGAAGGAACTGGTGGCGAATTTGAATCTACTACTGGAACTGGCACATTTAGATATGGTAGAGGATATAGCAAACAAATAGATCCTGGTATAAGAAATGTTTCATTCAATTCCAAGAATGATACAGAGAAACAAACTATTGGCGATTCTGGATGCGGACCAGCAGCTGCTGTAAACGTATTAGAATCATTTAGATATGGTAAAGGAAGTAATGTTGTTAATGCTGCTAAGTATGCATTAGACAATGGGTACAAAGAAACTAATGGAGGAACTAAACCTGGATTCTTCTCTGACTATTTTGATATAAATGGTTATGGTTCTGAAACTACATCTAACAGATCTCAATTAGAGAATAATATTAATAATGGTATGCCTACAGTATTGATGGGTAAAGATTCAAATGGAGTATCATCTTCTACACCATTTGGTAAGACTCCTCATTATGTAGCTGTAACTGGAACTGATGGTAGAGGGCACGCTATAGTACAAGATCCTGAATCTAAAGTTGATAATCAGCTTTATTCAACCAAAGATCTTTTATCTAAATCTTCTTTAGGAGTTTCTGCTTATGGTAGAGGAACAAAACGTAATAGAAGATCTAAAATATCTTCTTATGGTAAAGGTTTACGTGCTAGATATGGTATGGGTACAGTTAACCTAGATGACATGGTTACTGGTAATAATGGTATAAATCTTATTAAACACTATGAAGGGTATCGTTCTACAGCATATATGCTTTCTGGTGAAAGTAAATATACTATAGGTTGGGGTCATTCTGGTAGTGATGTTAAACCTGGGCAGAAAATTACAGAAGCTCAAGCTACTGAATTGCTTAAACAAGATCTTAAATCAGCAGAGCAATCTGTTAAGAGTAATCTTAAGAGTATATCCTTCACTAATCCTACACAGAATCAGTTTGATGCATTAGTATCATATACTTATAATAGAGGTGTAGGAGCAGCTAAACAATTATATACTAATTGTAAGACACCTGAACAAATTTCTGAAGGATTTGTTAAATATTGGGGAAGCGCTGTTAAATATAAGAGTGGCATAATGGCTCGTAGAAAAGCTGAACAAGCATTATTTAATTCAAATGCAACAAATTTTGTTGTGACTGGGTCAACGTCAGATACCGATACCACATCATCTGATGACTCTACTAGCAGTGATAGTTCTTCTAGCAATACTGGAATTATTGATTCAGTTATTTCTACATTCTCTAATGTCTTAACCAACTCTACAGGTAGTAAGCTTCTTGAGGCATTTGCTGGATTAACTTCAAGCAGCTCATCCTCAACTGATGATACTTCATCTGATAGCACCACTACAGATAGTACAGTATCTGGAGGTAATTATACTGGAACAGCTGGAGGACAACCTAAAAAGTTGTTAGAGGCTGCTACTAGCCAGATTGGGTATAGAGAAACTGGGAATAATAAGACTAAATATGGTGAATGGTTTGGTATGAATGGTCAACCATGGTGCGCAATGTATGTATCATGGGCAGCTAACCAGGCAGGAATACCAACAACTATAATTCCTAAATATGCTTCTTGTGTTTCTGGATATTCCGATCTTAAGAATGCAGGAGCAAAAGAAGTTAAAGCTAATCAAGCAAATCCAGGTGATATTGTATTTTTCTATAATGGTAATAGATATTCTCATACTGGAATTGTAGAAGATTTAACCAATGGCACTCTTCATACTGTTGAAGGAAATACATTAGATATGGTTGCAAGAAGATCATATAGTACTAGTGAAAGCAAGTTACATCTGCTTAGACCAAACTATACAGATACTACATCAGGTGCTAGTTCTAGTAGTTCTTCTTCTACTAAGTATGCTGATGTTACAGGAATTCAGTCTTATGCTAATACCAGAGGTGGTAATTCTAATAAACCATTATCTAGATTTGGTACATATAATGCTTCTCTTAATAGTGGTAAAGGTGGATTGGGCACTACAGGTATTAGGCATATGCTTAAGAGTAAAGAAGGAACATTTAAAATTGAAGAGCCTAATGAAGCAGAACAGTTATCACGTCTTGCTAAATCTGCTACAAGAAAAGTGGTTTACTATGGTAAAGGATCTTCAGATAATACTTCTACAGCGTCATATACAACTAATGATTTCTTAAATTCTATAGTTAATATTTTAATGAGTATTGCTGATAATACTGATAAGCTTAACTTAATTGTAAGCATATTAAATGATAAACTTGGTATTGATATAACATCTAAAGATGTATCTAGCAACACTGGTAAATCATCTACATTAAAGAGTAAACTTAAGAGCAGTGTTGATAAGGGTACAGAAACAAATCTTAATAACTATGCAGATACTATTAATAATTCATCATTTAATACAGTAATTGAAGCTATGACAAAAATAGCAGCCGAATAAATATTACGATTTTCTTGGAGTGGTCAAAATCGACCACTCCAACATTATGTTAATATATAGGGAGGTGAGTATAATGGCTAAACCTAAAGGTAAAAATGTTACTTCTGAGAAGAAAAGCAAGACAAAATCAAAAAATACAACTAGTAGTAGCACCACTACCACTACAAATAAAAATGAATCTATCGTAAATGTAGTAGACGACAGTAGTGATGAAACTATTATAGATGATAATTTCTTAGTAGACTATGGAAGTGTAAATAATAATACCGATTCTGGATATTTATCAAATTTAGAAAGTGGATTATTAGTTAAAGATCTTAGAGGTATACTTGGTATGCCTCCCCAGTTTCTTGCTAGTGCTGATCCTAGAATAAATTCTACAACAGGTCAAGGAGCAGATGGTGGTCTTGGTAGAACATATTCTGAAAAGATAATAAAGAATATACCTTTATTACTTATTACTGCCGGTACTCCATCTTTTATGAGTTCATTTAGCAAATCACAAAAGAAATCTATAATAGAGAATTTCTTAGGTGCCACTACTAAATCATTCGACAATCTAATGACAACAGGTTCTGGCAAATACTATAGTCTCAAATACTCCTATACAGAATACTTTGGGTACGTTAATACAATGCTTAGATCAGCAGCAATATTTTTGGATATTGCTGATGAGAAGGTTGATAATAAAAAATTGGGAAGCCTTAATTGGTTATATTATAATACATCAGATGGAACAGATATATTTGGACATGAAGGATTAAAGAAATTCTTAGGACCATATGCTGGGTGTATTGCTATGTATGCTGATTGCGGCACAGATGTATCAGATTCATTTGGTAACTCTACAACAGAATCATCATTAGTTTCAAGTATCAATTCATTATCAGATAAAGGTAGAGAATTAAATTTCTTAGTTGGTACCACTAGTAGTATGACTGGAGTTGATCTTGATAAATGGATTGGGCAAGAAGATTTACAAGAAAATATTAATAATGTGCAAGATATGGTTAGTAAACTAGGTTTAGGTAGTAATAATGTATTTTCTGATATAATTGGTAAAGCTAGAACACTATTAGCTGGAGGAAGATTGATATTCCCAGAAATATGGTCAGATTCTTCATTTAGTAGATCATATGGTTGTAAAATGAAATTGGTTGCTCCTGCTGGAGATAAATTGTCAGTGTACTTATATATACTAGTACCAATATACCACTTAATAGCATTAGTATTACCAAGACAATCTACTGGTCAAGCTTATTATTCACCATTTCTTGTTAGAGGGTATTATAAGGGATTATTTAATATTGATATGGGTATTGTTACTGATTTATCTGTAACTAAGGGTTCTGAAGGTGAATGGACTATAGATGGAATCCCTACAGTTGCAGAAGTATCATTTTCAATAAAGGATTTATATGATGGATTATCTATGTCATCAGATATTACATTCTCTAAAGAGATATTCTCTAATATATCTGAATTAGACTATATTGCTAATAGCTGTGGCATAAATATTAATGACCAAGAGATTGGTAGAACTTTTAAACTATGGAAGGGTCTTACTGCGGCATCATTTAAAGATATTGTTACTACTGGTATATTTGGAAATGTAGCTAAATACTTCAATCAAAAACTTGCTAATATATTTGGTGTGTTTTAAAACAACGATGCACATCTATATAAAGTTTAAATATTGGAGAATTATATATTATGAAAAACAAGAAACAAAAAATGATAGAATATGAAGAAAAATATTCTCATATTCCTAAAGATTATAAAGAAAGACTTGAATATCTTTATGATGCTTTAAAGATAGATGATACTAAATCAGAAGAAATCTTAGCAGCTAGACAAGCATTTATAGATAGTACATATTATGAAACTGTAAGAATGGTGTTATATGAAGTGCCAGAATATACTCCAAGACCAAGAGCTAGACTTATAAATAAGGCAGGTATACTTAATGCTGCCACAGGGAACAATAGTTTTATTCAAGTATATTCAATTACCGGAAGACAAAATAAAGAATACATGAAGATGTTTACCAAAGAAAATTTATGGTATCTTAATCAATTATTATGTACTCCATGTGATATTGAATATAAAGCTTATTTCCCTACACCATCATATTACAATAAAACAGATATATTCTTGGCAGAGATTGGTATTAACCGCCCTATAATAAAACCTGACTTTGATAATATAGAGAAATCTTATGCTGATTCATTTACTAATAATATATGGATAGATGATATTGTTGTAGTAGATGCTACAATAAGAAAGTATTACTCTATATTACCAAGAGTTGAAATAGATCTTAAATATGCTAATCAATTATGTAATTACCATCAATATAAATCAATGATAAAGAGAAAAGATTTTACCGATGAAATGAGCGTTATGTATTTTGGAGGTAAATAATTATGGTAGAATTTGAAGAGGTTTATGAGTGTAAGAAACTTATAAATAGTTTTAGTGTAGATGAGATTAAGAAGGTTATAGAGAATAATACTAATAGTATTGTATCTATAACTAATAATGGTTATGCTGTAACTTGCAGTGGAGGTATTAATGAAGCGACATGTATTGCAGCTCAAGCATGTAAAGAATTACTTGGAGATAAGCTAACCGTACCTTCGATATTATTATTTAATATCTATACTATTATGAAAGATTATTTTATTATTTCATTTAGAGCATAAAATCACCGTACTGCCATTATCGGCAGTACGGCAATCTTTTTATATATAAGGAACAGACCCGCTCTTACAATATTGTTAGTTAATTTTATACAGCATTTATAGATCTAAGATACTCATCAATAAACTCCTCATTCATTGGGCAGATCTCTGCTGTATTAACCATTTCCAGCATTGTATACATAAGTGTAGCAGAATTAACAATGCTTTCCATATCTACTGAACCTTCAGTAATGTATTTAGATTTAAGATTATCATCCTTAAATACTGCCTTGGTCAATGATTCTACAAGACACTGGAAGATTGATTTTTCTTTAAATGTTTCCATCTCAATAATCTGTCTTTTAGCACGGGAAGTAATATCTTCAGCATATGACTCTTCTGTAGCCTGATCAATCTGATCTTTTGCTGTATTAATTACTTCCTGATAATCTAACTTAGAAGCCGTATTAGAATCAATAAAATCAGCGATAGAATCAGCAACTCTATCTTTAATCATCTTAGATGCATCAGAACAATCCACATCTTCAAGCTCCTCAAAGAATTCATTTCCAATAGTATTATCAAGCTTAAGTGGTCTACCAATAAGGAATCCTAACTCATCAGTTTCAGAATTATCATCACAATTATTAGTATCACACTCAAGCAGTTTATTATAATATTTATCACAAATTCTACTAAACTCTGATAACATGATGTTCTTGGTAGCGAAATTACTAACAAGATTCCATGCTCCATTTTCCTTAACAAATTTAGTTACAAGATTTCTAGCAACTAATTTATCATTCTCATCAAGAGGAATAACAGAAGATTCTTTATATAACTTATATAAACACTCAGAAACAAATGCATTCTTTACAGTTTCTAAATATTCTGAACGTTTAGCAATCTCATCATATGATTCATTTATATATGCAGTACGTGCTACATTTGCTTCGTCATACTCTCTCTGCATAGCAGACTGTTCTCTCTGGATTTCTTCCTGCTGCTGATTATACGCTGCTTCTCTCTGAGCCTGAATATCTTTAAAAATCTCAGCTGGGCTATATGAAAGACCTCCTTTAAGAGGCTGATTTTTATCTGTATACATTATTTAATACCTCCTTAAATTTTTACTTGAATGTTTTAATATACGACTATTGTTACATCTGGAGTTAATGTCTTATCATCAGACGTAGCAACATTGATAAATTCTGGACAAACGTCTGCATCTATTGATTCATCTAAATATAAATGCTGGCAGTTTGGTCCGTAATTATTCACTCCCTGGAATTCAAAGTATTTTAATTGCTCTCTATAGTTATTTGTTATAAGAGTAACAATATTAGGCATATGTATTTCATTAATCTCATTAATAGTTTCAATATATTCTTTAATATCATCTACTATATGAGAAGCAATTGATTTATCACTTGAGGATTCAGCCTCTAAAGCAAACTTCAAAGATATAGCAACGTTATCTATATAATTGATACATCTTGAAGTATCTGCTAATCTTACCCATCCTTCATAAGGACTATCAATCTTGCCCCATAATCCATCTGTCTGTTTAATGGTAATAACTTCACCTAAAGCAATCTCGCCAATTACAGTCTCAGTTTCAAGATCTGAGTATACATATAATTTCTTTGTAGCAACTTTAGCGTTATATGAAGTCTCTGTAGGTAATATGTAATAGAATCTATTAGATGGACCATAAGTATTAACAAACTTAAAGTCTACACTAAATGTATCCTCAAGAGTTACTAAGCATTCTTCCATGTACTTACGACGTTCTTCCAATACAAATATAAAATCTTGCATAGAAGACTCAGTAGATAAGAATCCATATTTAAGCATAGGGATTCTTTTAACTGAATAATTATAGTAATAATTGCCACTACTATTCATCTTATAGATAGGTTTATACTCAGAGTATGTATTTCCTAAAGAATCCTTTCTAGTAATCTCTTTATACAATGGAGAACCATTAAGATCTGTATCCTGAATCTGGCTTACTGTTACTTCACTAGTCATCATACTAGAATAATCATGATAGAAATCTAATCCACCATCTACAGATAATACATTACATAATGTATATCTACTAAGATCTACGTAGTTATACTGATTTATAAGTTTTACAACTAATTCATCATTGAGCAATGTATTCTGTACAAAATCAGAGTCTTTATTATTTCTAAGATATTTAAGAATAGAAGTTTCTGTACTAAGCTCATCCCCATTATAATCATATACATGCTGCATATACTCATTATTTGACTTCATAATAGAAACTACATTAACCTGGCTTCCATCTTCATTTTCATAATAAACATCATTCTTTAAGAAATCACTAATTATATCATCTTTAGTTGGTAATATTGCTTCAAGTTCTGATCTATTACCAATTCCATCATCTCCATATAAAACTATCTTAGCAGTCTCTTCAGTAATAGTTTTATTGTTCTCATCTTTCTCACCAGGCAAAGTACCAAAGTCAGCTAAGATATATACTTTTGCATATGTATTCTTATTCATATACCCATGTGCTGAACTGATAGAATCTACATGCTGTAATGCTTCTGGTTTAGCATTGTTGATTCCAATAATATTAATTCTGTTATTAAGATCCATTAGATCATCTGTCTCCATTACGAAAGTAAATGTGTATACATCACTTTCTCTATCATATGTAGATAATGTACCTTCAATATATCTATATGGGTTACTGTCAGTTTCATCAGCATATAAAACCATGATTACTTTGATTTTGATATTGTTTAATACAATTTCATCATTAGCATCATAATCTATAGTTACAAGATCTTTACTTGTACTATCTGTATTTCTGATTATATCCATAGTCATAATATACTTATTATCATAAGTACATTCATTACCATTCTCATCTTCATACAAATATTTACGTGCCCAATTCATATTGGTTGTGACAAACTGAACATCTGATTCTGTATTAACAGACTCAAACTTAAATGTTTTATTCTCGTTCATTACTGTAAGTAAATATGAAGTAATAAGATCATCATCTATAGTTATAAGAAATGGAGAGATATACTCAAATACTCTTACAAGATCTCCATCACTATTGTATACCATAGGGTAAGGGTATTTATCATCATCCAATCCTTCAACATACACAGGTTTTTTGGTTGTAGCATAGTTGTTATCTGAGTCTGTACCATGATCATAATAATAGAATTTCATTCCTGGAGTTATAACCAGATTATTATTCCCAGCAAATCCATTAAAATCTGTCTGCTCAATAATTGCAGATAAAGTATTTGTAGGGTATACAGTATCATTCTTTTTTGTAATCATGTATGCATAATACAATCTCTCAAATGGGTTATCCCTTTTCTTATAGAAATAAAGATAATTGTAATCATCATTAATAGAATTGAAGAAGTTATTCAAATCAGTAGTATTGATTACTGATCCTCTAGATTGAGATTCTCTAGGAATGATTTTCTTTAAATCACTCATAGATTTTTTATCTTTACCACCATTAGATACACCATTTAACAATGGGTATACAAGCATATACATTCCGTTATAATTATTATAATCTTCACAAGCCATACTAGTACGGAAGTCTTGATTATAAGTAATATTTCCACTATAACCATCACTAAGTGTTACATTGATTCTTATTGTAGCATTTAGTTTTGGAACATAGGAGTCTCTAGAGAATATAATTCTTATGGTATTCTCATTAAGATATTCATAATAACACCATTCTCCATCCTCTACAGTATAATCTAACAATCCAGAATATATAGGAGTTAGATGTTTAACATAGCCATCAGATTCGATAATATCTATATCAAAACAAGTTAACTGATCTTCGAATTCAAATGTAACAGTCTTATTCTCTATATCATTATCAGTCAATATATTTCTATCAATCTCTACTAATGTAACCTGATGTAATCTAGCAGAGAATGCTACATACTCTACATCATCTACAGTTGTCTTTATGATTGTAGTAATATATGGGTTAGTTATATCAGATATTGGATTTGCTTGCTTAATTACATTAGTACCAGTCTCAAATAGATCATACATTGCTGTATATATAAACTCACCATTAGTGTTTCTAGTTCTTGTTATAATAACATCGTAATCTAAATGGAATTCATATTCACCTATATAGATTGGTACTCTTCTATCTAATATGAATTTAGCTTTGCCAGATGTACTATTAACCTCAACAAAGTTGTTAGACATGTGAGATATTGGAAGATATAACATCATTGTCATCGTTGCTGGAGTAGCATTAATATCAGTAATTGCTAAATTCATTGCATGTGCTAAGATATTTTTATGAAACTTAGCTCTTGTAGCTAAAGTCTCATTAGTTGTTTCGGATATAGCAATCAATACATTCTGTAATGATTGAGAAGATATTTCTGTAATATATCCAAATATTCCTACCATTGCTGCTGTAGAATCTAAATCAGTTATAGTCTCTTCCCTTATACTATCAATAAATTCAGCAATGTCATATATATCAGTACTAAGAGTTGTAGAACTCGTATTTGTATTAGTCGAAGCCATTATATATTAACCTCCTTTCTAATTAGCCCATTTAAGTCTATAATCATAATAATTTTTAGCCCCTTCAGGAGCTCTTCTTCTAGATCTTACATCTGAAATCTTGATTATATATGGGAGTGTAGCCCACGAATTATCAATTCCATTCTTATTCCATACATCAACTGTATTACTCATGCTAGTGTAATAATCATAAACCACTTTATTAAATTCACATAATATAAGTGGGTTAGAATCTTCTATAAATTGAGCATGGAATCCTAAAGAGAATTTGCCAAAATCTGTAGGATCACTAAAATCAGATCTTGGTACATCTGTAAAGTATACTCCTGTTGCTTTAGCATAATACATTATAGTTTCACCATCAGAGTTTACAAGGAATTTATATACAGAGAATTGATCTGATAATATATTATTTTTAATATGCTTTTTATATGGAGATATCTCTCCAGTCTTAGTTCTTCTAACATATTCATCATAAGCTTTAACCATTGTATATAATTCAAGATATGCTGAATCTGTAAAGCTTAAAGTAAAATCATATCCATTATCAGATTTTAAACTATGACCACGTATTGATATTTCTGTACCCATAATATTTGCTGTAGTGGTTTGAGATTCTGAAGATATAGATGGTAGGTCCATCTTTGATGTAACAGAATTACTTAACAAATTCATAAATGGAGATTTGTTAGGGCAATTTGTGGTTTGTAATTGCCATAATGAATTAGTATATCTATTTTTTGCATCTATAAAGAATGGGATATCTTTTAAAGCCGTACGCAAATCACCAGTAGCTGAAAATATATGTAAATCTGGTTTTGTAAAGAATAGGAATTCTTTTAATACATTTTCATATATATATGGATCTATGTAACCATATCTATTAAACCTATCATACCATCTAATATCATCTTTAGAGAATATTAGATTTTGACCCATCACGTTAGACATCTGTTTGATTTCAAATGTCTTTTGTGGGTGACTATATTTGAGCGTACCATTCCCATCTAGTGGGTCCATCCAAGCCATAAAGTCTCCTCCTTTCAATCTATTATAAATTACATAGATGTTTTCCGTATGCGAATTTACCATAAACCAAATATAATTATGATAATATACTATATACGTGGTTATAGAAAGTATTAAGAGATTGCAGAACTCATTAAAAAGAAATCCCTATTCTTCACTAATACGTTGCAATAAATTATTGCCAAATTTTAATTAAGAAAGGATGATTTCAATTATGAGTAATTATAGGAAATATACATCAACTGGAGGTTTGAATCCATTCTGGGTTGAAGAGCAGTGTGAGGCAAGAAGAGCCAGAGAAAGACAGCAGGAGGCAGAGGAATGTCTTAACTACGAAAAGGCTCAGGAAACAATGCGGTTAGAAGCTAGAATGGAATTTTTAAAATCTCATTCAGGTGATCCTAGAGACTTGGAACTTGCTAGAATAGCATTAAACGGTTTTAGATAAAAACATATTTCTGCAATCTCTTTTATTTTTTGCCATAAAACATAGTATTAATATCGAAAGGAGGATGAAACTCATGAACGAATGTCAGAGACTACATGAAACAATAGTTAGAGATGTTTATGATATAATGACTGATGTCAAAGACTTTGATGAAGTAGAGTGGATGAGGCGTAAGAATAATACTGGCTCAATCGCTAGAAGAGCTTCCAATCTAATCTTAGTATTTCCTGTCATTGTATCAACGTCATTGTCAATACAGACTGCAAGTGTAATTTCTAAAGCTATCGAGAGGAAGTGTGTATCACTTCTTCAAATACTTTTCAGTGCAATGCAGATTTCTTCTGTAGACAATATGTACGACTACATAAAACAGTTTCATACCAATCTAAATCTTAAATCCAGTTTAACTCTGGATGATTTTATTGATGTTGTAGATACTCTCGCTAATGAGGGTGCTATTACTATCACTGATAAAGATGCATACGAGGCCGTTAAAGAAGATATGCATAATATCAACTTCTATCTTAAGAATGAGTATAACCCTACATCATTAAATGACTATGAAGTTCGTAAAAATATGTATGGAGAGTCAGCCGTTATTCTAAATGAAAAAAAGAACGATAACTATGCCCAAGTAAGAATTAGTTTTGATAAGAAATATCTTGATACATTTTTAAATGGTATGGGTGGTAACGGTGGTAATGGAAACGATGGTAACGGTAATGGCGGAGGAAATAACAATAATGGTGGAGGTAATGTAACATACCGGAATCCAAGAGGTACAGAACGTTATTCTGACGTATATAAAGATCAGGTTGATTATTTCCGTTATCAGTTAACTCAGCCAGATGTTGATAAGGCTAATGAGTTAATGCCTACAACAATGATTGTTAATTTTATTGCCACACAGGATGGTAAGAAGATTCAGACATCTGGAGTTATTGGTGTTAAGGCTAAGTTATATCCTGTTGATGCTATGGATATCGTTGCTAGAATCTCTTCTAAATATAAAGAGTCTAATGGCTTATTTAATTTAGTAAGAGCTTCTACAAGAGAAATTTCTTTTTTCAGAGATTTAGCATTTGCTATAGATAAAGCTAAGCTTGATGCTGTTAATATGGCTAGAGAGTCTAATAATGCTAAGATCTTTAAAGTACTTGAAAGAAGAGCAGCAAAAAATAAATTCTCAACACTACTTAAAAAGAATGATGCATCTCCAATTACATCATTGGTATTGTCCCAGGATGAAGTTGAATATCTTAAAAAGTATTCCGATATTAATATGGAAAAGTCATATATAACAAGAAGTATTCTTGAGAAGTATAATCTCATGGATATTATTATTGCAGATGAGTCTTTAGAGGTTGCTAAATTCTTATTTGATGATGGTGATGGTATATATGAAGTTTTACCATTTGATGAATTAGAAAAGCAAGCTAAAGATTCTTCATATAAGAAAGTTATAAATCTTATGAGTAAATTAAATCGTTAGAAAGGAGGTAAGATCTAATGTATATTTATGAGAATAGCAATAACGAAGCTATTAGCAATAAAGCATTCAATGGGTATATGGTTCAGCAGGAAGATACGGTAAAAGATTTTGATCATACCCAAATCTATAGATCTAAGCAGTTTACTGAAGCTATGGAATATTTTGATAAGACAGATGACATGACTAGAAAGATTCTTTTATCTGTTAATGAGGCTGATCAGAATGCAGTTTTAACTTCATTATCTAATAAGCTTTATCAGCATATTGTAGATAAAGTAGATGATATTGATTTTGGAACTATTCCGTTATCTCGTGGTGATATTACTAAGATTGATAATTATGATCAGTTAGTTGACTGTATTAATATCATTACTGATATTTTGCAGCATTATAATCAACCTGTAGAACCTACAATTGGAGTTGTTAGTATAGCATTGCAGAATATGATTGATAGGGCTGATCTATTTACTAAAGCTTATAAACTTGATGTAGAGATGCCTATCATTATCTATAACACAATGGCTTTATCTATTGTAAGTGCAGTATCACTTATGATTTCATCATGTATTGAATTCATGAAGCTCCCAGATGATCAGGGATTTGATATTGCTGTAGATAAAGCAGCTCTTGCAAAGACTAAAGATAATTTATTATTCACAGATCTTGCCAAATTCAATAAACTTTGTGCGTCTGGTGAATTCGATAAAGCTATGGATTTTGTTATTTCTGGTAATAGTAAGAATTTTGCTGGTGGTGGATTTTATTTAGCATATACAGCCAGTTCGGTAGCGGTAAGCCTTGGTTTAATTTTGCTAATTATTCCTGTGATTAGAGAGTTAATCTTCTTCTTCTATTATAGCCGCACAAAAGTATCAGATTATTTTGATGCTCAGGCTACTCTGTTAACAATGAATGCTTATAATGTAGAGAATTCATTAACTAGAGAAAGTAAGAATAAGAAAGAAATTGCTAATCGCCAGCGTAAAGTAGCAGATGCATTTAAGAAGATTTCTAATTTTCTTAAAGTTAATTTAAAATCTGCTGAACAGAAGAGTCAGAAAGATATTAAAGATCTTGATAGTAAGAAATATAAGCATGATGAAGTGCTTGATATTGTACCAGACTCGTCTAACAGTATTCTTTTTTGAGTTAAATCCTATAACATATAATTAAATTATAGGGGTATATTTACCCTATGTAAACTTCGTTCAAAAAAATAAACTATAGAAATATAAAATATTACAAGGAGGAATATTGTTATGATTTTTAATAACAACACTACAAGCCTTGGTGGTAACATCCCTATGGCTGAAGGTTATGATTGCTCATACGGAACAGCTCTTGCTCTGGTAGAGAGTGCTCGTAATGATTATGCTATGTTCAGAGCAATGTTGAATGTTGAATCTAGAGAGCTTCAGATTAGAAATGAATCTGCTGGGTATGTAACTGAGGGCGAAATTATGGCTTTAACAGAGGCAACTCTTGGTGGAATTTGGAATAAGATTAAAGAGTTATTCTCTAAGCTTATTGCAAAGATTAAAGCTATTTTCCATACATTCTTAAGCAAGATTGATTCTCTTTATAAGACAGATAGCCAGATGGTTAAGAAGTACAAGACTGAAATTCTTCGTAAGGGCTCCATTGGTAATCTTGAAGTTAAATGGCGTAAAGTAAAAGAAAGCCCTCTTAAAACAATTCAGGGTGATAAACTTACAATTGGTGATACGGATAATTTAGTTGTTTTGGATGATTTATTTAAAAGCTCAACTACATTAACCACATCTCAGCAGGATCATGCTGTTAATAATTACTGGGCAGAAGATAGTGATGATAGATTTAATAAAATTTTTGGAATGAGTGAAGATTCTATTGAAGATGATTTGATGGAAGGGTATTTTGATGATGATTCTCCATCCACTTATCAGATTAAAGATAATGAAGTTGGTGGTATTAGAGGCATTATTACATACCTTGAGAATTTTGAAAAGTTAAATAAATCAGTTAATAAACACGTAAGTAAAATTACCCAAAAATTAACAAAACTTGTTAATTCTTGTGATAAAAACGCTAATATCAAAGCAAAAAATAGTAACGATAAGGTATCGACAGATGAAAATGGTAATAAAATAACAATAAAAGGTCAGTATTCAGAAGACGATGTTGATAAAGCCAATAAAGTGTATGAAATATCAGTAACATATCAAAATGGATATCTTAAAATAATTGGGGTAGTTCTTGAGGCTATTAAAATTGAATATAAGCAGAATAAGGCTGCTTTTATGAAGGCTATCGCTGCAAATAATGAAAAGCTTAAGAATGAATCTACATTACTTGGTGCCTTTGCTGAGGCTGTAGAGGATGAGGTTGAGGATGTTATTGATGGTGCTATTAGTAGCGTTGATATCTCTAACACTAACAATGCTTCTACAGATCTTCTTGATGGAAGTGTTTCTAACGATCCTGATAAGCTTGTTTATGCAGATGATCCTGATTATGACGAAGCAAAGACTGATGGTACTGTTGATAGCAAGTATACCAGTAATGAGTCGGCATTCTTTGCCGCTCCGTTATACTAATTTAAAGGAGGTAAAGATTCATGATTTTTGATGCTGATGGAAGCTCAAGCTATGGAAATGATTCTTATGTAAAAGAGAGTCGCTATGAGCTTGGTCTTAAAGGCGCGCTTATGCACGTATATGAAAATGAATGTAATTACAATGCTATGATGAAGTCTATTGGCTTATCAGAGCTTAAGTATTATAAAGAGACTGGAGAGGATCTGTTCGTTAACGAAGCTGGAGCTTTTTCTGGAATGCTTGATAAAGTTAAGAAGTTCTTTAAAGCTGTTATCGAAAAGATTAAGAGTATCTTCCATAAGTTTATGGCAAAGATTAATTCTTATACAATGGAAGATAAGAAATTCGTGAAGAAGTATAAAACAGAAATTCTTCGTAAAAATGTAACAGATCTTGAATTCACTGGATATGAGAAGTTTAAAGATAAAGTTATTAATATTCCTATTAATAATATAAACTATTATAGTGATACAGATTTACGTACTTCGGGATCTATTAACAGAGGAGAATTAAATAATAATTATAAATCTACTACTACAGATTTTACTTCTACTACAAATAAAGATAATTATTATGCAAAATATGCAGATCAGGATGCTGTAAATGATGAGTGCGAGAAAAAAAGAGGGGCAATTTATAATGGTGAGGGCTCAGCAGGTAATATGACTGAAGAGGAATTTAGAGATGGACTTAAAGAAACATTGTATGGTGATAAAGAAACTTTCGATGTAACACCTACAATTGTAAGGAATGCACTTACCACTATTGAAAACACTAATGATGCAATTAAGAAAGCTAAAAAAGCTCAGGATAATATTACTAAGAATATTGATAATCTTATCAGGAATTTAGATAATTATCAAAAAGAAGTAGATAAGGAATTTAGTGAAAAAAATAAAAACGGGAAAACTGCTGATAATACTGATATTGCAATGGCAAATAGAAAAACACAGAATATCAGTGACGAAATTACTATCTGGAAGTCTATGTCTAATGACTATACTGTAGCGTATGGAATGTATGTTCAGGCTTTGAAGGATGCTAACCGTCAGGCTAAGGCTCTTTGTGTTAAGGTTATTTCTTATAACAAGAAGGAGTCTGCTAATTACGAGAGTGCTTCTTATGCAAATGATGACATCTTCTCTGATGTAAAGTTTGTATAAAGCATAATACTAATCACATAAGTAGAGATATAAAGAGGGTAGGATAATCCCTACCCTCTTAATCTTTTGCATTATTTAAAAATTACATATTAATAAATTATATGATATTGGTGGTGATTAAATTGATTTTTAATACAAATAAAGTTCCTGTAAATGAAGTATATTTTGGTAAAACTAAATCAATACAGAAAATAGAATCAGCAATAGATCATTTTAGAAATAAACATATGAATCAATATATGGTTTATAATGTAAATTCAGATCCTGAACTCATTGCAATAAATCGTATGTTGGAGAAGGAATTTGGATTTGGTACTTTTAGTTTACATATTGTAAATTGTTCTGTCGCTAATGCTGCAACATATCCGCTAGATATGAGATTTGATGTAAAAACATTTGGCAAAAATGATGAACTTCTTGTAGATAAAACGGGTTTTAGATTTAATCCCAAAGCAGATTATGCTTGTTTATTAATTATGTATACTGGATTGATTTTCAGTCCAAATTTCACTACAGAAGAAGTTATGGCAGCTATATTGCATGAGATTGGTCATAATTTCTATGCATCTATTAATAGAAAGAATGGTGTATTATCAGCAATTTATAAAGTTCTTTTGTTTTATGATATGTTTTACTGTTTCATTCACAGTATATATGAAGTACCAGAAGCAATTGAAATTTTACTGCATACTAATAACTCGTTTGAAGCATTGACTCAGAGATGTGAAAGATATTTAAGAGAACATGGTAAAATACTTATTGATGTAATTGAAGCTTTTAAATTATTTTGTGATGCATTCTATGAGTTAATGATCAAAGTAAGCCAATATAGACGTTTAGTTACTTTTAATATTTATTATTTAGTAATTGCTTTAAAAGATACTCTAAATACAGCATTAAATCCATTCACATATATACTTCTTCCAATTGATTATAGAAATGAGAGGTTAGCAGATAACTTCCCTACAATGTATGGTTATGGTCCAGCATTATCATCATTTGTTACAAAATTAGATTCTGCTGGAAATAAAAATGATATACTTGTAAATGTTGTAGAGAAAACACCTGTAATTGGTACTCTTTATAATATGGTTGGATTGTCTGCACAAATATTAATAACTGCGCTTGATGAACATCCAGAGGGTATTTCGAGATGCAAGGATCAGATTGATTTACTTAATAATGAGCTTAAAAAATCTGATATGGATCCTAAGATGCGTAAAGTTATTAAGTCTGATATTGATCTTATTCAGAGAGAAATTGATAAATCTACCAATATTTCAAAATTTATTATAGATCCAGATTTTGCTCGTCATTTGTATAATAGATTATTATATAAACTTACTGGGGCTAGAGAATTTAAGACATTCTTATTAGAAGATAGACATAAGTTTGAAGAATATGATAAGACATTCTATGAGCAATTAGATAAATCTAAAGCTTAAGACATTTAATTAAAAATCCAAGGAGGTAGAGTAATGAGCAATGTATATGGGTTAAGCCCAGTTAATACGTTAGCTAACGCTTCATATGATGTGTTGCGAATGGATGCTATTGAAGATCCATTAATTAACGTAAATAAGTTAGCTACTATGGACTTTGAAGAGTCTTATTTTGCTATTGCTGTAGATTACATTAAAGAATCTACTAGAGAATATACTGACTCTAAAATTAAGCTCTATAAAGCTATTTCAGAAGCTACATCTGAAGGTGTAGTTTTAGAGTCATTTTCAGATTTCTTTACATCTGTAAAGAATATTATTGACAAATTCCTCAAGTGGATAAAATCTTTATTTGAAAGATTTCTGAATACTCTTAATAGTCTTATTAGTAGTGATAAGTATCTTAATAAGCATAAGAAAGATTTAGATAACTTTAGAAATGTAGATGAATTTACTTTCACTGGGTACAATTATACTTTTAGTGAGACAATTCCTAAGGCAAGTGCTGCACTGGAATTTAATTCTAGTCTTATTGGAGATGATTTAAAAGCTGCTGCTGGAAATGCACTTACAGTAGAAGATGTAAAGAATACTGTAAATGGATTAAATCTTGATGAGGCTTATAATACATTCAGAGCAGAGGTTCTTGGTTATGCTGGTGATAGTATTGATTACTCTGACTTTTCTGAAGAGTTATTTAGAGTATATAGAAATGATGAATTAGATACAGAAGAAATTGAAGTCAATTCTTTATATGTACGTAAAGCAAAGGCTAGATTCTTTGATTATAAGAAAGCTAAGTCTTCTGTAGAAAGACAGCAGAAAGCTGTTAATGAGGCTTATCGTAAAGTAGAGAAGCAAGTTAAAGAATTAACCAGCAATAATGGTAATATTAATATTGCTGCATTTATGGCTAAAATGCCAGACAGTGCAGGGTTTAACACTATTGACGTTAAACATACTACTACTCCTAATACAGATAATGGCATTCTTACTGCTGAGTTTATGACTCAGATGGATATCTATCTTAATGCTAAGATTGACATGATTCAGGAGTATTCTAATATTCATGCTCTTGCTTATAGTGCTAAATTGGATGCTATGAAAGATGCATATAAGCAGGATAAGGCTGTATTATATACTGCATTATCAAAGATTATGCGTACAGATAATGCAAGAAAGGAGTGATCTATATGGTTTTTGAATCAAATGTAGAGAATACATCAAATGAAATTCTTGGAATTCGTAAATCATATTCAGACTATAGCGTATATAGTTCTGGTGTTGCTACCCATGATTATACATACGAATGCTGTTATGAATCTTATATCCAAAATAAGATTAACAATGAACAGCGTTTAGCATATATGATTAATTCTACTCTCGCATTAACCAATGAGTCAGCTATTATGCTTGAAGCCAAGGTTGGAGATAAGATTAAGTCTGGCTGGACTAAGCTTATTGAGTTTATCAAAAAAGTTGGCGCTAAATTTATGGAGAGTTTATCTAATATCTTACTTAATCAGAAAGACTATCTTGAGAAATATAAAGATATTATTCTGAATAAGAAGCCTAAAGATGATCTTAATTTTTCATATACTGGAAATTATGATGAAGCTGCTGATAGACTTGTTAATAAAGAACTTCCAGTGTTTAATTATGCAACACATAAGAAAGCTTTAGAGGCAGAGGGTGATAAAGAAATCGCAGAGCAAATTATTAATGATAGTGCTAAATTTACTTACGATGAAAATGAAACTCTAGCCGATCAGTTTAAAGTATATTTCATGGGCGGAGATGATCAAAAAGAAGGAAAATTCTCAGATCTTAATTTCACCACCATGTATAATTTCTGTTATAATTTTGAGAAAATTAAAGCTTCAACAGATAAGGATACTAAGCATCTTGAACAGTCTAAAACAGCTATTGATAATGCTATAGATTCTGAATTTAAAAATGCTGGAGTTGCAGAGGCTGCTGCATATGGACAGCGTAATAGATCTTATGTACAAGAAGGGCCGAATGATGAAACAAATGCAGAAAAAACTAGCGAAGAGAAGAAGAGTTCAGATAATGATGGCAATGAGAAGAAAAAAGATGGTGTTACCATAACTAGTACTAAAGATCCTTCAAAAGCTATTAATTCTTATGGTGATAGAAGAAATGATAATCTTACTAAGGATCAAGCAAAAGATGCTATAGATGGAGCTGCTAATGATTATAAAGACGAGAAGAATTCAGATGCTATAAATAAAGTTAAAGACATGGTTGATAAATTTACTGAAGTATGTAGAACATTTATCACTGCTAAATATACTGCATGTGAAAAGATTTCTCAGCAGATGATGGAAATTATTAGAGCTCATGTACGTTCTTATGGCGGTAAAGATTTAAAAGATAAATCTACAAACACTGGTAAAAAGGACGGTAAAGAATATAGCAAGGGACAACCACAGCAAACAGAAGAACCTAAGGAAGAAGAACCTAAGAGAAATAGTGTTACTGCGGAAAGAATTAAGAGCAGATTTCAGAAATCTGGCGAAAATAATAATCAAGAAGATTAAGGCTAAATAAATAATAGTGACATATATAGAAAATAAACCCCTCTAGGAAATTTCCTAGAGGGAGTTTTATTCTATCCTATCATATGTAAATTAATCATAGATGTCATTATAAATGATTCATCTTCTCTACTATAAACTTCACGTTTTCTAGATAATAAATAAGTACCATTAAATTCTTTGTATGCATCAATATGATTTACTGATATTTTCTTATTTATAGTAAATATATTTGTATCTAAATCATTCTTGCTAAAGTATAAGAAGAAATTACTATTGTTAGAATCTGCTTCTATATTTTTTATCATATTATCATTATCGTTATTCAATCTAGTACTAACAGTTTTCTCTTTAGAATAAGATGCTGTATTATTAAGTTTGCTAGTAGTAGTTCCACTAGATGTCACAGCTTTAATAGATGATTTACTCTTATTAGCAATAGTGTTATCAAATACTTGTGTATCTGCATAACTTACAGGAATCTCATAAGCTTTACTAGATTTATTATCTATAAATCCAATATCATTTGCTTCTGAATCTAATATGTCTTTTATCTGGACTACAACAGATCCATACTTATCTATTTTATTATCAATACTCTTACCAGAAGAACTAATAACATAAGTACAGTTAAAATCTTGATAATATCTGTAGGGGGTATCATAGAATACCCAATAATCGTTCAGAGCTTTAAGAGCCTTTCTCACAGAGTCCTTTACAGGCAGGATGAGTTGCGAGAAATTTTTATTGTTAGAAAATGTTTCTAAAACTAATGGATAAAAGTCCTTCATTATATATTTAACCATATCATTCATTGATGTATTTTTAGCATTTATTTCTATAGATTTTTTATTAAGATTAACATGATCTATACATAATAATCCTATAGAGACAGCTTTATATGTGTTCTCCATATTCTCTTCATTTGTTTTTTCATTATAATCAATACTATCATTTTGATTTACATCATTTGGTAGAAAGTATGTGAATTTCTTACAAAAACATTCTATATTTTCTTTGGAGTCTGTTAAATCATCATATTTATATATTGCTAATGCAAATAAATTAGTATCGCAATTCTTAATCATATGATCAATTAATTTTTTATCTATATTAAGATTAAGATATACTAGTGGCATACATAAGTTATCATAGTCATGATCTATAATAATAGACTTTATACATTCATTTTTTATTGAAGTGTAAGTAATATCAGATATATTTAAATAGAGTAACTTTACAGTATACCGATATTGAGCATATCGTTTAGACATATAAATCACCTCCAATTAACTTAATTCAATGTGCTCAATTTACTTATTTAAATTAAAGCCATTAAACAGACTAATAATACCGAAAGGAGGTCTTAGGATGTTATATTTGGATGATATAAAGTATATGAAGCTTTATAAAAAGCAATTTTATGCTCCAGTAAATAAAAAAGATAAAAAGCATGGCTCTGCCATACTTTTACTAACTCCGAATTATGAAGCATCTAAATATCTTATGAATAATAAGTTCATGATTAATCGTAATCAGCAATTTATTTCATATTATTTAGAGAAAGATATTATGTATACAATAAACCAAGAATCCAAAAGATTAGAGATTGATCATATTGATTATTATCCTACAGCAATTAATGAGCAACCTACAGTATTTACAGAGACTACAGATGTTGCTGTGTATGAAGAATCTTTAGATTCAGAGTATATTAATGAATTATACTGTAAGATTGGTGATAAGATGATCTTTTTCAATGAGATGTATGATGAAGATATCTTTAATGAAGCAACCAAAAATAACAGTATGAATTCTAAATATAAGAGATTGTTATACTATGATCGTATTAGAAATAATCGTGAAGTATTACAGCTCTATAAGAAAGTTAAAGCAGACAATCCTAAGATAAAGAAAACCTTTATTAATTATTCAAGATATAAACAGCTTAACTTATTCGTTGATTTGTATTATTATAATCAGGTTTATCTTAATAATAATAACTATAATATGATTCGTTCAGTAGATATGTACTTTGAATTTATTAGAAGATTTATTATGGATAAACGTATAGATGCTGCTGGATATACCAAGAAGACAGTATTTGTTCCAGTAAACTTTTGGAGTAGATTGCCAGATACTCAGGTTATTGATTATAAAAAGAATCTTAATCCATTATCAATATTCTATAAGAAACTTAGATTTACTCCAGATGATTTTAATGTATATAATGGAATTGATTTCATATTCTTTGGAGATAATGCTTATTTTAAGTTTAATCCAACTGAGATTAATAAACAGACTTATATGAAGTTTGCTAGATTCATTAAAGCTCTTACTGATAATGAAGAAGTAGATGATTCAGATGAACCTGACAACTCAGCAGCTGGTATTGCTACTGAAATTATTGATAAATTGGATATCAATAAAGGTATTAAGATTCATGATCTTACAGGAGAATCTCATTCAGAGGATGAACAGGAACAACTTAAAGCAGAGTTAGTAAAGAAGATTAATAATGCTTCTGAGAATGCTCCAGATGAAGAAACAGCATTAAACACATTAGAAGAAGATGATGATATAAAGAGAATTATATCAGATCTTGAAGATCAGGCAGATGATAACATTAAAATATCTGCTGCTAGAACTAATCGTATTGTTAAGTCTAAAGACAAGTTTATGGAGAAGAAGATTAAAGATAAAACTGTTAGTGAGCTTGTCAATGAGACAAATAAGCCTGAAGAATTACCTGAGACTGCTTTACCAATTGATACCATTAATGATGAATGGAAACATATGAAAGCAGTTAATTTTGAGAAGGAATATGATCTAGATGCAGATATCGTTAAGATTCTTAATAGTCTTAGTGATACAAATAAAGAATACCCTATATCTATATTAGATATTGCTATAGAAGATACATCTACATCAGAAGATAGTATTTATACTTATACAGTTAAATGTGAAGATTACTCTGGTAAAAGATTTACTCTTAAATTTGATATTCCTAAGTTTAGAGATAATAGATTTATGAGATTGAGAGGTAATGAGAAGATCTTCTCTGTAGAATTACCTCTTATACCGATATCTAAAACCGATGATGATACTGTGCAGATTGTTTCTTTCTATAATAAAATATTCATTGAAAGGTATAATACATCTTCTGGCAAGAGTTCTAAATCAGCATCTAAACTAATTAAAGCTTTAAGCAAATATAATGGTAATAATATCAAAATTGTTAATGGAGATAATACAAGAATTTGTAGTAAATATGAATTACCAATAGATTATATAGATTTAGCATCTACATACTCTAAGATTATCATTAAAGATCATAAGGCTACAGATGGAATTATTATTTATTTCAATCAAGATGAATTAAGAGAAAATATTGATGTTGATTTATCTAAAGGAATTCCTTATGCTATAAAGACTTTAAATAATAAATCTGAAGTTATATATTGGGAAGATAGTGTTTATGATAAGATGATTGACGCTATGGTATATACATGCTTAATTTCAGACCAAGAATTTTTGAATTTATACAATTCTCAATCACCAACAAATAAGTGTACTTACTCTAGAGCAAGTATATTAAATACTGATATTCCCGTAATAGTAATATTAGCTCATGATCTTGGTTTGATTAAGGCTATGAGTTTAGCAGAAATTAAATATGACATAACTGAAAAGCGTCCTAAGGGAGATTGGGGAGACTATGTTAAATTAGCAGATGGTTATTTATGCTGGAGTGATGATTCATATGAATCATCTATGCTTATGAATGGGTTAAAAGATTGTAATATGGAGTATGTACAAATTAAAGATTTGAACTCTAAAATTACTTGGGTTAATATTCTTGATAATTTTGGTGGTAAAATTAAATCTGATGGTTTGACAAACTTTAAAGATCTTATGTATGACCCAATCACTGTAGATATATCTAAAGATTATAATCTACCAGATAATTATCATGAAGCATTAATTTATGCTTCCAATCTCTTAGTGGATAATAAGTTTACATCTCATACAGATATTAGTACAAATAGATACCGTACTAATGAGGTTGTTGCTGCACAGTTCTATAGAGTATTATCAGATTCTTATAAAGAATATGCTCTACAGAATAAACGTGGTAGAAAAGTTCCAATGACTATGAAGCAATCTGCTGTTATTGATTTAATATTAGCACAGAATACTACATCAGACTTATCTGTATTTCAACCTCTATTAGAGATAGAAACAAAGAATACTATCTCAACCAAGGGTGTTACAGGAATGAACTCTGAAAGAGCATATAAGATAGATAAGCGTGGATATGATGATTCTATGGTTAATATTATTGCTCAGGCTACAGGATTCGCATCTACAGTTGGTGTAAATAGACAGACTACAATAAATCCTAATATTGTTGGTGGCAGAGGCTACTTTAAACAATCTGGAGAAGAAAACATGAGTGTTACTAACACTATGTGTATGACAGAAGCTTTGTCCCCATTTGTTATAACCTCTGATGACTTATTTAGAAACGATATGACTTTCGTACAGACAGCTAAACATTCTACACCAATAGAATATGGTACTCCTTTATTAGTAACTACTGGAGCTGATGCTGCTATGCCGTATCTATGCTCAAATATGTTTGCTGCTAAGTCTAAGGCTAAAGGAACAGTAAAAACCATAACCGATGACTATATGTATATAGAATATGATGATGGTAGAACAGATTATATTAGATTAGATGAGCAGACTATGAAGAATTCTGATGGTGGATTCTATATTAGTCTACAGTTAAAGACTGATCTTAAAGAAGGTTCTAGAGTTAAAGCAGGAGAGATTCTTGCTTACGATAAGAAATCATTCTCAAGAGCTGTAGGAACAGGGCAAGTATCTTATAATATGGGATGCTTAGTTAAAGCTGCTATTATGACTACCGAAGATGGATTTGAAGATTCTGGTATATGCTCAGAATGGTTAACCGAAGCAATGTCTTCTGATATTGTAGTAATGAAACCTGTTACTCTTCCTCCAATGACTAACGTTCTTTTTATGATTAAGAAAGGTACTGAAGTTAAAGAGGGAGATCCTATATTAATATTCCAGAATGCTTATGATGAAGAAGATGCAAATATATTGTTAAAGAATCTTAATAATGAAGATGGTGATGTTACAGAGATTGGTAGGAATGTAGTTAAATCTAAAGTAACAGGAGTCATATCTGATATTAAGATTTATCGTACATGTGAAATAGATGAATTATCAGAAAGTCTTCGTAAGATTGTAAAATCTAGAGAGACTGAAATTAATAGACTTAAGAAACTCGCTAAGGATAGCGAAACCGAGGTTCAATTAGATTCTGGTGATAAATTGCCTCAGACTGGTAAATTAAAGAATGTAGATGGTGTTCTTATAGAAATATATATGAAATACCATGATAAGTTATCTGTTGGTGATAAGATTGTTGTTCTTAATGCCAATAAGAATGTACTCATGGATATATATGATGATAAAGATGCACCATATACAGATTTTGCTCCTGATGAACCCATAGACCAAATAACGTCAGCTAGTTCTATGGACGGCCGAATGGTTACATCAATCATTAAAGTCGGAGCATTAAATAAGTTGCTTATATGGATGAGTAGAAGAATCTGTGATATTTATGGGGTAAAGTGGAAGAACCTTCATGAAATTAAAGATGATTTTATGAAGAAATAAATAGCAACATAAAAGTAACGTGAATAAAAGTAGGCCGCTTTTAAACGTACAATCTATATAAAATTAAGGAGGTAACTAAGATGGCTGACATCAAAAAGACACTCTTGAAGAAGACAATTAATGGTAAGGTCGTAGGTCTGTATCCTCAGACTAGTGCCGACATCGTTACGTACGGCGAATCAAGTACGGTTGCAGCTGAGCTTGCTGCTATTATTTCCAAAGTTGGCACTACAGACGTGTCAGCACAGATCAGCGCTGCTGTTGAGCAGGCTAAGAAGGATATCTTAGGTCTGGATGATACTAATACAAAGATCAGCGAGGCGTATGATACTCTTAGAGAGATCGCTGAGTGGATCGAGAATGATACGAATGGAGCCGCTGCCATTGCTAATGACGTAGCTACATTGAAGTCAGATCTTAATACAGCTAATACTGGCTTAAAGGCTAGAGTTAGTGCTCTTGAGACTACAGTTGGCGATGCTAATTCTGGTCTTGTTAAGAGCGTTGCTCAGAATACATCTGACATTTCTACCAACGCTGGAAATATCTCTACAAATACTAGCGATATTACTAAGCTCAAGGGAACAGTTGGTGATTCCACTTCTGGTCTTGTAGCTGATGTTGCTAAGAATACATCTGATATTAGCACCAACGCTGCAAATATCAAGACAAATGCTGACAATATCTCTACAAATACTAGCGATATTACTACACTTAAGGGAACAGTTGGTGATTCCAAGTCTGGCCTCGTAGCTGATGTTGCTAAGAATACATCTGATATTTCTACTAACGCTGCAAATATCAAGACAAATGCTGATAATATCGCTACTAACGTTGCAAATATCAAGACAAATGCTGACGACATTGACGCTGCTGAGAAGAGACTTGATAGTCTTGAGGCTGCTAAGACAACTGTTCAGGTCGTTTCCTCTAGCTACTCTGAGAGCGACATGAACGCTAATGATCTGTACTTCGTAGAAATTGCATAACCGCTTATATAGATAGTCTATGACTTCTGTATAAAAGCATAAATAACCCTCTCTGGATATTATTATCCAGAGAGGATAAAAACTTTATAGGGCGGTGAGAATTTGGAAAAGGAAGTAGAACTTAAAAAGAAGGTAGGCAATTCTGCGTATGTGATTTTCCCAAAAACATCTGCTAAACTAGTTAAGTATTCCGATACTCAATCCATCGCAGATGTTCTTGAATCTATTTTGAGTGACATCAAATCGATTAAGAATTCTCTCGCTGTTTCTGAGACAGTATATGCAGCTGATAGTTCTGGTAAGACGATAGATGATGGAAGCGGGGCAAACATCATTTTGTTGACTAAGGCTCCAACGACAGAAAGTTAAAGCAACCGTTAACAAAACATATGGTGATATTAAGTAAATTCGCGAATTGACTTACTATTAAACTCCGCTAGGTAATTCCTAGCGGAGTACAATTTGTTAAATTAATTTTCATCTTCTGTTTTATTAAGATCCTCAATATCAATTTTATTAGGATCATTCTTTCTTTGGTATGCTGATATTAAAGCTATTTTATCATCATTACCAGAGATAGAAATTACTAAGTATAAAATAAACTCTTTAGTTTTCAAGATATCAATTGAGTAATTTACTGATTTAACTCCTGAAAGCATTTTATCAATATTTCTATAAGTAAGGTTTATGATATCATTCTTTTCACCATGAGTTGAATAAGAACAATTATACTTATCAGTATTATCTTTAATAAAATTAAGATGTATATATACTACCCCCAAATTCTTTACATCTAATACAGCAATCATTGATTTGGTTGTACTTTTAATGAAGGCTGCTTTCTGATTTATTAATATAGAATCATCCTCATCTTGTACAATTACTTCTAAATCTAAATCTAATTTTTCCATAAGTGTATCCTCCCTTACATAAATTTATAAAAATGTTATACCTTATATATTAAACCAAAATACACTTATCTTTAACATTTAAGTATAAAAATATCTGAAGAGTGTATGATAGTTTATCTATCTTCGACAGCTATAAAAATCTAATGAAAGGTGGAATTTATAATTATGAGCGTAGGAAAAGATATTTATAAAGGCGCAATAGCAAAAGAAATTGAAGGCGAACAACTAGTAATTTATCCAAAAACAAGTGCTGACATGGTAGTCGTAGGGGATTCCACCCTAGATAGTGAGATGACAAAAATTAAAAATAATAGTTATCACCCAACCAATACTGCTAGAACTTCTGGCTTATATAATATTACGGTTGATACATATGGGCATGTAACTGGAGCTACAAAAGTAACTACTAGTGATTTAACAGCCTTAGGAGTTGCTGAATCTACATCTGTCGAGAAAGTACATAAAGTTGAAGAATTTCTTATTTACTTTAATGATTGGGATGATGGAATTCTTGATTTATCATCAAAGTATCCTGATGATAAATATAATGTATATATGGATAGATCATCTAAGATGGATAAAAATCAGGCTACCGCTTTAGCAAATGCCATTATCTGTGGTGATAGTACTTCTAATAAATTTAAATGCTTAGGCACTGTGCCAACAATTGATATTTGGGTAATGCTTGAAATAGTAGAAAAGTAAATATAGGGATGGGGTAATTCCCATCCCTAAATTCAGCCTATGTATATTTTATTTAAAAAACATCTAATTAATAATCCGTAGATTAATACAGGTTAAAAATTTTTAAAGAAAGGAAGGTACTTAAGTATGGCAATCAATAAAGCTACATTAGCTAAAGAGATCGATGGTATAATCGAGTATATTTACCCTAAGACTTCTGGCGATATTGTTGTGTATGATGAAACTCATAGTGTAAGCACCATGATTCAATCCTTAGTAAATAATAAAGTTGATAAGGAAGACAATAAGGGATTGTCTACTAATGACTTTACTAATTACTATAAGAATATATTGGACAATTATGAGAGCAAAGACGATACTGTTAATATTACTATAGATAGTACTTTATCTAGTTCTAGTGAGAATGCTGTTCAAAATAAAGTATTGACATCTAAATTTAATGAGATTCTTAATACTATTGGATCTACTGCATACATAACAGGAATCGGAGATGGAACAATTACAAACGCTATTAAGTATGTAAAGGACTCTATTGAGACTTCATCTTCAAAAAATGAAGAATCATATAAAACCCTTACCCAGAGTATTGCTGATGTAAAGGCTTCTAGAGAACCCACACATACAATCGTAGCTTATACATTAAAGGCTAGTGGTTGGGAAAATGGTAAGTATTCTTTGGAAGCAGACTATTCATCTTCTAAGTATAATGTGTATATTGATAAGGGTGTTAATGTAACTCAGGATCAAAATGATGCACTTGCTGCGGCTAATATTTCTAGCTCTATTGGCAATAATATTCTTACAGTAAATGGTACTGTACCAACAATTGATATCCCTGTAACGCTTGAAGTTGTGGATATCTCTGATACTTAATAATTAAATCTTAGTAAAGGTTAGGTGAATGATATATGGGAAATGAAATTGAAAAGTGTGATACATATATAAATATTAAGCGTTTTAAGAGTTTTTCTATGGGGAAGACATTTAATATTCCATTTGGTACTAAATGTATTTGTAACTCTGATGGATTAATTATCAGAGAAAATAAAGATGGAGATAATGACATATTGTGTTATTTTAAATCTGAAAATGCATACAGATACTTTGTACCTATGATAGATGATCATTGGCTTGAAAGAGGTAATTTACAGAAAGCTATTTGGAATAAGATAGATTCTACTGTATCATCAGTGGAAATTCATGATAAATGCTTTGATATTTTATTAGAAGACACTATTGCAAATAAATATAGAAAGATGAACGATGATGTTGATAGATCTATGTTTAATTGGGACCGTTTGAAATTTAACTATGCACCATTATATGATTTGCAACATATGTGGTCTATTATAAAAGATGTAAAATAGAAAAGGAGGATTAAAAAATGGACGAGAATGAAAATGAGAAAACAGTTCAAACTGAGTATGAGCAGATCATGCAGGTTCTTGCTTCAATGAGAAATTTGATGCAGAGTATTAAGAAAGATCTTAGTGACTTTATTGATCTTAGACATGAAGAGAGTACCACATCCATTACTGAATCTCAGTTAGCATTAGCAGAGCTTGCTGAAATGTTAGCTGATGGTTCTTCTACAGAAGAGGAGGTAAAGTAATATGGCTAAAGTATATTATAATCTTATCAAGAATGAAAATATTGATTTCACTATTGATTATGTACCTGAGAGGTGGAAAGCAGCTGTACAGAAACTGCTTGATGAAGATAAGGATAATTCTATTTAATTATGGGTGGTGATAATCATGTCTGCAATTGTTAGAAACATAGGAGAACAAATGACTGCCTCTGCAACTGCAACATCGATTATTGTAGATACATTACCCACTAAGATAGACTACAAAGTCGGAGAGATTTTAGATCTCTCCGGCATGATCGTATCTATACAATATGATGACGGAAGCTCTGAGCAGATTTCAAATTATACCACACATCCTGATAATGGAGCTACACTTACAAAACTTGATGATGTAGTATCAGTATCTTGGGTATCTGATGATGGAATTACAGAAGCTGTATCATTTGATATCAATGTAAAATACGTAAAAGGAATTAGTGTTGTTGATACTCCTACAAAAACATCGTATGTTGCTGGAGAAACATTTAGCTCAAGTGGACTTACTGTATACAAAAATTATTCTGATGGAACATCTGAGCAAATTACTGACTATTCTTTATCTGATATAGTAGATGGAACGATTGTTAGTAAGAATACTGATACTACTGTAGACGTTAGTTATACTGATGAATATGATGAAACTTTTAGTACATCATTTAATATTAGTGTAAAATATGTTACAGGAATTACTATAACAACTAACCCTACAAAAACATCGTATACTGCTGGAGATTCACTTAGTTTAAGTGGAATGGTAGTTAAGAAAAATTACTCAGATAATACATCTGAGGAAATTACTGATTATACTACATCTCCTGCTAAGGGAGCTACTCTTACTAAGTCTGATAGCACTGTAACTGTTAGTTACACTACCAATAGTGAAACTTTTACTACCTCTTATAGTATTACTGTAAAGTATGTAACTGGTATTACTGTTTCAACCAAGCCTACAACAACATCATACTATGCTGGAGATACTCTTGATTTAACTGGAATGGTGGTTAAGAAGAAATATTCAGATGGCACAACTTCAACCATAACTGGTTATACCACATCACCTTCTGAATATTCAACACTTATTAAGTCTGATACTAGCGTTACTGTAAAATATACTACCGATGGTAGTACTTTTACTACATCATTTAGTATTACTGTAGCATATGTTACAGGGATTAAAGTGTATACGAAGCCAACTACAACTACCTACACAGCTGGTGCTAAGCTAAGTACATCCGGAATGGTTATCCATAAAGTGTATAGTGATAATACTAGTGTTAAGATTACCAATTGGACTACATCCCCTACCAATGGATCAACATTGAGTACATCAAATACAAAGATTACAATTACAGCCACTGTTGATAGTACTAGTTATACTTGTACCCAGAGTATTACAGTTAAGGCTGCTATTGCATATTGGGCTACCAGTACATATTCGGCTATTTCAACCTTTTTAAGTTCTGTAGATAATGGTGATTATAGTATTTCTTCATATTGGTCTGTTGGTGATGAGAGAACTATTACTCTTAGTGATGATGATAGTACCGAACTTACATTTGTTGTAGAGGATTTAAATGGTAGCACATCTGGCGGAACTAAATACCATGCTATTATTGGACAAAAGGAAATATACGATGACCTCACCAAATTCGCAAGTTCAACTGTTACTGGATATAATAATTCAGATATAAAAACATATCTGAACGATACTTATTATACATATTTACCTTCTACATTTAAAAACATAATTAAATCTAGTAGCCATATTGCAGGCACTACTTCTGGTTCTACTCAAACAGTCTCTAGTGTTAAATTTGTATTGCGCTCAGAAAAAGAAGTTATTGGTGAATGTACATATTCTGTATCTACTGAAGCTAGTAAATGTAAACAATTTACATATTATGCTACAACTAGTAATAGAATTAAATACTGGGATAGTAATAGCACAAATAATAGAATTAGAACCCATGAATACTGGACTAGATCATGTTGCACGGCCAGTAGTACCCCAGGTGTATGTATAGCTAGTGATGGAGATTCATGGGCCTGTAACCAAGGTAAAAATGAGGGAGTATCTCCATTCTGTTGTATTTAATTAAATCATATTGTATATAAATTTCCTAATATTATATTTACTCGATATATAAAGCATAAAAATAAGAAAGGAAAATAAGCTATGTCTGCAATCGCTAGAAATTGCGGTGGAGCATTACCCGTCGCAAAGATACTTCATGTAACTGCACCTGCTAAGACTAGCTACGCTTCTGGAGATAAATTAAATCTTTCCGGAATGTCTGTAACTGTCGAATATACTGATGGTAATATTGAAGAAGTTACTGATTTTAGTACATCTCCCGCTAATGGTGCTAAGCTTACTAAAGGTACCAATATAGTTAACGTCAATTGGACTGACGAAGATGGTTACACTTTAACTGCATCATTCGGTATTACAGTGAAATATGTAATAGATATTTTTATTACAAGTAATGCTAAACATACTGTTTTTGATGTAGGTGATTTTCTTAATACTAATGGGTTGGAAGTTTCTGCTAAATATTCTGATAATAGTTCTAAACCTATAGATATTAATAGTTTATCATTCTCTCCTGAAGAGCAAGCTCAACTTAAGCTGGGAGATGATGAAGTTAGAATTTATTATGAGTGTGATGACGGAGAATTTGCTATTTTATACCCAATATCAGTGGCACTTCCAACAATTGCTGTTACAACATTGCCTAAAAAGACTAGTTATATAGAAGGAGAAATTTTAGATTACACTGGTATAGGTATTACTTTACAATATAATACTGGTGAAACTGAAGATATTAGTAATTCAACATCTACTTCTATATATCCATATAATGAAACTGAAGTTGATAAAGATAAGACAGATATTACTGTAACTTATAATGACGTATTTGGTAATACCATGACTACATCATTCAAAATAACTGTAGCGTCAATGACAGGTATTAAAGTAGTATCCAAACCAAATATAACTACTTATGTTAAAAACCAACATGTTAACACTGATGGTCTTGTAGTTTATGCTGAATATGACAATGGTGCATCTAAAGAGATTACTGATTATACTACATCTCCTGCTAATGGGACTGAGCTTACTGATACCACTACTGTAACAGAAATAGTTGTTAATTATACAGATAGTAGTGGTAAAACTTTTAGTGATTCTATACCTATTGAATATAACGCTGTTAAACAGATTATGTTCAATAGTGTTAGTATTATAGATGAAATAATCTACCCAGGTACAAAACTTGATTATGAAGATTATAATATTGAAATTGTTGGTATTTGTTATGATGGAAGTAGTTTTACTTTATCGGAAGATGAATACACTTTATCTCCTGCTGATGGTACTAAATTAACTGTAGATGATAAAGAAATTATAGCTACTGCTACTCTTAGTGGAGAAACATTCACAGTATCTTATCCTATCACAGTAGCATATGATACTGCTAAATGGACATCATCAACATACTCAACTATTAAAAAATTCCTTTCTTCATGTGATGCTGGAGTTTATGATATTAAATCATATTGGTCAGTTGGTGATGAAAGAAGTATAACTTTTAGTAGTAATACTGTTGGTGAAACTGTTACAGGAGTTGTAATGGATTTAGATGGTACTACATCTGGTGGAACTAAATATCATGCTATTATTGGTCAGAAGAATTGTTTGAAGACCACTATGGCAATGACCAATTATAGTGATGGGACAACTTATGGTGGGTATCTTAATTCACCTGTACCTACTTATTTAACTGGAACTTATTATAAAGGTATTACATCATCTTTAAAAGATATGATTATTCTAAGTGACCATATATGTGGTTTTGGTGGTGAAGATACAACAGATATATATGACCCAATACAATTAGTTCGTGACTATATTATTCTGCCTTCTGAAATGGAAGTAATTGGGTATAATAGGTATTCTTCTCCAAATGAAACACTTATGTGTAAACAATTTGAATGGTATAAAACAACAGCCAATTGTATAAAAACTCTTGGAAATAGCTCAACAACAAAAACTGTTTGGACACTTAGATCGCCAGTATTAGGATCATCAACTGCATATTGTGCTGTTGATACATCTGGGATGTATACCTCTTATGATGCAAGTACCAAAGGTGGTATTTCACCATTTTTCTGCATATAATAACCTAAATAATAAAACTAATCAATAATACTAGAATGAAAGGAAGAGAGCTATGTCTGCAATCGTTAGATATTGTGGTGGTAGTGTAATAGATAATTCTGATTCTACTACTGTAACTGCAAAAGTACTTCATGTAACTGCACCTGCTAAGACTAGCTACAATGCTGGAGATATTTTAGATATCTCTGGCATAATTGTAACTGTAGAATATAGCGATGGTACAACTAAACAAGTTGATGATTTTAGTACATATCCGTATAATGGAACTGCAATTTCTAAGAACACTAGTAGTGTTTCAGTAAATTGGAGTGATGAAAATGGTACTAGTCTTGCATCATCATTTGACATTAGTGTAAAGTATGTGACAGGAATCAATGTAGATACTTTACCAAATAAAACCATGTATGTTGAAGGTAATACTATTGATCTTACTGGATTAGTAGTATCTGCCAAGTATTCTGATGGAACATCAGAAACCATTTCTGGCTATACAACATCTCCTGCTAATAGTGCTGAAGTTTCTAGAAATGATTCTAAGGTTACTATTAGTTACACTATTAGTAATGAGACCTTTAATACATCTTATGATATTACTGTAAAATATGTTACAGGAATTAAGGTTACTACACCTCCAACTAAAACTTCATATGCTGCTGGGGATAAATTAAGTACAGCTGGAATGGTTGTATCTTCAGTATATAGTGATAATACTACAGAAGATATTACAGATTATACTACATCTCCTGCTAATGGTGCCGCATTAAAATCATCAGATACTTCTATCTCAATTAGTGCCACAATAAATAATACTAAGTATACAACATCTCAGACTATTACTATTGCTCCTTCAGTTGCATATTGGGGGACTAGTAGTGCTGTAGAAATTGCTGATTTCTTAGAGAAATGTGATGCTGGAACTTATGATATTAGTTCATACTGGTCTATTGGAGATGAAAGATATATGGAAATGTATCCATATAGTGATGACGATACTGCTAATGTATCTGAAGATATCTCATATGTAATAGAAGATTTAGATGGTACTACATCTGGTGGGACTAAATATCATGCTATTATTGGTCAGAAGAATTGTTTGAGCATTGGAATTAAGATGAATAGTAGCAATGATAACCGTGGAGGCTACTCAAACACTGATATGTGTGTATATCTTGAAGGTACTTATGAATCTAAATTCCCAGAGGATTTACTTAAACTCATTATACCAAGTAATCATATTTCAGGCAATGGTTCTAGTGGAACTCAGACAAATAATAATGTTAAATTCATACTGCATTCGGAGAAAGAAATTCTTGGTGACTGTGTGAATTCTATTCAAGATGAAGCTAGTGCATGTAAGATGTTTAAATACTATGCTATAAGTAGTAACCGTATAAAGAAGTTAGGAGAATCAGGAATTGATACTAACTGGTGGTTAAGATCTAGTGGTTCAGGATATTCTTATTCATTCTGTACTATAACTGGATCTGGAAGTTCTGGTTCAACTGCTGCTGGTGGTATAGGTTATTGTACTACTGAAAATGGTGTTGCACCATTCGCTTGCATTTAATTATATTAATAAACCAATACATCATGAATCCAATAAAGCATTACGCTTTATTGGGTTTATGGTATTATTATTTAAAATATATAGCACTAGTGCTAAAATAATTTTATAGATTGAAGGTGATATTAAATGTCTTTAATTATTAGAAATAATCCTACAGGTAAAAATAAATCTGTAGAATCAATTGAGATTATATCTCCGCCTACAAAGACTAAGTATAAAGATGGTGAAACTATAAATTTAGATGGAATGATAGTGGCAAAAAAATATGATGATAACAGTTTTGAAATGGTTACAGATTATGCCGCTACTCCAGCCAATGGAGAAACATATGCAGCAGATACAATAGAATCAATCACAGTAACTGTTACTATAGATGAAACAGAATATACTTGTTCTCAAAATATTACTAATATTCCTAACGATATTGCATATTGGGGGACTAGTTATTTCAGTGATATCAAAACATTTTTAGCAGCATGTGATGATGGAGTATATGATATTAAATCATATTGGTCGGTTGGTGATGAAAGAGGTATTGATTATACTGATGGATATGATAATATATTTGTAGTTGAAGATTTAGATGGTACTACATCTGGTGGAACTAAATATCATGCTATTATTGGAGAGAAAAATTCTAATTATTACAATCACATGTTTAATACAACAGATTATGATACTAGCGGTGGGTATAATGGTACTGAAATGAAAACCTATATTGATGATACTTATTATACTTATATACCTTCTCAATTTAGAAAAATAATAAAAAAATCAGATCATATTTCAGGAGCTGGTGCGTCTGGGATACAAACAACCTCTGGAGTTAAATTCATACTGCATTCAGAGAAAGAAATTTTAGGCAAATGTGAATATTCTGTCCAAGAAGAGGCTGATGCATGTAAACAGTTTGAGTACTTTAAAACAAGTTCTAATAGAATAAAAGATGATTATTGGTGGACAAGATCTACAAAATCAAATACTCAATACCAATTCTGCGCAATTAATAAAACAGGAGATAGTTACGGAGCATATGCTGGTCTTAATTCTTCTGGCGTTGGTGATGGAGTAGGATTAGGTATTATTGCATTTTGTTGTATTTAGGTAATATATTAAGAATAAGAAGGTGATAACTATGTCTGCAATTGTTAGGAATACTGGAGGTAATGGAGGAGTATCCAGGAAACCTGCACAATCAATCACTGTAACTACACCTCCAAATAAAACTTCATATAAAGCAGGAGAACTTTTAGACCTTACAGGATTAGTTGTTACAGCAGAATATTATAATGGAGATATAGATACTATTACAAGTTATACTACATCTCCTGCTAATGGTGCTAAACTTACTAAAGATGATACTAGTGTTAGTATCGTATATACAGATAGTAAGGATAATACTACAATTACATCATTTCCTATTAATGTAGCATATGTAACTAGTATTAGTGTTACAGCACAACCTACAAAAACTAGCTATAAAGAAGGAGAATCTTTAGACCTTACAGGATTAGTTGTTACAGCAGATTATTCAGATAATACATCTGATGAAATTACTGATTATACTACATCTCCCACTAATGGAGCTAAACTTACTAAAGATGATACAACTATTAACGTTAGTTATACAAATTATGAAAGTAATAGTATAGATACATCATTCACTATTGATGTAAAATATGTGACTAATGTAAGTATTACTAGTAATCCAACTAAAACTACATACTATGAAGGAGATACTCTTGATTTAACCGGTATGGTAGTTACTGCATATTATAGTGATGATACTCATGAGACCACATTAGATTATACTACATCCCCTAAAAATGGAGCAATACTTACTAGAAACGATACATACCTTAGTGTAAGTTATATATCACCTAGTGGTTCAGGATATGGATCAATGATTAATCTTACTGTAAAATATATAAAAAGTATTACGTCATATAAGACAAGAACTACATACTATAATGGAGAAGAATTAAATCTATCCGATTTAACAGTATATGCTGTATATAATACAGATAGCAGAAAAGAACTTTCTAGTTCAGATTACACTACATCTCCTGCTAAATGGACAAAATTAACCACATCAGACACTGAGATTGAAATTACTGCTACAATAAATGGTACTGAATATACATGCACTCAGAGTATTACCGTTAAACCTAATGTAATTGCCTATTGGGGAACAAGCTCTTTTGGTGATATTGCTGCGTTTTTGGCTGGATGTTGGAATGATACTTATAACATTGAATCATATTGGTCTGTTGGTGATGAAAGAAGCATAGAATTAGGCGGAGATATAAATGAGACTGTAACATATGTAGTGGAAGATTTAGTTGGAAATTCCAGTGGAGGTACATCATATAAAGCAGCTGTAGGACAAAAAAATTCTTTGAGTGAAAAAAGATCAATGCATGATTCTAATACATTTATTAAATCATATATGTATTCAGATCTAAGAACTTGGTTGAATGATACATATTATAATTCAATACCGGAAGGATTTAAATATATTATAAGAGGTCCACTTGATCGGTATAATGCCTATGATGGAAGTGCAGATTCTGATTTTGATTATTTCGTTTTGCATAATGAAATACAGGTTTTTGGTAATCAAACATTTGGAACTAGTGATGATATAGGAGAATTCTCAAGGCAATTTGAATGGTATAGCACTACAAGTAATCGTATAAAGAAGATAGGTGATTCTGGATCTGCTGGTATGTGGTGGCTTAGTGATTTTGAGACAAATAATACAGTTTATTGTGTAGTTGTTTCTGAAGATGGTACCAATGAATATAGAACTGGGAAAGGATCAAGTGTTGGTGTCGCTCCATATACTCAATTATAATCTATGAATAGGAAGGTGGTAATAATTATGTCTTCATTTGTTAGAAATATTGGTGGTAGTGCGTATACTGATGGGGATTCTGAATCTGGTGGTGGTTCGTCTGATTCTAAAGTGGTAAGATTTATTACTATAACTAAACCTCCGAATAAATTAGAATATGTTGATAATGAACCTTTAAATACTTCTGGATTAATTATATCTGCAATATTTGCTAATGGTAATACAGAAATCATTAGTGATTATACTACATCTCCTGCTAATGAAGAAGCACTTACTCTAGGTAATAATACTGTCACTGTAACTTATACAGATCAAGATGGCTATGAATTAACTACATCATTTAATATAAAATACATTACAGGAATTATTGTTACCTCGCCTCCAGATCAAATTAAATATTATCCTGATGATGGTAATAATACTTTAGATCTTACTGGCATGATTGTATCTGCTTTATGTGATGATAATTCAACTACTCCAATTACTGACTATACTACATCATTAAATAATGGTGATATAATTACTTTAGATACTGATTCTAATATTACAATTAGAGCCACAATAGACGGAACAGAATTTACAACAACTCAAGAAATATTTATAGTATCAGCAGTAAGTTACTGGGCTACAAGTACCACAGAGGATATTGCAAGATTTTTAAAATGCGTAGATAAAAATATTTATGATATTAAATCATATTGGGTTGTTGGTGATGAAAGAGATATAACTATGGGAAATTCTCTACCAAATACAACTTATGTTGTAATGGATTTAGATGGTACTACATCTGGTGGAACTAAATATCATGCTGTTGTTGGAGAGAAAAACTCCACTATAATTAAAGACTGGGAATATGATAGTAATAATGATGGCGCATATCATGGATATACTTATAATACTGCTTGGTCAAAGTATTTTACAGATACATATGTACCAGCATTTCCAGAAGATATACTTTCACTAATCATACCAAGTGATCATATGTGTGGGTATGTAAATGAATCTAAAGAAATATCTGGGGAAGTAATAACTGGAGTTTATTTTATTATACCTTCTGAAAAAGAAGTTTTTGGTGCTGATTCTAAAGGATTTGCATCACCAGTTGAAACTGCTGCATGTAAACAATTTGAATGGTATAAAACAAGCGCTAATAGATCAAAGAATGTATGGTTATGGTGGTTAAGATCTGTTTATGTTGCTAACTGGAGTTTATGTCCTACCGTATATGGAGGTAATCAATCTGCATCTAGTAGTGGAATGGGGGCTTACTTAGCTCCATTCGCATGTATATAAGGAGGTGGTAATAATTATTATGTCTTCATTTGTTAGAAATATTGGTGTGGGCATAAGTAATCAATCTTCTTATTCTGGTGATTATGAAGTAGCAAGATTTATTAGCATGGATGCATTACCGACCAAAACGCTATACATTCCTGGAGAATCTTTAGATCTTTCTGGTGTATCAATAATAGCAAAGTATAATGATGGTACAAATAAAGAAATTACTGATTATACTACATCTCCTGCTAATCATGCTGCTCTTACTGAGAATGATACTACTATTAATGTATCTTGGATTGCCGAAGATGGTTATGAATTAACCACGTCATTTGATATAAAATTCATAAAAGGTATTACTATTACATCACCCCCTACAAAAACAGCTTATTTAATTTATACAAACTTAGATCTTTCTGGAATGGTAGTTGCCATTGAATATTACGATGGTACTCTAGTTCCAATTACTGATTATACTGTGTCACCAGTCGATGGTACAGTATTAGATATTGATAACTCATCAGTTACAATTACCACTACAATAAATGATACTGAATTCACTGTAGTTCAGGATATTTTTGTCGGATCTGCAATTGCATATTGGGGTACTAGTAGTGCTCAAGAAATATCTGACTATTTAAATTCTGTAGATAGAGGAGTATATAACATATCAGATTACTGGGCAGTTGGTGATGAAAGAGATATAACTCTTACAAAAGATAATAGCAATGTAACTGTTAAATACGTAATAGAAGATTTAGATGGTACTACATCTGGAGGAACTAAATACCATGCTATTATTGGGCAAAAAGATAATAATATTAGTGGATTTAGTACTGGATATACTACTAGTGGTAGTATATACGTTGGGTATAATGATTCTCTTCTTAGGGATTTTATTGATAATACTTATACACCGGCATTCCCAGATGATATATTTTCATTAATTATACCAAGTGATCATGTGTCTGGGTATTATAGTGGCGGTCAATACTTATTACAAAATAACTCTAATGTGTATTTCATATTATATGCAGAAAAAGAAGTTTTTGGTGATAATGCATATAGATCAATACCAGACGAACTTAGTGCATGTAAACAATTTGAATACTTTAAAACAACTAGTAATAGAATAAAGACGAATGCATACTGGTTAAGATCTGCTCCCTATAATACTACTGGTGATTACTGTGGTAATGTAGATACTGTGTATGCTAATACATTTAGTTCTAATGGTGGCGAACCTGTTCTGCCATTCGCATGTATATAATATCATATAACCACCTAGCAAATGCTAGGTGGTATCTATTTTGTTATATAGATGAATTTGAATTTATATAGACTAGAACTTTATAGTAAAATAAATCTAAGGAGGTAAGCACATTGACTATTACAAAAGCAGATACATATTATAAGAATACTTTATCCAATATACTTTCTTTTGGATGTATGGATATTAATCCTAGACCTAAATATTCTGATGGTACACCTGCACATACAATAAGTATAAACCATGATATGCAAACTTATAATTTGCCTGCTGGTGATTCACCATTTGTAACTTTAAGACCTATATCAATTAAATCATCTATTGGAGAGATGCTTTGGATATATCAAGATCAATCTAATGATTTAGATCTTTTAAAAGAAAAGTATGGAATTACATGGTGGGATGAATGGGATATCGGTAATCGTACTATAGGATCATGCTATGGAGAGACTATAAGAAGACATGATCTTATGAATCAATTATTGGAGGGTATTAAGAACGATCCAGATGGAAGAAGACACATAATAAATATGTGGCAGGTAGATGATTTTAAAGAAAAACATGGACTAAAACCATGTTGTTTTCAAACAGTATGGAATGTTAGACATAGTGAATCTGGAGTTACATATTTAGACATGTGTATGTTTCAGAGATCATCAGATTTTGCTGTAAGTTCACCAATCAATCTTTTACAATATATAGCATTATTGTACATGGTTGCTGGGCATTTTAAATACACCCCTGGAAAATTCTCATATTTTATTGATAATATCCAGATATATGATCGTCATATATCACAAGTAAAAACTATTATTAATAGAGAGCCATGTATGTTTGATGTTGATGATCAACCACATTTTGAAATTCCTCAGAAGAACTTTTATGATTATACTATAGATGATTTTAAAGTTGTTGGTTATCCAATGAGAGAAATTAAGGCAAAAAATCCACAGCTTAAATTTGATCTCGGTATTTAATTTCACTAAGGAGGTTAGTATGGGAAAACTACTTGATACAATAAAAAATAAGATTGCTAAAACAAATGGGGATACTGTAATAGAAGACGATACAAAGTTGTATACAGAGATAATCTATAATACCAAACATAATATGATTACACTAATATCATTTTCTAAAGATTATGCTCAACAGATGATTGAATTTCTTTCAGCTTGCTCAGCATCTGATATTAATTTTATCATGATGCAATCTTCTTTTGAAACTGATAATGATTCAGAGTCTAATGAAGAAGATGAATTTGCAATAAAGCCTGAGAAGATTAAACATCTTAGAAATTATATAATCATTTCTGGATCTTTATATTCATATAATGAATTATATAATAATATTGATAGTTTATCTAATGATATATTGCTTGCTATACAGAATGATATATACAATAAATGCTCATCATCTGCATTTACTCAACAAATAGATGCTAATGTATTAGATCTTAATTTATTTAAACATAAGAAAATTGAACCTAAATATGATGAGGTATTAAGATTCGTATCACTCCATTCAAACTTCCAAGCAACAAATTACAAGGCATTTATCAATAAAATACCAAATGGATTTTCTGATAAAGATATTTTGAGCATAATGAAATATGTTAGTTCTGATGATAATTATCATAAGAGTAATACATTTTTAGACTTTATTAACAAATATCAATCTATAAGTGATGAAGAAGGGTTCCTTCTTAATGACTGTATTGGTTTAGACATGTTTGGATTTATATGGTTTCCGTCATCTTGCTATATTAGGGATAAACTTGTCTCTATAGCAAATACACCAAAATACCTTATTCAAGACGAAGATAAGTTAATGAATAGTATAGATTATGAATCTTTAGATGATATATTTATGGAGAAGTATAATAGGTTCATGGCATTAACAGAATATAATGAATACGAAGACGTAGATACTGTTTTAAAAGAAGAGGAGAGTGATGATAATGGAGATTAAGTCTAGTCTAATTAAACTCTGTGAATCATTTGACCATTGCTTTATAGCCGAAAAACAAATAGATATGAATAGAAAGTTTATATCTTCATCTGATGATATATTTACTGATGCTAGTAATTATGATCATAAGATAGACAATGAAGGATATATTGTTATAAGTAATATAGATGGTGCTAATTACGTAGTTTTCTTAGATAAGTATAAAGAACTTTATTTAGCCATATATCAATATACTCCCAAATCCGAATATCAAGATATTATCAATGCTGGAAATAGAATGAGAGAGAAACACATGATTGGGAAGAAACAGGACAAAAAAGAACCAGAAAAAACATCAGAGACAAAAAAAGTAAATGAATCACATGATAAAGAAATTGATTATAGTAAGCTTGTAGATATTAATAAGTTTACTAGATGCTTATCATGTAATACAGAACTTACTAGAGTAAAGGATAATAATTCATTTGTATATACATGTAACAAATGTAAATTAGAGTATACATTAGTTCCGTCAAGATACTATGTAATTAAATCAAGAAAGCAATTTTATTCTGGTGAAAATGAATGTAAATTGCCAGACGCAAAAACAAATATGAACCAAAAAGAAGAAAGGACTACAAAAACTAATGCAACCTAATATAGAAGAATCAATAGCATTTACACTGAGACAAAAAAGAATAAGACCAACTGAACTCAATAAGAATCTTATGTTTAATAAGATAACCAAAATGTTACCACATATGGAAATGTCTACAATGGATAGACAAGCATATGATAGTTTAGAGACTAACATTTGGAATGAGTATTTTATTGCTAAAAACAAAGCTTTTGATTCTTTAATAGAACATTTTGAAGAGTAATTGGAGGGTAAAGATATGGACAAAAGACTTTTTGCATATGATGTACCATCGAGTAGATTATTGAATATTAGGATTAAATACTTTGATGGAACAGCAGAAGAGTTAAATAAAATCACTAAAGGAGACTGGATTGATTTAAGAGCTGCTGAGGATGTAGTTTTACATCAGAATGATGAAGCGCTTATTCGTTTAGGTGTAGCAATGGAACTTCCTAAAGGTTATGAAGCACATCTTACTCCTAGATCTTCTACATTTAAGAATTATGGAATTATACAGACTAATTCTATTGGTATCATTGATGGTTCTTATTGTGGAGATAATGATGAATGGATGATGCCAGTTATTTGTTTAAAGCCTAGAATGATTATCAACGATCTTCCTACAACTATCATTAATAAAGGAGATAGAATTGCTCAATTCAGAGTTATAAAATCTCAGCCAAGAATTAATTTTATTAAAGTAAATTCACTTGGTAATGAAGATAGGAGTGGATTTGGATCTACAGGCATAAATTAGAAGGAGAGTAATAAATATGTACATTAAACCAATTAAAAAAGACAGATGTTATATATTTACAAACGATGAAGATAAAGATGGAGTATGTGTAATATTATTAGGAAGTGTTCATGGAGATGAGGTTTACCCATCAGTAGTATTAGAGAACGTTATAAACTATATGTCTAATAACAACTTCCCATATAAAGTAAGCAAGCTTATTATTTATCCATTCATAAATATAACAGCTATTAGAAACAGATCGAGAGACTCAGTTTATCTTGCTGGTAATCTTAATGATTGTTGGGAAATTTATGATATAAGAAGTCATCTTAAGAATATTATTGATAAAGAATGCGAAGTTGGATCTCCAGTTGTACTTATTGATGTACATTCTTCCCCTGCAATAGAGCAGAGTATCTGTTTAAATATAACAGATCCTAATTGTGACAAGATAGAAGATGTAATTATATACTATAATAAACGCAAAAATCCAAAGATTAATATTATTAAGAGTCATAATGATGCTGAGACTATAAAGTCGTATGTCAATAATAATTATTACGATCATGCATTTGGAGTTACATTAGAAATTACAGAGGTAGGGCAGCAGATTCTTAATCATGATCGCATCATGTATGATTCAGATATTATAGTAAATATTATTAAATCATTTTCTGAATATTTTTATGCTTACCTTGAAGGTTCTGAAGAAGAATTTGATCGTATAGAAAATGCAATAAACATTTGTTGTGGTAATAGTGGAATATTGGAATTCTCAGAAAATGCAATTAATTTTCTACCATATCTTTATCCAGACGAACAAATTGCAGAAATAAAAGATATAAAGAATTATCAAACTATTGAAGTAATTAAGACTCCTTGTCCTGGAAAATTAGTTTGTATGATTAAACAATTATATGTAAATGCGGGAGATACAATTGGTTTATACATACCCAAATCAACCAAAACGAGTTAATCTAGACATTTATATAATTAGAGGAGGTGATTCTAATTATGATAAATGCTGAGTATGTGAATAAGGTTGAGAATATTTATACTAAAGACGGAGAAACCACACTAAAGATTAGTCAAGCTCCTAAATTTGATTATGAGCAATATGATCTAGATGATCCAAAAGACTTTAAACACTATGTAGATGATGTAGAAAGAATAGTAAGAAATTCTTTTGAATATCGTTCTATGATAAATTATCTTAAAAATACTGATGGTATGGATGAATGTAGTGTATTAGAAAATGTTACTTCAAGAGATAATTCTGGAGTAAAGATTGAAATACATCATTCACCTATGACATTATATGATATTTGTATGGCTGTTATTAAAAAGCGTAGAGCTAATAAAGAAAGCATGGATGTTAATGCTGTAGCATATGAGGTTATTTATAATCATTATGCCAAATGGGTTGGTCTAATCCCATTATCCACTACAGTACATGAGCTTACTCATAATGCATATTTCTTTGTGCCTGTAGATAAAGTATTTGGAGATTATAAACCTTTCAAAGAAGCATATTATAATTACATAGATCCTGCTGTTTTAGATTCAATAGATGCTGCTGAAGAAGAGACCGCAAACTATGATGGATCTCAGATGGAAATCTTTAATAATCATAAAATCTATATAGATAAAGATGATAATAACAGAGAGAAATTCTTTGGATTAAAACCATTCATCAAAAATAGAATTGAAGATATTAAGTCTGGTAATAATAACACTCATGAAGCTTTAAAGATGCCAAAAGCTATGTGTTACATAGTAGATAACACTAAACCCAGAACATACAAATAAATCTAAATTTTAAGGAGGGAAAATCATGTTTTTTAAAGACTCACTTTCATTGTTAGCTGAATGTGCGGCAATAGATTTATCTGCAAATACAGAAATGGCAGTCAATGAATCTCAGATTATTTCAGCATATAGTAGTATAGAAGAAGCATCTGAGGAAGTTGTCTATGCTCCTGAGATGGTTCCTGTAGTTCGTGTAGGTAATGATTTACTTACAGAGATGCAGTACTTAGCTCCGTATATTCAGAATAACGATATTTCATCTGTTGCTGAAGCTCTTGATAATATTGCTGAGGCTAATAACTTGCCACCTAAATCAATTGGGTTATTGGTTGAATCTCAGGAATGTGTTACTGACATGATCGATCAGGCTATTGCTAAATCAGATAATGCTGGAAAGAAAATGTTAGGTAAAGTTAAGAAGGGTGAAGGTCTTATCGAGAAGCTTAAGAAGAAAGGCTTTACAGTAAAGAAGAAAAAGAGAAAGAAATCAGTAAAAGAGGGTTGTGGAGACTCTAAGAATGAATGCGGAGATAGACGCAAATCTGCAAAGAATGAAGAAGGAACTAATTCTGGAACAGACGCTCCGGGAGATGCAGTTGATGATACTAGTGATGTTAATAATGATGGTACAACCAACTAATAATATAGGAGGTGGAGAAATCCACCTCCTACCAATTTCGCTTATAATTATATATTATAAGAGTAATATAATGCAAATATAAAGTACTAAAAACTTATTAATAATCTTTTTAGTATACTTAAATGAAAGGAGGATAAAGAAATGACAACTAGAAACACGTTAGAAATATGTACTGATGCATCAACTAAAGAATTTCCTAATAAGAGGGTATTTGGTTGTGCAGGAGCAGTATGTATTAACACCGGAGAGAGTAGATACATAATTAGTCAGGATACTACGAATAACAGATCTGAACTAATTGCTATCTACACTGGAATTAAATTGGCTGAGGATATAATCTTGGCTAATCCTGGAGTATATACTGATATAAAGTTATACTCAGATAGTCAATTTGGAATATTTGGCTTAACTAAGTGGATGGATTCTTGGTTATCAAAGCGGGATGATAAAGGGGTAATGTATGGCTCTAATAATAAACCTGTCAAGAACCAAGAGCTGTTTAAAGCAATCATCACTTATTTGACTACCCATAATCTTAGGGTAAGAATGTTACATCAGTCAGGACATGTAAATTGCAAAAATAGCAATGCATTGGCTGAAGCTAACAAAGTGTTCTGCGCAAGTAATGGATTCTTATTAGATGTGGAAGATATCTATAAAATATCTAAATATAATGATATTGTAGATAAAGAAAGCAGACGCAGACTTCAGGATATTGATCCGGATCAGTATCCTATTGCAGATTACTCGGGAAATTATACAATTATGTGTAATTATGTTATTCCGAATGATTATAAATATTACGTTTCGTAAAATAACCTAAGGAGGAGAAAATATATGAATACGGACTTTTATAACAGTATTAACGATGGAACGTTTGGTAATACTGCTCCGATGCCAATGTATTATCAGCAGCAGCCAAACTATTATTACGACAATGGTCAGCAGGATGCACAGACAACTTTTTCTGTTGGAGGGTATAATTATTTTACATCTCCACAGGAACCAATGTATTATCAGCAGCCGGTATATCAGTATGAACAGCCGATGTATCAGCCACAGCCAATGTATCAGACACAGTATCCTATTTATAATTCGCAGTGTCAGGACACAAATTCTAATAAGCCAGTATATGTTATACAAGGATGTGTAGACGAACCGGTTTATCAGCAGCCAATGTACCAGTATGAACAGTCAATGTATTATCAGCAGCCGGTATATCAGCCGCAGGAACCAATGTATTATCAGGATACAAATTATCAGCAGCCACAGTACACAATACAGTCATACAATCAGGCAGTTCAGCAGGAACAGTCAGTACAGCAGACAGAATCAAATCAGCAGGCATCAGATAAGAAATCTATATTTGGTGGAGATTATGATAATCCTTATGCTGGAGTATTTGCTCCTTATAAGAAGCCTCAGCCTTATTATGGAGACCATGCTTATCCTGGAGTGTCATATAACAACTATAATGGAAATGGTGGTGTTAGTAGATTTAACATACAGTACCCATATAGAGCATCTTCAAAGTTCAGGAATCAGCAGATGCAGGAGATCAATATGGCAAAAGAGGCAGAAAAGATGAAGTACAGATTATGTGCAGCTTTCAATGGTAGAGAGATAAATGAAGAAGCTCTTGAAAATATGATTGAAATGCGATATAATCCTAACGCTATGTATGAAAGAATGTCTCCAGAAGAAAGAAACGAATTGATGGAATGGAACCAAGTAGTTCAATTATCTCGTATGGCTAACGATCCATATCATGTGACTAAATTTGATATACAAGCTATGAAGATGAGAGAAAGATCTGCAAATTATCATGAGGAATTAGATAATCATTCTTTGGCAGAATTCTTAGATAATGATTTATGGAAACTCCAGAGAGAAGATTGGATTGCAAAATATGTTGATCGCCACGCTAGAAGAGACTTAAGAAGATCATACAATCCTGCGGAATATGGGGATTTATTAAAATCACACATAACAGAAGGGAGTTTTATTTCAGAGCTTATGAAAAATGATAGAAATGACGGATTTTATGAAGATGAAAATGGAGTAACTTTTGAGCTTGATAAAGATACCAATACTTTGAGAATTAGTAGACCCCCACTTCCAGAATCTGTTTCATCAGAAGCAGTTCAAAAAAGTAGACGTGAATGGACAAAGTATATATTAGACGGAATTTATAATAAACCATGATAAGAAGGAGGGATTAAAAATGTCCAGAATTAGTGTTTTGGATACATTGTATACAAAAAACAGGAAAAGTGCTTCTGAATTTGATTATGATAAATTATATGCCCCACCAATTACGGCGTTAATTCCGCCTCAGGATATCAGGGAGCTTAGCAATGTTTCCAGTAGTCTTAAGTTAAATGGGAACATGGATAAGAAGTATAAAATCATAGATCAAATAATGACAATGAGAGGATTTAGAAAATCTCATTGTGGAACTAACAGAGTTGTTTATGATTGTTTAGAAGTTCCTACAATTGTAGCGAAGATAGCTCTGGACAGAGTTGGTAAGAAGGATTCACCAGCAGAATTTAGGAATCAAAATTTCTTTAAGCCATTCTGTTGTAAGATATTTGAAGTAGACCCTACTGGATCTGTGGCTTTTGTAGAGAAAGTAAATCCTGTATCATCTTTGGAGGAATTTATGTCTATATCAGATGACGTATTCGATTTATTAATCTCAAAAATAATTGGCAGGTATGTTGTTGATGATCTTGGCTCTGATTCTTATATGAATTTTGGAATTAGAGATTGTGCAAATGGTTGTAGATTTGGTCCTGTAATTATTGATTATCCATATGCTTATGAATTAGATGGTAATAAGCTTATATGTAGTAGAGAAATTGATACTACGATCGGAAAAGCAATTTGTGGAGGCGAAATTGATTACGATGCTGGATTTAATCATTTATATTGCTGTAGATGTGGTAAAAGATATACAGCACAGGATCTTGCTAAAGAAACTAAAGATATAATGATGTTTGGAAGTGATGTTAAGGAGGTAATAGGCATGAGAGCAAGAGTAATTAGTGATGGTAAGGTTATATTAGATTCTGGTCGTTCTAGTGATACGTATATGTCAAAGGACGACTATAACAACATTAATTCTACAATTATGTTACCGGGTAGAGAATATGTTGTATCAAAGACATTGCGCAAAAAGTATAAGTCATCAAGCGATGTCAGAAGGGATTATTATACTGATCTCCAGAGGAAGTATTTTAGCAATACTAATACAGAAGAGCACAATGATACTAATGAAGTTATCGTAGACGACACAATTGATTCCGGTGATGTTGAACAGGTTATTGTAGATACTACAGAAAAGATTTATGAAGAAGATAAATCTAATCAGACTGTAGTAGATGAAACCATAGAATCTGATTCTAGAGAGATTGAATCTATGATAATGCCTGAAGTTTATAATCGACAGGAAGTAACAGATGACCATGATACAGAAAATGCTGAGAATAACAACGACGATAACAATGATAGTAATGAGCCTAATAATGATAAGGAGGTAGATAATTCTAAAGAAGAAAATATAGAATCTGAGTCTAATGAGGAAGTAGTAGAAGAATCTACTACTGAGGAAGTCGACGAAGATAATACGGAAGATTTAGACACTGATGAAACTAATCAGGATGAAGAACCGGATTATTCTAATTATGTACCGCCAGTTGAAGAGGATCAAAATAATTATAGCGAGGAGGACCATGAAGAAGATAACTACAATGATATTATCGAATTAGAGGCTCATCAAAGCGGAAAGCGTAATAAGAAGAATAGAACCAAAAAGAAACCTTCTAAGCGCAATATTGAAAAGCATAGTAGTAGATTTAAAGGTTACGGATCAGATGATGATTGGTCAGAATATTAATTAAGGAGGATATAAAAATGAATGAAGTAAGAAAAGCACCAGAGAAAGGTAGTATTTTTAAGAACATTAAAAATGAGCATTATCAGGTAATAGATATTGCTAAGCAAACAAATACTGGAGAATCGCTTGTTATATACAAAGCTTTATTTGGTAGCGGTACTATATATGCAAGTCCTTATGATCTTTTCATGAATGAAGTAGATCATAATATATTCCCAGGAGCTGAGCAGAAGTATGTAATGGAGTATGTACGCACTAAGAAAAATCACAATGTTATTACTCTCTGTGGCTCAACCAAATTCAAAGCTGAATTTGAAAGGCTCAATAAAGAGCTTACTCTCAAAGGAAATGTTGTTATTAGTCTTGGTACGTATGAGCATTCAGGTGACTCAGAAGTCTGGGAAGGGATGGAAGATGGTACTTATACCAAGACCAAATTAATGCTTGATGAGATGCATTTACAGAAAATTGATATGTGCGATCAAATTATGGTTGTAAATGTAGGTGGATATATTGGAGAGTCCACAGCAAATGAAATTGAGTATGCTAAACTTCTCGGAAAGGATATATTATATCTTGAAGAAAGGGAGTGATAATATGTTCAATTCTCATACAATGAGTGTAGTAACAGATTTAAACATGATTGCCGGTTATATTAATAATATTGACCTTGTTACCGTGGCTGCAATAACAGCTACTGGTAATTATCCTAACCATCCTAATATCTATAATGCTGGTATCTTAATGCCACCTACAGAGATATTAATGAGATGGGCTGACGGTGATGATTTTGCTATGCAGAATGATTATCCTGCATATCTTGCCAGTAGAGATCCTGATGAGATGATTGTTGCTTTATTGGCAGCAATGACAAAAAAGAATATTATTCTCTATATCCCGTATGATGAATTTATGGTGTATGGTGAGATTTTATTGAATCATATATATTACATGTATGGAATTACATGTAATCTTATGAATGTACAATTCAATGTGAATCAAACCAAAATACCATATATTATGAGTAAATTCTACATGATGGATTTGATGGATCCAGAAGATTATATATCAATGTATCCATCAAATCAACCACTGCCAAATTTTGTAATTAACAAATTAGCAGTGCAATTACATCCATTTAATCGTCCAGCTACTTACGAGGAGTATGTATCGTATTTTAATAATATGAATGCTAACAAAATTCCAAAGGAAATGAAAAACATGGTAACACTTGTGAGGTAGTAGAATGGTAGTATTTACGGATAAAAGAGAACTAATACCAATTATTGTGGATAGATTCAAAAACAAGGAATTGTGTATAATGAATCTATCCTCATACTATAGTGGTTATTTAGATGTGACACCATTAATTACCGGCATAAGTCCGATTAATAATACTGGTATGCCCACAAATATTTTTGTGGATTCTGTAGATTTTGATATGCAATATGCAATGGCATTAACAAATAATATGGTAATGTATGAGTGCATGATGCAGATCGTTTTTAGATCCTATGAGGGTCAATTAGTTATTATTCTTGTGAGTAGAGATCCGTATAGAGATGCAGTTATGGAATCATTAATCAAATACATTCAACAGACATATGGTCATAATTGTTGGATAGTAGAAGATATAGATGACGTAATATGTCTTGAGGAACAATCTTTTGGTCCATTTGGTATTGCATATATGGAAGATCATATTAGGCAGTATAATGATCTCTACTCAAAAGGTCAGGTACAAAATTTATTACAACCAATAAATATAGAGTAGAGTATTACTCTACTCTAATATATAAACTGAAAATGGAGGATTTTATTATGAATACTAAAACACCTGAAATCGTTTTTATGAATGACAAGATTTATTTCTATACATTGCTTCCAGATGATGCTAAGATGAGCATATATGTTTTAACATATTCATCGGAGGTAGATGAAGATTCAATAATTCTTAATATGGGAACTGATGAAGATCATTATATTATTGGATTCGATGATTATGATTTTGCTAAGAAGTTTCTTTATGATAATTATGCCGTATATGATAATGCTAGAGATATGTATGTTGTTAATGTGAATACAGACGATCTTTTTACTCCAGTAAAAATGATTCATACATTAAAAGACATATCCGAGAATTATAAGGGCAACAGCATGATTGATGCCATTCATAATGCAATAGAATCAAATGAGGATTACGCGACTTCATACCGTGATGTTGTTAGCACCGCATTCAATACAATCATCAATCCAATCTTAGCAGAAAGATATTCTTCTGAAGAAGAGATAGCAGATACCATTGTAAGTACAATTATTGAATTTGCTGCTATGTATGGAAAACTTTTAATGTTCGTAGTTGATCATATGAATGAAGATACTGTAAAAGGAATGTTAAAAGAGATTGGAAATGTTGACGAGGAGGCTATGAAAAACATCATTGAAGAATTAGAAATGCAGGAAAAGGAAGAAGAGTAAATGACATTAAAAGATGTTTTAAGTATAGTGTTTATGGTAGTAGTAGTTATATATGTCATGAGTGATGATGACAAAGAGTAATTTGCTAAATTGGAGGGACAAAATATGAATTCATGTATTACATTTATTTCTGGAGCTGTTGTTGGAGGGATTGTTGCGGCGTTGGTAATATCTATCTCGAAAGCTAATAAATTAGATAGAGATTATGAATCTTCGCAATATGATAGCTCTAATGAACCAGAATGCGGTAATGATGAATATGAGTGTTAAATTATAGTTACTTGATTAGTAATTCATAATAAGATACGGGCGATAAAATTCGCCCGTATTTTATTTTTTGTCTAATAAGCCCTCTTAAACATTGAAATAAATATCTGGTAGGAGGTGTATATTATGATTAACCAACAAGAATTGGATAATATAGTGCTCAGATTACAGAATAAAGAGGAAGTATTCTTATACTATGTAGCTCATTATATAGAGCTTCGTGAAGGTATTATAGATGAACACCAATATAAATCAGTAAATAAATTCAGACCAGTAAAGGTCAAAATAACAGATGTTAATAATGCATATACAGAGGTTCTTAGATATAAGAACCACCCACAGGATTTTCATATTGAAACTGAAGAGGAGTGGTATGACGAAATAACTAAATACATACACTATTATACTGTACCGAATGATTCTCCATTTAAATATGATTTGAATTTTAATTCTAGAATACCATCTATTGTATATGGTTATCGTAGAAAAGTATATAAAAATGATGGTGCAGAAGAGGAATTTAATGACCCATCCATTGTGGTTCCGATTTATACTAATAATCCTGAATTTGGAGATCTTAGAGGAACAGAGTTAAAAAATGCTATATCTGAAGGCAAGTTGGACTGGAAATATATTTACACTGAAACGCCTATAGAAACAGATGGCATAGAATACAATTACATCACATCAGATTATTACATCTTAGATATAGAAAATTTTCCAAGAACAGAAAAGCCTTTGATAAACGTTAAACAGAAAAATGCCTATTTTTTAAATATATGCGATGCATTTAATTATATAAAACAATTGGAGGCGTGATTTATGTTTACAGTAGTTTGTCCAAATTGTAATAAGGGAATTACAGTACTGACTAATAAGCATATACAAGATATTGAGGGCGATAAAAAGATAAAATTTCTATGTAACACTTGTCATAAATATTTTAATGCCGAACTTATAAATGGTAAGTTAAAACTTTATAAGGAGGATAATAAAATGATAGCTATTGTTGCAGTAGATAAAAATTGGGGTATTGGGAAAGATGGAAACTTATTGTTTAAAATAAAAGAAGATATGGAGTTCTTTAAAAAGACTACTACTGGTCATATTGTAGTTATGGGTAGTAAGACATTTGAATCTATTGGTAGACCATTACCTAATAGAACTAATTTGATTCTTACAAGAAACCCACATAAATATCAAAATATAGATAGAGTTGAAGCTTATAATGGAGAAGACATGGATCATATCTTAAGAGATGAGCCTAGTGATGATATCTATATTATTGGTGGGGAATCTGTTTATTTGCGCTATATAGATAAATGTGATGAAGTACTTGTTACTCAACTTGATAAGGTATTTGATGCAGATAAACGATTTATAGATTTACACAATAGCTTTTTTGAATTATACGAAAATCTCGCAGAAGGAGAGTACGATGGTTCTAAATACACCATTTCTCGATGGATTAGGAATAACAATTAATCTAACAAGTATTTAATATTATAAACTAATGGAGGTGATGAATATGCTGTATGAAGAGATTAATTATACAGCAGATATTTCATATCTAACTAATACATTCATCACAGAATTTGATATTTCTAAAGCAAATATCAATATATTATATCTTAATAAAGTGATAGATGAAGAAACTTACCAATATCTTTATTCAGCAGAAAGAATGGTAAGACAAAAGTATGTGGGAATGTTGCAGAAAAATAACCCACAGATTACTAAAGTATTACAGAATGGAATTATAGAAGCTAAGAAACAATTATTTACAGCTAATAATATTCAAGATTATGATGTTTTAATGATCAAGAATGATGCTGTATTTGTAATAAATAGAAATCTTGAATATACAGACTTTGGATTAATTAAATTTATTCCAAAGAATGTATATACATCTTTCTATAAGATTGATAATCCTATAATAAAGATGGAAATGTTATATTATTATAGTAATATAGATAAGAAAGAATATCTTCATATAAAAGGAGTATCGGATTCAGTTTTATCGTTACACAAAGATTATTTTTACCAAGTATTAAAAGATATATTCTACTCAGTTCAAACATCCGGTGTAGAGACAGCAATGAGAATGATTAAAGATATCTATATACAATATATAAATTACCAATTACCATCTGGATATTATAGAAAATTTGATAATACTTCTAATTATCATTTTAATTCATTTTCTAAACTATCTACAGGATATTCCATAGATAATATAGATGAAAGTATGAAATCAAAATTAGATATATCTTATAATCTTCATATATTAATGGAGATACAAAAAATCTTAATTTCAATATATTTTAACAAATAATAGTGAGAGTAGGAATTTTCCTACTCTCATAATTTCATGCTTTATTTATTAGTATAATTACTATTCTGAAGATTGTAATTAATTACAAAGTCTGTAATTTTCATATAAATATATTCACCTAAAAATGTTCCTACATATGACGGATTATAAATATAGCATAATTTATTAAGAAGTGTACCAGATATTTGTTCTGGTATTGTTTCTTGTAATTTCTCTATCATTTCTTTTTCTGTCTTAGAATTAATATAATAAGCTTGTTTGGCAGAGATATTAAATAATACATAATTATCTATAGCCTGAGTGACAATGTAATCAAGATGAGCAATTATATCATCTTCCTTATAATCATCAGGAGCAATAATTGGTTGATTATGTGATAAATTATTTTTTCTCCTTAATTCATTTAATACGCCAACAATACCCAAAGTAAGTATAATAGTGTTTAATATTGTTACAACTATTAATAATATCATAAGTCCATTCATATCAGAACCTCCTAAATTTTTTTAATATAAAGTTGTGGTTAAATTAAAAATAAATAACGAGAGTAGATCATAAGACCTACTCCCATTATTATGTTATATTGCATACGGAACGGTAGGCGCTCCCATATACACACCGTTATATCTTTGCCAATTAAGTATTTCGTTTCTAGCAGTTATTAGCATAGGATTATACGAACCTCCGTATTGTAGTTCTTGCTTAAGCTGTAGTAGTATCTTAAATGAAATATCCATTGTTAATCCATCTAAATAATTCATAATGAAATATTCTGGGAACCCCCAACATTGTTTTGTTGATATGAAGTCTGCTGGATTAGCATGGTGCATCTGATGTGCTGTTTTTGATAACATAATTACATCAAGCCAGTGGTTACGATGAGCTTCTTCTAGTTGCTGAACAACTTCAAAAGTTGTAACTTGACCTTGAACATTAAGAATATGTTCTGTAATCATAATTGTTGCTTGCTTAAGTGTTGGTAGATTATGATGCATCTCTATCGTAGCCATATCAGAAGTGATAGCTGGCATATTTTGATCTCTATCTAATCCCAAACCCATAACAAATGATTTATAATCTTTATAAAATCTTAATCTTCTAAAATTGTTTTCACAAGAATAAACAAATCTTGAGTAAATATCTGTATCCAATAAAGTATCCCTACGCTGAGCAAAATAAATAGCGTCAGGTTGATCTGGGCTATCTATCATAGGATTTCTATCCATTTCCATAAGATCACCTCCTGTTATTATATCAATGTTCAGCTCAACATAAAATGCCTCTTATATCGAAAGGAGTGGTAATAATGAAAACTGATACTATTATAGCACAAGCATTTGACAAAGATGGGAATCTATTATATGAAAAAGATGCAGATGGCTATGAGGAGAGAAATGACTACGATAGCCATGGCAATCTAATAAGGTCTGAGATCTTATATCCTAATGGATTGAGGGAAGTAGAACATTTTGGGAGTATCAGTCAGTAATTTTTCCTAGATTGCACATATTAATAAAATCTAGTAAAGGAGGTTAACGTATGGTTATTCCAGATAAGATATATACAGACAATCCATTCGTAGATAATGTAATTCATTACTGTAAAATATTGGCTCTTAATTGTACTATAAAAGATGAAGATGAAGCATTAAATAATGAAACATCAGAATCATTGTCTAATGGGAATTTATTGATTGCTTGTGTTGAAGGTAAAGCCACATATGAAGTATTCTCATCCATTCCTAAAGAAATACTGGAAAAATATATTGCTCAGAAAAGTAATCTTGATTTGTATGTAGATGATGTAGATGCTCTTGAAGTATACTTTAAGAGTTTTTCAGATTATCAAAGAACAATTCTTTTCAGGAAGATATCTAGTTTAGCTAGAACTATCTATATAGATCACTATGATACAATGATGCATTACTTAAATAATACAGAAGATACATGGCTGGAAGATAATAAAGATTTATATAATAAATGTGTTAATAAGACTGCTACATATAATGATTTATTTGATGCTCTACCATATGAAACTACCAAAAGGATCATAAAGCAATACCTAAATAATTATAATATTACTGAATTTGAAGATATTATCTCCTCATTAGAAGCATTCAATAATTATATTGGAACAAGAACAGATACTAATGTAAATACAGAGATAAATAATATCTCATCAGCAATGTGTAGTGTATTTGCTAGTCATTATGATATGATGGTAGAGAGAGGATACTTATCACAAGAGCATAATAAGTGGTTAGAATATGTAAGTTATGATACTATATATAATAAATGCAAGCTTGGTAAATCTTCATATAGTGAATTGTATGATTTGTTTCCTGAAGATGATCTTCTTGAATCTCTATATTATATATTTGGTCAAGATACAACAGATTCATTTCAGTTATATAGAGGATTAGATGTTCTTGATGATTATTTTAATTCATATTCTTCAGATCCTGTTAGTGAAAAAGCAGCTTTAACAGAATACATGTCCAATAGATATATGAAGAATTATAACCCAATGATGAATCAAAGTATCTATGAAGATTGTAAAGATGAAGTTGTGGATTATTGGGATCTGAATGAGTATATTCCTAGGGAGACTTTAAAGATTATACTTGGAACTTATATCAAAGAAGTTACCAATCTTGATGCATATTCTAATTCTAAAGAGATGCTTAATACATATTTAGCTTCGATACCTTCAAAAGAAAGAGATACTATTAAAAAAGGAATCACAAATGATATGATGGAGTGGTACCCGAATAATTATGTAGAGCTTAATAGTTATTATAGATCTCTTATAGGACAACCACCAATGGATGAAAATGGTAAAGTCTTTGAAGATACCCTTGAGCATACATATAATTCTACAACAAATAGTTTTATATCATTTGGTAAGAGATTCACATCAATGATTCCAAATAATTCATACCCAGCAGCACATTGGAGACAACCAATTTGCGACTTCGATAGTTATGATATTAATATCTTGGAAGAATATGGAGTATTAGATGAATACAAAGAAGCATGTATATATTCCAATGTAAATGATATCAGTGGAAGATATAATTATTTTAAGCATCTTGGAGATGAAGCTTTGGATATTTATTCTTGTAGAAGAGCTGGGAAATTCCAATTAATTGGAGTTCCTTCAATAGATGATTCTGATGCTAAAAATAAATTTATTGATACTTTTGCAATAAATAGAGATTATGTGATTCGCACAGTATACTCTGATGCTTACAAATTTATGTCTGACTATTATGATAAATTTATGATAATCTTTATATTGCTTAATACAATAATGGATATGTTATCAGAGATCCCAACTTATATTATCAATAGAGAAGTATTTGATTCGAGATGTATTAAATATCTTTTTGAGGCTAATGGTATTCCATATTATTCAGAGATTCCAATTAAGTATCAAAGAGCAATGCTTAAGAATCTTCATACTCTTATTAAATATAAATCCAGTACAAAAAATATGGTAGATATTTGTAGTCTATTTGGATTTGATGATGTAAAAGTATTTAATTACTATCTATTTAAATCTAGAGTCACTACAGAAGATACTGGAGAGTATGTATTTAGTGAGAATAATGATATAAACTATAATATTGATAAATTATACATTAAAGATACAACTGGTCAATTTGTAGATTATAATGGCGCAAGGTATTCTAAACTTACAGATTATCGTTACTTTGATGAGTCTTATTATCTTAAAACCATTAAAGTTAAACAAAATAATGGTAAGATAGTAGATAAACAAATCATGAATAATGATATAGATTTCTATGTAAGAGATCCTGATGATGAAGAAGATTTCATTAGGGTAAAAGATTTAGACTATTTTACTAAAATCAAAGCAGATACTAAACCAGCAGAACTTAAATTCATAAGAGTACCATCAGGAGAAAACTTAACAGAATATAAGAATGATCCTAACTACATAGATAACTATGATGATATTGTTATTTCCGATGAGGGTGATACATGGGATGGTGGTCTTGACCATGAAGAATTAAAAGAAAAGATTCTAAGTTATGAATTTAATGCTGTTAAGTCAAAGTATATATCTATAGAGACTGTTACTGAAATGACAGAACTTGCATTCCAAGTATCATATTTCTATAATATGCTCTTTGATAATTTCTACTCAGAAGATTCACTTACTGTAGAGGTTCCTTACATAAAGACAGGGCATAGTTTTAGATTCATGGATATTGTTTGTTATCTATTTGCTCTTATGTATTTATACAATGGGTTGGAAGATAATATCATGTATTCTCCAACTCAGATTTTATACGTTAAAGGTTACAACTTTAATGAAGCTTTAAATGAGGTCTTAAAAGATCCAAATGCTTTTCAGCAAAACGATCCAATCTCTGGATTACCATTGGAAGATGGTGAGAAGTATAATATCTTTAATATTAATGATAGAATTGCTGAAGATGGTTATGATTATCAAGAAGCATTTGATGATTATAGAATCACAGCATTCAATCTAGGAGTTGATATTGATGAATTGGATAAGTGGTTAATCAAAAACTATCAAATGTCTCTTGAAGATATTATTGTAGATGATTCATTAGATCAATTCAATCAAATTATAACTCTAAGATCATTCTTCTCATTAAATAATTCATATTACCAGAAAGACATATTTACTTCTAGTGGTAATATGCTACCATTACAGTATAATCAGAATATTAAATATGCATTTGGGTATGAATTGTATAAGAAGATGTATATAGATGATGGTAGTGATAATCCATATATTATGGTTAACCCACCATCTTATACACAGATCATAGATGATTCATCTGATGTGATTTATATTAAAGATTTTTCTCAATATGTTACATTAGATGGTAATAGATATGCTCCATATTATCAATTCATTAAACAGAATGATGGATCTTATGTAAGAAGAGTATCTCAAACTTATATTAGATCTGTGGATTCTTACTCTAAATTATTTGATCATGATATCAGTATGATAAGAAATAGCGATCAGAAATGTATATTTGCTGCTGATCATTATTATCGTATGGTTAATGGATCTTATGAAGAAATCACAGAGAATAAATATTTTATGGATGATCCATATGAAGAGGGTAAAAGAATCCTATTATTCGGAGAATATTATATTCTGAATGATGATAGTGAATGGGAATTAAATCCTGATAATTGCTATGGTGTAGTAGTAAAGAATGGTGAAGTTTCTTATATATTAATGAAAGATATTGACACTGTAGAGAATGCTACTATAAGTGATGATGATTGTTATGTTAGACATTCAGATGGTCATTTCATTAAATTATCAGAAACAGATTACTATTCAAAATTATCAGATGGCAAGCTTGTATATAATGAAGAAGATTTATATGTTGTTGCTGATAGAGAGACTGAATATTTTGATCCATCTGTAGAAGATAGAGTTTATTATATGAAGCTTAATAACTTCTATGATGAAAATAATAGTACAGTAATAACAAGCACATTATATGTGAAAGATAAAGATGGTAATTTTATACCTGAAACTGATCTTTTAGATCCTAAGAATTGTTACTTTATTGATAAGAGTGGTGAATACAGTCTTGTTATTGAACACATGGCTGTATATACAAACAGAAATAATGATATTGATGTAGATCATATATTAGTAGCACAATCTACTAACGATTATTCTAGATTATGTAGAGTAGATGATTTTACGTATATTCCAGATGAAGATCCTGAATTGAGGTTTGTATTCAATAGTGATTCAGAATATGCTCTTGCATTAAAGAATAATACAACTTATGATGATACATCAAGTATGATTGTTGTATTTAATAGATATTTAGATGCAGATAATATATCTGATACCAATAATATTACTACGAATACAGAATATGATCCTGAAGCTACAGATAAAGTATGGGATGAGAATGATTGGTTTTATACAGATCCATCATATGATCCAGATAACGGAATTGGTATGAATGGTGAAAATAAATGGTATTATTCAAAACCTGGAAGTAATAATAATGAATCTGATGATGAGGAAGATGAAGAAGATTCATCTAAAGAGGTAGTTGGATCTGGATTCTATATAGAAGCATCTTCATATCTCGGTGATGCAACAATAGATCAAGGTGCTAAATATTATATGCAGTTTAATGTAGAAACTAATTTTAGTGGAAGGATTCAGATAAGTAATGAGGCAGATAGTGATTGTACTTCAAACTATAGTAGGGAATATATATGTGTACAGGGATCTAAATTTAGAGTAAGTCAAGTATTTACAGCTAATGAAGTCACTCGTCCTACAATAAGATTTCTTATCTATAAATATGATGAATTCCCAATCAATATTGGAGATTATATTGTAGTATCTAATATACAGATAATGAAATCATATAATGATAATTTTATTGCTAAAGAGATTCCTTCATATGATAAGTTACAAGAACTATATAGGACTAATGAATCTATTTACAAATACTTAGCTACACAAATGGCTAATTGTAGTGATTATAGAACCTATAATATGTACAAGCATCTATATGATGCTATAATGACTTCTAAGTACAATAAAGAAGCATTTAAGATGAGTGAAGGAGTATATGCTAAAACATATACTGATTTCTTGGAGAGTAGAGATGCTGTACTGTATGAGAAACTTGAGTATTTTAAAACACTAGAAACAGAAACAATGCAGAAAGAAATTGCTGATAATATTGTAGAGATTACTTATGCTATTGATGGTTGTGTAGATACAAATAGTTATGGATACTTGTATTCATATTTCCCAGCTGTATCTACAAATTATATACAGCAGTATATCTCTAAGATCATAGACTTCTTTAAATCATGGAAAGTACATTTGTTAGGGATCAATACTGTTTATAAATTTGATTCTGAATTAGATAATACTATTAGAGTATTAGAGAGACCTGAGTATGCTATAGTTAAGAAAACAGATTCTAATGTAGCAGTATACGATTCAGTGAAAATAAATCCTCTTGATTCTTATACTCCTTCAGGAGAAAAGTATATTGATGTATTTCCAGACATGATCAAGTTTAATCTTAATAAGCATGATAATTGTCGTCCTCATGATAGAGTAAGAATAATATCTAGAGATCAGAATATAATTAAATATACTGATAACTATGAAGAAATGCATATTGTATTTGAGGATGATAAGATCACAGTTAACAGCTCAGATGGCGAACTTATAATTAATAGTACTAACGCTGGATTTAAAGAAGAAAATGGTAATGAACTCGTTATGACCACAGATTATAATCAAAATTCAGTATTTGAATCTCAGATTATTGATGAGATCAACCATTTTACTAAAGACATATTCGAATGGGAGGAAAATGAAGATGAATGATATTAGATATTATAAAGACCATGCTCGTCCTGAAGGTAAGTGTAGAATATATGATGGATCTGAAAGATTAAGTTCTAAAGTAGAATTTTTTGATGATGATACTGGTGAACGGATTTGGGAGCCATTACATAATAAAACGCTTATTGCTGGATCTGCACTGATGGCTATGAAGTTATTTGATTTAGATCGTAGTGTTTTAAATAACACTCCTACATATGATACTGAGTTGGGTCTTGATGATAATGTATCATCTTCATCATATCCATCTATTGCTATAAAAGATAATAATGGTGATGTAGTTGGAGCTATGCAAGATGAGACCCAAAGAAAAATTATTGGCTTTTGTATTGGTCAGGGTGGAGCAGGATTAGATATCTCTGATACATTTGCTGTAAAGTATGCTAGTTGGATAACTCCTGATAATCTGGTTCCATTTATGTACCCTGTTGATTCTGCTGATGATGTAGATGAGTCTATCTATAAAGGCAAAAAGCAGATTGTTCTTACTAATGGTCAGGTAAGAAATGCTTATTACTTTAAAGAATTCTCTAATTCTCCAACATTGGTACAAAGTTATTCATCTACTGTAGGAACTTTTGCTGATTCTATTACAGCATCTACTGTATATACTAATACTGCGGCTGCTGATTTAGCCCAGTCTTATGTAGAACTTCATCTTAAGGTTACTAAGAATGATGCTAGAGATTTCTTTATTGCTCATAAAGGATTAGAGAATGCTAAAGTTAATCAGATTTCTCTTGTTAGTGGATGGAAAAGAGATGTTGAGAGAACTAAATTAGATACAGATGGTAATGTAAGAACAAAAACTGTTGAGATTTTTACTGATATTAGACCATTCTCATTAATCAATATTCCAACAGAAATATTGAGTGACCCAGAAAAATCAATTAGTATTATCTATACTTTGTATATGTAATATTGATAATTATATCATGTAAAACATTTATGTATAAATTATAAGGAGAGTGTTAGGCATGAAAAATAATAAAAAGCGCAAAAAGAAAAAGATGGATACAGATAAGTTTTGCATGATTATTGCAAGTATTGTAGAGATTCCAGTAATATTTTTATTAGTATTACTATATCTCAAATATGTAGAATTTATTATCTAATCAATAATTAAGAGGTAGGGAATTACCCTACCTCTATAATTTATCTTATAAATATAATGCTTCAAATACTATAACATCGCCATCTGTAGTTTGATTGAATAGAGTAATAGTCTCATCTTTAGTATTAATAGAGTAATCTATATCTTCAAATAATCTTAATCCATTCTTATATACTGTTATACATGCTCCTAACTCATAATTCATACCACAATAACAAATTGTTTTTTCTGATTCTAGACACTTATATACCCATCTAGAACTTCTTAAATTAGATAAATCAGATGTAATTAATTTAAGTTTATTCTCAGATTTTATCCATAAGAATTTTGCAATCTTCCCAGCTGGTAATCCTCTAGTAAGATCTTTACCAACAGCATCTACTATATCAACTTTAGTTGATGAAGTACCATAAGTTATAACAGCTGTACTATCAAATCTCTTCTTTGTATCTAATAATACATTGCATAAGAAGTAATCCTCTTCAACAATATTAGTATCTGAAGTAATTTTGATGACTCTGCTATTGCCAGACATATCTACATTATAAGATACATTCATAGAATTATTATCCAGTAATTCAACTATATCTAAATATAAATTATATAATGCTTTTGATGTAGCTATAGAAGTTTCATCATCTAAAGAATATTCATTAGAAGTCTTCTCTAATCTAGATGATGGGATAGATCTGATTGATATATTCTTACCATCCATATATTCATATTTAGAATCCTGATATGCTTTAGCATTATAAGTAAAAATAAGATCCACTTGTTCATTATTTCCAACAGCACCATCAGAAATTAATGTAATAGTTCCAGAACTAAAATTACCATCATTATTAATATTAGGAGTAATAGAATATTTAGAAGCGTCTAAATACACACTATTCCATCTAACATCAATATCATCCATATAATTATTAAATGGATAGTCAAATGTATAAGCCTTAGTATTTGCTTTGGTATAAAATGTAGTTCTTTTAATTCCTAATCTTGTACTTTCATTAAAATTATCCTGAAGGGTTTTACCATTCTTATAGAATACATTATCTGCAAATGTTACTGGGAGTATTACATCTCCCTGAGCATCTCTTAATAATGTATTAATAGCCCCACTATCAAATAGCTTATATGAATCTCTAGCATAATCAAATATGCCATAATTCTCTGGCCATATGAATCTCTTATATATATAATTGATAATATCTTTTAATGTCGATGGATCTTTTTCACCCTCTAAAGTTATTTCAAATTGATCTACATTTAATTTCTCACTTGGTAACATCTTCTGTACCATCATCTCAGTAATATCAATAAGCTTACTTGGATCTTTTGTATCAGCAATATAAATATGATAATTTTCATCACCAGTATTTCCGTAATCTATCAATAATTCATCAGGCTGTGCTAATTTTCTATTCTCATATGATAATGGGCGTAATGGTAATCTACCGTGCTCAAACTGGTCATTTAATGAACTCATAAGATCAATCCTCCTTTAATTTGATATTATCAAAATGTTGACCATATACCATTTAAGAGAAACATTAATATAATGAATTAACCCCTCAATCTGTTTTTCTGGAGGTGATTAAAATGTTTAATAAAAAGGATAATATGACTGAGGCTGAAAGAGAAACTGCTAAGTACAATGCTAAACAAGAGAAGCTAGATGATAAGATTAAGGAGATAGAACAGAAATCTACATTTAAAAATAGACTTAATAAACTTAAATTTCCTACATACACTAAGAATCTTGTAGCTCTTATTATTGCTATTTGTCTTATTGATTTACAGCTTACTTATATCTTAGCATTCATGGGTAAATCTGTTATTGCAGAGGAACTTTCTAAACAAATTTGTACTACCATATTAGGTGTAGCATTCGTCTATATGGTTAGAGCATATTTTGATACCAAAGCCGAAAAGAACAATGATAATTCATCTAGTACTGAAAATAAGTTATCTAAAGAATTAGATACTTTGGTTGCTTCAAAAATTAATAGTGTATTAAATGAAGCTACAGATGGTTCTATAGATGTATTAAATTCTGACGATGAAGATTCATAAAATAAAATAAACAAAACAACGAATTAACAAAAATTTTAGGAGGTAATAAAAATGGATCCAAATATCATTATTGATATCGTCGTTGTAGCTGTTATTGTAGGTTCTTATCTTATTGGTAAGTATATTACTCCTACATTATCTGACAATACAAAGACCGAATTGGAGAACGCTGCCAACGAGCTTAGTATTATTGTTACATATGCAGATAAGTTTGTTGTATGGGCAAGAGAGTTTATGAAAGAGTCTAAGGGAACTGAAAAGATGGATGAGGTTATTAGTAAACTTAAAGAGATTGCTGATAAATACTCTATCGACATGACTGAAGATCAGCTTAAAGCTATAGCTCAAACTGCATATGAAAATATGATGGGTACAAATAGTAATGATATTACATCAATTGTTGAACAGGCTATTGAGCCATTAAAGATTAATACAGTTTCTACTACAACCGAATATGGTGATAACGTTGAACTGTTAGGCAATGATACTAAGATTGTAACAGATTAATTCATCGGAGTATGGGGTATTCCCATACTCCTATTTTGACATTCTTATAAATTTATAAAGGAGGTAGATAATATGAGCGATTGGAATATGGGCCCATTTAAACCTAATCCTAGACATGCTTTCGATCCTAGTGAGCATTATAAATATTTTGATTTGGTTAGATATAAGGGTGGAGGGTATCTAAATATTAATGAGGATTTGGTAGATGGGATCTCGTGTACAGGGATTCTACCAACTGGTCAAGAAGAATCTGAAAGTTATTGGATGTGCATATGTGAACCTGGAGCTACTGGAAGTAATGCTGAAGCATATTTACCATTTGTAGTTTTAGAAGATGGAGATCCATGGGATTTCGCATTAACTGATAAGATTGTAGTTCCATCAGATTATGGTGTACAATTAGTAATTGATAACGTATATGATGGATGTTGTGGGATGATTGTGACTGAAAATAAGAATTTACAATTACCAGACAATAGTGATCGTTCTGTGGATTTCAATTATGTGAATATTACAGATAATCAGTATTATGTATATACATTCGTATGTATGAATTATGGTGGTGAACTAAAGTTCTTATGGAATAGGACGGTGATGAATCGTGAGTAATTACGGTTTACCACTAATGAATATTATCCATAATAATAATCATACTAAATTCTCAAGAAGATGTGTGATTAATAGTAATGATTGTATCATCGATCATCCAGGTTTTTTAAAGTTTCCTAAAATATTTAGAGATCTAAATGCTGGTATTCATAGATTGGTATTCAAAGATTATCCAGATAAGATTTTCTATATGAACGTTTATACTAATATTGGACCTGGAGAGTCGATTACAATAAACAATCTGGAACATGCATTTTATAATTCTGGTAATGGTATATATCCTGTACAGTTATATGAATCCTGTAAAGGGTGTGATCTTGAGCCTGTATTGATTTATAATACTTTAAACGATCATATAGATATTATCGCTATCAATGGTGAGACAATTATAAAAGGAGATGAATTCTCATTAGATTCACCTAGAAAATTAAAATTTATTGACAAAATACATATGACTACATGGGACAATAATGTATCCAATGCAGATAGCGTAACATTTGATCTCAGGCATAATATTAGAAGATTACCTAGCGGTATAATGGATCAATTTGTTTTAGATGCAGAAAATCAACGTGCTTATATCTTATATAGAACTGGGCATTATGCTATCACTGGATTGGAAGAAATTCAAAAAGTAGATACTTTTTCTAATGAAAAATTCTCTGTATACTTTATAAAGAATGAAAATGTAAAAAGGACTGGATATGGTAAAGACCTAATTTGTACTCACTTCAAAAGTGTAAATTATGAAGCATTTAGAAAAATGGAATTTGAAGATAATTCTATATGTATATCTGATGATGACTGGAGAGGTAGAGGATTCTATATCAAGATATCTAATGATATAGCACCAGATATGGAATCATTTATAAATCTTATCAATAGTAATTTCAAGGAACATCAGATAGAAGTAGTGTTCCCGTTAGTATCGCAATATCAAAGCAATGTATTATTAGACGATTATTGTATTAAAACATTTTTAGGAAGTACATATATTGAGTGCGATGAGGTTTTAGAATTTACTTATTTCTATAAAACATCATTGTTTTAACCTTGGGTGGAGATATAGTAAATATCGCTGGGAGGTCTAATAATTATGAGTGAGGGTTTATTAATATTTTTTATCATACTAACTATAGCAATTGCAATACTAGCTATAGTAATAGTATCAGTAGCTATATATATGCAAAATAAGCATATAAAATCAATAGAAAAGTTTAACCAAGACCATGATACAGAATTCAAAAAGCAACTAGAGGAGGCTAATCAGGAATTCCTTAAGAAGTTACAAAATCTTTCTAATACGAATTATGTAGTTGAAGATGAAAGAAAAGACCTTTCTTCTACATTCGTTAAGCTTAGAGATTCTATAAAAGAAAACTGTACTTCTACTATGAACGATATAGGCGCATGTAGACTTGCTGTATATTTATTCCATAATGGTATTACATCAATTCATGGGATAAAATTCTTTAAAACATCTTGTATATGTGAAAAAGTATCTTCTGGTACTGGAATACGTGAAAGATCTATAGAGCATTCAAATATACCAATAAATTTATTTGATGATATGATAGATAATCTTTTAGAAAATGGTAAATATATTATCATTAATGGTGATGAAGTTAGAAATACAAATAATAGAATTTTTGTATCTGGATCAAGAATTAAATACTCTCAAGCTGTAGCAATATTTGATACAGAAAATAATATCCTAGGATTTGTTTTGGCAGAGATGGATCATAAGTATGATCGTGAATGTGCCATGAAAGAAAAAGAAAGAATCGACATCCTAGTTAACCAATTGGTGCCGACATTATCATACTCAGAATATTTACATTCCGCTATAAAATAATCGTAACAATTTATACCACACGATTAAGTTCGTGTGGTATATTTTGTGAAAAAATCATCGTTTGACATCTTATTAATTAATTAGATTGGAGGAATACTGATATGGCAAAAATATATAGTATAGACAATAATACAGATAATACTAATTATTTTATAGCTTCTAAAGGTTATGTAGATGACTTAATTAAACAGCTTGAAGATATTTTGATTGATCATATGAATAATTATGGATCAGCTCATGATCCAGTTAATAAAGTCACCACCAATAGTGTAAATACAACAGAGTATACTGTAGAGAAATTAGATAGCTCTAGTAATTCTACTACTAGTGATACTGTTAAAGCATCAGATGTTGTTACAGATGCTGAGAATGGATTTATTTCTCAGAGCACATTAATGTCACTTAAACAAAGACCTACATCATTAGAGGTATCTAAACAGATAGATGAAGCTAGAGATGCTATCAATAATTCTGTGCAGGAAAGAATGGATGAACTTCTTAATACAGAATACTCTATGACTAAGATTAAAGACTTAATTAATATTATAAAAGAAGATAATCTTCTTGAAGGATTGTCTTATGCTTTATCTAGCAAATTACCATTAGATGAATTCACTAAGCATATTAATTCTGCTATACATCTTGATAATAATGATCGTAAAGCACTTAATGTACTTATAGCATTAACTCAGTATGGAAGTTTTGCAGATTGGAATGCATCTGAAAATGATTATACATTCATAAAAAATAAACCAAATTCTCTTCCAGCTAATGGAGGAAATGCAGATACTGTAGGTGGATTGGATTTAAAATACCTAGTAAATAAACAGTCGTCTGATTTAATTATTGGTATTGAAGGTTATTCAGAGTATAAAGCAGATATATTTATCAATGATGATTATAGTAATATAGATGATGTTAAGTCTGCTATAACAGATATGTTATATGGTAAAATTGATTTGAAATCTGGAGTATATGTATTTGATACATTAGGGGTATGCTATGATAGAACAGAAAAATCATCAGATTTAATTATTACTGGAGCTGGCAATTCCACAGTAATTACAAGCACAGAAGTAACTTTGAATCAACATGTAAAAGTTCGTGATATTTTTTTCAAGTCCTCAACTATCCATTTCGGGACTAACTGTGAACTAGATAATTGCGAATTCGAAGATTGTAGCATATACCTAGAGGTATCGGTGTGCTCTACTATAAAAAACTGTAATTTTAAGAAATGCTCTATATATTGGAAAGGTAGTTGCACTGGAAATATTATAGCATATAATAGATTCAAATCAATTAATGGTATGGTAAATTATTTAGGTAATAAGAATATTATCAATAATAATATTATAGAGTAAAACTTAACCAGTAGGACTAATGCGTCCTACTGGTATTTGTATCCAATTCAGCTAAATGAGTTATTGTATTTAGAATATATTCATTATCACAATATATTGCTATTACTGTAGTTTGTTTTGTAATCTTTCTATTAATATGCATTGTTAGGGTCTTCCAATCCATAGTATACCCACATTCTATTGCATCATTATATATTTTAAAATTAATGAATAAGTATGGATTAATGCCCATATCCAAGGTATACTTTATTACTCCACCAACATCAGTATTATTAAACTGAGGTTTGAAATCTATATCTATTTCAGTATTAAGATCTTCTTCATCAACTTCATACTGTATTGGTTGAGTAGTTATCATCTTCCAATGATGTTCATCTTCTGGAGGGATCTCTGTCTTGGTTGCTTGCATTACACAAATATAATGCTTATTAAGATTATCTGTTGGTGCGCAATTTCTTATCCAATTCTGTTCTCTCTGAGAATAATATGTATAACAATATGGAGCAGTCATTTCTATTTCTACAGCAAAATCAATATTATAGTTAGTTGATACCATATCTTGTCTTTCACCATCATCACCGTTAGGTAATTCTGTCTTTATATGAGCCATACAATCTGGGACTTTAATGAAGTATTCATTATTACCAGTAGCACATCTAAGTTTATATAAGAATGGAATCATAGAATGAGCATTAAGATATTTAAGCATTTCAGCACTATCTACAGGAGTTCCATCTTCATTCATTCTAATATTATTATCCCATGCTATCTGAGATATAATCTGTTTAGGCACATGAATATCTAGAGCTAATTCTCTAGATTCTGTCATTCCTGCTCTATGTTTAAGCTTAATGAATTCCATCATGTCTAATTCTTCAGCTTTAGTATCTACTCTTATCTTGAAAGTAAATGTCATAAGAATAGTCTTAAATTGTATTTGTAAATGTAATCCTCTATTATCTCTAATATCATCAAAGAATGTACCTTCCATACGTGTTCTTCTCATCATCATAGGTAATTCTGGATTTACATCTATCCACTGTCTATTATGAGTCATATCTATATTAGGAATAATTGCTAATAGAGGATTGGCTCTTTTTAATTGAGCATTAATATCTGAGAACTTTCTAAACTCATCAAAGCTATGTGATCCTTCAACGTATATAGAATTAAAATAATGCTCAGGGAATTTCTCTAAGAACCATTCTTTAGCAAACTCTACACATACAGCATACGATGAATATTGTGAGGGTAAAGTTACGCTAGATAACATAACTCTATCCGTATATTTTTTATTAAAATCGTTAGGCGTTAATGGTCTTAATCTAGTACCATCTACCACTTTAAAGATAGTATCGCTATTATCCAATTATATCATCTCCTTTCAAAATTTAATCTAATGTCAAACAAGCAAAAAATAATAAGGTGGGGATGGAATAACCCATCCCCATACTATTACTGCACTGCTCTGCTCAATAATTCTATCCTGTTATTAGAATGCTCTAATATCTGCCAGAAGATTCCATATTTAGGATCCATCTTATTATTAAGAGTTTCTTCATTAGCAATTATATATAACCAGAACAAAGATGGATTTTCAGTGTCTCGTTCTATGAATTTTATAGTTCCAATTTCTTCATATTTTGGATCTATAGCATCTTTTACTTTAATTATATCTCCATTCCTATATATACATTCGCCGAAATCTAAGTCTCTGATTCCTGCCATATTTATTCCTCCTTATAAGATTTACATTTTAAATATCCATTTGCCACCATCAGTAAGATTTACCTCGTACAAATGCTTACCTGTCTTATGAGAAATTCTAAGCATTTCTACGACATTTTCATTTAGCATAAATGCCAATAATTTTGTATTAGCAAATGTAACAATATCTATCATATACAACATATCATGATCTTCATCTGGTATCATATATGTAGTATGACCTTCATACCATTCATCGTCATGTGTTTTAGTTTGTGAACTTACCTCAGATGGTGTTATTGCATCATCATCAAATATCATTGATAGAATCACATTTACAGCCATAGGAGGATCAAAATCCTGTATATTTGTATCCACCTTAAATTTTAGATAATCATACGTAGTCATAGTGAAATGAGCTTTTTCACTCTTTTCGTTTGAGTCTAATATCTTAAATGATAATATTAATCTAGGCGGAGTATTTTCATCCATAATTACACCTCCAGTAAGTAATAGAGGAGCTAATAACATAGCTCCTCTAAAAATCGTTTTTAATATGTTATCTTTTGTTAACAATATGGCACATATCTTTGCAGATAGAATCAGCAATATGTGCATTATATTCAGTAATGTGATCTAACAATTTGTATGTTAAATCATACATTCTTGAAGCTATCTCATTAGCAATCTCACGATTAGCTTCTCTCATAACAAAGATTGTCTCACGTACTTCCGGAGATAAATTCTGTTCAAATTCATACTCCTCAGGATCAATAGCATTATCGCTTGCATGTGACTGCGGATTAATGATGTTGTTTGTACACTCTCTGTTGAGGTACTCTTCAGCATCATCCTGATTTACGATATGAATACCGTCTCCATCGATAGCCATAATCCTTGCATTGTTTGGGATGTTGTTAAACATCTCCTTGAACTCTCCTACAGTACATCCCCTTGATAATTCATAGTTATTCATGTCTTATTCCTCCTTAAATTTAAATAGGTTATTTGTTAGTTCTCCATTGCCTGTAAACGTTTAATACGTTCAACCTGCTCTGGAGTATATTCACAAAGAGACTTTAATGCGTTAGCATTAATCATTACATCTCTTGAGAATAGCATGTCTGAATTGCATCTGCCATCATTTCTAGAGATAAACATTCTCCTTGGTGATAGAACGTTACTACATACTCTTATAAAATCCTGATTATACAGAAACAGGACATTTAGTGAGTCACCATCGAAGTCAGCGCATAAGATTTTAAGTACTAATAAACTAAGACTCATTGTATAATCCATATTAATGCCTACACAATGAACAAAAAGTATTCCGCCATATGAAATTGTAGGATTTCTATTTATTAGTACAGGTAAGCCCTCATCTGAGTCTTTGATTAAGCCGTCTATAATATTATAGACAACAGTATCATTACCGGTAACTTGGGCTTTAAACCATTTCTTATATGCATCAGCATATGTGAAATTATACGATTTAAAAAGTATATTTATAATAACCTGCTGTAATAATTCACATAATGCATGAAATGGTAATTTCACTTGATCACACTGAAGACTTACATCCTGTTTTATAACAGCTCTAGAGCTGAATGAATGTCTTCCTCCTACAGCGGATCTAATATCCCCACGCTTTCTAGCAAGCATTTCTTTTATTTCAAAATAAACAGTATTCAACTGTTCCTGAATGTCATAGAGGATCTTAAGTTTCTCTTTCAATTTCTGATCCATACGAAGTCTATCTCTATTACATTTATAGACTAAACTAGAAAGCATACTAAATTGATCATTACAAGCTTCATACTTTAATGAACCATCATCTATTCTAGATGGTCTCAATAAAGATGAATACACACTTACCGTATGGGTAAATGTTATTGGCTTTACATTCTTGAGGTCATCATAGTAGAGTTTCTTCTGAGGATATTTATAATAATAGTAGTCTAATATTTCATCATATCTCTCTTTAAACTCCAACATTCCAATCCCTTTAAATGGTTCATCTTTCTTATTGGAAATCACAGGTTTATATTTACCATCACAATCTACCTCAATTGCAGGATCGATGATCCTATTAAGTCTTTGAGCTCCAATGAAAGCTTCAAGAGTTCTATATATATTAGGATGAATTATCCAGTACTTATCTTTAAGTACAAGATATCCAGTTATACTTACATCATCTCCAACATACTTAACTCTAGAACCACAGATATCACACCATTCCCCATGGTTTATAGATCCTCTCTTCATACCACAATTACAACGATACAAGCCATTGAAAGAATCTACATCTGTTATTGAATTTGAACCATACCTGCTAGAATAAATACCGTCCTGATTTTTGATATCCTTCTTGATACCCTGAGGAGCAGATATGATAAATCCTTTGCCTGATTTAATGTCATCTGCTCTTCTTCGATCTTGATCGATACGTGCTAACATTGTTTCGAATTCATACTCATCACTAAATGGATAATTAAGCTGAATATTCATCTGGTCATTCTCAAGAGCTTTCTTGCCAGCATTTAGCAATGGAGAAGATCTTAAATTACGTTTTTCAACATCTTCTACACTTTGACTGTTGTTACCATTCTCCATGTTTCTAACCTCCTTTGTGTTATTAATATATGAATGTAATTATGCTAATTATTTTTTATAAATTACATTCGTGATTATTTTATATCACCTCCATTTATTTAGACTTATATATAATGGTTCTTTCTTATAATATATTATTTAAACGAATATTAATAGAGTATGGAATTAACCATACTCTATCTATATTATTTAAGTTAATTCTTTAAGACTAATAAAATGATCAGCCAATTTAATTGCATCATTATTATCATTGCGCTCGGTTATAGTTATTTTTACGTTATGTAATTTATCACCAGTAGGAATATTATATTGTTCTTCGTAAAATGGTTTTAATGCATTATTCATTCCGCTTATGATATTGCTAAAATCATAGTTACCATTTTTAAATTCTTTACTAACTTTTTTCATAGCATTTATACTATGCTCTAATTTTTTATCCATATTCACTCCATATTATGTATATAAAACTATATTACCCTCATCAAGAGTTTCCTTTACATCAATGATTCTTTGATTAGCACTTCCACCCCAGCTAGAATCATCTTTAAGATCCTCAATGTATTCTCCATCTACTACAACATCACATAACTCTAATATCTTAGCTCTATCTTTATCCTGCATTGCATCTTCAAATGTATATCCAGTATATAACCAAATATTCTTTGTAGGAAATTTCTCTTTAATATCTACAATAAGATTATAAATTTCTTCAAGATTACTCTCATATAAAGGTTCTCCTCCAGAGAAAGTAATACCACTAGTATAATCTCTACCGAGATACTCATATATCTCCTCTAGTGTATCATTATCAAATTTCCTGCCGTAGTCAGGATCATGAGTTTGTGGAGCACAACATCCCTTACAATCATGATTACAACCAGATACAAATAATACCATTCTTAATCCAGCACCATTCTTCATGTCGTCATGCATAATAACACTATAATTCATAATATATCACACCATCCTTTTAATTTGCGAAATATTTATTAATTCTTTCAATACAATCTTCTGGAATTGCTCCATAAATTATTATTGATTTGTTATACGGTTTATAAAGATGAGAATAAAATGATTTGTATCTTACCGTATTGATTTATTGCTTATATAATGTAATATGAGATAAAATAATGAGATTCATTTACAATTATCAATGTATGACATCTAAATAATTTATTCTAAGGAGGTATAAATCATGGCTATCAGAATTAGAAAACGTACTGCAAGACATATAGAGAATCCTAAAGATGTAGAAGAGATTGTTAATATTTCATATGAGGAAGCATGTGAAAAAGATCTCATTATGAGGTGGTTTGGGGACTTCGGAAAGGGCTCTAGATTTAATACATATGATATTATAGATATACCAAAAGGATGTTATGGCAAAACAAAAAAGAATAAGAATGCATTCACAACCACTATTGGGTTGTGGGTATTTAATAAGTCTTTTATTGAGCCATTCTCTGATTTCTTGGGTTATATTAATGAGCCTGTAGATGCGGATAAATATGATGAAATCAATCAGGAGATTTCTTATGCTAGATTAGAAGATAGAATTACTCTTCAAGAGTTAAAAGACTTTATTGTTCAATCACAGATTATTATGAGTTGTTGTTCTACAATTGCTCCATCTCATACAGAAGCAATGTTTGATATGAATAAAGATATTGCTAAGAAGAAGAAAGAATTAGAGAAGAAATATGCTGAAGGTATAAAGAATAAAGATCTTAATGAGATTAAAAAGTTTGAGAATGAATTAATTGATTACACAAAAGACTTAATTAAAGATGACCCATGCGTTGATATGTTTAACTCTGGAGCTAGATCAAATTGGGGTAATAATTTCAAGAATATGTATATCTGTAGAGGACCAATCAGAAAGACAGATGGTTCATACGATACAGTCATTACATCTTATATGGATGGATTACAACCTAAAGATTTTGCTAAAGTAAATGACGCTGCTGTAGGAGGGCCATATTCAAGATCCAGAAAGACTGTAGACGGTGGTTATAAAGAGAAACAGTTTACAAATGCTACTCAACATGTAACAGTATTACCTAAGGGTAGTGATTGTGGTACTACAAGGACTATTACTGTTACTTTAACTAAAAAGAATATTAAAGACTGGATGTATTGCTTCGTTAAGGAAGGTAATAAGTATGTAGAAATAACTACAGAGAATAGAGATAAATACATAGGCAAAACAGTACAAATGAGATACTCATCAATGTGTGCAAATAAGAAAGATGGAGCAATATGTGAAAAATGTATGGGAACACTATACAACCGTATAGGAATCAAGAATGTAGGATTAGGTACAATGATCTGTATGTCCTCGTTGAAAAACAAGGCTATGAAAAACTTTCATGATTCTAGTTTGAAATTAAGCAAAATTAACCCAGATGATGTGTTCTAAACTAACGTAAAATAGACGATTATGCTTATAATACAATTATATATAAAATAATTTATTTTTAATATCGATTCTAAAAATATTTTTTTACGAAAATACTTATATATATAACATATTTGTAAAAAATATTTATGGAGGTATTAAAATGAAAAGACCAAAAGACCCTTATGAAAAAGTATTCTTTAATGGAGAAGGTTGTAGAGGTATACCAAGAAAATATACTACGAGGGAATATAATCTATGGTATTCAATGATGAATAGATGCTATAATGAAAAATGCAAAGATTATGTAAGATATGGTGCAAAAGGAGTTCATGTATGTGATAGATGGCATTGCTTTGAATATTTCTTGGAAGATATTGTGCATCTTAGAAATTATAAAAGATTTATGAATACCAATGATTACTCATTTGATAAAGATAAGAATCAAATAAGTAAATTATCTTGTGATGTAGTCTATTCTCCAAAAACTTGTCAATTTATTCCTAAAGAAGAAAATTGTAAATATACTGCAATGCATAGAGAAGATGCTGCAAATAAAACTAGTCCATATTATGGTGTATCTAAAACTAGAACTGGTAATTTCCAATCAGCATTTCATAAAAATAAAACAAGATATTTTCTTGGTACATATGACAATGAAATTGCAGCTGCTACAGTATATAACTACGTTGAAAAGCAATGTTCTTATTTCCCAAAATTGAATATAGGAATCCCTTATATGAATATTAATGAAGCATTATCTCATATGGTTGGTACTAAAGCCCCCACATTCCCACCAAACTTTGATAACACTGGATTAGAAATACACGTTAATAATTCTCACCCATATTTTGGAGTTGGACAGATTGGAGAGAATAGATATAGAGCAACTTATAGCTGTAATAATACTCCTTATAATATAGGAGTTTATGATGATCCTATAGCAGCTGCTAATGCTCATAATTACTATAGCAAAAGAGATAAGACATTTTGCTTAATTAATGACGTTCCATATATGAGCCCATCAGAGTGGTTAAGTCATAAAACTACAAGTAAGAAAAATGTTACAATGTGTCATATTATAAATTAAATTTATATCATATCTTAACCATATTATTAATAGCATTTATTATATTTTATTATTGGAGGTGTATAAAATGGCTACATATCTTGAATCAGAATTCAACGAATTAAATGCTCTCTACACAGAGTATATCAATGGAGAATATCATGATGAAACAGCTCGTGCAGAGTTTCTTAATAATGCATTTAATAAGCTTAACTTAATGAACAAATTAATTGCTCTTGCAGCAAATGGTGTTAAAGTAGAAGAACAAATTGAAATTAAAAATAATGAAAGTACTAAAGCAGCTTCAGAAAATGCTGCTGCAATGATGGGTGGATTTATAGAAGAATCTTCTATAGAATCAAATACAACAGAAAATAATATTACAGAAGATAATAAAGAAGATGTTGAGAATGGGTTGACTGTTGAATTCAGCGCTAATACAATTCAGTCTCCTAAGATTGATGCGGTAGCTCATGATACACTTACGAATCTGGATGTCACATCAGAAGATACTAAAGAAGAGATCGAGCGTGAATTAACTGAAACTGAAAAACTTGTAAATAATCTTACAGAAAGAATTTGTAAATTATCCGATGAAGATAATGAAAATAAATCTGAAGATGAAATTGCTGCTGAGAAAGCTGCTAAAGAAGAGAGAGCTAAAGAGGCTGAAGACTTTATAGATTCATATGGGGATTATACATTAGAGCAGCTTTTTACTGAGGAGTTTGAATCTTGGGGTATTAAGCCTACATATGCTGGATGCAAGAATATTATTAATCTTGAGAAGGCTTGTGAGTTATCTAATAATACACTCAAATTATCTTCATCGTTAGAATATATTGAGAATTATTTAGCTCAGGCAAATAATATCTCTGAGCAACAGCTTAAGAGGAACATAAACAATATCATCTCTAAAGCTGATTTCTCTAAATCTAAATTCCTTCCTGTATTATCTAAATTAGATAAAAGTGTAATTAGTGAGGAAATTATCTTAAAAGAGTTTTTGGAATTCTGTGTTGAGGCATAAATAACTATATGGGGGTATGGCTAAAATGCCATACCCTAAACATTTATGTAACAAGAATAGAGTTAATTATTTTTATATCCTATTAGAAACCTTATATATTGTGTTGATTTCCTAATCAGAAAGAAGGGGTACTAATATGAGAAAACCTGTAAGGCTCAAAGATGAACCAGACAATGTATACTACAAGAGGGCGTGTAACTTGCTTTATGATAACGGGTATAGTATCAATGAAATATCTGCTAAGATGAAGCTCACAAATACAGAAGTTTTCAACTATACCCACGATAACTTGCACTATCTCACCAAAGATGAATGCGAAGAAATGATTAAAATGCATAATAGCGGTATGACTTACAGGCAAATTGCCAAAGCTATGGGGATTAATGAAGGAACCGCTAAGCGCAAAATAAATCAATATTATCAGCCTAATAACTTATTTGATTCGAGAAAGAATGGAGAATTTTTAGAAGATATAAAAATTGAAACCATTAAGAGTCTATATAGGGATGGTAAGACTGTTAGGGAAATTTCTGATGAATTACACATCACTGTAGATAAAGTTAGGTATAGGCTTAGAAAGAGTGGTTTATTTACTCCAGAAGTTATATGCATCAAGGTAACAAAAGCTGAGAAAGCAAGATTCAAAAGATTACATGCTAAAGGAGTATCTATATCAGAGATAGCTAGACGTTGTGGCAGAAGTAGAATTACAGTATCAAGATATCTTAAATAAACAAACCAATTCCCGATACCATTACGGTATCGGGAATCTTTATACCTGAGATATTACAAAAGAAGAAAAAATATATAAACGGCATTTACAAATATGTTATAATTTGTAAAAGTTGTAAATTTCAGCTATATAATATAATGGTGTAAAGTAGTAAAGTATGCATTCCATTAGGAGGGAAAACTATGATGAAAATCGAAGAAAAATCTAGCAAGTTTATAAACACAATGAAAAGCTTAGCTGGTGAGCTGGCAAATACCTGATATGTCAAGAAGCAGGATCTCATCGATCTCTGTGACATGGGTAGAGACCTCTTGGTAGATACCAGTTTTGAGTTATTCGGAATGTCCGATAGTGAGTACGACGATTTTATCGCCGGCTTACTGAAGGGCCTCAAGGAAGTTGCGCAGGAGGAGCAGCAGAAAGCTAGTTAGTAACAACATTCAGGCTACCGCATGGTAGCCTGAAACCACAACTTATATTTTTTATTTTTTATGCTATATTTTTTACTTTGATATCAATACCATAGTTTTCTTGTATTCTGGTAAAATATCCATTCGATCTCCATATAACATATCTTTCTGTATAACCATATTCATTGGTATAATCTGTTTCTCCTAAGTATTGCATATTCATAGAATCTAATGGTTCAAGATTATGATTAGAATCTAACTCACCAGATGTATATATTGGAGTGCTCTGGTTTGTAGTATGAAGGATAAAATCTTTATCTGATAGATCTTGCATATAGAAATTAATCTTACGTTCTTTACTACTATTATAAACATGATACTTAGGTGCTGCATAGATAAAGTAATTGTGATTACCCATAGCATACTTGAGATCTATCTCTGGAGTATCCTGTAGGTGCTTATCTATATGAGCAATTATAGTAGAAAGCTGATTGTCTGAAATGAAGAGATCATTGCCATTAACGTCTTTATATGCAAACTCTCCATATATTCTTTCACCATTCTCTAATAATGCAAATAATTCAGGATCAGAAATATTAACAATATCTCCTATAGGGAAGATATCTTTAATATCTGGCTCCTGTGTAGCAATTCCAATATCTGTAATAACCTTTCCAGATACTGTACCATCCTCATTAAGAAGTACAGCCATAAATCCAGAATAAGATCCAACCATACTCTCATCAGCAGAACCTGAATTAATATACCTATCATCCTTGATTGCTTGCACAATATTAAGAGAAGCTTCTGGATCTTCGTACATTACATCACTCATTAAGAACTCATAATCGTTAGGAGCAATAGCATTAAGTGCTTTTAAGAATTCTATTGGAACTTCATTAATATCTATCAGTAAATAATCTGCTGATACGACATCGAATATTTCAGATAATTCGTCTAATGTTTTATCTTCGTTCTCATACGTACCAGAAAGTACCATCTCAGGAGTACCCATAAGAGCGTAAAGAGTATTAAGAAACTGTATGTCACCAACTGATCTTGTATCTAATAATAAGTAATCATCAAATCTAATAATTCTTACAATCCTATCTTCAGGATCTAATTTATCAGAACCATCTTCATTATGCTCATAATCTGTAAGGTCTACAGCATACGATGTAGGTTCAAGATCATCATCAAGAATAGTACCATAGATTGTTTCATCTGTGACTTCAATATCTTCTTCATCAATGATCTCTCCACTTAATAAAGTATTAAGAATAGTTCCCTTATATGATAAATTCTCATCAGCAGAAATAAGTGTTGTAGTATTTACAAACTCATATTCATCTTCATACTCCTCTAACTGTTGCATGTCATATAACTCAATTCCAGTTATTACATCTCCATTAGCTCTAAGTTTATCATCCATCTTAATAGCAAATACTGAATCAATATAGTCATCCATTAAGATAACGCCTTCTTTTTCATAGACTAATCTATCTGGATAATTCATTACGTATTTCTCATTCTCTGGCACTTCAGCAAAGAAATCAGAATTTAAGAACCAAACGTTCTCATCTTCATTAATACCAAGCCATAAGAAATCAGATTCAATATAACCATATTTAGATAATAAATCATTCATAGAATAATCATTAGATTCTAATGTACCATTCATGAGATCATCTCCAGCTAAGATAGCTGTAAGACTATTGATAAAGTGGGCATCATTAATATCTAAGTCTAACAGCAGATAGTCATCAAGATCTATAATTCTGTCAACTCTATCTCTCTTAGCTAAACGTTTAGCATAACTCTTAACTGCATCTAATTCATCATCTGTTTCTGAATCTACAACGTCATCATATGATACTGTGTCAATTGATTCGTACTCTATAGGTTCATCACCAAGTAGGATGACTTCTCCATTATCATTAATAGCAATAAGATCGCTAAAATCTTCAGTGAACATGAAAGACTGATCTTCTTCTGATACAGTTGTAAGATCATAGATCTTTTCTCCATTCAATCTATCATTATCATCCATCATCATAGCAGCATATACAGTATCTATATTGTCATCCATTAGAACTACATCGTCTCTAGGAGATGTTAATCTTTCTGGATAGCCCATTACATCTGCTTCATCGGCAGGTATAATTGCTTTAAGCCATTTTATCCACTCTATAGGTTCTTCTGATGGATCTACTAACAAATATGGTATTAAATCAAACCATTTATATTTTTCCTTAGCAGCATCAATTCCATCTTCAGCTAAGATATCTAAAGTTCCATCCATTAAATCATTTACATTCTCTGGTATAAGAACAATTAGATCTTCAGTGAATACATAATTAGGATTATTCTTATACATGTCGCTCAAATATGTAAGATTTCTAAAGACATAATAATCTTTACGAAGATCTTCTAGGATATATGGAATCTCCATATGTTTATTCATCTCATCCTCAGATGGCAATATACCATTCTTTGGTACAAGGGCAATAATATCATCTACGGATATAAGAGAATTTCTCTTATACTGAGCAAATACATCTTCGCTTATTAATCCATAATATATTGGATCTACAAACTTTATAGAATAAGTTTCACTCAGAGCTTTGTATAAAACATTTGCTGAGAATACAAAGTCAGTATCCTCAGTCCATTCTCCAATCATATTATAAGATCTATCATTATTATCTACAACAACATCATTAATCGACTGATGTGATACATTAATATTAGCAGCACCATTATAAATATTAAGACTATACTCCCATATGAAGTTTAGCGCTGTTAGTATTGAACCATTCTCACAGAATTTAATTAATGGATCTGTTGTAAAGTATAGGATATGAGTATCATTCTTTAATATATTGATATCATAATTAGCATCCATTGAAGGTAATACATTATTACCATAATCATCTTTATAGATAATTTCATCTAAATCATAATCATATACGAAAGGTTCTTTATGATAGTCATAACCAGATGTTACCCAGAAATCTCTTACAATTTCATTTATTATAGCTATTCTAGCTACATTTTGTTTAAGCATATTATCTTCGGTATCAGACATCTTTACATAAACCCCAAACAGTTTATCTAATTCATCTTTACCAAGATGCTTTGTATTTCTAATATAATTAATAATCTTATCATAAGTACATAAAGCATCTTTATTATGCATATATTCTGTAACTTCAGGAAGTTGATCTGAATATATTGTGTTAATTACTAATGGCATTAAAGTTTTAGTATCTTTACTAATCCTAAGCATATTAGAACTAATGCCTAATAAATTGCTAGGACTAATCTTTTTACCATTGATAAAGAATAAATATAATCTATTATCATATGGTACATCCAAATCAGTCTTATTTGTTTCAATATATCCATCTTCTTTAAGTTCTATAGAATTATCAGCATTAGTATTCTGTAACTCCTCGGGAACGTAGAAGATTTCTACTCTATCTTCAGGATTAACGAACTTAGTTAAATACAAATAAGTCGCCCAGAATGGTCTACTATACTTAGGTACAGTTACAAAGAAACTATCATCATATATACGTCTACCATTTATAAATAATATGTACTGTTTTTGATTATCACAGAATCTAAATCTATTGCTTAATTTAATTCTATAAGATTTATAATCCACATATAATCTCTCATATATAAATTTGCGCTTAGATACAGCAAAGAATACATCATCAGTATTCTTTAATACTTGTGGATAAATATAAGTTTCATTGTCATAAGAAAATGATACATTAAATGCCACATCGTTATTAGATTCTATAATATCAGTATAATCCATAATATTAGATGGATATCTTTCAAATATAACCAAATCTTCTGGCTTAATAAACTGAGAGAATACGTCTGTCTTTACTTTGTTTAAGACTATATCTGTATCATCTTTATCCCTCATAAATATACCATCTAATGTGATGAATCTATATTTAAGTTTAGCTTTAGCCATTCCTAAAGATGAAATATCTTCTTCCATAGTACCATCAGCAAGAGTACCATAGTCATCAATAAATGCTCCAGCATCTTCCATATGGATTGTATCCATATTTGTATTTAGGATTTTATCAGTAAGCTTAAATGTAATTTCATTATTATCACAGTTTAAGAAATACATGAATTCTATCTCATCATTATCTCTAAATTCATAATCTTCCTCTATCGGTATAAAAAATAGATCATGATATACAACCATCTGTGAATATTGTTTAATGAGTTCTCCATTTAAGAATACTATACAATAAGTTTCATGATTATAAAACTTATGTCTTGGTATTTTAATTCCTCTTCTATTTTCATTTCCTACAGGAATATCAAGGTTTCTATTTATCTCTTTACCAGATACAATTGTAGATTTAATATTAGTATGGTTAAGACGATTGAATATTGATACATCATAATTCATGATTGCATCGAATCCATTATTCATATTCTCTTCATAAGATAACTTATCAGATAATACGAAATCTAAGAAGTTCTTACACTCTAAAATATAATCATTTATTTCACCTTCTTCATAATTAAGTAATACGGTACCATTTAGATTCATAATACCATTAGATCCGATATCTTCATCATATATATCTTTTATTACTTTACCAGTAAATGATCCATCTTCATTCATAGTAAGAGCAAATACATCACTACTTAGAAGAATTACTTTATAATCTTCAGAAGTATCAATAAGAATTATATTATTTGATTCATCAGTATCAAGAATATGTAAACATGTATTACCATTTGCTAATGATGCTAAACGTTTACTCTCACTTCCATCTAATGAATATAATAAAAGATTATCTTTTATTTCAACATCAGAAGAATTCACTATAGCTAAAGAACCATCATCATTCATACCACTATTGTTTTCAATAACTTTAGCGTATGCGTTGCTATCTTTAGTAATAATGATTTCAATCTTATCATCAGTATTAGGATCTACCAATAATAAATCAGACTCAGCATCTTTAACCTCAGTATCATCATCTATTATCTCTGCAACAAATTTAGATACATCTACAATATCAAGTCTATTAATGGTTCTCTCTCCATTATTAATTATAGCAGAAATACCATTTCTTATTTCATGACTAAGATCAAAATACTTTTTAGCTTTAGCATTAAGATAATCCTGTGAGAATTTAAAGAATGTAGATTGATATACTTGCTCTGTATCAAGATGATAGAATGTAAATACATCGCACTTATCTTCATTAGGATTCTTAATTCTCATTAAGTTATTTAACCCAGTATATATCTCACAATCAACATCCAGTAATCCATTTCTAAATACCAGATAATTTTCTCTTTGAAGAATATTCTTGATATTATTATGATCATTATATACTACAGGGTCTGATGAACTAAAATGATCATAATACATTTTATCTGTAAGTATATAGAAAGTATTTTTACCATTATCATCTAATAATCCATCATCATTAAATGATAATGATTTATGCTGCTCATACTCATCCATATTCATACAACATATACTGTTATATGTATCAGTATTATATACGTCTTTATCTAAAGCATTAAACTTAGTAGATATAGTATTAGATTTATTACCAGAACTATCATATTCATAAGCAACAAGATCCATATTCTTAAGATGTAATACTCTATCCTCACTCAATAAACCTAAATAGTTTAATCTAATCTGCTCGTATAACCACGCTCCAGTACTATAAGAATCATGATCATAAGTATATGTATCGCTTATTGATGGTAATTCTAATACATTCTTACCATCAACCTGATATAAATTACTTTGTAATGATTCAGTGAGTGCAGAATAATTTGAATTGAATGATTCTGATGACTCAGAACCAATAAATTCAACTTTAAATGGTAAAGTAACGATTAAGAATCTTTTAGCATTTCTTAAATCATGCCAATTATACTTAACTCCATGAAGTAATAAATAACTCACACTATAATCAAAGACTATATCAATATCGTTCCAATTAACAAATCTACCATCTATAAAAAGCATAAATGGAACAATATAGTTCTGATTAATCATACTCCTCATAGAAGCAATAAATGATTCTTTATCTTGCTTATTATAGAATGATCTATATGGAAGATTTTCAACTCTAAGAATACCATAAGTTTTCTCTGGGTTATCAACAGAATATTTATGATAATACCACTGATCTTTGTAATGATATTTTTCAACAGCTGAAATCTTGCATTTCATTGAATGCAAGACTCCATCTGTATCAAAAAATTCGTCTTCGTCATCCATTATAAATGGTATTTTACTTCTTTGATTTTCTCTTAAAGATGAGAGAGTATGAGATTTCATAGAGTTAACAAGATTAAAAACTTGTTCTCTAGTGATCATGATACACTCGCTCCTATCTGTAATATTGTTTTGGTAAATGATACCATTGAAGGTCCAGTAACTTTCTCTATAGTAACCTGCTGATCAAGATATCCACCTACATAAGTATTAGTCATCATAGCTGAGAATGCAGGGAAGTATTCAAGAGATAATACAGTACCAGTTCCAAATGCAGTCATCCAGTATGAAATGATATTACTAGATTTAATATCCTTGAATCCTAATCTTGATAATGATTTTGAGAATAAATCAATATTTGCAAAATCTGCTTTATTAAATTGCATATCTACAATAGCAGCATCTTTTTTTTCTATACCTGTCATCTTGATAGCATTAGCGATTATTGAATCATAATACTTATCAAACTCTTTACCAAGCAAACAAACTTGCCAGTATATAGCAATGATATATTCAACACGTTCTTTAAGCTGTCTTACTGTAGATATCTTATACATACGATCAATAATGTATGAGAAAGATTTTACAAAAGCATCTCCACCATCTTTATTTATTGATGAATTTCCTAAGATTTTGTTAGGGGCTACAGAATAAATGTAAGAAACCATAGCATTAATTACATAACTAATCAACCATTCTAGATTTCTGCATGTATAAACTCCATCTTTAAATACAACGCATCCTGTAACATCAATAAATACTTTGATTTTTGATTTATCTTCTTTAACATCTTTAGCTGGAAAGACTTTAAAAGCTTTTGGAAGTGTATTACCTTCAAAGATTCCTAATACGATATTATCTGACGTAATGATCTTAGCAAGATTATCACTAATTTTTCTACGCTTAATATCATATAGAATATCATCAAATTCTTTACTACTAGTATCCACTCTTTCTGCTTTAAGAATAAATTCATATAGCTTCTTCTCATACTCTGGGTATGACCTATATATGTAGGTATCAGCATATGTCTTAGCCATTATAATTACCTCCTTCACAATAGTTATAATTACAATAATGTTTCAGCCATGTAGAAATATCGAAAGTTATAAATGTCATCACATTAACGTATAATAAATATAATGGAGGTAAAGTAAATGGATGTAAAAGATATTAATTTTGATATTGATTCTGCTAGTTTTGAAGAGTTTAAACTCAATTGTCCGGCACATAAACTCAATTATTGCGATGATAATGTAGATATCATCGCTGGTTTATTCTTAATTACTAATGAGAATCCAAAGAAAATTTTAGATTCATATATTGATAAAGAGAATGTTACAGACAATACAATTCTCTTCTTTGAAAGGAGGCATCTTTATGAGTTAGGAGGCATGTTATATGGTTTATTAGCTGCATTGAATCTGAATAAGGGAGATTTATCAAATACTGTATCAGCTATTTTAAATATTGCTGATAGACCTGTGACTTACAAGGATCTTAAAGAATACATTGATAATTACATGATTAATTTTCTTTCTATTGATGAATCTATGTACGCTAATTTATTACAATATATTCTGCATAATATATGGTTTTTACCATATGATAAGATTGATACTTTAGTTAGGCTCGGCATTGATGAATTTAACAATTCTACTGATGAAGGAGAGTATAATGGAGAAAGTACAAAATCAGATGGTGACTCTGATAGAGAAGGTTAATGATTGTATTAATGATGATAATTGTTATGAATTCAATGGAAATAAAGTTCCAAGAGTAACAAAGATATTATCACGTTGTATTCATTCTGATGGTTTGATGTATTGGGCTAATAATCTTGGATTTAAACACCAATCATATAGAAAAGTTATGGAATCTTCAGCTAATATTGGTACTCAGTGTCATAATAGTATAGATTCATATCTGGAAGATGACAAGTTTAAATTTAATAGTTTAAATAATACAATTGAAGCTCAGAATGCTTATAACTCATTTCTAAAATGGTTTAACGATATTAACGCTAATGCTAATGTAGAAGTGTTATTGCATGAGCATACGTTAGTATGTAAATATTTTGGTGGTACATTGGACGGACTGTATAAAATCAACAATAAGATTTATTTAGTTGATTATAAGACTAGTAACCATATAACTTTCAATTATTGCTTACAACTTGCTGCATATAGATATATGCTTAGAAATGTAATGGGTATAGAAATAGATGGATGCATCATATTACAATTATCTAAGAATGATATAAGCTATAATGAATGTGTATTGAATTTTAGTGATCCTAATCAACTACAATACATGAATGACTGCGAAATGGCTTTTTTATCATTGGTATTATCATACTACAATATCAATAAGGTTGAAGAGGGATTCAAAAATATTGGATGGGGGTAGGTGAAATGATGATGTTAGAAGAATTATACGAACTGTATAAAGCTTATGATGACGAAAAGAAAAAAGATTACTTTACCATAATTGGTAAAGTATTATCTGAAAGAAGATTGAAGAAGCGCGTATTAGAGATTAAAGAACTGATACATAATAAAAATATATTTACTCTTTCTAACGATTTGCTTAGCATTATTAACTCGAATGACTTAAAGTATGATATTGTAAAATATAATACTGTTAGCATGAGCATCAAATGTGATAACGATTATAATGTAGAATTCATTAGTGGATCTAATATGTTTATTGTAAGCGATAAAATGCTAAGATTTGAAGTATATGATAACAGTGAATTATATGGGGTTAGAAAAGTAGTGTGGGAGAGACTTGAACCTGAGCTTAAAGATAAATATATGGATATATTAACTACTATTTGTAAATATTTAGTGAATGGTAATTGAGGGTGATAATAATGGATAAACCATATACCAGAGAGAATAATGAATTTATTGCTCCTGTATTTGCTAAGAAAAAGAAGCATGATTTTAAAGCATATATGATGCTAAGAAAGACCATTAAGAAGATGGATAAAATAAGTCCAGATTTTGATACAATGTATAGAATCTGGGAATGCGTTAGCATATTCAATGAATGCTATATGCATACATATTCAGAGAATAGTGAGCATCATCTTTTTCTTGCTACTGCACCTAAGAACTACTCTAATTTTTATTGTATGATTTATAAAGAAAATAACTTTTCTATAAAATTTGCATTGCAAAGAAAATCAGAATCAAAAATAATAAATTTAGAGATTAATAGAAACACTAGTGGTAATTCTGCTTCTACATGTGAGAAAATTTCATTTGAAGATGGGACTTATCAGATTATAGATGGCGTTGATGCAGAGAAATTTATGTTCATTATTCAATGTCTTATGAATGGAGCTAAAGAACTTATAGTATACTACTATAAGAACAAAAAGTTCTAAACGAAAAGAGGGAACCCTAAGAGGAATGCCTCTTAGGGTAAAAAATTATAGGTGGGGTAAAGTGATATTTAGGACAGGATAGCATTGACCAGATGCAAATCCTTACTATAGTGTTCTTTTATAAACACGATTAAGAAATAGAGGAGAAAAATGAAAAATAATATATTAAAAATTATTACTATAGCTGATATACATTTTGGAGTTATAGATCCTAAATTTGAGTATCAAACACTTAATAGAGATTTTACAACCAGAATCAATGATATTGATTTTGATATATTGGCTATATGCGGAGACTTATTTGATTTGAAGATGATGTCAAATAATCCAGCTATATCTTATGCTGTAGCATTTGTAGATGATTTAGTTAGAATATGCGCATATAAAAATGCTACATTAATTATTATTGAAGGCACTCAGTCTCATGACAATGGGCAATTAAGTTTATTCTATCATTACTTAGGACGACCTGGAATTGATGTGAGAATAGTAGAACAGATATGCTTTGAATACGTTAAAGGAATTAAGATATTATGTATTCCTGAAAAGTATGGGGTACCAGAAAGTAAATATGAAGAATTCTTATACTTCTCTGGTGGTTATGATCTGTGTTTGCTTCATGGTACATTTAGAGGATCTTTTAAAGGATCAGAAATAGCTACATTAAAAACTAATCATGCTCCAATATTCTCTATAGAGAACTTTATTAGTTGCGGAGGGCCTATATTAATGGGTCATTATCACATTCCTGGATGCTATGAGGAATATGCTTATTATAATGGATCTGCTGTTAGATTCAGATTTGGTGAAGAGCAGACTAAGGGATTCTTGGTTACAGCATTTAATTTAGATAATAGAATGCATTATACTGAGCTTATACCTATAAAATCTCATAGTTATATAACAATAAATATTCAGCATCTTATAGATAAAGATCCTAAGATAATTATTGATTATATAAAATCTGAGAAGGCTAATAAAGATATAGACTATATAAGGGTTCAGTTTAATTACTCTAATGAGAATATGAATATTGTTAGAAATTATTTCCGGAATGTAAACAATGTTAAATTCAAAGAATTAGAGAAGAAAGATAAACAAATGGAGCAGATAGATCAAGAGATATTAGAAAAGAATAAAGAGTATTCTTATATTCTCGATAATTGTATTGGTGACTATGATAAATTTGTTATGTATGTTAATCAGAATGAGGGGTATGATTTTATAACAACAGATGAATTATTAAAATTATTAGAAGATGGAGGATCATTATAATGGAATATAGTAAATATTCTTCAGTAGATGAACTTATTGATAGTATAAAAGATAAAATGTTAGATATTGATATTTTGTTTTCGGTGGAGCTATGCAGACTATATACATTAAATATATATAAAAATGTATTTTTAGGATTTATTTATGCTATATTACTAATGCTTATGATTACTAATCTATGGGGATGTAGAGGAAATGGAGTATGCGTAATCGGATTCTTAACTTTAGGGGCAGTCTATTTATTATCATCTATAGCAAAAAAATTATCTATTAAGCATATTGAATGGAGTGCTGAGTTTGATAAATTACTTGCTGTTAGATCTGAATTTTGGAATAATATTTATTCATTTGATTACACAAAAGTAGAAGCAGAAAGATTATTTAAAGAAATTACTGATGGTATAGATGTAGATGATGATGTGAAACAGAAGTACAAAGATATTTAATATTACCAGATGTTAAACATATGATTATAAATCTTATATAAGAGGTGGTAAAGTATGGAAGATAGAAGAAGCAAGTACAGAAAGAAACCAGTAAAAAATGAAAATTTAAAGATTGATATTAAATTTGATATTACAGAGCTGGATCTTATGTGTTCATATATAGTAAGCGAGAATCGCTCAATCCGTAGAGGTCATATTATAAATATGAGAAATTTATTTTTGATTATTGATAAGTCTCAGTATGGTAATGATAAAGAGCGTCTCGATAGAATAGACTTCATTATGAGGGGAATTGAAGCCAGACTTGAGTATAATATAATATCTTCTGATATGATTTTATCTCATATCTTTGGGGGATTTGGTGGTGATAGGCATAATATGGTCACCAGAGAACTCACAAATTATGAAGTTGAATGGGTTAATCGTGCAATATCAGAAACTTTAAAGTATTCAATTATTTATGATGATGTAGACGAAGGATTGTCATTACTGACTAAATTTAAAGCAACAGACTATGCAGATCGTGGAGATGTTGTTAAAGAGATAGAGGAGTGGGTTAAAAAGATAAATAATAAATTCCGTAAAGCTAGAGCTAATAAAGCTGATGATCTCATGTTTTCTTTGGCAGGAGATATATATGAAGAAGCAGTAAGAGAAACCCACCGTCAATATTCGTCTACATCTAACAAATTATCATTTGGCATACAGGCTTTAAATGCTTTAACTGGAGGTGGAGCAGAATGTGGTAGAGTATATACCATTCTTGGTCTTCCAGGCGAAGGTAAATCTTCTACATTATTGGATATGGCTCTACAGATTAAGAAGTATAATAAAAATTATGTATGTAAAGATCCAACAAAGAAACCATGTGTATTATTATTGGTTATGGAAAATGGTGTAAAAGAATCAGTACAACGTATTTTTAATATGTGTACTGGTAAAGACATGTTAAAATACACAGAAGACGAAGTAGTCGAGATGTTAAAGTCTGAGGGTGGACTTAGTGTATCTGACGATAACCCTATCAATATAATTATAAAGTACAGACCCAATTTATCAGAAGACACATCATATCTATATACATTAACAGAAGATTTAGAGGATGATGGTTATGAAGTAATTTGTGTATTACAAGATTATCTTAAAAGAATTCGTTCAGTGGAGGGTTCATTTAATGGAGACCTTCGTATGCAACTTGGAGCTATTGTTAATGAGTTCAAAATATTTGCCACATTAAAGGACATCCCTGTTATTACAGCATCGCAGCTTAATAGAGTAGCAACTTCATCCATAGATGAAGCAAGACTAAATAATAAATCAGATTTAGTAAGATTAATTGGTAGAAGTAATGTAGGAGAATCCAATCTTATTATTGAAAATAGTGATTGGATAGGTCTCATAGCACCAGAATACGATAAAGAGTTTAATAAATATCTTGGTATCCAAATGGTTAAATCTAGATATTATATTGGAAGTGATTTCACTGTAGCATATATGCCGTATTTAAATAATACGCTTAAGCTTACTGAGGATATAGATTCAGCTCCGGCTCATAAATTAACTATGTGTGAAGAATCTAAAATGAAATATGATCCGAATTCAGCTCAGGGTATAGCACCTCCAATTTTAGATATAAAAGAAATTGAAAAAGAGAAAATGCTGGAGCGTCAACAAAAAGAAGGAAATAGTGATGAAGAGATATTCTCAAACGGAACATTTTTAAAATCGAATTTAGTAATAAATAAAGTACATAAAAAACAAATGTGTAGAATTGTACAAAATAAACTCCAGATAGCTGTCTAGCTATCTGGACTTATTTTACTAATCTTCAATAGTAGTAGTATTTTTTGCGTATACAGATATTGCTGTTTTATTAGCATTAATTATACGACTAGATAATTCTTTCATCATATCAACTGTAGGCATTAATAATGTCTTTTGAGTGAATTGTTTTACTGAATACATGTCGTTGATTAGCATAATAATGAAATGTAATTCTGTATTACCGTATATGTCGTAACAAAGAAGTTTTGGTCTATACTTATATTTCATAAGTTGCTCATCAGTTAACTCTATTGTAACACAATAGTCACTACTTCTTAATTCATCTAAGTAATCGGAGACTACATTATACGTTGAATAGGAGAGATTATCTACAACATCTATAAATGATGTATTATAATAACACATTAGAGTATCAGATTTACAATTGATGTATTGATCTATAGTATAGGTATTTTGAGGTTTTTGATATTCATAACTTGTATTAGCCATTACTTATTAATACCTCCTATTTATTATTATTTGAACTAATAGATTCTAATCTTTCTACTTTGCTTGTAAGATCTTTAACTTTTTCTTGAAGTTCATAATATGAATATAATAAATTATTGCAAGGTTCTGAATCATATATTCCTACTATACGAGCATCATTTACATTAGCACCAACAAACGTTACTAAGAATCTTGTACCTTTAGGAATATATTTATTTTCAGTAAAAAACATTTTGAATGCTATTGGAACTGATAATTCTATATAATCATTTATATCTATTTTAGATTTCTTCTTAGATGATGTATTTACAATATTGCTATTAGATGATACTACAGTAGTTGTATCTTTATTAGTCATTAATACAGGGATATTAAATTTTCCTTTATCTGAACTAATAATTTCTAAATCTTTTACTAAAGTAGCTATCTCTATTCTCATATAATCTTGATTTACTGTATTTTGCATTTTACACCTCCTCAGACTTAAAAATAATAAGCTTAATTTTATAAATAATAATATATTATAGAGATGTCGAATATGTATAAATTAATAGAAAATGGAGGAATAAGGCATGATTATGACAAGAGAGAAAGCATTAGATCTTAAGATTGGATTTAATGACTATTGTATGCGTGAACTTGGGTTGGATATTGATGAGAATGATCATATTTATGATATCGAATCCGAAGCAATTTTACAAATAAAAGAGAAATTTATTAAGTATTCTGAGGATCTTGTTCCATATCTTAATTTCAATGAGATCGATTTGAATCTCATTGAGAATTTCAGATTAATGGAAACATTGGCTCAGGTATATTTAAGACGTTACGCAGATAATAATGGCATGAATATCGTAGGATTTTCACAGTCCAAAATCAGAGGATCTCGTAAAGGTTTATTTGTAGTATCTCATTCTGTTGATGGTGAGATAAAAGAGATCACGTCAGATGCTTATGAGAATGAGTCAGTTCGTGTATTTAATTTAATATGCAAACTTAATCATCGTTCTCATTTATATGATTTTGATAAGTTTGATATCATTATCGAAAAAGATAAGAAAAGAGGCTAATTATGATAAAGCCAAACCCAGGACAGCAGTTTGTGATAGATGAGGCTGTTAAATGGTATCTATATGGAACAGAACAAATATTTCAGTACGATGGGCCTCCCGGAAGTGGGAAGTCCTTCGTTCTAAATGAAATTATTAACACTATAGGACTAGACGCTAGATATGAAGTAGCGGCAATGAGTTTTATAGGATCAGCAAGTCTTGTTATGAGAAACAAAGGCTTATGGAGTGCTAAGACAGCACACCAGTGGTTATACAAAATAGAAGAAAGAGAAAAGAGAGATGCTCAAGGTAATGTAATGATGGATAAGCTTCTTAATGTACCAATTAAAGAAGCTATATTTATTCCTGTAAGCAACTTGGACCCAAATATAAAACTCATCGCTATAGATGAAGGATATAGTATGCCTTCATGGATGAGAAAAGAAATATTAAAATTTGGAATCAAGGTCATAGTTTGCGGTGATCAGAATCAATTACCACCTGTAAAAGATTCTCCAGCATTCTTAGCAGATGGGAAAATATATCATCTTACTGAATGTATGCGTCAAGCAGGATTGGATGATATAAATTTTATTGCTAGAATGGTTAGTATGGGTATGCCATTAAATAATGGATACTATGGTAATTCTCTAGTTATTGAAGAAAAAGATTTAACAGATGATATGCTTGTATGGGCAGACATGATAATCTGTAGCAGAAATAGTACTAGAGATAACTTCAATGCAAGAGTAAGATCTATCTTAGGATGTAATAGTCCTTTACCACAACAAAGTGAAAAGGTAGTATGTAGGTATAATAATTGGTTGGAAAGTGTGCCTATAGGTATTGGAAGAGAGATTAATCTTGTTAATGGATTAGTAGGAAGAGTTGCAAATAACCCAGATATATCTTCTTATGATGGAGAATTATTCTCCATGAATTTTGTTCCTGATTGCCAACCCGATATTATTTTTATGAATTCTAGATGTAATTATCAGCATATGATTTCAGATAATAAAGTTAGACAGGCAATAAGAGCTAATAGATATTCTAAAGGAAACATGTTTGAATTTGGATATTGTCTGACTGCATATGTGGCTCAAGGATCTCAAGCACACAAAGTGATTTATATAGAGGAAAAAACTAATCCTCAGATACAAACTTCTACGAACCTGGTAGGAGCTACAAGAGCAGATCAAGCATTGATATATGTAAAGAGGTCGTAAACTAAGCTACAATAATATATTATAATCTAGAATAAAGATGAAAGGAGCATCACATATGCAAGGAAAAGTAATGGCTAGAATTGTTGATAATTCTGAGTCAAGAAAATCTCATGAAGAGAAAAAGTATTTAGTTTGTATTGAAGAGACTAGTGGTGAGAAAGATTGGGCTATCTTAATTGGCAGGACAGCAACGTATGAATACATCAAAGACATAATAGAATTAATAAACTTTGAGGAATCATTCGTGTTAGTAGAAACTCTTAAACTGTCTGAAAGAAAATCTTTGTATGCATTTATGAAATTTGCTGGTAACTTCTATGATGATGGATTTGATGTAGAGGATTATGTCAAGGGAGACTTTGATGAAGATGAATTCATGGCAAATTCAAATCAGGAAGAAAGAAGTGAAATCATGGATGCTATCGAAGATAATAATGACAGATTAAGTATGCAACAATTTATGGATGGAGCTATTAAATCAACATCATTAACTTAAGGAGGAAAAACAAATGGCAGGAAGGAAAAGTTACTTTGAGGAGAAGAGAGTTCAGTACTCTGATCCTAACTTCTTTAACAGACCACAATCTATTGATGATCTGATTAAGAATGTAAGACGTATCATTAAGGATGTAAAATATGGATTAATCTCAGATAATGATTATATATATTTTACGAACAACAATGTTATTAATGCATGTATTCAGACAGCACATGCAAACATGGTTGAGTCTGAAACTATTGCTAATGCGTTAATGTATTATATTAACGTCGGCTTAGTGAATGGTTACAGACCTTTGAATGCAGATACAGTGAAAGAGTCTGCAAATGCTGGCAATGCTCAGGTTAAGTTTAACAATAAAGCACAGACATGGAGAGCAATTCTGAATATGTTTATAGCTATTCAGAATGGGCTTGATCCTAAGCAGTGTTTATCTGGTATTGTAAATATGCAGAACTATCAGATCAATGAGCTGTAACATTTTAATAATCAGTGTGGCTTGGAGTAATATACTCCAAGTTACACATTTTTAAAATGGAAGGAGATTATTTTTTATGGAAAAAGAAGAAATCATAAAGTTAAGAAATACTTTAAAAACAACTGGGAATTTGCCGTTAAGAATCTATCCTGATAATGGACTTACAGTAATTGATGAGTCTTTAAAAACTCAGTTTACAATATGGGATGATAATAATGGGATACTCTATTCATTCAGACTTATTGGTATGCAGGAGGATAGTGCACCAAATAATAATGAAAAGTGTATTGATTGTATTGCATTCTCATATGAATGGATCCAGGCTATGGAGATTGTAAGGCTTCCTCTTGATAAGATAGAGGGGACTATTGATGGTATTATTAGTTCTGGTGCTACTGTTTCTGATAACTTCAAGAAGACAATCATTCAGGTATTTGAAGAGTTGCTTAACTTCAATCAAGGTAGCTTAACACCTACATTACTTAATGAGATTCTGTTACGTAATAATCCTGACATGCCTAAACCTGTTAGTGATAATGATGATTATCTTAATGGTAAATTCACACAGTCATGGCAGGAGACTCATCTAATTAATGAGTATAATAAAACTATTGATGGGGAGAATAAGTAATTTATCTGTATAGATTATTATAAAAATACCGCCAAGCAAACAAAAAGATAATGATATACTATAATACCGATAAAGAGCAGATGCTAGATGCATCTGTTCTATATTGGCAGTAATTCCATTAAAAATTAATTATAGGAGGAAAGAAAAATGGAACAGAACATGAACATGTATCAGAGCAACGGACAGCAGCAGTACAATAACGTAGGGTATAATTATAATTATCAGCCACAGCCAATGCCGATTTATTATAATTATCAGCCGGTTATGTACAACAATGTACCTACACCTCAGAATGTAAATGCTTTAACAGATGATGAGATGAATATCCTGAAGCAGAGTAAGCCGAAGGAAAATGATATTAATCTCAACATCACTCAGGACGAGTTCCTGAGATCCATCTGCACGCATAAGGATAAAGGGATGGATAAGGTATTTTCCATCAATGATGGTACTAGTCAGGTATTCTGCCCAATCTGCTCAGAGAGGTGGGATCCTGAGAAAATGACTAAGGAGGAAATCACTGAACTGGTTGAGAAGCTTGTATCACAGATGCAGAACATGAAGTGGGTTGGAGATTTGCCTACAAGTGTTGTACGTGAGTACTGCACAATCATCCCGCTGATTAGAAAGTTCCCGGATCTTTATGAATATGCAGTAAGCAATTTCGAGAAGTATTCAGGACTGAATCCATACTACAATGCAGCAGAGACTGGAGTATATTCTCAGTATAACAGTCTGATGAATGGTGGTTATGGATATTACCAGCAGCCGCAGTATTACGGTCAGCAGTATGGCAACCCATATCAGCAGTATCAGCAGCCGCAGTATTATAATCAGCAGCCGCAGTACATGAATAATGGTCAGGGACAGCCGGCAAATCCTTATATCAATCCTATGCAGGTACAGCCGACCATGAATTCAAATCAGTATGGTAACCCATATCAGCAGCCTGCACCACAGCAGTATCAGCAGCAGGTTATGTATGATGCATTCGGTAATCCATATTATCCGGCACCAATGCAGAATCAGCAGTATGGACAGCAGCAGCCGAACCAGCAGAATGCGCAGCAGCAGTCTGGGCCTCAGCAGTATTCACCGGTGGTTCAGAATCAGCAGAATGCGCAGCAGCAGAATCAGCAGACAGAGACTAAAGAAGAAAAGGTTAATCTGTAGTTTTGATGCATCTTGTAAGAGAACAATATATTGGGGCTATAGGCAAATGGCCTATAGCCCTATTTGTGCTCTTCAAAAAATACTTTTTTATTAGTATAGCAAACTTAGAATTAATGCTAAAAAAATTAAGAAAGGTGGGTGTATCATGGATGGAATAAACCAACAAAAGAAAATCCAGATTTTGGATGATGATATTGAGGCAGTAAGAAAACTGCCTGATGTATATATCGGAGCTCTAGGTAACGCAGGATATAAGAATATGTTTAGAGAGATATTACAAAACTCTTTAGACGAAATAATCAAGGGTAATACTCTTGATAAGAACGTTATCGTTTCATACGATATGAGAAACCATGGTTGTATTATAGAAGATAATGGTCAGGGCATCGATTTAGATATGCTTGCTCCAGTATTTTCTGTTCTTCATTCTTCATCTAATTATGATAAGATTGAAGGTTCAGGAGATTATTCTTCTGGTAAAAATGGTATGGGTGCTACTATAACTAATTATTTATCTAAATTCTTTATAGTAGAATCTTATCGTATGGATGGTAAGGCAGCTAGAGTAGAATTTGAGGAGGGCAGACTTAAAAAAGAATCTAAGATAAAATGCCCAAAGAATAAACATGGGCTTATGACATTTTTCGCTCCATCAGATATGATGGGTGAAATTACAGTAACCGATGAAGAGTTATATCATCTTACATGGTTATTATGTAATCTGTGTAAGATTGGTACTACCATTCGTTTTAATGCGATAAATTCTATGAACCAGAAGAAGGCAGTTACTATAAAGAATACCAAAGGTATTTATGAGTTCATAGATTCTATTTGTGAAAAGAAAGTATTTGAACCAATATACTTTTCTGAAGATAATGGTACTATGAAGATAGAGGCATTATTGACATATGATATTAAAAATATGGACGAAGCTAAAATAATGAACTTCGCAAACATGTGCCCAACTTCAACAGGTACTCATGTAGATGGTTTCTTAGATGCAGTAGTAAAATATTTTAGAGATTATATGAATAAGATATATCTTGCTAATAATAAGAAACTTACAGTGACAGCACAGGATATTCGTACAGGATTAAGAGGAGTAGTATCCTGTTGTCATATAAAGGGATTATTCCAAGGTCAATCTAAAGATGTATTCTCTAAAGAGGATATGAAACCATTTGCATATTCAGTAACATTAAAAGCATTAACAGAATGGGGTAAATCTAATCCATCAGATTTACAGAAGATCTCTAAATATCTTAAAGAGATATGCGAAATCAGAATTAAATCTGAGGGTGAAAAGATAAAGATGTCTGATAAATATGAATCATCAGCAGTTACAGGATTACCAGCAAAATATAAGAAACCTAACGGCAGAGGACCATTTGAGTTGATCATTGGTGAGGGTGATTCAGCAATATCTGGTATGGAGAATAATAGAGATAAACAGACTCAAGGATTATTTCCAATTAGAGGAAAGATTCTTAATGCAGCAACAACTCCACCTAAGAAGTTTTTCGCTAATCAAGAGATTGCTGGTATAGTGAAAATCTTGGGTTATAATACGTACCAGAAGAATTTCGATCCAGAGAAATTTAAACCATCTAAAGTAATTATTGCTACAGATGCAGATGCTGATGGGAAACATATCGAATCATTAATAATGATGATGTTTCTTATCTATTTCCCTTTCGCTATTACAGAAGGTAAATTATATTGTGCTAATCCGCCATTGTACGGAATTAGTCTTGGTAAAGATAGGATGAAATTCTTTACAGATAATATAGATTATATTGAATACGTTCAAGATCTGTTCTGTAAAGATAATGAAATTCAATCTTCTAAAGGTAAGATTCTTACTAAGAAAGAGATTACCAAGATTCTATATAACAACATGGATTATGTAAAGTACTTGAATCATGTATCTAGTACTTATTCTATTGATCCATGGCTTCTTGAATATATCTTATATAATTTGGATTTATTCAAAGACTATAAGAAATTTAAGAAAGCTATAGAAAAACAGTATAAGTTTACAACTGTAAGTATCGAAAACGGAACAATTATGATCAAAGGTTTAGTAGGATCGAAATATCAGACAGTATTCTGTACCCCTACACTATTTGCTGATGCTCAACCATTAATTAATCTTATCAATAGATCAGATGAATACTTTATAATTAATGGTGTTAAATCAACAATATATGATTTGATGCTTGCTTTCTCATCATTTGAACCTAAATCGTTAACACGATATAAAGGATTGGGTAGACTTTTGCCCCATTATACTAGTAATAGTGTGATGAAAACTCTTTTGAATAGCTGGGAAATGCTAAAGCTCGGGAGCCTATATGGAATCGAAAGATAGAAACAAAGTACCGAGATGGATCATGGTGAAATAAAAGCTTAGAATAATTGGCAGTATTCTAAGTCCTAAAATCTATTACAATGTGCGATCAGCGACTAACACTTTGTTTGATTGCAATATTTTTGAAAGAAGGTGTTGCAATGGATGTAAAGAATTTAATACAAAATAAAACTATACTTCAATCTAATAGATGTGGCCCGTTTACTATTATTGAAGATCTTATAAAGTATAACATAAATCCTAAACAAATGTGTACTATAAAAGCAATTGAACAAGGTTAAGCTCAACGACTATCCCCTATACGGGACGTGAAATTCGTCTATAGGAGTACGACCTAAGTAGGTGGGTGAGAATCCCTTAAATGGAAGTGGAAGAGATACCAGTAATGGTATGTGATATAGTCTCAACTCTTGGAGAAATACCAAGGAAGTTCATAAGAGAACTGCGGGAATTAACGACTCTCGTGAAGACACTGGAAATGCCGCCAAAACAATTAGGAATTTCTACAATACTTCCAGGTGAAGGTAGAGTTCTTAAGCAGTATACAATAGATGATGTGAAAAAGCAATTAAATTATATAAAAGATATTCAGAGTGATAAATCAGCATTCTTAAAGAATGTAGGTAAAATCAGAAAAGAAGATATTATATAATAGATTACCCATAGGGAATTTCCCTATGGGTAAACTTATTTTTATAAAGATTATTATTTTTTATTCTTCTACTGTATTACCGTCCTCATCTTGAATTCCTGGTTTAGTTGCATCATAATCCAACACCCCAATATCATTTTCAATATAAGTATTAAGCTTATTACTTAATTCCTCTAATTTAGATTCAAGTGTAGATATTGATTCTGATAATTTAGTTGATGATTCTTTCAATTCAGCAACATCTTCTGTTGATGCTACTTTATCATTACCAACTAAATCTACTACCTTATGAGTATGATGTAACAGATCATGATATTGCTCTACTGTGAGTCTTATACTCATATTACTGTTAGGAGAATTCGTCGTTTGATCAATGACTATTTCTGGGTATTCACTTGAGTATTGATTGTTCATAAAGTCACCTCCATATACGTATTAATTGAATGTAAACAAATAATAATTAGCATACATATAAGTATTGCGTACCATAGCCAGTGCGTGCACCTATAAACTATATAATGTGGAGGTAGTAAAAATGGCAAAGAATAAGAAATTTAGTAAGAGAAAACAAAATGATGCATTCAATGAAAAGCCTACTAATGGTGGAACCAAGTACACAACAGCTGCACTCTATATTCCTGTGGATATTTCTGATAAGATTAGAGTGGAAGTAACTGCCGTAATCCAGTCAATTAAATTCGACAAAATTAGTTTCCCGCTTAGTGCATATAGAAAAGATATTAACACACAGGAAAATGAACAGGATGATCGTGTTAGTACTGTAGGTTATATCCATAAATTCGATCTTGAGAGTAATACATTCCAGACTGTAATTTTTAATGGCAGCAAGAGTGTTATTGATACATTCAAGAACCCAATTGTAGTTCCAATTATTACTACATATAAAGAATCACTTGGTACAATTATCAAGTTAGTAATCAAAGATGCCGGAGAGCTTAATATGGATCCGGAAGATGAAGAGACAGCTACTGCTGAGACAACAGAAGAAGCAGATGCAAGATATAATGAGTATGACACAAAAGCTGTATTAGTTACTGAAGATGAAGATGAAACTCCATCTGAATCTGAAGAGCTTGAAGTTGATCCTGATGAGGTTCAATCAGCACCAAACGAGCATCCTGTATCGAATGTTGTATCTGGCAGAGCTGTAAATTAAAATGACACCTTCTATAATAATTTACTTTACTACTATCTTAAAACTATACGGGTAGAGCTTTTCTACCCGTATAAGTTTTGTAAATCATCAAATGATTATATATTATAAATTTGATGTGTTAGATACAAATAAATAATTTAGAAATTAAAGTGGAGGTGTTTAAATGAAACCTAAAAAGGATAATATAGTGCAAGTAGATTTTAGAGAAACGTATGATAATAATATGATACGTTATAGCTTGTATGTATTATATAGTAGATATGTCCCTGATATAAGGGATGGATTAAAACCAGTACAGAGAAGAACTCTGTACGCTATGTGGAATGATATTAAATGCATTTCAAACGCAACTAAAAGAAAATCAGCTAATACTGTAGGTACAGTAATTGCTAAATATCACGCACATGGTGATTGTCTATTTGAGGATACACTTATTGTATGCCCAGATGGGTTACTAAGAGAGATTGGTGGTCTATATGAAAATGGAATTACAACAATTGAGGCTTGTGGTATAGATCCAGAAACTCTTGAAGTAAAAAATGTTATTATGCATGATATTAGAATTGGTCAGTATACTGATAAAATATATCATGTGAAATTTTCTAACGGTACAGAAATCAAATGTACATCTAATCATCCATTTATGCTTAACACAGGATCTTATATTAAAGCAGAAAATCTTACTGTGAATACAGAAGTAATGGTAAAGAAGTTATACCATTATGATTATCATAAAGTAACAAGTTGTGATTCTTGCGTAAAAATTTCCAATATATGGATAGAATATGTATGTAAAGTACCAATGTATGATTTCACCGTAGATGAAACAAGTAATGCATTATTTGCTTTATATGATGAAGATAATAGCAAAACTGATTGTATTGATGCTGTTTGTCTTCATAACTCAGCAGTATATGAAGCAATGAAATGTATGACTAACTGGTTTGAGATAAAGGTACCGCTTATTGTGTATGATTCAAACTCAGGTTCTATGCAGGGTGGTCCTCAAGCAGCAATGCGATATACAGAATCATACTTATCTAAATTCTCTTTAGATTGTGTAATTGGAGAATTAGCTGAATCTAGACAGGTAGTAGATTGGCAGAATACATTCGATAACCATACAATTGAACCTGAGAGTTTACCAGTACAAATTCCATTACTTCTTGTAAATGGTAGTTTTGGTATTGCTATTGGTCATAAGATAGAGATTCCTAAGCATTCTCTAAATGATGTTATTGATGCTACAATTAATGTACTTCATAATCCAAGAGCAAAAGTAGTATTGATTCCTGACCCATGTCATAAATGTGAAATCATAGATACTGATTGGAAGAAGATATCTAATATGGGATTTGGGTATTATACTCAGAGAGGAATTATAGAGATAGAGAATCTTAAGAATGGAGCATCTATTCTTCATATTAGATCAGTACCAGATTTAATATTCCCAAATAAAATAATGGAAGATATAGAAGATCTTATAAAGAATAATAAACTCATTGGCGTTGATGATATTCAGGATCATTCAACAGAACAAGAGTTAGACATATGGGTTATGATGAAGAAGGGTGCAGATTCTAATTATACCAAACAGGTTCTTTATAATAATACTCAGCTTCAGGATCAGAAGAGAGTAAATATGGAAGTTATAGATGGAGTTGAGCTTAGGCATATTAGTTATAAGACATATATATCATACTTCATTGAATACAGAAGGTCTGTTAAGTTTAGACTGTATAATGCAAGACTTCAGAAAGTAGAAACAAGATTACATCAGATTGAAGTATATATAAAGATTCTTGAATCTGGAGATGTAGAGAATATTATTCATATGATTCGTAATCAGAATTCTATGGAAGAAGATTATCTTGTAAATTGGTTAATGAATAAACTTAAGATAACAGATTTACAGGCTAAGTTTATTCTCCATACAGAGATTGGTAGGTTATCTAAAGGTCATCTTGATAAGTATAAAGAAGAACAGAAGAATCTTCTTTCAGATGAAAAATCATTAACTAATATCATAACCAATCCATCGTTGATTGATATTGAGATTGAGAATGAATTATTAGCTATCAAGAATGCTTATGGTATACCTAGAAGATCTGTATTAATTTCTGAAGCTGAAGCTTCTAATATTCCTGAGGGAGAATTCAAAGTTATTGTTACTGAACAGAATTTTGTTAAGAAGATGCAGGTAGCAGACCCATATAGAGCATTTAGAGGAGATCAGGCTAAGTATATTATAATTGGAGATAATTCTAAGGATATCTTATTATTCGATCAGATGGGTAAGGTATTCAGATTACCAATTAATAATATTGCGTTTACTGAAAGGAATTCTCCTGGAATTGATATAAGATTACTTGTAAAGAAGCTTACAAGTAATATCATAAGCGTAATGTATCTTCCAATACTAGAAGATCTTAACGAAAGAAAATCTAAGTATTATCTGGTTATTGTTACCAGAGGAGGATTGATCAAGAAGATTGATCTTGCTGACATGATAACTGCTACGTCTTCTGGAGTTATTTACTCAAAACTTAATCAGGGCGATGAAGTATGTGAGGTATTGATTGCAAGTCATAGATCCGATATAGTAGTGTATACTAAGTCTAAAGCTTTAAGAATTTCTATGGATTCTATTCCATATCTTAAAAGAGCAACCTTAGGAAATATATCTATAAGATCTAAAGATCCAGTAGATGGAATATCCGTAATTACAGCTGAAACTAATAGTATCATTGTAGTTACAGCCAAAGGTAGATTTAATAGAATAAGTCAATCTGCATTGGAAAGAAGTGCTACTAATAAAACAGGTTATTCTGTGATTAAGCTTGGTAGGGGAGATTATATAAAGAAGATATTCTCATGTATAAATAATTCCAAGATTAGGATTATAAGACAAGATGAGGTTATTGAGATAGAGACTGATAGTATTCCTGTAGGATCCTCAATATCTACAGGAGTAAAACTGTGTAAAGAAGGGATAATTAAAGCTGAACTTATAAGAGGTTAAATTTAAGAGGCTGGGTGTATTCCAGCCTCTAATTATTTACATATATGAGGAGGTGAAATTAATAATGAAGGGGAAGAAATTAACCAGAAGAATGATGGATTTTTTGGATAAGAGGAATATAAATCCAGATGGATGGTATTATCTAAAAAATACATCTACAGAACTCATAATCTCAAATAAAGATAGTGGAGAAACACTTACTTTTAATAAAGAAGATTATGATAATATTTTATTTTAAAAGGAGAATTTTATTATGCCTAATTATTGTGACGCTAGAATTGTATTTAGAGGATATAAAGATAACGTAGACGAGTTCAGAAGAATACTTGATGCTGACTATAATTACATCACAAAGGAATTTTCCAAACAAAAACACTTTTACCGCATTTTTGATGTCTGGGACATCTGGTGTGAGCAAAAAGGCGTTTTGAAGACTATGGAAGTGGAGGTGGAGTGCGCATGGTCAATTTATTGCTGTATGATGGATGGGCCATTCTCATACTACCGTGACTGCATACCTGAGGACGCTGATTTAAATGACGAAAACATTAAGCTTCATTTAGAGCATTCTACAAACATCATGCTTGAAGCTGAGAGATTGAAACTTGAAATTGAGATAGTATCTGCTGAACCTGGGGTAGGTTTCCAGGAGCATTATTATATTCATGATAGTGAACTTCTTTTAAATACAGAAACAAAATATCATGAATATTATATTGGAGATTATGATACTAAAGAGGAATATGAAAGAGAAACAGCAGAGGAAATACCATTGAGTGCTGATGATTATTTGTATTATAAAGAAAATAATGAAGATATTTATATTCCTTATCTAGTAGAGATCGATGAAAATTCTAAAATCAATTCGAATAAGAATATGGTAAATAAAATCATGTGTAAAATAGTAAAAAAATAATAAAATCCCAGATGGTAAATATCCATCTGGGGTATATTTTTTGTAAAAAAATATTTTTTTACAACTGTATGTAACATGGGGGTAAGGGGGGACTGGGAACAGGGTATTAAACTAATTAGTTGTAGTTAATTAGTTACAACTATATAATTACTACTAAATAATTATAAATTATTAAAATATTATAATAATATTATTAATAATAATATAATAATAATTTATTAATAATTTAATAATACCTTGAAAAACTTGAAACAGGGGGAGTAGAAAATTTAAAATAAAAATCTCCATTGGAGTATATCCAATGGAGAATATTTTGTCAATTATTACTCTCTTGAATTAGTAATGCAAAGTAAGCATTGAATGCTCGATAGTATGCAGATTCTGTTGCAAGTCTATTACGTCTACGCATAAAGTGTTCAGAATTATTAATCAAAATTAAATTAATCAATTCTTTTTGTCTTATTACATATTTATTTTTTGAGTTAGGTTTAGCTTTAATTGAATAACTTACAAAATCCAAGTCTCCAATATCTTTATTGGAATGATCTTGAAAATAACAAGCAACCATCAAAGTTATGTATTCTTTTATCAAAGGAGTATTATCATTATTACTTATGATATTCTCAATTATACTCTTAAGCTCATCCATCTTCACATATTCATTCGAAGACATTTTACAAGCTTTATAATTTATTCCATGAGTACTAATATTAGTCATTGTATTTGCAACAATACGTTCCATCTTAAATACATCAGAATCAGCTAGACGATAATTATCTTCAGATATATCATCAGAATCGTAAGTCATATATACGTCTTTATTTTTTACAGCTTCATAATACAATTCAGCAATGTTATTCATGAATGATCTAATTCTATTGTGTAATTGCTGTACAAGATATTGACAATCTTCATCATGAAATTTCTTGAATCTATCAGCATAAGAATCTAACCAAGTTCTTGATATAGATCTAATAGCTCCAATAACATTTCCTTCACGTACAATATCATATTTATTATTACACATATTATTTATTACATAATCCATCACATGTTCCTGAGGAGCAGCTGTAGGAAATGAACCATACCATATGCTAGGATAGAATTTACCACTAAATGCCATAGTAACAATTGCTAAGTCTAATTCTTTAGTCATATTCTTTGATTTAAAATATCTTACAAGACAAAGCATAGCAATAGTACATTCATCTTTAGCATATCTAGGATTGAAGTTTGCTATCTCAGAATAATAAGTATGCTGAATAGCATTTGTAATAATGCTTTTATCAATCTTAGTTGCAATAAAAAAATCATCTACATCTTTACCAGTAAAATAGATTTGTTCTGCTGGCATATTAGAATATAGTTGACTACTTCTATCACTCATAAATTTAGATACAAATTTTTTATATCCTTGGATATTAGATTTAATTTTAGTTTCACATTCTGCATAAGCAATATCTAGTATTGCTTTGGTATCTTTCATATCAATAACCTCCTATCATATATAATTTAATAAAATGTCAAAATATAGAAAATCTGTAAATCTAGCGATTTTTAAACCATACCCACACCTCTTGAACTAAATACTTAAAATATTTTGAATTTGGTTATCATAGGTATCCTCAACTATCTAATTTTGGTATACTCAGAACACCGTTTGAAATGATTTACAAATTAGATTGTATAATATATATGTATAATAACCACAAAGGAGGAAATAGGTATGAAAATGAAAAATTTGTTGCTTAAAGTGGTTACAACGATAATGCTTATTCTTAATACGGTTACGGTATCGTTGTACATGACTGGGGTTGTAAATGGTGTAGCTTGTATTATTATGTGGGTTATATCTGACCTATGGTTAGTTGCATTCTTATATGCTAATGCATTCTACGTTCCGGGTAGAAGAAAGAAGCATGTAGAGTTGCGCGACATAGGTATCTGCGTGGGAGTAATTATGATACTATACTTCTCATACAGAGGAATCATGGTAGACAATTCTCCATATGGAGGAATTGATTTACTACTCATGATAATGGGGGTAATATTGATAGGAGGTTGTGTTGAAGGTGAGGTGTAGGATTATTCCTACACCTCTTTGAATCTTCACTCATTTAATTTTTTTACATCATATTAATATTAAGGAGGTGTAATTATGAATAAAGAACGTTTGGAGTCTGAACGAATGGTATATGCTGTAATGGATATATTGGACCCGTCAGAAGCAAATAAAGAATTCTGGATGGATAAATTTGCATCAATGTCAGATGCACAATTTAAGAGTTATATTAGTAAACCATTTCCATTTTTTTATCAAACTGGAGCATTCAAAGAACCATCAATGGATCAGATTAATAAAGCTTTGGATTATATCAAAGTACCACTTCTTGAGGAAGTGTATATGCCGTATAAATATAAAGACAAGGATGGCAATCCAGTTAAATCAAAAGAATGCTTAGTAGTGTATACTTATGATAAGAGAATGAAGCAGATTATTACTAAGAAGAACAAGGTTAGCTTTGATAATAGTATGAGAGATATGAGAACAGGTCAGCTTACAGGAATTTCTAAAGGTGGTAGGAACTCAGATCATGAAGTAGAATCTGCTACTATTAGTGGATTAGATAATTTATTAAAAGAATTCTCTCGTCCTAGAGGAGATTCTATGGGTGATAAAGATGTGATGAATAATACAATCAAGACTCTTGGTCAGGTATCATTAGCAGATTTACCAGATGATCCAGATGATTCTCTTGGAAGAACCAATCTAGCAACAATGTTTATTGGAGCACAGCTTCATACTAATCTTATTGGTGAAGATTATTTATTGCCATATACAATTAAAATGAAGAATAAGAAGATTGAACGTGTTGATTAGTTTTTAGAAAAATGGTATTTGATTATATATTATAATTACGTAACCAAATAGTGAAATATAAAAAGGAGGTAAAAATAGTAAAAAGTTAAGATATGTGTGAATATGATTGGTAAATATTTATTACTATGCAAACTGTATAGTAAAGTATATGATCTTGCCAATCATGTATATCCATATAACTTTACTATTCTTCATGGAATACCAGATGGTTAATTCCATCTGGTATTGCTACTTTTAAAAGAATAGTAATAAAAAATAAATAGTTATGGAACTTTATAATAAGATTTAGATTTAGGTGTTACTATTTAAACTAATATATTATTCTATAACTATAAGAAATGGAGGTGAAAGAAATGTCAGACAATAATCAACAGTATGGACTGATTAGAGAGCTTGGAGATTATTCTAAATTTAAAGAATTAAACGAAGAGCAGAACGAACAGTACAAACAGCAACTAATTAACGAGCAGCAACTGAAAAGAGAAGAACGACGTATGCAGGATAAGTAGTTGAAACAACATCAAGCATATACAACTACACAAATACACACTATATGAGGTCGAATTAATCGACAAAGGAGGCAAATAAGATGCGCAAAAACAGTAAAATTATGGCACTAATCTTTGTTTTAGTGGCATTGTTACCAGTTATGACATTGATAATGACTCTTGATAATAATATCCTAAAGAATGATGGAGTCATGAACTTAACAGAAGCAACAGAGACAGTTGAAGGAGAAGTAATGACTTCGTATACTATCAATACAGTTACATCTACAGTATCTCCGACAGCAGGTATTGGTAAGTATGTCAGCGAAATGATGTATGAAGTAAATATTGGAGAATTCGATACTAGTTATATTACATTAAAAGAAAATATCTATAGCTACACAGAGGTATCTGTTGTAGAGAATGATATAGACATAGTTGGTTCTTCAGCAGTTAATGATGCATTAATAAATCAACTGACTGAAGTAGAGTTAGAGAAACTGAGGAAACAGAGAGAGGAAGAAGAAAGACAAGCAGCCATTGATGCAGTAACAGCATATGCTTGTAGTTCTGAAACATATGAAGGATACTTTACTAAGTATATGGATCTTCAAAATATTACAGATGTAACCATTGATGAAATGGATTATCTTATAGATAAAAATACAGTAGGTAGAAATAGTAAGCTTGCTGGAATGGGTGAAGCATATATTAAAGCTTCACAGGAAACTGGATTAAATCCAATTTTCTTATTATGCCTTACTGCTCAGGAAGCAGGATGGTCAGTATCTGATCTTCATTATAGAAAGAGCAATCCTTATTCTATACATATGCTGGATGACCATGTTGAACTTGGTTACGTTATGGGAACAGATTTTGCTGAAGGAATAGTGCAGGGAGCCATATGGATAAATGAGCACTATTATGAAGAAGGTCAAACTACACTTTATGATTTTATTTATGGTAAAAAGATGTATTCATCATCTAAGGATGTATGGATTAATAACATCGTTTACAATATGAATAAATGCTACAAGCAACTTAGATCTTATTAAGATAGGAGGAAGAATAGTAATGATCAATGTAAATTTATTTGGTGTAGGAGCTGCCGGCAATAAAGCGGCAGTCGAAGTACTTGAAAAAGGGTACTTGGACGAGGAAAGAGTTAAACTCGTCAATACAACTACAAAAGATATCCCTGATAAGTATAAGCAGGGTAAAAACTTAGTAGTTCAGTTTGGTTCTAGTTCTCTTGATGGATGCGGTAAGGAACCAAATAAGGGATCTAAAGCAATGACTGAAGCTATACTGGAAAATAAGATTAATCTTGAAGAAATGATCACAGAAGATTGTGAAGAGATTATCTTAGTTTCTTCTACTGAAGGTGGTACTGGATGCGGTGCTACTCCTGTATTAGCAAAGTTTTTTGAAACTATGAATATACCAGTGCATGTATTTGCACTGATAGGATTCCAGGATGATTCAAGAGGATTAAATAATACTCTTAAATTCTTTAAGAATCTTAGCGATAACGTTATTCTCCATACAATCATGAACGATCAGTTTCTTGATTATACAGGGAATTTCGAGAAAGCAGAACGTGCAGCAAATGCAGAATTTGCAGAGCAGGTTAGAGTTATTATAGGCTCTAAAATGATTCCGTGTTCTCAGAATATGGATAACACTGATATGTATAAAGTTACAGCAACATCAGGGTATGAAGATATCAAACATGTATCTCTTACCGGCGTGAAGAACTTAGATACATTTAATGATGCCATTATTAAGGAATTTGATAATGGTCATTGTTTAGAGTATGAGCGTGGGTGTAAGAGATTAGCTATCATTGTTAATGCATCAGATAGAGTGCGTGAAGCTATTGATAGCAGGCTTGAAGTAATTAAGAGATATACTGGAGAACCGATTGATACATTCCGCCATATTCAGTGCGATCCTAACGATAGTGATGAGTATATGGATATCATTGTATCAGGTATGAATTTCCCTGAGAAGGGTATTGTTGATATTAGCAAAAAGTATGCAGAGCTTAAGCAGAATATTAACAAGAGCACCAAATCAATGGATGATATCTTCTCAGAAATTGATATGGATGATGAAGAAGACTTTGATATTCGTCAGAGAAATGATAATGCAGCAGCAATGTTTGCTAAGTTGGTTGGTGCAAAATCAAAACAGCAGAAGATCAATAATGTTGTTCAGAAGTCTAATCCTGGTGATGAAGAATACTAATAAGAAAGGCGGGTAGATAATATGTCGTTTGATAATTATTGGAAGGAAGCTTTCCAATATGATGAAGAAAGAAAAAATTCAATGGTAAAAATATTACCAATGAATAGACCGGCATTTGATGAAACCATGCTTGTACGTGGCATTGACAGTGTTCCAGATATGGATAGTGCAGAGTTACGTAGATATATAAGTATTAATTATTACAGCATTCTTAATGGTGTATTTAATGGAGATTCCGATAAATATCTTAGATGCTTCCAGAATACAAATTTTCTTGATGCATTTATAGATATTATTTCTGAAAGGAAGTATTTTGACAATGATGAGACTATTCGACTCAACAACATCTGTTATGACTATCTGACATACGATAGAAGTAAGAGAGATCCTAAAGTGGCAGATAAGATGACTATCATTGCTAATATAGTAGATAGAGCGAAGATGCCTAGATTACTTGGATTAGGATTATCAGATAGTGCAGCTATATCTTTATTAATTGCCAGATACTCAAACACGAGCATTGAAGTAGTTACTAAAAGAGTTGACTTCATCATGACAATACAGCCAGTGGAAGTAATGTCTAAAAAGATGATAATTGAGATCTTTAGGGTTCTCTTTAATGTGATGGAAGATTGGATAAGAGTATTTCCAACAATTATGGTTGATGTCATACCGGTGAGAAGAGAAGATGATCCATCAAGTAGATGGGTTACTGATGATATTGAAGAGATAGATTGGGCAATATCATTAGCTGCATTAGATATATTAGACTACCTTCCTACAGAAATAATTAGAAAAGTTTTAATTAATTATTCTGAAGGTATGGCTATGATGCCAAAACCAAAAAGATTTTCCATGAATAACTTAAGTGATGACTATTACAGAATAAAGAATGTCATTATTGGATTAAAGAATGAGGGGATTATTGTACCATAAATTAGATCTGGTAGGCATTTAGCCTACCAGATTTATATTGCTTTATTTCGTAATTATTTTTTGTTAAATTAAATTACATTAAGTTGTAGAAAAATAATACTATTACTACATTTTTGTAATAGAATACCACTTTAATAGGAGGATAATAATATGGAAAAATTAGATACAATACAGAAGGTATCAAACTTAAATGAGATTTTTGCAATTGATGATAAGGGACCTGGAAATGCGCATCATGAATATTTGGTAAAAGATGCAAATGGTGGAGATTTTCAGGCAGTAATTCAGATTCAGAAAGGACCGAGAAAAGATCCAGAATCTAGACATGGAGTTTTATTAGTAGATCTTCTTGAGATTGCAAGAAATCAGTTACAGGGATTTCAGTCTAGTGAGTTTGCTACAGAAGATAGTGCAGATGCTCTTAGATATACTGAGCTTGCGTTACAGTCTCTTAACAAAAGAAATATGGATCGTTACGAACGCGGTGTACTTGGCACATATGATAAATAAGGAGGATTATTATGGGAATACTGATGCAGGCATTTAATGAACAGGTAAAAAATACTAAGGATTTAACACAAGCTTCAGAAATGACCTACTCTGTTTCTTATCCTACCGGATTTTTAAATCTTGATTTTGCTAATGGATATATTCAGGAGATTAATGGAGTTAAAAAGTTTGAGTTAGGTTTATCAGATGGAAGCATTAATATGATGATATCTGATTCTGGTCTTGGTAAAACCACTCTTGCATGTCAGTCTGCTTGTAATATTATTAAGCCTTTCCCTGAAGGGGCTATCTTTTATGAACAGGCAGAAGTAGGAACCAATATTCAGCGTATTAAAAATCTATCAGGATTCTCAGATGAGGAATTCGTTAGAAGATTTAAAGTAAGGGATGCTGGCATTACAACTCAATCAGTATTTAGACGAGTTAAAATGATCTATGATTTAAAAATGGCTCATAAAGATGAGCTAATGTACGATACAGGAATAATAGATTTTAAAGGTAAGCCAGTATATAAGTTTCAGCCAACTGTAGTAATAGTAGATTCTGTAAAAATGGTTATGTCAGAGAGTAATGCTGAGAATGATCAATCAAATAATATGGAAGGTGCTACTAACGCTAAAGCTAATTCTGAGTATTATACAAGAATGGTTCCATTATGCAGACAAGCTAATATCATTATGATTCTTATCAATCATATTACCACATCTATTAATACAGGAATCTTCCATCAGAAACCAGAGCTTGCATATCTAAAAGAAGGAGAGCATATCTCTGGTGGTAAATCTCTTACGTATATTCAGAATAATATCTTTAGATTAGATATTAAGTCAAAACTTAAACAGGGTGAAGGATTTGATATAACAGGTTCTGTAGTTAATATTGATATTGTAAAATCAAGAACCAATAAGACTAGCAGAGCTAGATGCGAATTAGTATTTAATCAGGATATTGGTTATGATTCTGATTTAAGTTTAATATGGATGCTTAAATCTAAAAACTTATTAGAAGGTTCTGGAGCATATTTAAGATTGCCAGGATGTGATACCAAGTTTTCTTTAAAACAGTTTAAGAATATTTTATATTCGGATAAAGAATTTTATAATGCGTTTGTTAAAACGTGTTATGATTATCTCACATATATTCTTATGGATGAATTTAAAAAGATCAAAGAGGAACAGCAATCAAAGATATCAGCAATGTCTCCATATGAGGCTATTTTATCACAGATAAATAATAATGTAGTACTATAAGAAAGGAGATCTTATAATGGCTAAGGTATATATTTGTTATACAAACGAAATGAGACCGTCAGTAGCAGGAGTATATTTATCTAAAGATAGAGCCAAAAGAGAAATAGAAAATCCAAATAATGATTTTCTTAAAATTGAACCGGAAGAATTTGATGTTGATACATCTTTTGCTTTAACAGAAGAGGATATTATGAACAAGTCTGATATTATGATTAAGCTCACAGCTGATATTGATGGTACAGAAGTTCATGAATATGGAAAAATTAAATTTAAGCATTTAATGAATAAATTAACAACTGATATTATTGATTCTATTATGTATAGTATGAATGGAGATGGTATTAAGCTATGAATAAAAATTTATTTACGCTTACAGTAATTTATAATCTTTGTGTATTATTATGCTTTGCTGGGTTGGCACTTTTTTTTAATAAATGGTGGATTATATTTTTCGCTATTTTATTTATTGAAAATTATAAGCATAAAGATAAAACAAATGATGATGATACCACTGATGATGAAGGAGTTGATGGTGATGGCTAATAAAGCAGTAATTGAAATAGAAGATTTGTGTGCTGCACTTGGTATTGGAAAAAATACAGCTTACTCCTTACTTACTAGTGGTGAAATTGATGCCTTTAAAATTGGTACAGTATGGAAGATTCCTACAAAGAGTATTGATGAATACATTAATAAGAAATGCAAAGAGCATAAACACATGTGTAAAATTATAGAATAATTATATATTATATATTTAGTATGAGTAGAACTTATTGTTCTACTCGTACAAATATTACAAGGAGGAATAATAAAGTGGCAAGTTTCGATATTGAAAAACAAATTGAAAATTCAATCGCTGGATTGGATGATTACAACAAGCTGCTTGGAAGAACGTTAATGCAACCGTTCAAGCCAGCAAATTCTGGCTCTAGAGCCTTAATGAGTTCTATACACTCAGAACACTTTCTAGTTCCTACACATGCAGAAGTAGCAACTATACAAACTGGATATGAGAACCAGTTTGGAGAGAATTCATCATCTTATAATACATCATCTGCTAACTATAGAGTTGTATATAAGATTGATAAATTCTCATTTAAACCAAATCATCATTATTATCTTATCATCCAGAATATTGATACTGGTGTATATGATGTTATAGAGAGAGTAAGCTATCATCATAATACAGAAAGTTATGGCTATCTTTGGAATAACTCAGTTATTGATAGTCTTGCTGAAGGAGATAGGATATCTGAAAACGATATTATCAAAACCAGTACCGGATTTGATGAGTATGGTAATAAGATGAATGGTGTTAATTTGTTAACCATGTATTTGAGTTGCGCTCAGAACATGGAAGACTCTGTTATCTTATCAGAGACAGGAGCAAAAAAGCTTGAGACATCATTATTGAAAACTACAGATATAGCAATTAATGATAATGATGTACTCTTAAACAAGTATGGAGATAATAATGTGTATAAGACATTTCCTGACATTGGAGAGGAGATTGTTGATGGAATATTCTGTTCCATTAGACGTATTGAAAATGATACAGTATTATATACATTATCTCAGGCTAGATTAAGGGAGAGCATGATATCTGATAGAAATATCTTATTTGAAGGTATTGTTGCAGATATAGACGTAGCATGTAATAATCCTGAAGCTTTAGCCGATTCATACTATAACCAGCAGTTGTATTATTATTATAAAGAGAAGAAACGTTTTGCCGAAGAAGTAAATGCTAAGATTGGTCCGATAGCAATGAACGGCAAAATGACATACCAGTTAGAGAAATTATATTCAGTATGCAGAGATATAGCTAATGGTAAGCGCTTCTATAAGAATAATGATTTCAACAATGTAGTTATGCAGGTAACCATAATAGAGAAACTTCCTATGAACCCTGGAGATAAGCTTGCTGATAGGCATGGTGGCAAGGGAGTAGTATCTCAGATTTTACCAGATGAAATGATGCCTCTTCTGGATAATGGTAAACATGTAGAATGTATCAAAAATCAATCTACATGTATCAATAGAGAGAACATTGGTCAGTTGCATGAGCAGTCATTATCTTTTATTGGTTCTAGAATTATTGATTATTTCAGAATGCATGTATGCACATATTCAGAAATGTGTAAGATTTGGTATGATTTTGTATCTGTAGTGGATAAAGACTTAGCTATATTTGAGTTAAGTGGAATAGACTATTATGATGAAAATCAGGCTAAGATGTTTATAGACATGCTGTTTGAAGATGATAGGATTATTCTAAGTACACCAGCGTTTACTACGCCGGTAAATATAGATACTATAGCTGAAATATATAAGAAGTTCCCATTCATTAGACCATATAAGGTAGTAATACCTTTAACGGATTCTAATGGAAATGTAAGATATGTCGAAACCAGAAGAAGACTGGTAGCTGGTCAGATCTATAATTATAGATTAAAGCAGTATGCTGAGGAGAAATTTTCAGTAACATCTCTTGCAGCAACCAACTTAAAAAATCTTAATACTAGATCCAAAGCCAACAAAATGTATGAAGCTAAATATACAAAGACTCCTATCATGTTTGGTGCAATGGAGTGCTGTGATGAAGTACATGTTGGTATGCAGTATGTAGTAATGAATCTCATGTTATATTCTAGTTCTCCACAGGCAAGAAGATTATTCGAGCAGTTATTAATTGGAGATCCTTACCATATTGATATTAAATTGGATAAGAATTCTAAAAATAGAAATGCTGAGATTATCAATGCTTTGCTTAAGACTATGGGACTTGAATTAGTATTCAGGAAAGTTCCAAAGGTCAAGAAGCAGATGGTTAAGTTGGTTATGTGCAAAACTGTACCAAATAAAGATCATCATTATAAGACAAATATCCGTGATGTTATGGGTCATTTTGATGAGCTTGAATCTAAGTATAATATAGCTAGGCAGAGACCTAATGACAAACCTATGGTTAATCTTGTTATGTGCAAAGAGGTGAAAAAAGATGATAGATCCTAAAAATGTATTTCGTCGAGTTCTAAATAGTTTAGGAATTGGCGATGCTAAAGAAGCTAGAAGTGTAGATTTCTGTATGTATTCTAGCGACTATGCAGTAAAATTAATTGAAACTAAAGATTGGGATACAGATCAGCAAGAAATTGCTGATCTTATCCTTAGGATTAGCAATATAATGTATAACGATACCTCAGATGATGTACTACCATTAGATGATGGAGTATATGATCAGTTATTAGAAAGGTATAAGTATTATAATCCTAACTATGCAATTGGAGCAACTCCTATACTTATCGAGGAACATGCTCAAAATGAGTTTGAAGATAAGAAAGTAATGTGTACTGTAGTAACAGATGAAGAGAAAAAATCTAAACTGTATGTAGAAGATATTCATAAACAGAATATCCCAATGTCATATGGTCTTAGACCAGTTACAATGTGTTATATTACTAGAGATCCGATAACTAAAAGGCTTATAAATGTGAAGCATAAATATCCTGAATTGGTTGGCACCCTTGACAAATGTAAATTTGTATTAAATAATGATGCCAAAGATAAGGGTGTTTTCGATAAAGATACATCTGTGAAAGTATTTGAAAGAGACTTCATTCATAAATGTCTTGAATCTGGAGTAATATCTCCTGAAGAGACTTTTGAAATGGTTGGAGAACTTAAATATGATGGTGTATCTGTCGAAGCTGAAGTAAGAGGAGACACAATTATAACAGCATTATCAAGAGGAGATACTGCTGATAACGTAGCAACAGATTTAACTCCAATACTTGGAGGATATAAATTCCCATATGCTAAAGATGTACCGAATGATATAATCTTTGGTATAAAGTTTGAAGCAGTAATGCTTAAACGTGATATGGAAAGACTGGCATTAAAGAGAGGAAAGTCATATAAAAATTGTAGAAATGCAATTATAGGTTTATTCTCATCCTCAGATGCCTATAAGTTTGTAGATTATATTACTCTGATACCATTATCTACAAGCTTAGATATGCCTAGAGCTGAAGAATTGAAGTTTCTGAATCATTATTATAGCTCAGGGCAGTGTAATCGCCATGTATTTTTCAAGGGCAATTATTATGAGATCCTGTTTCAGGTTAAACAGTTTACTGAATCGGCAGAAATAATTAGGAAAATCTTACCATATATGATAGATGGTGTGGTAATATCATTTACAGATCCTGATAAGATTGCTAGACTTGGTAGAGTAAATTCTGTTAATAAGTATTCTATGGCGATTAAATTTAATCCAAAGAATGTAAGGACAATATTCCTTGGGTATACTTTTAATATCGGTAAGTCAGGAGATGTTATACCAATGGTTCATTTTAAACCATGTGAATTCATTGGTGGAATCCATACTAAACAGACACTGCATTCATATCAGAGATTTGTAGATCTTAATCTAATCAAAGGTCAACAGATTGATATTGAATATAGAAATGATGTTATAACGTATGTAACAAAACCTGATACTGAGTATAATCGTAATATTCAGGGAGAGCCTGAGAAGTTTATTGAGTATTGCCCATTCTGTGGATCTAAGATAGTAATATCTGATTCTGGCAAATCAGCAAAATGCCCTAATGTATATTGCCCAGAGAGATCAGTATTCAGAATGGTTGATATGATATCCAAGTTAGGATTTATAGATTTTTCAGAAGAAGCTATAAGAGCAATTGGTGTTAAATCATTCTATGAGCTTATTAATTTAAGTATTAATGATGTAGCAGTCTTAGGACCAAATGATTCAGTAAAATTCATAACATGTGTAGATAAGCTTAAGAATGATAAAATTGCTGATTTTAAAATATTATCAGCATTCAGCTTCACTGGAATGGCAGATGAGAAATGGAAAATCATTCTTGAAAATTTAACAATTAAAGATATAGCCTCCATGTCAGATGATCAACTTATAAATGCATTAACTGGCATTAAAGGAGTTGGACCTGGAACTATTGATTCTATTATTAATTGTAGAGCTATCTATAATCATGAATTAAATGCAGCTATAGACAATTTGAATATTGTAGATAGTAAAGGTGCTGAAAAGTTACCAAGAGTATCATTCACTGGATTCAGGGATGCTGAACTTGTAGCATTATTACGTCAGCATGGATTTGATGCTGGAGAATACTCTGTATCCAGCAAGATATCTGCTCTTATAGCCAAAGATAAGAATGAGAGTTCTACTAAGATAACTAAAGCTAAGGCTTTGGGAATACCGATTTATACAGTGGATGAATTCCTCTCAGAGAATAGTATAAAAATATAATTGCTTAAACTTAGAAATAAGCATATATTATAAATGCGTATAAAGAGGAATAAAATCCACTTATGTAACTATTAATTAATTTTACAGGAGGAATTGATTATGATCAAAGTGATCGACAAAACTAACTTTAATAACGTGATGAAAAATACTGACAAGTTGGGGGTGCTTAATACTGTAGGAAGAATGCAGGCCAATAAGTCTGTTGAGAATACAGAATTGCACCATGCGTTTGTAGTCAACGCAGATTCAATGGGCTATAGTTTCGGCGATGATGATCGCCCACAGAGAATTACTAAGGCGTTCTTTGCTTCTACATCATATTATCTTTCAAAGGCTAAGATTGCCAATGAGGATGAGGCAGTGGCTTTAGTACTTACAGATGTTTCTGGTAATTTCAAATTTGCAGGTATTGTTAAGTACAATGCAAATACAGAGAATCCGGACGAGCCTGGAAATTGGGACTACAGCTTTACATTCAATGAGGATGATGTAACAGAGCTTGAGAGTACCCGTAAGGTTAAGAAGCTTCTGTATGGAGATCAGGCATTCCATTCAATCTTTGATAAGATTGGTTATGATATTGCCAGCATTCAGTTTGAGCAGGAGAGATATATGTATGATGCTTGCTTGTTAACTGTAGATACCCTGATTCAGATTCTTGATAATGAAGCTATTCCTGGCGAGGATGTTGACATCGAAATGCCTGGATACTTCGTTGCTACTGTAAGGGTAGAAAATGATGAGAAGGAATTCTCTATTACTCCTGATGGTCATATGAAAGAGATCATCAAGGATGACTCAAAGCTTGACGTATTAAACTAATCCTATGTTTGTGTGGGGGCATGATTAATTCATGCCTTCACTCATTATATTTTTTATAGTAGGAGGATAGTAAAGTGAAAAAGACCCAAATAAACAAATGTTTATATAACGTTGTTACACCAGAAGATTATAGGCAGAATCAGTCGGTGTATAATCCAAGATTCACTGCAATAGAATGCAGGGATGGAAGTAAAGTGTTACCAATTAACAGTAGAGCAACAGATACCACACCAGGAGTATATTTCTATCCTGGGAATGGTATGGTTGGAACAATTATTAAACCAGAAACTAATTTGCATGAGTATGAAGTCGATAATGTAATTGACTATACAAAGGCAAAAGATATTGAGGATATTATCAGGAACAATGAAATGCTCAGAGATATACAGAATGATATCATAACAACAAGTGATAATATTCTGAAACTCAATATTTCAGACAATGATACTCCTGAGATGAGAGCGTTAAAGATAGCGATCAATTCAAAAGGCGTAGACAAGAAGCAGTATGAAGATAGGTTTGACCAATTCCAAAATGATATGAGATTACTTAAAGGTAATTCTATCACACTTGGAAAGCTTATAAGTATTTGTACTGCATTTGATATTGCAGCAGAGCTTACTCTTAAGGATAAGGAAAATGTACCAAATCCTATAGGGGATGAGATTGTTGTAGATTTAACTATAGAAAGAGAGGCGAAGTAGCATGAATCAGAGGCAATTAATTCATGATTATAATGATAAGTTTCGCCCAAAATTTAACAGAAGTTTATTTGTTAGGCACGACGAAGATATCATCAATGCTTTAAAGCATATTATATATAGTATTGAAAGAGATTCGGCGTTTACAATCAAAGTTTTAGACTTTGAAGTAATTACTAGTTATGATGACGTTAATCATATCCTTTGGGAATATGAAGACTTCATTATAAACAAGGGTAAGAAGCCAGCGGAAAATACGAAAAAGAAATCGTATGGCAAGAAGAAAAAGGTTAATGTATATGAGTACATTAACCTTAATGATTCTGATATTAATTTGATTAAAGTTAAGTATTTTATTCAGATTGTAGAGAAGAAAGATGGTTTGGTTAATGATGAAATCACTGTTTATATTGCTATACCGAAGATTGTAGATGATTTTTATTTCAAATTGAATGGAAAGTATTATTCTGCAATGTATCAGATTGTTGATGCTAGTACTTATAACAATAGTGCTAGTAGGAATAGTAAAAAACATTCCATCACATTCAAGACTGTATTCACACCAATAAGGGTATATCGCTATACAACACAGCTTAAAGATGTACATGGATATGCTATACCATGTACTTATTTTGTAATTAATGTATTTAGAAAATCTGTATTACTTATAAAATATCTCTTAGCTAAGTTTGGGTATTATGAGTGTATGAATTTTCTTCATATAAGCGGAGTGAATATAGCAAACTCTACAGACCATATAGATATGGAACAGAATTATGTATTCCCCATAAGAGAGTATTTTATTGTAGCTCCAAAGTATCTCTATGACAACATCCAGATTATGCAATCATTTGTGTATACCATATATACAATAATTAATTTTATGAAGGATGCTGAGTATGGTGAATTATTTGGCACTGATCTTTATATTAAGGCTCTTGGTGCTGATTTCACTAACAAAAATATTGATTCCATATATGATAAAGGATTGTCTATATTGGAATCTTTAGAGTTTAACTACGATGACGTGACAAAAGAAGACCTTAAATTAGATCCAGAAGATAAGGATGATATTTATAGAATCCTTAGATGGATGATTTATGAGTTCAATGCTTTACGGCAGAAGGATAATTTGGATATATCTACCAAGAAAGTTAGATATGCTGAATATATAGCTTCATTATATGCTAATAGATTGGCTACAGGAATTTATCGTATATCTGATAAAGGAGATAAAGCTGACCTTGATACAATAAAGAAGGCTATACAGATACCACCAATGTATTTGATTAATGCTATAATCAAATGTAACCTTGTGAGTTATAAGAGTTGTGTAAATGACTTAGATGCATTAATAGCTCTTAAATATACTTATAAAGGCATAGCTGGTATAGGAGAAAAATCCAATGCTGTATCAGAAGCATATAGATCTATTCAACCAAGCCATCTTGGTAGAGTAGATATAGATTCATCATCAAACTCTGATCCTGGAGTATCTGGAACTATTTGTCCATATGCTGAATTGCATGATGGACATTTTGATCGGTATAAAGAACCCAGTTCATGGAGAGATGATATAACTAAATTGATAGATACTTATAAGGCTATTGATTCTCGATTAGTTATGTGTAAAATCATAGATGATCATAATTTGTCAACTACAAGGAAGACAAATGATGTATTAAGAGAGTGCGTATCATTAGCAAAATCTTTATTAGATATGCCAAAGTACGTTGTAGAAACTGAAGAGTATATTAACGGAATCGATCTTTTTGGAGATGGTCTTATGTTCTATCTAAACGAGTAATATAGTTTAGGAGGAATTATTATGGCTACAACAAACGTACCATCTATGTACAACAGGTATTTTATCTATTCCGATACAGAAAATAAACGTATGCAGAGCGTTTATGGTAGTAATTATACTCCTGGATCCGTTATTGTTAGAGGTGTGGCTAAACCCTACACCTCTATAATTTCAGATCCTTCAAAAATGAGTACAGATGCTATTGTAGTAACAAAGGGAGATATAAGAAAGATAAAATATTCAGAGCCAACAAAGTAATTATTTTTTTGGCTAAATGAGGTAAAAGATATGAAGAATGTAATGGTAAGATTATTACCAGCAGGATCATGCCCTGCATGTGGGCATAGTCAATTTGTAGTAGCAGAATCAGAGTTTAATCTATTCTTAACTGATATGGATGGGTATGTTACTGATTCTAAAACTATGGATTATAAATGTGAAGGAATGTGTTGTAATTGTAAGAGGGTATTTGAAATGATTGCAACACCAGAAAGATTTATTCCTTTAACTCCTTTAAGGAAACTTCTTTATGAGAATACTCATCATTATGAGTTAGCTCAAAGAGAAAAGCCTGCTGATATAAAAAATCCTATGGGGGTGAATTAATTGGAGGAACCAATCGTAATTTTCATGATGGCTATATTAAATGCCATTAATGATGTAATGATAGAAGGTAATACATTTGATGATTATACGGAAATATCAGATAAAACAAAATATCTACTCTTAAATAATTCTTGTGGAATGTCTTCTGACAAGCCAATTATAGAAAAAGTAGTTCATGTAACTAAGGGTACACTTATAGGTAATTCAAGACAAAATGGACGATATACTTTATCTATGACTTATCGGTTACATTTTATGCTTAATTGTACTGGTAATGAACGTAATGTATTTTATGATATGTTTTACGGAGGGAATCAATGCCAAGATGTGCATCTTATTATTTTTTTAGACCATTTCAAAAGTATTAATATAGGACATGTTCCTGAAGTTGATGAGAATGGTATTGATAATATTATTGATAATAGTATAATTTTTTATCAAATTAAGAAATTAACAGAATTATTCCTTGTTACATATTATAGTCCTATAGTTACTAGCGTTGATTTTAACGGTACTATAGCAGGAAGTAATTTTAGATATACTCCATCGTTGGTTGCTGGATATATTATAAATTATTTCAATGGATTAACAGAGGATGATGTTGAAGGATGTGGTATTGATTATAATTTCTTAATGGATATTATTCAGGATGAAAATATATCTATAGGAGAAAAACTAATTGGTATAAGGATGAAAAATAATGTTGAATAATAATATAGAAATGTGTAAGCTTAATAATCCATGCACATGTAAAGAGTGTGGAAATAATATGTTATTCTTTTTAACAGATAGAAACACGTTGATAGATTATTCTAGACTATTTTCTAATGGAGCAACATCTCCTAAAATATATAGAGAACTACAGAAAGTCAATGTTAGATTTATCAAATGCTTAGTATGTAATAAGTGTTATTTGATAGATTGGAGTGAGAAATTCCCTAAGCAATTAATCGATAGAAAAACTCTTAACAAATTTGGGGTGTGAGTTAGTTCTCACACCCTCTATTTTATGATAATATAGGAGTATACACATCTAATTAAGAGGTGATTATATGAGATATAAATGGATAGAATTGGTTGGTTATGGAGGTATATATAATGGGTTGGGATTAAATCAGATAAAAATAGATTTTACGAAATGTAGATATAATAAGATTATTATTAGAGGAAAGAATGGTTCTGGTAAATCTACCATAATGAACGCAATTAATCCAAATCCAGATTCTAATAGTTGCTTCATACCAAATACAGAAGCAAGAAAAACAATGAGTTTATTATGTAATGGAGTAGAATATATTATTAGATATATTCATCCTGTAAATGGAAATGGTAATAGAATGACAACTAAAGGGTATGTATCTAAGACTATAAATGGTCAGTTAGTAGAGTTAAATCCTAATGGAAATATTAGCTCATGTAATGATATCTTATATGAAGAATTTGGATTGGATTCTAATTATATTTCTTTATCCAAATTATCATCTGAGAATAGAGGTTTAGTCGATAGCAAACCAGCAGAAAGAAAGAAGTTGATTAATGGTATTATAAATATTCTTGATACTTACAATGGAATATATAAGAATCTTTCTAAGAAATCTAGTGCTTATAAACAGATAATCAATTCTTTAGTATATAAGATTGATCATATTGGTGATGAAAATATGGTTAGAGGTAATCTTGCTAATATTGAAGCTAGAATAAATTCTTTAGAAGAAGATAAATCTAAAGCTATAGAAGCATCAGCAGCAATCAAAGTGAAGATTGCTGATTATGAAGCAATATTGAAAGAGAATAATTATGATTCTATTTTATCTGAGTTAAGGGCTTTAGATAAAGATATAAAATCATTGAGTAATAATATTCAAAAGCAGTTGCAATCTTATGGAATAACCGATATATCTAAGGTCGATGATTTTCTTAATTATATCAACACTCAGATTACAAGTATTCAGAATGAAGTTGATTTATATAAACAGATAATCCCAGAGAAGCTTGCTGAGAGGGAAGCAGAATCTAAAGATCTTCAAAATAAGACAGAGAAACTCAATTCATTACAGAGTGAGTATAATTATTTAGATATAAAGAAAGCGATGGAAAGTGCAAGAGCTATAGTAAACGAATACAATACGGTCTTTGAGAATATGGGTTTGGAACATACAGATCTTATTACAAGAGATGAGTATGATTCAGCTATGGAGTCATTAAATTATCTTCTAACTTCATCTAATACATTGACTTCAATGTATCAGATTGATGATATAAAATACGTAATTTATCATAATCAAGAGATTGCATTACAATCATCCGATATTAAATTTCTTAAAGATCAATTAGATCAGTACAAAAATGAGAGATCAGAACTGGATAAACAAATAGCAATATTTCAATCAAAAAGAGAAATTGCTAATGAGTTAAATAATCGACCAACAGGATGTAAGATTGATGATTGTCCTTATATAAAGAGTGCTGTAGATGCAAACAATCAATATCCTGAAAGTGAATTAAAAGCAATGTCTGATAGATTAGAAATACTTAATTCTTCTATAGCGGATATTACTGCTAAGATAGATAAATATGAAACTTATTCTGTTATACTTACTCATATTAATTCTATCGTAAGAGAGCTAAATTCTAAAATGAAATTTATTTCTAAGTTTCCTCTAAGAAAAGATTTTAAAGAAACTTTTCTGTATAGATTAGCAGAATTAGATCCATTTGATGATATAAGAGAATGCTATAAATACGTTGAGTATAGTAATATTTTAGATGAATATAAGATTGCTAAAGAGCAACTTCATACATATGAGGTTGAACATAAGTTATACGAGTCTAAGAATAGTATTATAGAATCATTAATTGAATCTATAAATGATATAACTAAAAAGACTGATGAATTAGCTCAACAGATTGATTATCTAAATTCTCAAATATCTGAGAGAGAAATGAATTTAGAAAAATTAAAGATTCTTAAATCTAAGGTTGAAGCTTTATCTATCAGCATCAATCAGTCTTACAAACCATCAGTTGAGAGGCAGAATGAATTACTTATACTGAAAAAATCATTAGATTCAAATACATCAGCGCTAGATGAACTTCATGCTAATCTTTCTATTTCTGATAATAATATTGGTTCAATTTCTAGTGATATTAAGAATCTATATGTAGAGAGAGATAAGCTTAGACATAATTTATCATTGGTCGCTGATTATAAGAATGAATTAGCTGAATATAATGACAAATATTCTAAGATAGATAAAATAAGATATTATTCATCTCCATCCACAGGGATACAAACTTTATTCATGCAGCTGTATATGAATAAGATTATCACTACAGCTAATGATTTATTGTCTCTTCTATTTGATGGAGAGTTTATTTTGCAACCATTTATTATTAATGAGAATGAATTTAAGATTCCTTGTTTGGGGAATGGATTATTACATGATGATATCAGCAGCATGTCAACAGCCCAAAAGTCTATGATATCAATGATATTATCATTCTCATTATTAAGACAATCATCTACAAAATATAATATAGTATTTGTTGATGAAATTGATGGTGGTCTAGATACTGGAAATAGAGCTTACTTTATTACATTATTAGATAGATTAATGATGATGCTACAGTGTGAACAATGTTTTATTGTCAGTCATAACTCAGAATTAGACATGTCTATGGCTGATGTTATTGTTCTAAAATCAGATCCTGGAGACGTATACAATGGAAATATAATATGGCACTATTAAAATGAAACAGTCAAGTAAAAACAATTAAGGAGGTAAATATTATGAATTGTTTCAGTGGTGATAATCAGAGTAGATATTACCCATATTACAAATTTTTTATGGCGATATCTGACACACTTAATTGGGATTCATTAATAGAAAATTATGAAATCCCAGAAGAAATTATTGCTAACTTCTATAGTAATATTAATATTTCCAAAGTATGCCAGTATCAAACTTTAAGTGAATCGTTTATCTCTAAAAATGCAAATACTGTAGACTGGAACAAGATATCCAGATTCCAGAAATTATCTGAGGATTTTATTATGGATAATATTGATAAGGTAGATCTTTTTGTTATTGCTAATAGCAATAACACATTGTCTGAAGAATTTATTAAAAAATATTGTGACAATATGGACTGGAATCAGATAATTAAGAATCAGCATGTAAGTGAAACATTTATGCTTGAACACATTGATGATATTGATTGGGGACTTGTATGTAGAGAACAGAAGTTAACTGAAGGATTTATATCTCTATTAGCATCTGAAAATGTAGAATTGGATTGGAATGCAATCTCAGTTCATCAAGTAATCTCTGAGCAATTTATTAATGATCATATTGATAAGCTCAATCTTAGACATGTCATCAAGTTCCAGACATTATCAGAAGAATATTTGATGTTCCTTAAGGACTATATTGCTAGAAATTATTCTAGTGAGACTGAGACTACTGATGAAAATGAAGTAAGTGACACTAAAAATAATTAATAACTTAAAATTATAATGGAGGACTATATATGAAACAGATTTATCTTTTTACCCATACTGATCTTGATGGTGTAGCGTGTGCTATACTGTTACATAAATTTATTAGTAATTACAGAAATGATTATATCTTGAACACACAGTTTTGCAACTACAATGATATAGATAAAAAAGTATTAGATCTTATAAACTGTAATAATGTAGAAGATGGATCTATAATGTATATCACTGATATTTCTGTAAGCAAAGAAACTGCAATTACCTTAGATAACTATCATTATGATCATAATATTGATCTTCATCTTTTAGATCATCATAAGACTGCTTTATATCTTAATAAATATAATTGGGCTGATGTTTGTATAGATCATAATACTAAGGGAGCTGAATATTTAACATGTGGAGCATCATTACTTGCAGAAAAATTGTATGTAAATACAAATTGGGCACCAGATGCTGTAAAAAGATTTGTAAGTACTGTAAGGTTATGGGATACATTTGAATTCAAAAAACTTACAGATGATAATAATTATAAGTATGCTGCAAAAGCTCTTAATTATTTATTCATGAATATGGATAGAGAAGAATTTATGTATCAGATGGAAACAGATTACTTAGCAGACGATTCAACTTTATTTCCGTTATTTACTTTAGAGCATACAAAAATTATAAAAGCAGCATTTGATGCAGAAGATAGGGCTTATAATGATGCCATATACAACATGATTTGTAAGAAAATTGACGGGTTAAATGTAGGTATCTATTTTGGCAATTCATATGTATCTGTTGTATGTTCAAGAATCTGTGAAGAGAATAGAAATCTTGATTATGTGATATGCATAAACATGAAAAGATTTACATTAGAATTTAGAACTATTAAAGATAGTATACATCTCGGTACAGATATAGCTTATAGATTTGGTGGCGGAGGTCATGATAAAGCTGCTGGAGCATCATTAACAAAAGAAACCATCAATAAGATAATTGATGTTATAATTTCTCAAAAAGAATAATTATATAGGCTACCAGAAATGGTAGCCTATTAAATTTATTTTAATATTCTGACATGTCTGGTCCATTATTAATCACTATAAGAGGGTATATTGTATTCCTATTAGAATCCTTAGCAAATCCTCCACGTTGATTAATATCTAATTCATATATATAATCATCATTAGGTTTTTCTACATTAGGAACTGGTTCTCTAGTATTCTTATCTAAAACCTCAAACCATCTATTGCCAGTCTGAGCATCATACATTACAACTGTTTCTATAGTCCCCTTAGCTTCAAGAACCATCCTATTCTCAGCAGGGTTTAAACTTTGTTCCCATGCAGCCTGATCATTGCCCAAAGAAACCCTATTCAAATCAGAATAGTCTGGCATAATGATTTGTTGCATAGATGGTCCCAATACGTTAGGTCCAGCACCAATTGGTGTATTTACAAATGCATCATACATATTAGCAATTCTAGAGTTATCATCTTCCTCATTAGCAATAGATTTAAGCTCCTTCATACGTGCAATTTCAAGATGATTTACATCATTTATTGTCTTATTTTTTTCTTTAATTGCATTAATCTTAGAACTAATAATAGATGCTGTAGTTTCTGTCATATCATTAATATAGTTATATTTGTTCCTAAGAGTCTTAGATGATCTTACCTGTTGCAAATCAGCAGTCAATTCACCGGCTAAATAATTAAGCTGAGTAATAGCTTCATCAAGCTGTTGATTTGTCTCTTGGTATGCTGTAGCATAAGGAATATTATCCTGTATATATGACATACTAGTTTGAGGAACAGCAGTAGCAGGATTTGCAACTACTGTAGTTTCTTTCTTTTTTCTAGTCTTTTTTTCTGCTGGTAACTGCTCTGATACAACAACCATATTAGTCCCATTAATAGTATGGTCTTTACACTCTTCAGAACCAGTAACAAATGATTTTACATTAAATCCAACATCAGTACCTTTCTTAGGCATAAGTCCACCTCCATATTAATTATTTATATTCCATGTTTATAGATTGCAAAACGAGCATATAACCTAGGGCCGCCTGTAGCCCTAGGTAATATGAGGAGTAATTTTGTAGCGCGAAACTATTTCAATTCAACTAAAAACGTAAGTTTTAGAAAGGAGTGTTAAGTGCGGAGTCACTTAACTTAAACAAATGATTCGTCCAGAACAATTAGCAATTATCTAATGACACAAAAGGTTTTGCAAATGCGAAAATCAACAAATTAGCAGTATGCATAGCGAATAAATTTATCCAGGCAATAATTATATTCGCTATTAATCAAATGTTTCTAAATATAAAGTTTAAAACACATCTAATTAATTGAAGAATATTAATAAATTTATATGGAAATGGAGGTTGTTTATGTTTAGGGTTAAAGGATATGAACCAGGCAGTAATATAACTATTATAAATACAATATATCATAAAAGCAAAAAAGATCCAGAAACCGGCAAATATGGAAAAGATTCTATAGATATTGTATTTAGAGATTTAGATACTGGAGAGAAAAAATTTGAGCATATAGAAGAACCGACGTATACTTACTATATTGCAAATGATGATGTTCAGGTAACTCATAATATGTTATTCATAGATAAAGATAGTGTGCATCCAGTAACTTGCAAATATAGAGATGTATTAAAAAGTATAGCTGAAAAAACTGATAATCTGGATTTCTTTTATGATAATATTAGTAATGGGAATTATAGAGAGAATGAAAAACTTTATACTATTCCTAAGATATTTAATGCTGATATGAATATAGAAGATTTCTATAGGATAGAATTTAATAAAACTTATAGGAATGAATCATATTCTCCAACAAAATTATATTTCGATATTGAGGTTGATACTAAAGATATGATAGGAGATTTTCCAGAGCCAGGAGAGTGCCCGATAAATGCTATAACTTTAGTAGATGAATATAATAAAATGATATATACTCTTCTATTGAAAAATTATAATAATCCATTAATAGAAGAATTCTCCAGAATACCAGATATAACAAAAGATCTAAAAGAATTTGTTAAAGAAAATGTAGGAGGATGGAAGAAAGAAAAGTTATATGGATTAGATGAATTTGAATATAGTATTGTATTTTATGATGAAGAGATAATGCTTATTCGTGATATGTTTAAGTATATAAATAAAACTAGACCGGATTTTGCATTAGCATGGAATATAGCGTTCGACTTACCATATATAATTGCTCGTATTGCTAGATTAGGATATGATCCAAATGAAATAGTATGTGATCCTGATTTTAAAGTAAAAGATTGTTACTATTTCATAGATAAGAGAGCTCAAATGTTTGAAGCTAGAGGTGATTATGCTTTAGTATCATCATATACAGTTTATATGGATCAGTTAATTACATTTGCTTCTAGACGTAAAGGTGAGAAGAAAGGTAAAATTACTAGCTATAAACTTGATTTTGTTGGTGATGCAATTGCTGAAGTAAGAAAATTAGATTATTCTCATATTACTAGAAATATTACTGAACTTCCATATTTAGATTATAAAACATTTGTATTTTATAACGTTATGGATACAATAGTTCAGTTATGTATTGAGCATATAGTTGGTGATATAGATTTTGTATTCAGTAAATCGCTAAATGTAGGAACTAGATATGCTAAAATCCATAGGCAGACAACTTATTTAGTAAATCGAGGAATTATGGATTTCTATAATATGGGTTATATTATGGGTAATAATGTAAATAAATCTAATGAAAAAGAAGGATTTGCTGGAGCATATGTAGCTGATCCATTATTAGTAAGCGATAAACCTAAGAATAAAGTAAATGGTAAAGCTATAAATATATGTGATAATCTTGACGATTTTGATTAATTATAGTCCGTTTTTAGTAGTAATACTGAGGATGTAACTCTTTTGAATAGCTGGGAAGTGCTAAAGCTCTCTTGCCTATATGGAGATGAAAATCAGAAACAAGTAGAGAGATGATCTAAGGTGAAATAAAAGCCAATTAGAAATAGTTGGTCCTAAGGATTTGTACAATGTGCAATCAGCGTCTAAGATTCTAAAAAAGATGAAATATTAGTTATAAGGAGGCGATTCTTATAGCTAAAAGATATAAAAACAATGTTATAGTGACAACTTTAAATTTGATGCATGATGAAATTATAATTGATTTAGATAAATCTGTTGTAGACTCTATATATGATTATTATAAAATAACAAGAAAATACTATACTAATATTTCATCTAATTATATATTTTAGAATAAAGTTCAACGACTATCCCCATTATGGGCTGTGAAATTCAGCAACAGGAGTAGGGCCTAAGTAGGTAGGTGAGAACCCTTTAAATCAAAGTGGAAGAGCATCCTAATAGGTAAAGCTAAGGATGATGATATAGTCTCAACTCTTAGAGAAATACTAAGGAAGTTCATAAGAGAACTGCATAGATTAACGACCTATGTGAAGACAATGTATAAAGCTCTTTATCCTTCTATTATTAATGAGAATAATATAGCTCCAAATACAATGAGAGGTAAAGTTTTATTACCAGAAAAATTAGATAATAAGGAAGATAGATTTAATAATCCATATTTTGATCGTTCAGTTTGGTTTATGGAAGATCTTATTTGTGGTGACAGATTGAATTTCTGCCATAGATATCTACATCTTGCCAATTATGAAGAAATGTATGATGATATAATCAAATATTTCTCAACAATAGAAAATCCATTATCTAGATTTAGATATGCTGATACTCTTACAGGTAATAGATTTATGTATCATACTGTTATTAATACTCAAAATAGAGTAATGTGTTCTATTGTAGATAATAGTGTTAATAGAAATATGTGTGTAAGAGTAGATATTATGCCTAAGATTAATTTAAAGGAGATTTGGAATGATAGAACTAACAATTAGCGATTTGGTTTATATAAATGAAGCAGCAAAGTGTCTTAAAAATAGGCACTTTGCTCTTATTGATAACACTATCATAGGATTAGATAACATGGACATATACGCAATAAAAACAAAATTAGACCCAACAAAGATGTCTAATGTTTGTTTAGTACCGCTAGTATTTGATCAAAGAGAGTTATCTAAATTTATAAAATCTATAACTACAGAATCTAAATTTGTAGTTGATACAATGAATCCAAATAATGTATTTCATACTACTGTAGGAGCTGTAGAATTGAATATTAATATAGATGCTATGCTAAATAAGAATATATATTCTAGATTAAACTATATAGAAGAAATAGAGCATAAGATGAATATGTTTTCTAAAGTAGAAGAGGAAGTAACATCGGATTTATTACAATTATATTCTATGAGAAAGACAGATGGAACTATTCATTATAGATTTAAAAACAGATATTATATGACTTTATTTAGTGGATTATTACCACTTAATAAGAATGATAAGATTTATCTTAGAGTATGTGATGGGCAAATGCCACATACATTTATAGCCAATTTTAAAGTTAAAAAACCTAAATTTTTAGTGTCTATTTATATACCGTATTTAAACGTTTTCTAATTATGATGGAGGTCTTATTGGCCTCCATCACTTTATTCTATATGCAAAAACATCAAAATAAATTATTAAAGGAGGTAAGATCATGGCTAAGAATAATAAGCAAGATAAAAAACCAATTCAATTTGGTTTAATCAATAGACTTGCAAATAGATCTCAAGATAATATAAGTAGCTTATATAGATCCACATACTATTCAGATCCTACAAATAAACAGCAATTACAATCACTTAAGTCAGATATTTCTAGTTCTATTAAATCAATAATGGATACTAATTCTGATAATATAGGTGAGCCTAATATATCTAAACTATATGAGAGATTGTTATTAAAAACACAGAATGATCCTGGAACTGTAAGTGAGTTTGAGAAAATCTTTGGAGATAATGATTTTGTAAATAATATTGCTAATTCCTATCTGGATAATAGATGGGTAAGAGCTATAGATCAAGAAATTGATGAAGTGCTTAAGTATATGCCTAAGCTTGAAGAAGCATTACAAACTATAAGAGATAATGTATTATCGTCCGATAGTTTCTCAAAAGATTATCTTAATATAGAATCATCATTCAGTATCTCTGATAGAGATTCTGCACAATTCTCTCGTAATGTGGATGAGCTTAAAGAGAGATATGATTTATTGGAATTCGTTAATGATATATATTATGAGACTTCAAAATATGGTGAAGTTTTTGTATATTGTGTTCCATATACCAAAGCTATACAGAAACTTATGGACACTAAGTACTCTTCTCAGGGAGTTAGTTTTAATACTAATTATAGAGAAAACTGTATAATTATGGAGTCAGATAATGGTACAGAAAGAATCAATTTACCAAATGGATATAATTTATCTGAGTCTAGTAATAATGGGTATAATCTAGATGTAACATTTGAAAATGGAATTATATCTTCTATTGTAGAAACTGAAAAGATGGTTAGAGAAAAGCGTACTCAGGTTGCTAAAGAATCTTTAACAGAACAATATTTTGCAGAAACAGCATTGGATGAAGGAAGAATTCCATTATCTGAAGCTGAGACTATAGATATTAGAAATGATGGAAGACCATATAAGTTTAATGATACTATTGATCATGATGCTGAATATAATGGTAGATTACCAGTGCATCATAATTTTGATCATACACTTGATGATAATTTGGAGCTCCCTAACACTTCTGATCCGTCAGCTGATGGACTTGTAAATTCACAGAAACAAAAAAAGAAGATTGCCAACATCAACGGGTGTATAGTTAAGAAATTAAAGCGCGAGAGAGTAACTCCTATAGTTTTAAATGATATTTGTTTAGGCTATTATTATTTTGAATTTGATAATAATCAGGGTATATTTGATGAAAGATATACTACTACTGGAATGGTTAATACTATTACTGGATTGATGAATACTAACAGAGATGAGAATTTTGATACAATGCAAAGAAGAGAAGAACTTCTTAGAAGTATTGCCACTCAGTTAGCTGATAAGATTGATCATCAGTTTATTAATGCTAATCAAGATCTTAAGAAAGAGATCTATTATATCTTAAAATATAATGATGATTTTAATCAGGCAGCAGCAATGCATAATAGTATTAGAGTATCATATATCCCACCAGAAGATATCCATCATATTTATTTCAAACTTGATGAAGATACTGGCAGAGGGATTTCAGATCTTAGTCTTTCATTAATTCCTGCTAAATTGTGGGTAGCAATTTATATTACAAACTGTTTAGCTATTATGACTAGAGGCAATGATAAGAGAGTATATTATGTAAGGCAATCTGTTGATACTAATATATCTAAGACATTGCTTAAGACTATTAATGAGATTAAGAAATCTAACTTTGGTATTCGTCAGGTAGAGAATATTAATTCAGTACTTAACGTTACAGGAAGATTTAATGATTATATTATTCCTAGAGGAGCAGATGGTCAATCTCCAATAGAATTTGAAGTGATGCAGGGTCAGCAGATAGAGATTAAAACTGAACTTCTTAATATTCTTGAAGAGTCAGCTATCAATGTAACCGGAGTACCAATTGAGATTATTCAGAATAGACAATCTCCAGAGTATGCAATGCAGCTTACAATGAGTAATTCAAAATTCTTAAGATTTGTATATGGTCGTCAATCTAAATTTGAAACTGCAATTCAACCATTATTGACTAAGATATATGATATGGAATTCTCTTCAAGTGATCAGATTAAAGTTGTATTGCCTCCTCCATTATTCATTAACGTTACCAATACAAACCAGTTGATTGTTAATACTAATGATTATTGTGAGAATGTAGCAAATATTATTATGGCTGATGAGCCTAATGATGCCATAAAAGCATCATTTATCAAGAAGCTTAAGATATATCATTTAGGATCATATCTGAAAATGGATATTATTAAGAATCTTGAGAATGAGGCTAGACAGGAATATACAAATGATGTAGTTAGTAATCCTGAATCTATACAGGGTAATGATGAAGGCTAAACCAGTAGAATACCAGGTACCAATTAAGGTACCTGGATCTTCTATTGTAAAATATATTTAAAAATAGGGGGTGCCATATCTATGACTCTACATAAAAGTCTGAAGCTGTGTAAGTAGTTCCACTACTATTAGCTTCTTTTACAGATGCATAAGAATTTCCAGCTCCGTACTTAGCAAGAGTCTTTCCAATAACCTCAGTTCCACTATAATCATAGTTGTTACTATTGATAATAATCTGGCGAGCCTTGGCATCAGAGCTAAGCAGATATGTAAGCATATCCTGAGCTGCTGCATCAATCTTCGGAGACTGAATTGGATAGCCACTGAATTTGACAGTTGTATCACGCTTTCCAATATCGCCCTTAGTAAAGTTATACATATCTGTATCTGCACTATTAAGCTGGCAAGCAATCAGCAAATATGCAGCCTCTACATACCTCATGGTATTATCAGTATTGATATATAAGAATGTAAATACCTCATTTTCAAATCCAGGATTCATCTTATTAGAATGGATTAATCCATGATAAGTTTTAACCTGTGTACGTGGATCCTTGATACCAGTAAGATATAACTTAGCAAACTTGGTAAGCGGAGAACCAGACTTTTCCTCATATACTAATGAGAACTCTGATGCACTCTGCATATTTACCTTGCTAATTACGTTGATGTTATTCATATCATCACCTAACTGGTAGGTATCTGCACTCAAATCCTGAAGGCCATCAAATGATTTAAACTCGTACTCAACAATGTGGGCCCAGTTTACCATTAATTTATAATAATCAGAATTATACTTTGCTAATTCCTGAATGAATTTAGGCATCTGACAGATAATGAAAGCTGCATATCCAGTTTCATAAGGATTGAACTGTACAAGAGAGCCAAAATCAGGAACACCACGCATAAGACGATAACTAGATATATCTTTAAAATCTTTAGTATTAGCAAACATGTTGATTATCTGCTTATTAGGATCTGTCTCTGCCCCAACATCCTTTTTAGTTGTAAAATTATTTTCACCTGCTAAAATCATAATTTATGCCCTCCTTTCCTTAATTAATAGCAACAATCTTAAAGTACTCCTCCTGGAAGAAGTCTTTAAACTGAACTGTTAATGTAGCATAAAAGATCTTGTTAGCTTCATACTTTTCATCAGCCATATATACAACATCAAGACTCTTGTAATATGATGAATACTCATTAATGATAGACTTAGCTGTATCAAGATACTCTTCAAGATCGTCACCATCAATAAATGTAAATCTTGATTTTGGCATCTCACTACGAAGTCTCTTAATGATTTCCTGTACTCCCATTACCTGACTAATATAGCTAAGCTGAGAATGCTCTGCATTATTAGTATACATGGTATCCATTGTTGGAACACCATCATAGTAATTAATGTAATTAATATTAGCATCAACCAACATCTGCTTCTGATTAATTCCAGGAGTATCATACGGAAGGAAGTTAATTGTATCATCAATGATCTCTGGGAAGGTCATCTTATTTGCATAACCAGCGAATGGTCTAATAACTCCAGATGCAATATGATCAACCATCTTAATAGCTAACAGGTACGGCATTGTAACAGTAATCTCCTTCTTTGTATATGGATCATATACATTAAAGAAGTTATGATACATAGCAATATATCTTGAATTAGGAATTCCTTCAGCATAATTGATCATGCTATCAACATCCTCAAATTCCATACCAAGATCAGAGAAGAACATAAAATCTCCTCTCCAATCAGCAACATTAAGAATCTGCTTCTTAACAGATAACGGATATGCACAGTCAAATGTAGCATCAACCTTAAATGCATCCATATCATAGATCATCGGATCATAGATGATAGAATCTGTATTTCCGCCCCATGCAGCAAGTAACATCTTCTCATACTCATCAGGATTATTTATAGGGCTAGTTCCCATTTCTCCATATGAGCCATTAACAAGTTTAATACCATTTGCATCAGAAAGATCAACAATAGCATCGGCAATATCTGACGGAATATTTTCACTCCAAAGATCACTACCATCATCTGTTGAATCTGAAATAGTAAAGATATTACCAATTTTATTTTTACCCTTAAGATCAGTACCAAATACGAAATCTAACAGTAACAGGTCAGATACAGACATGGCATCTCCATTAGTATCAGTAGCTGTTTCTGCAAGGGTATTAATAAAAGTACTAAGTCCATCCTCAAATAATCTTACCTGAACATGATCAGAATTAGCCTTAATCTTAGGATTCATAGCCTGAGCTACTCCATCCACAATAATATTCGGATTCATAGAGAATAAAATACTCTCTAACTCTGTAGTAGACTCGTATACCTCAAAAGAGTATCTAGCATAATTTGCAAAACTCCTGTTAGTTGAATACTCAGGATTAATTCTTACAAATAAATTACTTGCTCCTCTTCCCATAGGTGATACTGTAAAAAGAGGAACATCAACGCTGCCGTCATCGGCAACAGCATTATCTGCATCAAAGTCATTATATCCATCTGTATATGCAGTTTTAAAATTTTTTACATCCTCAGATGATGTTGTATAATAATATACGTATGTAGCACCATCAATTTTAATCAATCTAGCTCTAACAGTAATATTAGCCAAAGCAGCATCTTCTGATACAAGACGCTTACCGAAAACTACACCACCAGCTCTGAGAATTTCTGCAACTGTAAGTAATGACTGTCCATGCCTAGAAAAGCTAATGGCACCTTTAATGTCTGTGAATCCATCAAAGCCACTCATTACTTCCCATTTTTCAGTTCCTTTATCAGATGTATATGTCTGCATGATGACTGTAATAGGGCCTGACACTGTAGAAGTATCGATTTCCTGAATTTGAGACTGATCAACGATCTCTGCTTTAAATTTAGGATATCCCTTCATTTATTTTACCTCCTTTAAATAGTATTGTATTAATTTATTTATAAATAAATTAAAGCGGTAAGCTTTACTCATATGTTTATTAAAGCCATATGGTCGCTCATGCTATTTTAAGGTAAAATCAAATATTTCATCAATCTCAGATCGCACGTATGCTTCATTTTTAGCAGCCGATTTATTTAAAGAATCAAGCTCTTTATCAATCCAATCTATGCATTCTTGCATTGGATTTATAATACGATCATCCCAATCTTTCTTAGTAAAAGCTATTGTATCTAGGCGCGCTACATCTGCTGCTCCAGTACTACCAAGCATAGCTATACTAAAATAATACGCTCGCCTTTGGTTTAGATCTTTAATCTTATCATTTTTATATTCACTGTGAGAATATTTAGCTTGTTTTTCTTTTGCTTCTTTCATCTTCTTTTCATATATTTTTCTTTCATATTTAAGATACGCTACTTTAGAATCATACGGTTTTATTATACTATATCTTTCTTTTAATTGTTTGAGAGACATAGCTTGCTTATAGATATGACCATCATATGGACCCATAATATTACAACCTCCTATTATTCATATTCTTCAGGATCGTCGTGTTTTATATCTTCGACTGATTCCATCATCATTTTCTCAAGTGGCGATACAGTATTAGATTTAACTGTCATTGCTGCTGCTATAGCTTCATCAGCATTTTCTGATGTAATAGCAGTATAAGCTGAAGTGTATTTTGGTATTTGAAGAATAGATATTGCTTTATATCCACACATATCTTCCATTGAAGAGAATCTAAATGGATGAGATAAATCTTTTGGATCTCTACATAATTCAGACACCACTATTCCAATAATCTGTGGAGATATTTTATAATTGAATCCATTTAATTCTGCATTCTTTAACATGATCTCATGAAGTTTATCATATGGTATAGTTTCCGGTAAATTAGATCTCATAAGTAGATTAGTAAATTTCTCTACATTATCTACATCTTGTGGAATATTAATAGAGCATATCAATTCATCTCCCTTAGAAAAATGTAATAAACGGTATGCTGATGGTTCACTGGTCCCTTCAAGATGGAACTTAGATTCCTTAGTAACAACACTAGGTTTACATGTAATCATTGTAGGACAATTAAATAGTTTTAATGATAATTGTTTACCACTCTTATTATATAATCCATACATGAATACGCCCATTACATCTATACGCTCACCAATGGTAATAGCTACTTTAGTATCAAAATATTTTTCTGGCACATAGTATATAACTTCAACATCTTCTGCTACTACAACTTTATCACCTACAGTCTTATAAAACATATAATCATCTCCTCTCTTTATATTATTAGAAAGTTCAAAGCATAAAGTTCCCCCTAGGCATTATAACCTAGGGGTAATTAATAATAATAATTTATACAGTCGTATCTCCAGTAGTAATAGTGCCAAGGTAAATATCTCTATTATCTTTAAGCTCATCTACTTTAGTACTGATTAAGTCAATCTTTTCAGATACTTCATCACAATAATCACATCCCTCTCCATTTTCAAGCTCGGCAATGATATTATCCAATCTATCTAAGAGTGTATATTTCTTTGTATCATCATCTTCTGCTGGTGCGGTGTAATCATCATCATCATCTAATACTTCTATTCCACGTATAGAAGCAATATAGATTTTCCTCTTATCAGAAACTCCTTTGGAAGAGCAATCCATACCAATAAATGCTTGAGCTGCTGTGCTAGAGTAATCTCCAATATACTTAGTACAATCTTCAGGAATGCTAGTATCAAGGTATCTTAAATATCCATCTGCTACTCTACAACCCTGTTCAGATAAGTAAGTAATAGCATACCTCTTTCCAACTTCAAGAGTAAACATTTGATCATCTAATTCTGTAACTCCATATAAGTATACTCTTAAAGTTTTAACCATCATTGTTTCTATATTTACAATGCTAGGAACTTTACCTCTAATAATTGAACCATCCTCATCAACAGTATCAAATTTATAAGCTGTTCCATCATCAAATACTTTATGAGCTTCTAATCCTCTTACTCTAGGAAGTTTATGATGCTTTGTGGAATTATACTTTGGAACTTCTTCATCGAAAAAAGTGTTCCCATACATATAAGCTTTTCTTGGAATATATGGACCTTCCATGGTAACATTACCTCCTTACGATATATTCTTAATTTTATCTAATACTTTAGTAATGTTACCGAAAATAGTATCATGAGTTTCAGAGGCTACATCAATCTCAGAATCCCAATATTTATAATTATAAATATTAGAAACTACTTTATATACATAAGCGATATTACCAATATTATCAGGACCTTCAAGTGGTAAAGTTGCTGTAGTTTTAACAATGATAGATACAAATTTATTTATATCATCAATATCATAATCTGGTAATTCCATTTTAATAATTGCCGGTAATTCGCCAATATCTGGCACTCTAATTTCAGTAACATTTACTTTAGTGTTAAAGTAGAATGCGTCACTAATAATCCTCTTACCACCATGAAGTTTGTTTAGTTTTTTAGCACCGATATGATCTAAGTAGTCTAACTGACGCTGGAATGTAGATGCATCATCAAACGCTGCTTTAACAGCTTCCACTCTATCAGCCTTAACAGGATCTTCTGCTCTAATCTCATCAATTTTAGAGAAAACGTTTTCAATTGATTCATTGAAAATAAGATCATACTGTTTATTTATATCAGCCATAGTATTATTAAGTTCATCATTAAATGTATCTACAGCTTTATTAACCTTAGCATCATTAATGAAACTCTTTACTACATATTCGGCTGCCCATTCTTTAGATACTTTTATTCCATGAGAATCTGGAGAGTTAGCAAATCCATCAGCAATATCTTTAATTTTGTCAGGAAGTCTATTGTATACATTATTCTTGTTTCTACCAATCTTATAATCTGCAATGACTTCAATAAACTTCTTAGCATCATCATCACTAAGATTATATGGAGAAAATGCCTCAATATAATCCTCATCGCCCTCATCAACATCTTCTACACTTGCACCGCCAAGATTCACATAATTATCAATCTCTTCGATTTCAGAATATTCATTTTCTTCTGTTTCTTCTTCAGCTTTAGCCAATTTTTCAGCATCTGTATTTTCTTCTTCAAGTTTAGTATAAACTTCATGAACCTGCTCTTCTGTAATGGTGTTTTCATTTACATTTTCGTTTTCTAATGACATAATAAAATCCTCCATACAATTTATTTTTATTCTTCATTTGCTGACAATAAAGACATGATATCTGCATTTGATGGATTACCAACTAAACGTTGTAATGATAATTTAATATTAGTAATCATTATAGGAGCAATCTCTGGATTTCTTGCAATTGAACAATAAAAATCTCTAAAGAAATTACCTCTATCAGCAAAGGCATTATCCAAGAACATAACTACATTCTGATCGATGTATGTACTTTGGAATATATTAAGTAGAGTTACATCCATCTCAGATATATAATTAATTACTTTAACCATATTTGCACTTATAATTGCAAATTTCTGATCATCATAAACTACTTTACCATAATTATAAGAACTATCTCTGCCCTTCTTTAAACCATCAGCAACAAGATGATTATATAAAGAATCCTTATTATTTACAATAAATGCAGTAAAGAAATTGGTTATAATTTCATTACGCCTACTAACCAGAAACTCATATAAATATGAAGCAGCAACGAAGATATCAATATTTTCATCTACTGTATTAAATCCTAAATTAAATCTTTCTGTTAATATTTTAATAATTTCTCTATAAACTTGCTCTCTAATATTTCTTATATTTTGGCTATCTCCAGGATATCTTTCATTCATCATTTTGAAATTTTCTTCAAATGCTTGTACAATATTAGGTTCTGGTAATGATGAAGAATAACTTATATTTTCAAGCTTATCGTTGATAACTGAAAATATATAATTAGAATCAAAATGAGCCAATATTTCTGAAATATCGTATTCATTACTAATGAGATAAGGCTGCATATTATCAGACATTTTCTTATCCTCTCTTTCTATATAAATTTTTACACAGTTGTCTAATTATAAATAAAAATAAAAATATTAGGAGAGGTATAAAACCTCTCCTATATATTAGAAATTAAAATGATTGTAATATCTATAATCTTCTCCTTCTAACTGTCCTCGTTGAGCTTCAGGAACAGCACCCACTCTAGCAAGTGGTTTATCTTCATCGTAATAATCACTTAAATTACCAGGAGTATTATCATAGAATCCTAAGAATATTGAGTCTGGTACATTAAATGAACTTTGATCCCCAATATAATTAGAGATCGGTACGTTAGGAGGAATACTATATTTCTGTCTATAAGCTCTTTCTCCAAGAGGAGTATTAATAAGAGCTTCATATTGAGCTTTCTCTTCTTCCCTACGTTTATCTAAGAATTCTTGCATTGGTGTTCCACCTGCTCTTATAGCAGCATCAAGATCTCTTTCAATTTCTGTATTTAATTCAGATTCTACATTGAAAGAATCTACAATCTCTACAGTATCATCATTATAATAATCGTATTGTTCATCAATATCATCATCTGTTTTAATTGAAGCTTTACGAATTCCATAACGTTCTGCAAGATTGGTTCCTTCATACCATACATAAAGAGCCATAAGCATAGAGAATATCTGATCATCATGTGTAGACGCTGAATGTTCTACTTTACCGTTTCTCTTAATTTCCATTCCTAATAACTCATTATATATGATTGGTGAAATAATCTTATCTTTATGATTTTCCACTCGTTCTATTAAGATATCAATAAGAAGTTTTCTAACTTGCATTGTAGAATTAAGACCATATTCTTTCACTCTTATCTTTTGCTTATAAGCATGAACTCCATCCTGTCTTTCTTCTACTGTCTTCTCTTTAATTTCATAATACAGATTCTTTGTTAATCCCATCTTCTTCAACTTAGATATTACTGTAGAACCAAATCCACCATTGCGTTCAACAGAAACTACAGCATTTGGCATCCAATTCTTTACAATGAATTCAATGCATCGTGCTAAATCCAAAGTTGAAATATAGTTACAATTCATACAACCTAAAGTTTTAGTTGTTTGTGAATCTACAACTGTTATGGTAGAACTATCCTGCTTATAACCACCTGCAACATCGACACCTATAATTGCAGGATAAGTTCTAGTATCTGCTTGAAGATAAGTTTCAAATCTGTATTTGCCTAACAAGTATACCTCTGATATAGGTTGTCTTATTAAGCCTGCTATAGTATCTAGGTCTTCTTCTTTAAATGGAGAATTTTCAACACCTGTAGCCCACTCTAATAAGATCTCACGTCTAATATCAGGCCATGAGTTCTTAAGTAATCTACATACATCTCTAAACCATTCTTCTGAACATCCAAGCTGCTGATATGTATATCTAATATATACATAATCTGATTTAGTATTAGCGTTAATAATATCCATTAATTCAGTATATGATTTATCATACCATGTTTCAGAGAATTTAGTAGCACTCTCTTTCATGGCATATGCCTCCTTACCTTCATCTGTGCTGAGGAAGCCCGGAGTCGTTGTTATAGTTATACCATAAGGAGCTCCATTTGCTTTAGCTATTGAAGATGCTGTTTTATATGCAGGAGCACCATTCATGTAGATAATATCATTATATGGTAGGAATCCATACTCATCAAACCACATCAAAGTCAATGATTTCAATTGTCTTCACGAGAGTCGTTAATTCCCGCAGTTCTCTTATGAACTTCCTTAGTATTTCTCTAAGAGTTGAGACTATATCTTTACCTCTTATATAAGAGGTAGGCTATTTTTTGATTTAAAGGGTTCTCACCTACTCACTTGAGCCCTACTCCTGTTGCTGAATTTCACAGCCCATATGGGGATAGTCGTTGAACTAATCAAATATTTTTAACCAAGCATTATTGATTAATAAGAATACATGTTTCTGGAGAATATATTTTTTGATTTTCAGGAGTATTTTGTTGTACTATTACTAGTCTATATCTTTTTTTAGGATTATTTATCATATCATCATACCCAGGTAATGATTCTATATCTTCTGCAAAATTAGCATAACAATGCCATCTTTTGCATACTGTAATTCCTAAAGCTCCATGTAAACTATAATTACGATATTTATCATTATAACAGTTATTTATCATATTATTCCATCTATTATAAATATATGGATCTCTATACTCATTTTTAGGCTCACCCAAATAACCAATTCCACATACTGATGGAAAATATGGATCCTTAATACTGCCAGTATTTATTTGATCGACTCTTACTGTAGTAACATATTTAGTCTTTAAGAATTTTATATCATAGCATGTTCTAAATTTGTTATATGATTCTTGATCGTTTCTACATAAAATTTCATATTCTCCACATTTTTTAGATTTATAAATTCCCCCTACTTCTACCACCATATTAAATATCCTCCTTTATTATAAAAAATATTTAATTACTTGTATTTGGTTAAATATATTAAGATTAGATGCTGATTACACATTGTTAATAGACCTTAGCACCAATTATAAATAATTGGCTTTTATTTCAGCATAGCCCATCTCTCTATTTATTTCTGACTTTCGTCTCCTATATAATAGGCAAGAGAGCCTTAGCACTTCCCAGCGTTAATAGCCATTCTACACTATGTCACCATAGTATAGGGCAAATCTTTACCACGTAATAATGATGCTGCTTTTGCTTTATTTGTAGCAGAAGCAAATGCTTTAATATGGTTATTGTTAAATGGATTTACAATTTCTGTAGTATTATCTTTACCTTTATCTACTTTGCCATCTGGTGTAATCCTTTCTTTAAGAACCAAATATTGAGGTAATAAATCTCTAATAGTTTTCATTGTTGCTAAGTTATCCTTAGAACCATCCATATTCTTATGGAGGAAAGCCATTTTAGAATTAGTAGTACCAAAATTATATAAATATAAATGCCTTATAGCAACAGATGTTGTCTTACCTCTCTCGGTGTCTTCACATAGGTCGTTAATCTATGCAGTTCTCTTATGAACTTCCTTGGTCTTTCTCCAAGTGTCGAGACTATATCTTTACCATTTAAGGTAACTCTCCATTTCGATTTAAGGGGATCTCACCCGCTCACTTGAGCCCTACTCCTATTGATGCATTATTTTAAGAGCCGCATCCGAGGGATAGTCGTTGAACTTTATTTATTAATTATACTAACCATAGTCACTTTCTTTAAATTCCCAGATTTATCTACATAATCTAATTCATCATTAAATGTTTTTGTTGCAAGTTTACCATTTGTAGATCTATCTAACCAAACACATGTTTCTTTTGAATATACTCTATCTCCAATATAAAGATCTTGTTGAAGATAATCTTTATCAAGATTAAAATTATATAGTATAATTAATAAATCTTAGACGCTGATTGCACATTGTTATCAAGCCTTAGCACCAATTATAAATTAGCTTTTTCTCAGCATAGCTCATCCATTTACTTATTTCTGACTTTCGTCTCCTATTAATAGGCTAAATGGCTTTAGCACTTCCCAGCAAATTAAAAGAGATTCATCCTATATATTTCTATATAAGATGGGTTATTTTATTAGCCGAGGCTCTTCAAGAAATATATTCATATTAAGAGATGCACAAAAATTATAAGCTAAATTACCACGATCTAGTTTAAAACGCATAGGTTTAGCACCTGATGATGGTAATTTGACTATCTCTCTGAGGAAATACCAATAATTGCATATGCATTCTCTTAATATTTTCTGTTTGTAATAGGCATTTAAATTTGGATCATAAGGGTCAATTCCATCTAAGTCAGGATCTAATAAGGCAAGCATAAATTCATTATTATTTACACCAATGGATTTAAGATAATGATGCATATCTAAGAAGCTTTTGTTCTTAGTTGTCTTTTGACTATATACAGTCCTTATAGGTTGTGGCTGAGGTCTTTGTTTGGGAGCTGCTCTTTGCTGTACCATTTGACCTTGATGATAATTAACTACATATGATGGTGTTATTACATTACCATAAGCCATATTTATCCTCCTTTCATTACTAAATATTTTAAATCAATGTCCAGACTAGGCGTTTTATACTGATCTATATAAAAATAAAAATCGTAAAACTTTGTAGTAAGCTATAAGCTTAACCGACACTAAATAAAAAATTATAAGGAGGTTTATATGAACAAATCAAAACAGCAACTTATATCAGAATTATTACAAAATCCGTATCTTACATCAGATTGGATCGAGACAGCTACTACATTAGTAGACGAAAATCCGGATATTCTTATTGAAGAGCTTGCAGAAATCAATTCAAGCAAATTATTAATGGTAAATGACTTTATAAAATATCTTGGAAATGCTAAAAGGGTAATTGATTTCTATAAGGAATGTATGGAACTTAATGAGACACAGCTTCAGGTTATTCTTAAAGCTCTTGAAAAGGGTCTTAAGTTAGACGATATATTTACTATTGTCCATACATATACTCCATATGCTGTAATGAATTATATACTTGCTGGGGTTGCAGAAGGATTCAATCAGTTTAGAGAGGATAGATATTTAAAGTATACTCCAGATCAGCTTGCAGAAGTATACTCTGGATTAAAGGATGGGATTGATACTAATATATATGATAAAGAATCTATTCCGGCTGAATATATGCAGATTGCTCGTCATGCTTTAACTATTGGATTAAAAGTTGATATTGACGAAGAAAATAAACTGACAATATATTAATGAACGAAGTTTATATCTTAAGGTAGATATTATCCTTTTTATAATTCATAATTCTCAGATGGATAAAAAAGAATAGTGTTGAAGAACATCCTGGGACTAGGCTTGATAGCCTAGCCCCGATATGTTTTGTTTTATAACTGAATAATATTTGATACATTTACGCTATCGTTATCTAAACGATTTAATCCAATAGATCCAAGAGGGAAATTCTTTAAAGAATCACTAATAATTTCTCCAAAATTTACAAACTCTAATACCCAATCTGGTACAGCTGTATCTAATGGTAATGCTATTATATTAACCTTAGATCCAAGTGTTGGATGATTAAGAAGATTAACAAGTTTAGTATATTTATCAGGATATAAATCTTTAATTTTATCAACGTTTTTCTTATCAACGTCAATTTTGATTTTAATAATAGCATTTCTCTCTTCAAGATTTATAGCTTGCATATCATCATCTTTCATTTCATTATAAATAAGACATGCTACTACGCCATTCACCTCTAATGGATTTTTAGCATATGAATTAATTGGAGCTACATTATCAGGTTTATAATATTTAGTTTCCTTATTCATAATACTCTTATAGATTTTGTTTTCCATAAGTATAAGTTTTTTCATTATCCCTATCTGATCCATATTATCAGCCTTCATAATATCTTCACAAATAATTCTTTTAAACTCATCCTTAATATCTATTGGTAATGTAGATTTATCTATTGGTAAACCTGCTATAGATAATCTTTCACTTTCTGGTATAATGTTTCCTTCTTGTAGAATTTGATAACTGGCATAATTTCTTCTATGTGAAGTTAATAATGCTCTACTGAAGTAGTATTCATTCTTCCCTGAACATTCGTCAGCTTACAGTTTGTGTAGGCTGAGGAATTTACCTTAGTATTTCTCTAAGAGCGTAGACTATATCTTCATCCTTAGCTTTACCTATTAGGATGCTTTGCGCTTGGATTTAATGGATTTTCACCAACCTATAAATTTCATAGGCCCTACTCCTGTTGCTGAATTTCACAGCCCATATGGGGATAGTCGTTGGGATTAAATTGGATTGATTATTTGGGTTTATTATACTATTCTGCACATATTTATGTGTCGTATTTTTCTTGTATCTAAAATTTCTGGATCAACGTATGGTACATCATTTAATACTAAATTATTATTACGTAAGTAATTTGCTGCATTATTATATGCAGCTGCTGCATCATCTTTATTAATGAAGCTACCTAAATTATAATTTATTCCACAAACTGTAATATTGGAATTATACCCATTTATTAATTTAGTAACACCAATATATTTATTTTTTGATTTTGTCGCTAATGCTACATTATTATAGTCTTCAATAAAACAGCAAGTTTTTAAAGAATATATTTTTTTATTATAAGGAATTCCTTGTTGTTTGTAATCCTTATCTAATTGGTATAATTCAGGATTATTTAACCAATTATTATAACCATCAATGTATGGTAAATCTTCTAAGAAATATTCAAAACAATGCCATCTTTCGCATACTGTAATTCCCTTAGCACCATATCTTACATAATTAGCATCAGTTTTACAATAACATCTCTGCAACATGCTATTCCATACATTATATGCTGGATGATAACTAGAAGCATTTCCTATACAACCTACTCCGGCTACATTTGGTCTATAATCATCTCTTATATTACCAACCAAAGCATCAGCTAATCTTACAACTTTTACACTTCCGGTGTCAAGAAATTTTATTTTAACTAATTTATGGGAATGATTCCCTTGTTTTCTACTTCCAGCGTCTTTAATAATGACAAAATCTCCAAAGTTATTACTACTATAAACTTTATCATAATCTATACCATGTTTCTTTCTATCCCTTATCATACAATGGTATATTTCTGATGGGTGTACTAATTGTTCATTGCCTGTATCCAGAAATTTTATTAATATATGCCTATTACTATCATTTTCTATTTTGACCTCTTCTAAAAGTATATAGTCTCCATCCCTTTTTGAAGAGTATACTTTATTAAAATCTAGTTCTATTCTAGGCGTTGTTCTAGGCTTTCTTTTCTTTTTTGGCAAAATATCACCACCTTTATTAATTTATTTAATCAATCCAATCCAATCTGCTGATCGTACATTGTTAATAGACCTTAGGACCTTGTATATCCTACTTCAAAATATACAAAGCTTTTATTTCACCATAGTCCATCTCGAAACTTATTTCTATCTTTCGATTCCATATAGGCATTCGAGCTTTAGCACTTTCCAGCATTTCACAAAGTTTTACTCACAGCATTACTGCTATAAGGTGACAAAGATTTATCACAAGTGCGCACTTCCTACCTTCAACATAAGTACCAGAAAGTTTAGAATACTCACTAAGATAATCTACTACTAATGCGCTACATGCATATGCTATTATATTTATAATACCAAACTTAAGCATATCCTGTGGCACAACTTTTGCAGGCTCTATATATCTTCGAGTTTCTATTTCTTCATCTGTATAGAAATCATAATCAAACCTAGGATCTACAATTTTACACATAACCTTCTTATCAAGATCTCCAAATTCATCAGCTTTTATAATTTCCACCATATCAAATTTTTCATGCTTTATAGGCATATCTAAATTATATACCTTTTCAAGTATAAATCTATACCAAGCATCAAATGATACTATTGTTGAGTCTGTATCAGTAAGACAAACTACATCTCTTTGCATATATTCTATACGATCTAATTTGTCTATATAAAAGTGTGGATAATATACATACTCCTTAATCATATCTACGAATATATCAAGATCTTCCTTAATTGCTTTTGGTGGTTTATTAGGATTCATGAATAAGTTATTTACTATCTTACTATTAGGGTCATCAGATTCAAACTGAGTTGGTCCTCCAAGTTTAGATAGAATCTTAATGATAAGATCTGAAACAATTGGTAGATCACAGAACGTATATAAGTTATTCTTATAATATACTCTGTTTATATCTTCTTGAGATAATCCTCTAATATATTCATATACAAGACTCATCTCTTTTTCTGTAGGAATCCATATTGTAGGATCTACAGTAGTCATTACTTTATAGAAACATTCATTTACAGTAATATCCATATCAAGTATAGCACTATCTAAACACTTTCTATTTGGTTTCTCATGCTCCACATTATTAATGAATGTGATAATTTCATCTAAGTTATTAAACTTCACATTATTAGCAAGCAATGATTCAAATAGAGTAATACTACAAGATATATATGATCTTCCCTGTCTTGTTACTGCTTCCGCTACGTATATATTATAATACATTGATGATGGAGCTCCTAAGCATCCATAACAAGCATTAGCATTCTTTTTCTCAAGTATTTGAAATAGATTATACTTAGCGAATTCATAACTACCTTTGGGGTATTTAAACATTTTATCCTTATATTGACCTCGCTTCTCTAGAAATCCAGCTATCATTCTATCAAATGGATTATCTGCTTCTTTGCTTTGTTTAAATAATACCCCACTAGATGTCTTTATTGGTTCTAGTCTTTCTATATAACGTAATATATCTAGAACCGTTCCATTTGCTTTTTGCTTAGTGTAATTATTATCTAAGACTGCTGGCCCATTATATAATCTATTACTAATAGACCAATCAATTGCTTTAGATAATTCTTCCACATTCAATCCCGGAAATGAATGTCTTAAACCATCAATCATTATTTGACGATACTCCTGGATTGGTTTTAGGTTAATACTATCTGTTTGTATTTCCATATAAAATCTCCTTTCTTTTTATTCATAATTATAATATATGATTACTTCAAAGTTTAAGCTCGAATAAAAAATCATAAACCTCAGCTAACAACATCTTAGTAAATAATTCAGCTGAGAATTATAAATAAAATTATAAGGAGGAAAATTAAATATGATTTTTTTAAAAGAAGATGAGTGTGGTGCTGGCATGTCCAACCCAGTTTCAGATGAATTAGATAAAGTACTTAATAAAGATCCGGATACCCCAGAAGGTATCGAAGCTATCGCATCAGATGTAGAGAATATTATGATGCAGTCAGCTCTTGAATCTGTGGTATACTTTGATGGCGGAGAGGAAGCATTAAATAACTTCATGGAGTCAGGTCAGTTACAGAAATTAGATGAAGCTAGAAAGATGAGTAAAAAGACATACGTTCGTCTTAATAAGGATGATGATTTGACACGTAGAGCTCACTTAGCATCTATCGTAATTGCTAAGGAAAAGAATGATCCATTATTCCATCAGTTAGCTCTTAATAGAGTTAAGGAGCGTAAGCTTCGTAATGCAATCTTTAAGAAGTATGGTAATAAGGCTGGTCTTGTAGCAAAGAGAAGCCAGAAGCAGCACATTAAAGCAATGCGTAAGATGCCTGCACTTCCAATGATTAAGATGTAAAATAAATTAATTTACTTTTAATAAATTGCTGGAGTAAAGCGGTAGGGTTTATCCTACCGCAAATACTTCGCTCAAATAAACAACACTAAATTAATAGCAATAACGCTATATTTTTATTTAATCTTTAAAGGAGGTATAATAATATGGCTAATACTGTAAATAAAGTTATAAAAATTGCTGAAGCAGAAGTTGGTTATCTTGAAAAAGAAAGCGACAAAGATCTATATGATAAGACAGCCAATGCAGGTGATAAGAATTATACTAAATATGGAAAAGAGATGCATCAGATTTATCCTTCAGTAATGGATTACCCAGCATTCTGGTGTGATTGTTTTGTTGATTGGTGTTTTTATAAAGCATATGGTATTACTAATGCTAAGAAACTTCTTGCTGGAGATTTTAATGATTATACTATAGCGTCTGCTGATATGTATAAGAAGAAAAATGCTTGGTATACTAGTAATCCAAAGATTGGTGATCAGGTATTCTTTAAGAATTCTTCAGGAAAGATTTGTCATACAGGATTAGTATATAAAGTTGATTCTATATCTATATATACTATTGAAGGTAATACATCTTCTGGTGCTGGAGTTGTAGCAAATGGCGGTTGTGTTGCAAAGAAACAGTATCTTCTTACTTATAGTAGAATTGCTGGCTATGGTAGACCAAAGTATGATTCTTCATCTACTTTAGAATCAAATACAAAAACAAATTCTTCTAAGAGCATCGCTCCTGATGCAGCTAAACCAACTTTAAAGAAAGGTTCTAGTGGAGCACAGGTTACATTACTTCAGCATGATTTAAATTATGTAATGAATTCTGGTATTAGTGTGGATGGTTCATTTGGAGCTAAGACTGAGACTGCATTAAAAGCATTCCAGAAAAAGTATGGTCTTACTCAGGATGGAATTTATGGTAATGCAAGTTATAAAAAGATAAAATCATTACTAACATCTAAGTAGGGCAACAATAACTCAATGAAGCCAAGAAATAAACTAGCCACTTTATTTTAAGGTATTTACGGAGGAGTAAAATCCTCCGTAATATTTTTTTACCACTACTATAACAAGTATGTAGTGGAAATAATTATTCTAATTAAAATTACTTAATCATGCTAAAGGATGCATGGAATAATAAATATTAGTTTCTAGGTTCGAATCCTAATTAAGTATTCCGCATATAGAAACCCAAAACTATATGTGTGATGTCGGACATGCGGGCGGGCGAGCAGTCTCTCTTTTTTCATTGATTCATCCCTACATATGTAGGGAATATAAAAAGGAATAACAACCTGTGCAGTAACCGGCGTAAATTAAGGGTGAAGTTTCTTGTTGATATATCGAACAGGCGTTGTCAGTTACGAGAAGACTGGCGTTCAGAATATGATCCATAAAATATGGATAATGGGTGTTCTTTGATGGCTTGCTTCTCCTGTTATCTATGGTTTGTAGATTGTGAACCGGTTAAAGTTTATGGATTTAAAAACTGAGATGTAGCAACGCATAGCTATCTAGATAAATCGCGATAATATTCTAGTTTTTACTTGTAGGCGTGTCATAGCGTTTACAAGTATTTCGTTACTGCATTTATGCTCAACCCCCAACCCGAGTGTGAATGTAGTAACGATTACCTTTTTGCTATTGCTTTACTTGTAGATGTGTTACAGCGTTTACAAGTACTTCGTTACTGCATTTGCGGTCATAACCCCAACCCCGAACGTGAATGTAGTAACGATTTGGTATATTTACTTCGTGCCTTTACAATATACCGTTTTCATTTCTGCTGCTGGTGAGAATCCAGCCTACAGTTAGGATGATCAATGGAATAGCATAGAATTTTTCTATGTTCCTGACGAGTAGTTTCGTACAGCAAGCGAATTAATTAAGGATTGACGTTGATCGGATAACGATACCGATTATGGGGTAGCTAATTGAGATAGGTCATAGACCCAGTAGTCAGTAATGAATCTCAAGAGGTGTTAGTATAGCTACCGGTAAGTAGCAGGCAGGAGGCTACATTATATCTACAAGTTAAGTTGCTGTCATCAAAAATGATCAGATGTAAACTAGTAGAATTTGTTTTTCTTTATTTTTGTTTAACAAATTTCCCCAACTTATTTAATAAGTAGTTTTGTTACCAAAAATCTCCTTGACCCCGGTAGCTAGATGCTACCGGGAAATCTTTTCGTTTTTATATGTGCTGAAACAATTTAATATAATATATACTGACAAAATTTGATTTCTGTTGTATATTATTATATGGAAGAAGTAAGTAAAGTATATGTAAAGGAGTGATTTAATATGGCAGAAACTAATATAGTGGAGTATAAGCCACTACAAAATTATAAGAACTATTTTATTTACGGAGATGCTGTAAGTAAATATAGCGCCATTGCAATTATGGTGCCAAATGATATTACTGCATCTAATATTGATGACCATATTATTGGTATAAGCAATATATTAAAAGATGGTATCGAAACAGACTATGTACATGATACCAAGATTACTATATCTTGGGGAGGAGATGTTTGGTGCGAATTATCATTCATAGATTATTGGTATTGTTTATTCATGTGGAGTATGATCTTAAAAACCAATGGCAAGATCAGTCCACGTAATATATTTTGGTCTCCTGAATTAAAGCGCAAAAATATCAAACAGTTTATAGATGATTATGTGCTTACAATAGATAACAAGATTAGTATCGGCAATTATGAACTTAATAATATTATTGCTGATGGAACTTGGAACTTCTCACAGATAGAGCCGTTTGCATATTATTTAGCAAATACTATTAATAATGAAGATGATATTGCTCTCATGGAAGCATGTCCTGAGTATTATGATCTTATGCATACATCATTTGCAAATGTACCTATCAATGATGTTAAGGATGCTGGTCAGGCTATAGCAGATAGAACTATTGAAATCATAAAGAATTCTAAAAAGTATATTGGCTATGAGCATGGGTTAACGAATTCATTCAGAGCATCCGAGGCAATCAATCCTAGACAGTATAAAGAGTCTAGAATTAATATTGGAACCAAATCAGTATATGATACTGTATACCCATATATTATAAATAAATCATTTAGCAATGGAGGTGTTAATGAACCTGTAGCTTTCTATATTGAATCATCAACTGCAAGAACTGCTCAGAAGTTATCGAAAATCAATGTAGGAAACTCTGGAGACATTGCTAGATTACTTGGATTAAATAATACAGACACCATACTTAATCCAATAGAAACATATCAGTGTATGTCTAGACACTTTATCAGATTTGAGATAAAGACGGCTAAACATCTTAGCATGGTTAAGAATCGTAATTTCAGATATAATCCTTTTGGAATGGATCATATCTTAGATGATAAAGATACTTCTCTCATAGGGAAGACTATCTTCTTACACTCTCCAATGACATGTGCCAGTTTATCTTCTGGTCATGGTATTTGTAGAAAATGTTATGGTGATCTATATTGGACTAATAGAGACATCAATGTCGGCAAGATTGCAGCTGAGATCTTATCATCAATGCTTACACAAACTTTGTTATCAGCTAAGCATCTTTTGGAAACTAAAATTATTGTTACTAAGTGGAATAAAGAATTCGACCAGTTATTTGAGATTGATATAAATAGTATTAGTCTTATAAGCGACTTAGAAGACAGTATTCCAGATCTTAGAAAATATACAATGATTATAGATCCAGATGATGTAAACTTAGTTAATGATGAAGAAGATACTGTTAAGTATGATGATGACGGAAATAAGATTGATGCTGAAGACAGTATTACTTATAATGAGTATATAACTCATTTCTATATCAAATATCCTAATGGTAATATGGTAAAATTTGGTTCTGAATCTGATGAGTCTTTATATATCTCTAACGAGCTTAATTCTATTATTAGAAGAAAAGCTAAGAATGATGATAATAAAGTAAATATTCCTTTAGATTCTTTACAGGATGAACCATTATTTTATATCAAAATCAATAACAGTGAGATCTCCAAGACAATGGATGGTATTATCAATATACTTAACAAATCTGATATTACTGGGAATATGACTAAAGATGAAGCATTACAGTCTATAGTCGATTTAGTAATTGAAGGAAATCTTGATGTTGATGCTATTCATCTTGAGGTTATTTTGGCTAATCAAATTGTTAGCAAAGATGACATTTTGAGGAAACCAAATTGGAATGATCCTAATGCTCAGTATAGGATTCTTACACTTAATCAAGCACTTACAAATAATCCTAGCGTTATTGTATCATTACTTTATAAAGATCTCAATAAAGTATTGTATAACCCATTAACATTTACTAAGAACGCACCATCATTCTTCGATCTATTCTTCCATGAACAGCCACAGGTATATATGCAGGAAGATATTTTAGTAGATGAAGAAGATGTTAATATTAGAGATTACGCTAAAACCATTGATATGGTTAAAATTGTAGATAAAAACGAGGCAAAATAATTTAACAGATGATAAACTGTGGGATATAATTCCCACAGTTTATTATTTTTTATCACTATACAGACTTAATAATAATGACTAATACTGAGAGGTGAGGTATAATGCAAAATAAAGTAGTATTAAAACATTCTAGAATAGAAATAAATAATTATGACATGGGAGATTGCCCAAGGTTAGAATATTGTTTTTCAGTATATGATAAATTAAGACATACATCATTTATACGATTTATTGAATATGATGATGAAAAAAGAAAACTTATAGTTCCAAGAGGATTAGATATTGGTTATTTGGAGAATATGTTTTGCTGCAATGCTATTGTTGATAAACAATGTGATCCATATGTGGATACTGAACCTATACCTATAAAGTATCTTACTAAAGATGATAGACAAGTAGAGATATTAAAGTTCTTAATTGGTGATGGTAAATATATATATACAAGAACTAAATCCCAATTGTCAGTAAATTCATCAACTGGATCTGGTAAAACATTTGTCACTGTAGGAGCAATATGTTTTACTGGAGCTAGAGCTATAATTATTACTAGCTCATTAAATTGGTTAGATCAATGGAGAGCTAGAATATTAGAGTATACTCCATTGAATGATAATCAGATATTTACTGTTTCTGGAGCAGGATCTATATCCAAATTACAATGTAGAAATCCATTAGATTATCAAATATTCTTAGTTTCTCATTCTACTATAAAATCTTATGGAGATAAGAATGGATGGGATAAAGTAGATGAGTTTTTTAAGTATTTAAAATGCTCATTAAAAGTATTTGATGAGGCTCATTTGTATTTCGATAACATGTCAAAAATTGATTACCATTCAAATACAAAGAAGACTATATATCTTACCGCTACACCAGAAAGATCTAATGAAGATGAGAATAGTATCTATCAATTATATTTTAAAAATATTCCATCTATAGTCTTATTTAATGAAGATACTGATCCACATGTTAATTATGTAGCTTTCCATTTTAATTCACACCCATCACCTATGGATATAAATAAATGTAAGAATGCTTATGGATTTGATAGAAATAGATATGTTGATTATATAGTAAATAGACCTATGTTTTTAGATATGGTAACTATATTAATAGAAATGGTTTTACCGATGAATGGCAAGATTCTTATTTATATAGGCACCAACGCAGGCATTATGAGAGTTAGAGATCACATAATTCAAGATTTCCCATTTTTAGTTAATAGCGTGGGGGTGTATACTAGTTTATCTGAAAAAGAAACTAAAGAGTTAAATTTGTATAAGAAGATCATATTATCTACAACTAAATCTTGCGGTGCTGCTCAAGATATAGCAGACTTGTGTTGTACTATAAATTTAGCTGAACCATTTAAGTCTTCTGTATTAGCAAGACAAACTCTTGGTAGATGTAGAGCTAATGATACTTTCTATTTTGATTTAGTAGATCAAGGATTCTATTTTACTAAAAGATACTATTCTGCTAAGAAACCTGTATTCTCTACATATGCTAAATCATGTAGAGATGTAGCAATGCCAGATATAGATATACAAGAAAGAGCTGCTGTTATAAGGGATAAGTACAAAGTTAAGAAAGTAATGTGTATGCCAGTGTTTAAAAAATGAGTTAATAATATTATTTTTAATTGTATAATATAGGAGTAATAAAGTAGTATGCATTATTAAAAAGGAGGAAAATAAAATGAGAAAAGAAAAT